CTACCCCGAAGCGGGTGCACCCACCGGCGTCTGAAGAGACGAAGAGGAAGATCCAGGAGAAGCGCACTCGAAGAAGCCGCTCCGCGGGTACCCTCAGCGGCTTCGAGGGCTTCTAGACCCGGCGGGGAGGGGGAGCCGACCCACCGACGACTCCCCCTCCCTCTGCCTTCGTCCCAGCCCCTTCAAGCGCGCGGGAGGAGCCGGCGCCGGGGGCCAAGAGCTGAACGCCACAGGACTCACAGGCCCCGGTGGCAAAGTCCAGATGATGCAAGCCGGACATCCGGCAGGTGGCGGCAGCTCGGTATCCGCACTCGGTCACCCATTCCACGTAGCGCATCGCGCTGAAGAGCGCAACAATCACACCCATTCCCTGAGGAAACGACCAGATGAAGGCCCTGCGTGAGCATGGCACCCGCGCCATGTACGTGGGTGAGAAGTGCCGCTGCACGAAGTGTCGTGAGGCAAATCGGGTCTACTACCACTCTCGGAAGAACCGAAGCATCGCCCTGGCGGCCAAGGTGGTGACGGAGACGAAGAAGTGGGCTCCGCAGACGTGGACCACCGTCGACGGATTCAAGGAGGTGCGCTTCTACAAGCAGGCGTGCCCCGGACTGACGAAGAGAGGGTGCCCGACGCGCTCACATCTTCGGAAGGACTCGAAGGCCGGCATCTGTGGCAACTGTCGGGACCACATCATCACCACCCACACGCTCCATTCCTCGAAGGAGTGCCTGGAGCATCTCGATGCGCTCTCGAAGGCAGGGGTCGGGGTGGGCGCCGTCAGGAAAGCCACTGGCCTGTCGAAGAGCGCGCTGCAAGAGCTGCGACGGGGCAAGAAGTGGGTGACTCCGGAGACGGAGCGCAAGATCCTCTCGGTGAGGCCCACGGCCCTGGCCGAGGGGTCCCGGGTGGACGCCACCGAGAGCTGGCAGATCGTGAAGGAGCTCCTGAAGCGCCACCAGATGACCCGCGGCGAGATCTCGAAGGAGCTGGGGAACAACGGCAGGTCGCTCCAGATGGGGAAGAAGTTCATCCGGCTCTCCACTGCCAAGAAGCTGAAGGAGCTGGTCGAGCACATGCGCAGCCTGGTCAGCATCGAGGACATCTGCACCCAGTGCGGTGCTTCTCACCTCCCCGCTGTCCGCCTGGCCCGCCTGCGCGCATCTCTCCCCATCAGCGGCCGCACCATCCGGGAGAAGTGGCCATGCATCTACCCAGGAGGCGATGCCACGGACGCCATGGTCTACCGGGACCTCATCGCCATCGGCGCGGTGCGACGCATCGGGAAGAAGGGCGACCCTAACGCCGTCTACGGTATTCCCCCTGCTGGGACGGCAAAACCGACCCACACTGTGGGAGAAGGTCTTGTTGAGGGGTTCTTTGCCCCTCCACCCTGACCGCAAGGTCAAAAGGAGACGTCATGGCCTACGCTGGCGCCGGGCTACCCGGCCGCTTCATCAGGAACGCCAAGGAAGGCGAAACCTGCGAGTTCTGTGACTCCGCGGGAACTGAGGGCGTTCCCGCCACCACCGTCGTGCAGGGCGAGACCGACAGCTTCGGCTTCGAGCAGCTCGCTCTCTGCACGCCCTGCAACAACAAGCTCCAGGAAAAGGAAGAGGAGCTGGGGCCCTGCGAGTGGTGCGAGAAGGAGCCCGCCACGCGGTACACCAGGGATCCGGACGAAGGCTCGTTCGGCCCGGTCTACTGCATCGGCGTCGCCTGCAACGAACGCCTCAACGCTTCGATGGCTCAGGAGATCTAGATGCTGCCCTACTTCCTCCTCTTGGGAGGCGTCCTGCTGTTCTTCTTCATCTGCGACCTCGTCATCCAGGGCATCCGCATCTGGGAAGCCTCCAAGGAGCCGCAGAACCGCCGTCTCACCCCCCAGGAGCGCGAAGAGCGCTGGGGACCCACGCAGTAGCAGGAAAGGAGACGTATGAAGTGTGTCAGCAGTGGCTGTGAGCACGAGGCGACGACCAGAGGGGTCTGTGGACTCCACTGGGTCGTCGTCGCCGTGCTCGCGTCGCACGAACAAGACAAGAAGGCCCGCAAGCACAGGGGAGCCAGGGTTGCAGGTGCCCTGGCTGGCGCCTTCACGGGCCTGAAGGTGGGGAACATGGGCCTCGCAGTCATGGGCACTGCCATCTCCATCCCGTTCCTGATTCCCGTCGCAGTTCTGGGGACTCTGGGCTATCGGGCCGCTGACCGCGCCACCAAGTAGACGTCTGGCGCGGTCGGGCAGGGAGTCGAGGGGGGTAACACCCCCTCTTCTTAGCCTTTAGGAGCAATTCCGCTCTGAGTGTAGGGAGAAGGTCTTATCTAGGGAGGAAACGCCCTTGACATACCCCGGGTTTGATTCCCAGGAGGCTACATGAAGAACGTGAAGAAGAACGAGTCCCCCGTCGCGGCCCCGCAGCCCAACCCCGAAGCCGAGGCCCGCGCCGCGGCCGTCGTCGAGGCGGACAAGAACCGCGCCGCCGTGATGACGGGCGTGTCGATGCTCGACGGCTTCATCCGGTTCGCGGTCGAGAAGGCCTGCGAGACGGGCAAGTCCCTCCGGGACTTCCAGCTCAAGCTGGTCGAGCTGAACCCCGAGCTGGCGAAGCTCATCCAGGTCACCGAGGAGAAGATCGAGCTGGCGACCATCGAGTTCGCCAAGGTGGTCAACGCCAGCGACGAGAAGATCACGACCCTCGTCATCAACGGCACCTTCGAGATCCTCGGGAAGGTCGTGGACAAGGTCGACATCAACGCCCTGGTCATCCACGCCATCAAGGACTCGGAGGCCACCACCAAGATGTACGCGGCGACCGAGGCTCAGCGGCTCGAGACCGAGAAGCTGAACACCAAGCTGGAGCTCGAGCGGGTCGAGACCGAGAAGGTCCGCCGCGCGGGCTACGAGGCCGACGCCAAGATGCGCAAGGAAGAGCACGAGGCGCGGATGGCCGAGATCCTCGGGGAGAAGCCGAAGAGCTCGCGCATCGAGAAGAACGGCTAGGACCGGCCAGCAGGTCGGGTAGGAGCGGGGCGCTTGTACAGGCCCCGCTTCTTAGCCCCCACGCCCGCAAAACCTGTAGGTGTAGGTGGGGATGAGCAACTCCATCTTCTTAGCCCTCAAGAGAGCAGGGGGCCGAGCATGGCCAGGAAGCGCGCGTCTTCGTCCATGGCGAGGTCCTTGACCGAGTTCGCGCAGATGCTGGCGAGGAGGTCCGGGTAGGGCTCGACCGTCTGGCTCTCCGTCATGAAGTAGCCCGGCTCCACCTTGGAGAAGCGGATCTGGTACCGCGGCGCCGGAGGGGGGTCCGCCACGAGCCATCCTGCGGGCCCCAGCTCGCCCCAGACGAGGACTGGCAGGCCTTCCCCAGGCATCTCGACCGTCAAGTCTTCAGGGACAGCCACAAGGCCGCCTGGGAGCTCGTCGTCTTCTTGGGAGCGCATGCCCAGGAGACTACCCGGGGACCAGCTACTGCGTCCAGACCACCCGCAGGTCCTTGGCACCCACCGGCCTGCGCAGGCGCCGCAGCTCCCTGTCGGTGGGCTCCCGGCCCAGCAGCGAGGAGAAGAGCGCCCTGGCCCGGTACGCCATCAGGGCAGCCGCCTGGGCCTGCTCCGGGGTCTTGGCGAAGATGGTAGGCCCTGACCCAACCCGGGCACACCATGTCGAATCGTCGGTCATGAAGACGTGCATGTCGAGTCGCATGACGACTCGTGGAGCATACGCCGGGCCAAGAGCGTGTAGGCCATATCACACACCTTTCTGTGCGTTCGGGGGACACCGAACAGGTTCAACCGAACACTTACCGGTCAGACTGCACGCATTCCATCCCTCAGCGGGTACCCGAATCACCAGCCACCCCCAAAACTTTCAGCCGGTGCCATCCCCCCCACCCCCTCCGTTTGTAAAGGGGGCCCAGAACTAGGTAACCACTGTCCCCCCTCCATCCCGGTGGCAGCTCGAGTCGATAGCCCTAGCGATAGGCGAGAGCATGAGGCCATCCCAGTCGTCTTCTTGGGCGCCAGCTGATGAAGACGCTCTTCAACCAGCTCATGAGTGCGCTCTTCATGCTCTTGGCGCCAGCAAGAGGGCTGTGCTGTCTCCCTTCGGGCCCAGCGCAGCATATGGAGAGAGCCGAACAGCCCTGGTTGGTCTGCAAACGTCGCATGTACCTCAGAGGGGTATCGGTTGGCCCAGCTGTGCGGCTCAGCAAGCCTGCTCTCCCCTCATCATGAGGCTCTCGCGGGTGCCGTTACGCGTACTACAGTCCCGAGGATGCTAATGCGTGCAGCCTGCTGCCATGTGCCTATCACCCTCTCCCTATCTACGCTGTAGCTTGGTCGAGGGTGAGTGCCATCGCATCCAGCCTTACTGTGCGCCCGAATGAAGAAGAGAACAGCCATTCCAGCTGGGAGCTCGGCATAAGAGCATATGAAGGCCATTTTCGGTCTTCTGTTCCTGGCAACCAGCCAGAGAAGGCATCGAGCCACATGGCGCTCATCATCAAGAAGACCGACCTCGACAAGTACACCGGCACGTTCGAGGTCATGAAGTACATCATCAACGTCTGGGTGAGTGATTTCCGCACCGGGACGTACGGGGAGCTCTGCGAAGAGGTCCTGAAGAACGGCAACGACGGCCTGGCTGCCAGCTGGGTGCTGAAGGAGATCGAGGACTACTGCCTCTCGCACGGGCTTCCTCGCCTGAACGTCTTGTGCGTCAACAAGAAGTCCCACAGGCCCGGAGACTGGGTCTACGACAGCGAGAAGGAGTATGCCTGGCGCCGCCGGGTGCTCGAGGTCTTCAACTTCAACTGGAAGCGCATCCAGTTCGAATAGGAAGGGGCCACCATGTACCAGCGCCTCACCTTCTACACGTTGAGCACGTTCCAGCTCTGGCTCATCTACGCGCTAGAGAAGTGCCTCATCATGCCCAAGCCCATCCTGATGCTATCGCTGCCAGGCGGGGCACCAGACATCGTCACCATGTGCGTGGGGCCCAGCCCGGTCCACGTCACCGTCATCCTGAAGCCCCAGGAGAGGCTTCAGCTCATCGAGTGGTGCCAGGCACAGGAGCTGCTCCTCCTGGAGGGCTCCACCTACTACATGCAGCCCGACACCGAGTAAGCCTGACGCAGCACCGGGCCAAAGCTGTGAGGGGGCTGGCCTCCCCTCTTACGCCTCATGAGCAAGACCAGCCGGCTCTTTGGCATAAGGCCATATGAAGAGCATCCCGCTCTTCTAAGGGAGCAAAGAGATGTTGATGATCACGAAGCCTGCGTTGCAGTTGATCGTTTTCGGTGTCCTTGGCTTGGTCACCATCACTGCGAGCAAGCATCTCTTGGGTGAGTATCTCCGGCAGAAGGACAGCTAGATCTTCTGCCAGGCTCGGGGCCGCACCCTCCCCGAGCCACTTCTTCATCAACCCCTGAATGGGAGGCTGTACATGGCCATCGACCCCGAAGAGTTGAAGACGTTGCCCAAGCTGAAGAAGCCTTGGAAGTGGTCTGGCACGTCGAACCCCTATGCGCTCTTGAGCGTCTCTGGCCGAGACCTCGAGGGAGCCGAGGTGCGGGACCTGGCAGTCACCGTCGAGCCCAACCACCTGGGCGACGGTCAGTGGGACGTCCGCATCTACGTCCCCGGGAACATCGGGGATGACACTCTCATCACGGACTGCTCTTCGGTGCAGGAGGGAATCAAGAAGGCGGAGAAGCTGCTGAAGAAGCTGTCCAAGCTGTCCTCGCTCATCGCCACGTAGTCCACCGCATCACCACCCCGAAAGGGAGGCAGCACATGGAGCAGTTCCTCAAGGAGGTCTTCGCCTCCATCAAGGCATCGACGTGGCTGCGCGCCGCGGTGATGCTCTCGCTGTACATCTTCATCGCGCCGATGAGCTTCTGGGCTGGGCTCTTCCTGTACGCGCTCGCCTTGGCGCTCTTCCTCTTGGGCCACGGCATCGCGGAGGTCCACAACAAGGACCTCAACGAGCAGATGGAGCAGACGGCTCACATCCTCCAGACGCTGGAGTCGGCCGTGGCAGTGTCGACAGAGCAGCAGGCGCTCATCGAGGCCATACGTGGCGACGAGGCGATGACAAAGCCCAAGCCCAAGGTCTGGCTGGTGTGAGCATGGCCAAGAAGAAGAGCCCACCATCGGTGTGGCGCAAGATCATCAAGCGTAACGAACGCCAGGGCAGGAAGTACTTCGACGTGTTGGTGTGCAACCACGCTGTCGAGGTCATGCCCAGCACGAGAGCCAACACCTATCGGCGGTTCCGCTCTTGCCCCGATTGCAGAGACCAGGTTGCGCTCATCGTCCCTGAGGTGTTGGCCCGTTGCCACAAGCCAACGCTGCACCACCGCATCCACAAGGCCAGCATCGAAGCCCCGTTCTTGAACGGCAGACTGTAGTCCCCCCACACCCCGTAAGGGAGGCAACACACATGAAGACCCGCAACGCGTTCTCACTGAAGACGATGCTCCGCACCGCCAAGCGCAAGAAGGCCAAGAAGGTGGAGGCCCGTGAGGCCAAGTACTTCGACTCCCTCAGCCCCGCGGCGAAGGAGAAGTACCTCGACGAGAAGATGAAGCAGGAGGCCTAGATGGTGGGCATCGCGTTCTGCCCCAAGTGCAGCTTGCGCCTCCCGGGAGAGCTCTGGCACGGTCCGCCGTGCTGCTGCCACCTCAAGAGCAGCGACTCGAAGCTCCGCCTCATCGCGGTGCAGGTGTCCTCGCAGCTGGGCATGCGGGACACCGTCCTCTCCCTCCTCGAGCGCCAGGACAAGGGCGAAGACCTCCTCGAGGAGATCAAGCACCTGCGCATCCCCGACAGGATGGGGATGTGATGGCTCTCCCCACGTTCATCGCCATCTACCTCAGCGACGTCTCCAAGAAGGCGCTCTTGGCTGCTGTGCCGGCCATCCACCCGAAGGTGTTCGCTGAGCACCTCACGGTCATGTTCAAGCCCCACGACATGGTGGTGCAGCAGTTCGCTCCGAAGCTGGGGCAGCTGGTGCTCTTGACGGTGGATGGTGTGGCCTCTGATGACAAGGGGCAGGCCGTCCACATCAAGGAGCAGCTCTTGCGAATGGACAAAGGAGTGGCGCACATCACCATCTCCTGCGCCCCTCTCGTGCCTCCGAAGTACAGCATGGAGCTGCTCGAGAAGGGCTTCACCCCGCTCGCCAAGCCCATCTCGCTGTGGGGCACGTACGAGCACGCCAGAAAGGCAGGCTGAGATGGACCTCATCGAAGAGGCGCACAAGAAGTTCATCACCCAGCTCGAGAAGCTGCCCGACGTCGTGAAGGCGAAGTTCCGCCTCTGCGGTGGTCTCCTCGGGCTCTTCAGGATTGGGGACCTCAAGGCCGACAGCGTTCCGCTCGAGGCCAAGCGGGAGTGCGTGCGGCAGCTCGTCCACGACGGCCACATCGACGAGCACACCATCCGCATGGCGTTCTTCTGCGCCATGCGGCTGAGGAGCTTCCCGGTGGAGATCGCTGTGCTCGAGTACGAGGAGCAGATGAGCAGGTTCGAGTGGTCGAAGGAGCCTGCTGAGACGCTCTTCATCCTGTCTCCGGAGGCCTAGATGACTCCGCTCATCGTGGCCTTGCTGCTCGCGCAGAACCCGTTCGATGCGCCCTACTGCAAGAGCTTCGCAGCGGGGTGGAAGAGTGGGTGGTGCGCTGGCAATCTCGAATGCATCGCGCCACCCCCACCGGCGTGCCCAGTGCAGCAGGCTGGCACAGACGCTCATGAAGCTGGCTGGCTTGATGGCTATGAACGAGCCAGGCGGCAGAAGAGGAAGAACAATGCCAGCTGAATGGATTCAGACGAGGCTCGGTCAGGAGATGGCCGAAGCCGTGAAGGGCATCAACCGCTCGCTGCGGTCGTTGCTCGAGCCCGACAAGGCCACCAAGGAGGAGGCCTTCAAGCGGCGCGTGGCCGAGAAGGCCTGGGAGTTGTTCAAGAAGGAAGTCGACAAGGCCGAGCTCATCCCGTGCTTTGGCGATGGTGATGGCGTCACCGACGAGCAGCTGAAGCACTACGCCAACGGAGCACTCAGGGCGGCCAGGATCTTCGAGGCCAGAGCTGAGGAGTAGCACCAGGGGCGCTTGTACAGGCCCCTGTGTTTTACCTCTTCTTGCGTGCCTTCTTGGCTTCGTACATGCGCCGGTCGGCCGTGTGGAAGACCTCGTCGAGATCCTTCGGCACACCGGGCGGGTAGGTCACGTAGCCGATGCTGATGGTGGTGGGGAACTGCATCTGCACGAGTGCAGCTTTGATGCGCTCGATGATACATGGGAGATCGCTCTCACTAGCCTCTGGCAAGAGAATGGCGAACTCATCTCCTCCCACTCTTCCAACCACATCCACCACGCGCACCGAGTCTCGAAGTGCTTGGCCGAGTATCTTGAGCGCTTCATCGCCATGCTTGTGACCCTTCTCGTCGTTCACGAGCTTGAAGTCATCCACGTCGATGTACATCACTGAGAGGTGCGTGTTGCTGTGGCGCTTCAGGCGCTCGATGGAGATCTCACACTCGTGCTTGAATGCTCTGGCGTTGAGGCACTCCGTGAGCTCGTCCACCGAAGCGAAGTGGTGGTACTTGCGAACGTAGCCGCGCAGTCTCGAGATGATGAGCACACCCGTCAGCATCTCTGCGGCGATGAGTAGCGAGAGTGCCTCTGTGATGACTACACCGTTGGAGTGGTGCACCTTGACTGCGTCGACACTGAACCACACCTCGAGTGCCAAGGCAGGAGCAGCGACGAGAAGGCCAAGAGGGATTCCTCCAAGCCACGCTGCCACCGAGATGGGAATTAGGTAGATCGGTGTTGGTGTGAAGTTGTAGTGGAAGGCCATGTCGAGCCAACCATCCAGCCCTCCACATATCGCGACCCCCAACCAACAAAGAAGCAACGTCACGTAACGCGGAACGCGCCTGGAAGTGCCTGGAGGTACTGGGTAGGTGGTCACGTACCTCCACGCTACTCTCCTGAGTCTGCGGTGGGGAGCATGAAGAGTGCGGTGGATGTGGTAGCAAGTACGAGTGCGATTTGGGCATAAGGATGTAGCGGTGAAGTTCACTGCTTGTTGCACTGACCGTGATGCTCTCTAGAGTCCGCTCAGTTCCCATCTGGGAGAGGTGTTAGTTGCACCTCGCTTCCAGATGAGAACTTGAGAGGCGCTTCGAGTAGGCCGCCGGGAGGCGGCTAATCTCCATACCTCTCGTGGTTGCCCGGAGTTGCAGGACAGCCCTGTACATTCGTTGCTTGACGGGTGGGAGGGGGTATCGTGCAAACCCCTTGCACCGTGCACGTTTGAGGGTAATGTTTCATCGTACCAATCGTGCGAGTGCCTCCCAAAGGTCGGAGCGTGGAGGCATAAGAAGAGAGCAGAGACAACCATAGCCTGGAGGTTCGGATGACGGGGTACGTGCTGTTGGGGATGGTGTTGGTGTGGGTCATTCGCGCCGTCATCCGCTCGCGTCGTATGAAGCGAGAGGTGAAGGGGCAGACCATCACCAGAAGCAGAGGGGACTCGACTTTGGTGCTCAACCCGAAGACTCGGAGGTGGTCATGACGAAGAACGAAGAGATCGTGAAGGAGTGTGACCACTTCATCGGCAACTACCAGGAGTCCCTGCCGAGAGTCGCACTTCGCGGCCTTCGGCCTCTCCTCACCCTGCTGCTCTCAATGAAGAAGCCCCCGGCGGAGATCTTCAAGTGCTCTATCGGGCTGGACAACCGGCGCTGCATCGACGGCGCGGAGTCCTTGGTGCACGCGAGGATCGTCGTGCTCGGCCTCAACGGCGAAGACGAGTTCATCTTCGGAGCCCAGTGGAGGCCGCACGCCGTCATGTCTTCGGCGTTCGAGACTGCGCTCGAAGATCTCGGTTTGGGTAAGGATACCTACCGCGAGATCACCTTCGAGTCGGTGATTGAGCTCGGCATCGCGCCGTGGGAGCTCGCAAGCTACGTGAAGAAGGCGGCCGACTCCAACCAGTTCCAGCTGGAGGCGGAGAAGGCCACGCAGAAGATGGCGCAGGCGTAGCGCGGCTCCTCCCGCGCAGCGATGCAACCGTCGGCAAGAGTCCCAGAGCATCGGGACTCTTGTTTTAGCCCTCATCCAAAAGATTCCATCGTGGGGGATAAGGTGTTGTGCGGCTGATTGTCAGCCGTCACGCACACAAAGTGGGGACACAGACCGATGGCGACCAAGAAGCGGACGAAGAGGGCGGCGGGGGCAGCACGGGTGGTCGAGAAGAAGCCAGTGGAGGTCGCCGCACCGAGCTTGGTGGAGTCAAGCACGGTGGAATCGCTGGTGCAGGTGTTGTCGCCGGAAGAGATCGAGAAGTCGAAGACGCTGGTCTTCGGCTGGCTCACGAGTGCGGCTGCCAAGAACAACGCCCAGGCGCGGTTCTTCGGCACGCTGGCCGTGCTCTCCGACATCGCGGTCAAGGTTCTCTCCGAGAACCTCGACGTGGTGAAGGGCATCTTCCGGTACAAGACGAGGAAGATGGGAGACGACATGCGGAGCAAGCACTTCAGCGAGGTGGCCGCGTCCCAGCCGCCGCAGCCGAAGGCTCCGCAGGCCGTCCAGGGGCCTCCCCCGAGGACGCCCCAGCAGGTTCAAGCGGGTTACCGAGGGCGGCACCCCCGCACCTCCGGCCAGCCCGGGCAGAGGCCTCTGCCGCCTTCGCAGAGGCCCCTCACGCAGTCGATGGCCGAGAAGCTCCAAGCGGCGGGGCACATGCCTCCGGCTGAGCAGATCCCCGCGCCGGCCGAGCAGCAGCCACAGCAGACCCAGTAGGGTCGGGTACCACGCAAGAGGCGGAGCAAGAGGACCCCCCATCCGCCTAGTCGTGTAGGATGCTTCATCCCTGGGCCGGTGCCAGGGGCCCTTGCTCTGTAGGCGTGAACATACTCATCGACTGCGGCCTACCAGCGAGTCGAACGACCTACAGGTTCAAGGCCCCTTGGGGCTGGCTCAGGGCTTCACGGGCCTGAACCGGTTTCGACGGAGGGTACCCAGATCAAGGAGCGAGCCGGGGTTGGTCAGCAGGCCCCGTTACCAAGCAGACCACGTTCATGTGCCAACGAGCCCATGATCAACATGGCCGCCGCAGCAGCCTAGCGGCACCATGTTGCTGAGACCACGAGAGCTCAGCCGTCTACCAGCGAGAGTGCCTCTCGGGTAGCTGGATAGGCGCAACCACACGAGGGACACCGCGGTTGTGGGATGTGAAGGAAATGGGTCCACTCTCCTGGCATCGAGGGAGGCGCCGCGGACAGAGGTCGATGCAACAGCTGCAACCTGCCCAGGTCTACAGGGCTACGCTCGTAGTGCCTTGAAGCAAGGCTTTCCGGACGAGGGTTCGACTCCCTCCAGGTCCACTTCAAGTACCACGCACATGGTACGCAACTGCAATCTGTGCACTCACCATCACTCACCGTAAGGTAAGAACTCAACCTCTGAAAGGAGGCTCGAGTGAGACGACTACTTCTGTCTGCTGCTCTGTTCACGGCGTGCATCTCGCCGCTGAAGACGAGTGACACCCAGCTGCCGCCGGCTCTACCAGCACCGCTGCCCACACCGAAGCTGCTCACCTTCGTGAAGACGTCAAACCCTCACCTCAGCGCACCCGAAGCTGAGCGCATCGCTCGTCTGGTCGAAGAGGTGGCCAACGAGTTCAAGATCGACGTGGCTCTGTTCGGTGCCATCGTGCGCCAAGAGAGTCACTTCAAGACCGGCGCCAAGAGCTGCTATAACGCCAGTGGCCGCCGTACCTGTGACTATGGCCTCGCACAGGTGAACTCATTCTGGGTGGACGAGCTCGAGCTCGACGCCAAGAGGCTGCGTAGCGACGATGGATACAACCTGCGCATCGCAGCGAAGATCCTTCGTGACGTACTCGACCGCCACCCAGAGAGCCTGGGGTACTCGTTCTACAACACCGCGGACACCGAGCTCAGGCTTGTGTACAGCACCCGGATCGAGAGATACCGGAAGCAGGCCAAGGTGTTGATGGTGGCGATGAACTAGACGAGCCGCGAGAGCGGACTCGTTCGCGTGAAGAGGGTCCCCGGGTGATTGCCTGGGGACCCTCTTCTTTCTTACCTATCAGGCTTGGTGGCTACCGGAACTTCAGCGCCATCAGCGCGGCGAGGAGGAGGAATGCCCCCACGCCGATCACGATGTACTTGGTGGTGGCAGGCACGCCGGCCCAGCCGGTCTTCGTGGAGGTGCCGCCGGTGACTTCGGGCTTCTGGGTATCGTTGGTGTTGTTCATCTCTTGCTCCCTTCGATGGTGAACCGCTGGATGTCCTTCGCGATGTCGTCTACTTCGCTCTTCAGCCTGGCCGCTGTTGCTGCTGCGTCCTCTGTCTTCTTCTTCCGCAGAGGCCCGAGCAGGTGGTGTGCCTGAACGCTCAGCATCTCACCATAGAGAGGCTCGTGGGATGCAATCAACTCCTTGGCTGCGATGATGAGCACCGCGGCCTCCACATAGGCCCTGTCCTTGGGAGACAGTGTTGAGAGGGACTCTGCGGAGAGGTCGTCGTTCGTGAGCGATGTGTACATGCCCTAGACTCCTGGCGGACAGTTCTTGACGTTGTGAGAGATGACGCCGAGGGTGACGTAGGTGTGCAGGTCCTCGACGGTGATGGACACGACGGGGCCGATGCAGGTGAGCGCCGTCTTGGTGACCAGCAGCCCCGTCGAGAGCCTCTCACCAACATGGAGATCTTGAAGCTCGACCCAACGGCCCTTCTGCGTGAGGAACCTGTGGTTGGCTGCGAACTCTCCGGACTTCCCGTTGTTGAGCTCGAGGAGCATTCGGAGGTTGGAGTGGAGTGATGCGTGGATGACCTTGCGAGTAGAGAACTCTCCTGCGTGCTCATCCCAAGCCACCACCAGGTCTCCGACCACGATGTCGCCAGCGAGCTTCTCGGTCCCATCCGCCATACGCAGTGGGACATCAGGAGCCGGGCAGAACGCGTCGCAGCCGCACAGGTTGGCGTCGCAGCCGCAGTTGGCGTCGCAGCCGCAATCGCCGTTGCACAGGCAGTTGGAGTAGCACTTACCCCTTCCATCCAAGAGATTGATCGTCCCAGTCAGCTTGGCGAAGAGCGTACGAACGATGGTCGCGGTGAGGGTCAGGTTAGTTGGCGTGCCGTAGATGTTCACGCTCACCGCATTGGTGGCGATGCTGGTCGAGCCTCTGAGGACGATGGGCGGCAACGATGGGATGATCGCCATGGTCAGTTACCCGCGCGGGAGCGCGAGCACGGTCTCCGTTAGGGCCTTGACTCGAGCAACCACCTCGGACTCTGGAGGTAGATGGCCGGTCAGTACCGACAGCATGTGGACCGCAAAGAACAGTAGGCTCATGTGCCCAACCTGAAGAAGGCTGATGTTGTCTGGGGTCAAGGCGTCCAGCAGGGCAAGCGTGGGCCCCATCGCGGGCTCGTCCTGGCGCATGTTCCAAGCAGCATCGACTCCGAGCTTGTACAGAGCGTACACGCGAGCACCGTGGCGATTCCCGTCTACGGCAAGGTTGAGATCCAAGAAGTCTCGGTAAGGCTGTAGCGCAGGGTTGGTCATGAAGTTCCCCTGATCTACCAAACGCATGAACTGAATCAGGGCAGCAGAGAAGCCCGCCACCGGGTAGTCGCCCACCATGGCGGCCATGTTCTCTGGGCTCACAGAGATCATACGAGACGCGATGGCCCGAGCATCCTCGAGGCGCTTCAGCTTGGTGTAGCAGCGCAGCTTCCCCGTGCTGACCTGGAACCACCTGTGCAGGGCCAGCAAGTCAGTGTGGCTCTCTGGAGCGTCCAGAGCCTCGAGGTCGGCAAGCGCAGACTCCACGTCTCCGTAGCTGATGCGATCGGCCAGTGGGTAGTACGTGTTCCCCATGAAGCTCACTTGATCTCCTCCTTGAGCTGAAGGAACGCACGAGTGACTTTGCCCATCTCTCGGTAGATGCGGCAGGACTCATCGTCGTTGGTGTAGTCCATCCACCGGTCGAGGTAGTTGTCCTTGTCCGACATCCGATACTTCGACACGCTGCACACCACGCAGAAGACCGCCTCGCAGCCAGAGCACTGGTGCGGACGGAGGCCGCGATGCTTCTCAGCAGATACGTCGAAGATCGAGAAGTCGTCCTCCAGAGCCCCAACGACATGGTCGGCCTTCTTCTCGGAGTAGGGGGCGGTGTGACAGGCGTACACCACACCATCGAGGTCCACGCTGAACAGGTTCTGTCCCGCCGAGCAGCTGGCCTTCGCAGAGTCGAACCACCTGAAGTGCGCCACCTGCTTCCCTGCCGCTCGAGCCCTGAGCGTGTCGGCGGCGATCATCTTCATGCAGGTCTTCATCTCCTCGATGCTGGTGTCGAGGACAGCCGTATCGTCGCTGATCACCGCGTTGTAGTAGTCGAGTGTGGGGAAGTAAGTGAGCTCGCCTCGGCCAAGGATGTTGATGTCATGCCAGGCTGCGTAGAGGTGCTTCAATGACGCCACGGTGATCGTGGCCTTGAGGCTGAAGTCCAATCCCTTGGCCTGCGCCCACCGGATGGTCTCGATGACGCGCTCCGAAGACGGCTTGCCTCCGACCGTCTTGCGGAACATGTCTTGTAGGGGCATGCCGTCGTACGAGATCTGGATGGGGAAGGCTGGGTACTTGTCGGGCTGCTCTCGGTGCTTGTTGGTGGCGTCCACCAGAAGGTCTTGAAGACCCTTGGGGTGGTTGTAGCCGTTCGTGTACAGGAAGAACGCGACCCGGTTGTCTCCGAGGTAGCGCCGCACCAACTCGATGATGGTTCGCCACTCGAGCGTCGGCTCTCCGCCCCACAGTGCGATGTGGAGCTCGTCGTAGCGCTCCTTGAAGTACTGGGAGCCGATGAACCGGTCGATCCAAGCGTAGAAGCGAGGGAGCATCTCCTCGCAGGTCTTGGAGGTGAACAGCCCAGCCTCAACGCAGTAGGAGCAGCGAAGGTTGCACTGGTTGGTCAAGTTCAAGTCCATGTGGAACTCGCGCTTGCCGCTCATGTCACACCTTCTGCGCTTGGAGCGCCTCGACCTTGGTTTGAAGTTCCTTGACCGCTTCGATCAGGATGCCCACCAGCCCTGTGTAGCTGACGGACTTCATACCATGCTCGTCGGTGCTGACGACCTCGGGTGCGATCTCTTCCATCTCTTGCGCGATGACGCCCATGTGCAAACGGTTACTCTCGTCGTCAGCGCGTGTGAAGTTCACTCCGCGCATCCCAAGAACACGGCGCAGCGCGTTGGGGATGGTGGCGATGTTGTCCTTCAGCCTGTAGTCGGAAGATGCCGAGAAGTCGGTGGCGTAGACGATGCCACCAACGGTCAGAGTTCCGCTTGTCAGGCTGTATGCGCCAGCACCGTTGTAGAAGAGGTACTGGGCGCCGCTGTTGCCGAAGTAGATGACGCCTGAAGCCGTATTGCTCGCACGGATGGCATAGATGTCGCTGCCGGTGATGTTGCCGGCGGTGGTGAGACCACCGGTCGACGGGTTGTACGTCAGCTTGCTGCTGCTGACCTCGATCGCACGGTTGCCCGAGGCCGTGTTCACGAACGTTATGTAGTGAGTAGCGTTGGTCGTCGTGTCGTCGGTGACCCCAACGTTGACGGCGTTGGTAGCGGTACCCGCGGTCTGAGAGGCGATGTTTCCGGCGTGAATGATGTTATTGCCGTTGATCTGGGCAGTAGTGCCGTTCAGACGCAGCCAGGGCGTACCACTCATCACCCCGGCGAAGCCCGCCGTGGCTGGCCCAACCCAGTACTCATTTGAGCTCGTGATACCAAACCCAATACCTACCTGCGCGTTCCTAGTGAACGACATGTAGGAGTGGCTGGTAGCGTCGTTGGGTGCCGCGATGGCGACTGCGCCGTACGGGTCTAAGGCTCCACCCGCGACCAGGGCGCTTATGGTGGTAGTGGTGACGGACCCACCAGCGGTTACATTCGTGGTCGCGCCGGCAGTTAGACTGCCCGCCGAACCCGTAAGCCCGGAAGCGTTCCCGAAGAACTTCGTAGAGAACAGAGACCCAGTAGTAGCGTCGTAGTATAGCGCCGCGCTCAGTCTGGGCTGGTAGGTCCCGCTCCCGGGGTGGAAGAGTAAGAATCCACTGGTCGTCGTAGTGTCAGCGACTGACGTCACGTTGGTGGCACTGGCGACGGTCTGCGACGCGATGTTGCCCGCGTGGATTACATCGTAGTCGTTTGTGCCGTTGTATATGCCAACGCCTGAAGCGCCACGAAGTCTAAGGCGTCCTCCAGCGTCTGGGGCAGAGATATCGAGGTACGAGTTCCCTGACCGCCGGATGCTAGCGGAGTTGATGTAGATGCCGCTGGTGCCGGTGGGGTCGATGACAAGGCTTGATTGGAGATAGATGTTTCGAGCTGCGTCCCAAGTGTAGAGCTTCCTCATCGGGCCATACGCGCCCAGCAGGCCGATGTGCCCGATGCCGATGGTGTTGGAAGGGTAGGTACCATTCCACGTCGGGGTGATCTCGATCCGAGCGTGAAGTGTGTTGGAGGGGTGCGAAACGCCCGTGTGAGGGAGGATCGTATACCCGGGCCAAGAGCCGATGGCGGCCGAGGTGACCGTGTCAGTGAACGTCGTTCCCGCTGCGTCGCTCTGCTGCACCTTCACGACAAAGGTGTGCCCATTGGTGGAGTGGGCCATCTGGAGAGCGTTCCAGTAGAAGTACTCGAAGTTGTTCCACGTGAAGCGGACCTTCTGCGTCCCGTAGGGGATGGATACGTTGCCCCAGTTCTGGGCGGGGTCTCCCCGGAACACCTCGACTGGTACGGCGCCACCGGACACCCACGCAGACCCATTCCATATCTCGTAGGACGTGGGAGGGTTCCAGGCGAAGGCATCCCCGATCATCGACTGTGGCGCAGACTGGAACGTGTACTGGTAGTCAGAGCCGTTCAGGTTGCCTGGGTAGGTCCCGGTAGAGAAGAAGCCGTCCGAGTCCAGACGACGGAGCGATGACGAATGGACCGAGTCGACAGTGTTTGCGTTAGCGACGCTCTGGGTGCCGATGTTACCGGCATGAATGACTGCGTTGCCTCCTGTGGAGAGCGTCCCTATGAACGACGCATTACCGCTGTTGTCGATGACACCAAGGGTCGCGGTCTCACCTGCGTTGCGGATCAGCAGGCCGTTGGTTCTGGTGAACAGGTAGTTTTCTGCACCAGCGCCGGCCGAAAGCGGCAAGCCTCCAGCGTAGTAGTAAGATCCGTTGCTGATGTTGGCGTTACCCGCCACATCGAGCTTGTACCCAGGGGTCGTCGTGCCGATGCCGACGTTGCCGCCCATCAAGGCGAGGCCAGCACCGTTGGTGGCTCGATGGATCTTGCTGTCCGGGGCAACGGAGCCAATGCCGAACGCCAGACCGGCCACGCCGCTCGACCCTGCATCGCGGGAGAGCCACACGCGAGGGTACACTTCCGTAGACCAGTACTCTTGGAAGGCGTTGGCGCTTGAGAGCTGGCTGGAGCCTGCCGCAGAGGTGCCTACGACGAGAGAGGTGCCGTTCCAGAACAGGCTCGCAGATCCACCGAACGCGCCGGAGTTGTTGAACTGGACCTGAGTGTTCGCGCCTCCAGGGAAGCTGCCTGCTCCCGTGGGGCCGAGAGCTCCTGTCGGGCCCTGTGAACCGACAGGCCCTGTGGCTCCTGTGACACCCTGCGGCCCAGTGATGGCTGCACCAGTCGGTCCCTGAGCGCCTTGAGGACCTGTCGCACCGGTGACACCGGGGTTCCCTTGGATGCCCTGCGCACCCGTCACGCCGGTCGCACCACGGGCCCCGGTGGGTCCGGTCACACCTGTGACACCGTCCACGCCCGTGGCGCCCCTGGCGCCCGTCGGGCCGGTCCAGCCGGTCACTCCCTGAGCGCCCTGCGGGCCCGTGGGGCCCGTTGCGCCTGTCACCCCTTGCGCGCCCTGGGGTCCGGTCGGTCCCGTGGCCCCAGTGACGCCCTGGAGGCCCTGCCCGCCCTGCGGGCCGGTCGACCCGGTGACGCCTTGGATGCCCTGGATGCCTTGGGCACCGGTGACCCCGGTGGCGCCGCGGGCGCCAGTCGGGCCCGTGACGCCGGTGACGCCGTCCACACCGGTGGCACCCCTCGCCCCGGTGGGGCCTGTCCACCCTGTCGCACCTTGTGCGCCAACCGGACCTGTCGGCCCAGTGGCCCCGGTCACACCATCCGCACCGCGCGCACCCGTGACGCCGGTAGGCCCTTGGGGCCCGACAGCACCAGTGATGGCGGCTCCGGTAGGACCTTGGATGCCCTGTGCTCCAGTGATGGCTGCCCCGGTAGGTCCCTGCGGTCCGACGGGGCCAGTAGCGCCCGTCACTCCTTGCGGCCCAACAGGGCCAGTTGCTCCGGTGACACCAGTTGCGCCGCGAGCACCTGTTGGCCCGGTTGCTCCCGTGACACCATCAACACCAGTGGCGCCTCGTGCACCGGTAGGCCCAGTCACTCCGGTGACGCCATCAACTCCGGTAGCACCACGCGCACCAGTTGGACCGGTGACTCCCGTGACGCCTTGGATGCCTTGAGGCCCTGTTGGGCCAGTTGCTCCAGTGACGCCGTTGACCCCGGTGGCGCCCTGAGGGCCAGTGGGGCCAGTGACGCTGATCTGTTGGCCGTTTGACCAGTAGTTGCCGTCCTTGTCGACGTAGGCCTTCTCGATGCCCGCGTTCCTGATGGAGAGGAGCTTCGCACCAGCTGTGGTGAACGTCGCCGTGGTGTCGATGAGCGCAGCGACCGCCGAACCTGAGTCCGCAAGACCGCTCCGCAGGATCTTGGAGGCAACGCCGGCGAAGTAGCCCGTCGCCACCGACCCAGTGCCCCCGGTCGAGGAGTCGGTAAACCAACTAGCGACGTTGGAGTCGCCGATCGTCATGACTGCCGTGACGACTCCAGCAACGGCTCCCGAAGTACGGCGCACCCGCAGGAAGAGTGAGGCGTTGACTGTGTTGACCTCCAACGCGAAGTCGTTCGAGAACGGGCCCGTGTCGTCGACGGGATCGACAGTCTTCCAAACGTTCCCCGTCTGGCCGTAGGCAGCAGTGACGAAGTAGAGCTTCGCGACGGAGAACCCGGAGCTCGACACGGTAAGCTGAACAATCAGCTGGTGTGCGCCGCTTGGGACCTGAACGGAGCCGAGCGAAACATAGTCCCCGACAGTGATCGGGAGAGTGCGCGTCTCCGTAACGCGGAAGACGCCGTTCGGGCCTCCGAAGTTGCCATCCTTGTCGACGTAGAACTTCTCGACGTAGTTGTTGCGGACAGACAAGAGCTTCGCACCAGCCGTGGTGAGCGCAGTCGTGTTGTTGACGCTCACCCCAACAGCAGAGCTTCCGTCTACGGCCTGACCGTGCAGCGGCAACGACCCAGTGACGCCGTACAGCGCAGCAAAGCGGCCCTCACCGGCAACCGAAATCACAGCAGTCGTCGAAAGCCCGCTCTCAAACGACAAGTGAGAGTACAGGATGTTGGCCTTGAACTTATCCAACAGCGGCATCTCGTTACCGCCAGGGCGATCGAGGTTCCAGTCAATCTGGGTGATTTTGGCCGCAGTGCCTGGCAGCGCCGAGAACTTGAACTCCAGCTGAGAGATCGCGTAGACGTCGTTCCGCGCCTGAAGGATCAGGTTGGTGGTGCCGACTCGGAGGTAGTCGTAGAACGTCTGCGAGTGCCACCCAACGCCATGGGGCACGTAGGTTGAGTACGCGCTGACCGTGCCCCCGGCAGAGTAGTCAGTGTAGTAGTGCGAGACGAGGAAGTTGCCGTACGGGTACCCGGGGTAGACGCCACCGGAGCCGAGCTCGGTGGCGAAGTTGATGTTGACGATGATGTACTGGCCGGCGGGGATGTTGAGTACCGCCTCGTAGTTGCCATCGAAGAGCGTGGCGAGCTCCACCTGCGAGATGGCAGACAGAAGGCTGTCGTCGCTCGTCAGGTACCGAGCCCCAGTAACGGCCCAGCGGCTCTCGGCACGGAAGAGCGCATTGTTGATGCTGTTGAGGTAGAGCTTGCGTCCACCGAACGGGTTGGTGTTCATCACCACGTCGTTGGTTTTGAATACCTCCATGCCGGCTGCGTAGGTTCTGCCGCTTTCGTCTACGTAGAACCTCTCAGCGCTGTTGTTGCGGAGGCTGAAGAGCCTGGACCCGGGGACCGTAAGGCCCGGGGTCTGCGTGAGGATGATGGCGCCGCTCGTCGCTCCGGCCGTCGCACTCCCAAACAGGCTGAGAGGGTTGTTGGGGAGAGCGTCAATGGTGCTGACGAAGAGAGCCTTCGACACCTTGTCGTAGGTGAGGCCGACGTCGCCGTTGAAGGTCGGGCCTTCGTTGAACTGGATCTGGCCGGTGATGCCGCCAGGGTTCGCACCAGGCCCAGTGGCACCTTGCGCTCCGGTCGGACCTGTAACGCCGGTGACACCATCAACGCCTGTCGCGCCCCTGGCGCCGGCGGGGCCGGTGACACCAGTCACGCCATCAGCACCTCGAGCACCAGTCACACCAGTAGCGCCGGTGACACCTTGCGGACCAACCGCACCCGTGATCGCAGCACCCGTTGGCCCTTGGATGCCTTGAGCCCCAGTGATCGCCGCACCAGTGGGGCCTTGCGGACCAACAGGACCAGTGGCGCCCGTCGCCCCCTGTGGGCCAACCGGGCCAGTCGCACCAGTCACACCCTGCGGGCCGATGGGACCAGTGGCACCGGTGATACCCGTTGCACCGCGGGCACCGGTTGGGCCTGTGACCCCAGTGACTCCATCGACGCCTGTCGCCCCGCGTGCACCAGTGGGGCCTGTTGCTCCGGTCACTCCGTCAACGCCGGTGGCGCCACGAGGACCTGTCGAGCCCGTCACACCATCAACACCCGTCGCTCCCCGTGCGCCTGTTGGGCCGGTAGCTCCCGTCACGCCCTGAGCACCGACCGGTCCGGTCGGCCCCGTGGCACCAGTGACACCGTCGACGCCAGTCGCGCCTCTCGCACCAGTTGTGCCAGTAGCTCCGGTCGTGCCGGGGATTCCTTGCGCTCCTGTGATGGCCGCACCAGTAGGACCCTGCACACCCTGTGGCCCTGTCGGACCTGTTGCGCCAGTGACGCCGTCAGCGCCGCGAGCACCGGTCACACCTGTCGGGCCCTGCGGCCCGATGGCGCCGGTGATGGCCGCTCCCGTAGGCCCTTGAGGACCGACAGGACCTGTCGCACCAGTCACTCCGGTCGCACCTCGAGGTCCCGTTGATCCGGTAACGCCGTCGACGCCTGTGGCCCCTTGAGGACCAGTAGCCCCAGTGACTCCTTGAACGCCAGTCGCACCTCGTGCGCCGGTTGGTCCCGTGACTCCTGTGACTCCATCGACTCCGGTTGCACCACGAGGGCCAGTAGCCCCGGTGACTCCGTCGATGCCTGTCGCACCTCGAGCCCCCGTAGGACCCGTCGCGCCGGTCACACCGTCCACACCAGTGGCACCGCGAACACCTGTGGCGCCGGTGACACCATCGACACCGGTCGCGCCTCGCGCTCCGGTTGTGCCCGTAGCACCGGTGACACCGGGAAGACCCTGAGCGCCAGTGATGGCGGCGCCAGTTGGGCCCTGAGGCCCAGTGGGACCTGTTGCCCCCGTTACTCCTTGTGGACCCTGAGCACCCGTCGCACCAGTGACGCCTGGGCTGCCCTGAGGGCCAGCGGAGGGACTCCCAGGTCCCATCGGTCCTGTGACGCCGGTGATGCCCTGCGGACCCTGCACACCAGTTGCGCCCTGCGCTCCAGTGATCGCAGCGCCGGTGTCGCCCTTCGGGCCCGTAGGCCCGGTCGCTCCCGTGACACCCTGAATGCCTTGAAGACCCGTGGCACCTTGCGCGCCGGCAGGGCCTGTCGACCCAGTGACTCCCTGGATGCCTTGAACGCCAGTGGCACCCAACGGCCCAGTGGCTCCTTGTGGACCAGTCGGACCAGTTGCACCGGTGACACCTTGGATCCCTTGTGCTCCAGTAACGCCCTGAGCTCCTGTCGCTCCAGCTGGGCCCGTGGCACCGAGCAGCACTCCGTTCGAGTAGGCGTTGCCATCTTTGTCGACGTAGAACTTCTCGACGCCGTTGTTGCGGATCGAGAGGAGCTTGGCGCCGGCCGTGCTGTAGGCTGGGGAGTTGATGGCATGAGCCACCGCTGCGGCGCTATCAACAACCAAGCTCGTGAGCACGCCCTTGAGGTAGGTCTTGGTGACGCTGTCGTTACCGAGCGTGGCCGTGTTGGAGCCGTTGCCAAGAGCCAAGGCTCCGATGACGATCTCGTTGGTCTGTGCCTGGGCAAACGACATCGACTTGTAGCCCAGGAACACCGAGTAGGAAGAGTCAGTAAGCTCGGTGATGCCATCAACCAAGTAGCGTCCGGAACTTACGCCGAGGGCAGAGCTGTAGATGCTCGTGGTGTTGGAGTAGAGGGCACTGAACCCAACGCCCGTGTTGCCGTAGCCCGAGGTGAGCAACCGCAAAGCCCCGGTGCCCATCGCCGTGTTGTACTTGGACGCGATGATCTGCCGAAGAGCGTAAGACCCAAAGGCCGAGTTGCCGAACCCAACCGTGAGAGCCTTGAGGGCCAGGTTGCCTTGGCCGCAGTTGTCATGGCCTGACGTCAGGTTCATGCCCGCAGCGTTACCGAGGAACGTATTGTTGAACCCGGTAGTCGCATAGGAGCCAGAGTCCTGGCCGATGAACATGCTTGCGATGTTAGTGCCGCTCTCTACCGTGTTGACGCGGACCTCTACTTGGACTCCCCACGTGCTGGAGAGGAGCTTGAACACAGGAGTAGAGACGGCCGTGATGGCTTTGATCGAGAGGGTGATCGTCCCGTTGAAGTCCGTTGTCGGAGTGATCGTCAGGCCACCGGTCGTCGTGGCGGTAGGGTCCACGCTGCCGTAGCCGTTCGCGTCCCCGAGGTTGACCGTGGTGGAAGAGAACAGCAGTGGGATGGTCTGGCCACCGAACTGCAAGTCGAACGTTCCGACCGTACGCCCCGTAACGGCAAACGTGATGTGGTACTTGGTGCCGATGACGGCAGCCAAGGTGTTGGAGAGAACGGAAGTGTTGCCGGCGGTGTGTGCGAACCCAGTAGGCCAAGGCCCGCCAGTCCATCCGACCGAAGTCCAGCCTGTTGCGCTGAGCAGCTCGGGGCCAAACGTAGGCTGATCTGCGGTAGCTGCTCCAGTGACACTCAAAGGCCCCAGGGAAGATGGCCCGGTACCCGTCACGTTGCCGAGGAACGTTGGTGCGGTGATGTTGTTTGTTGAGACAAGCGTGCCGGAGTAGTTGAGAGACGGTATCCCCGCTTGCTGGGCCAGCCATATAGTGATTGCCCCGCTGGACCCTCCTGCCTTGCTCGACAGCGCGTACCCAAGCATGGGCTTCGCAAGGTCCCATGTGTTGTCGGGAGTGACGGCCCCAATCAGCGTGGGGGACATCACGATACGGTCACCAATGGCCACTGCGGCAGTATCCGCAGTAACGCTAGCCTTACCGCTAGTGAGCATCCAAGTAGGCGCGTTGAACTGCCCCGCAACCCCCAAGGGGATCTCAAGAGCGGTCGTAGCCTTCTTGGTTCTAAGCGCAGCTGCCGTATCCAGAACAAGAACGTCAGCAGCTATTCCGGTAGTCGCCGTAAGGGAAGAGTCGAAGAAGAAACCTCCCTGCTCGAAGTAGCCATCATGGCCTGTACGCAGCGATGCAACAGGATCTAGGAAGGTGGTGGATAGATGCCCTGCGGAGGCATCCCATCCACCAACGGTTACGCCAGAAGAGTTCTTGATGACCAGTATTGGGTGGACACCATCTGCTTTGAGAACAAGCGACCCGTTCTCAAAAGTAATGTTGGTAGCGCCACCGAAGGACCCGGCGTTGAAGTATTGCAGCTGCCCCGTCGTGCCACCGGGATAGCTGCCAGCTCCAGTCGGACCCTGCGGACCAGTGACGCCATCGACGCCTTGAGGACCAAGGGGACCGGTGAATCCCGTGACCCCCTGCGGCCCTTGAGGGCCCGTCGCCCCAGTGACGCCGTCAGCACCTCGGGCTCCCGTGACACCTGTTGCCCCTTGCGGCCCAGCGACCCCTGTGATCGCCGCTCCGGTAGGGCCTTGCGGACCGACAGGCCCAGTTGCTCCAGTGACGCCCTGAAGACCTTGCTGCCCTGTGGGCCCGGGCGAGCCCTGCGGGCCAGTGGCCCCGGTGATCGCGGCACCGGTTGGTCCCTGCTGGCCAGCAGGGCCTGTGGCTCCTGTGGCGCCAACGCCGGTCATCCCAGCGATGGCGTCCACGACGAACTGCATCGAGACGGCTTCGCTGGGCCCGGTGGGAACGAGCGCCAGGTTGGTGATGCGCAGGCCGCCGGCGTCGATCGCCACGCCACCGGTGACGCCGGTGGTGAACGAGACGAACCGGGCGCTGATGTCCCGAGCCCCAGAGATGTCGGTCAGGCCAAGAGCGAGACCAACGCCGCCTACGCCGGCGACGATGGTGACCCTCGCTACCTGTACCTCGTCCGAGTCCTGGTTCTGATCGAAGAAGCCAGAGCCCGCACCGAGGTTCTGGAACAGGAACCTGCGAAGGGCCATGCCCTCTCCTTGAAGAGACTACGGCTTGGTGGCCCCCGCCGCAGGCGGGAGCTTGTGGAGCACGCCGGTCTCGTCGTCGAAGGCGTACTCCTGCATGTCGATCTTGAGGTCTCTGCCGATCTCGAACGCGATGGCCTGGTACTCCTTGTTGGCCTTCTGCGCCTCTGCCTGGAGCTGGTTGACGCGGTCGCTGAGCTCCTTCCCCTTCGGGTCCTTGGAGAGGAACTCCTGGAACATCGCGTTGAGCGCGCTGACCGCCGCCATCGACTCGTAGCGGGCGGCCCGCTCCTTCTCCATCAGGCGAGTGACCTTGAGCAGCCGCAGCTCGTCGATCTTCAGGACGTCCAGAGCGGTGCCGGCCGCCGGGGGAGGCGGAAGAGCCACGTTCGGGATGACGGGGGTCACGGTCTCGGGCTCGACGCTCTTCAGGTTTCTACGTGCCATAGTGCTTGGCTCCTCGGTTGTGGTTTGAAGTTAGCACCCACCCTGCGGGGGTGGGAACGTGGATGTTACCCTACGATACGGGTGAGACTGAAGCTCGGTGAGAGCACAAGGCTCGTGGCATCGAGCGCGACACCCACCGCCTGCCAGAACAGAACCTGACCGGTGGTGGGAACTGGTATGGGCCCGAGTGTGCTGTCGAGCGCCACGTAGTAGAGCAGGCCAGGCGTGAGGCCCGTGAAGATCCCCGAGACGATGCCATGCGTCTGCACCGTGCAGCTCGTGGTCGTTGCCTTGGCGGTCACGACTCCGATGGCGGGGAGCTTCGTGATGTCGGTGATGTCGGTCTTGTCGACATGACCTGCGCTCGCCACTCGAACGAGGTTGCCTACCGCCACCGTCGAAGGGCACAGCGCATCGAGCTGGACGAGCTGGACGGTCGGAGTAGGTGTTGGCCCTCCACCGCCTGAACCGATGGCCGATGCGATGGCCGCGCCCAGCTGCCGGTAGAAGAGCTGCTGCTCGGGCGTGCTGATGACGAGCGAGGCGAGGTACGGCTGCCCCGTGCCTGAGTCGATGCCTGGGTTGGTTCCGTCCGGGAAGAGAGTGGGCGGGGTGTTGAGCGTGGCCCCAGACGTTCCCGACCGCAAGACCTGACCGATGGCAGCGACGAACGCCTCAGCTGTTGCCGAGATCGTGTCGTCGATGACCAGCGCACCGACAGGGAGAGCGACCGGGATAGGCATCTGCTACGCCAGCTGCCTCGACCCGCGCATCTCGTACTCTTCCTCGAGGCCATCCACCAGGCCGAGGGCCGCTCTGGTTCCGCAGAAGGGGCAGTACTTGAAGTGGAGGTCGACCGGGGCGAACCCTTTCTTCTTCTCCACCCGAGCGACGAGCAGCCCCTCTTCGGGGTTGTAGTTCTCCAACGCCTCGGTGCGGAAGAAGAGGCTCAACGCCATCTTCATCTTGTCGCACGGCTCCGTGTCACAGATTCGAGTTGCCATCCCCCAGACCCTCCCTGTGGCGAAGGTACTCCACTATGGAGTCATCGCCGTCTCCCTGCGCAGTCATGATGTTGATGGCCGAGGCCTCGTCGAGAGAATCCAGCTCAGCGGTCTTCACGCGAGCAGGGATCTTCACGGTGATCGAGTTCGGCGGAAGGATCTGGACGCGGCCCAAGACGTCCACCATGAAGACGGCGATGCTGGCCTGCTTCAACGACTCGGCCGCGGCCACGCCAAGAGCAAGGATCGAAGGGCGGTCGCCGGCGGAGAGCTTGTCGATGGTCAGTTCTTGGTCTTGGGGCATCGGTCCAAAGGGTCCGCGTTGAAGGGATAAGACCTTGAAGGCCAACAACCTACACTACCAGAGGACACATGACACTTGAAGCAGTCGGAGAGGGCATCCTCCGCATCAACGGCGTCGAGGTCAGGTACATGGTACCCGCCTCTCTCGTCTTGAGGAAGGGCTTGAAGTACGTCGATGTCTTCGAGCTCATACCTTTCCTCACAAAGATGAGTCAGGTGCCTACCGGTTCGGGTACCTGGGATCCTCCCAACCTCCTGCTCAACGGGCCCAAGGGGACGGGGAAGTCCCTGCTGGCGTCGTACATGGCCGAGACCCTCGGCATCCCCTACCTCTCCATGGACTGCTCGGAAGAGACGAGGGAGCGGCACTTCAAGGGAGGCTTCGTCGCCAAGAGCGGGGAGACCCCCTTCATCCTCGGCACCGTCGCCAACGCCATCAAGGTGGCCAACGAGTGCGGCTTCGCCATGCTCGTGCTCGAGGAGCTGAACTCGCTGCCCAACCAGCAGCAGAAGCTGGTGAACAGCTTCACCGACTTCCGCCGCAAGCTGGAGATCCCAGAGCTCTCCACGCGCCTCGAGCTCCGGGAGGGCTGCAAGCTCTGGGTCATCGCCACGCAGAACCCCACCGTCTACGGCGGAACCAACGAGCTGAACGATGACCTGAGGAGCCGCTTCACCTGCATCGACATCCCCTACCCGCCTCCCGAGGCCGAGAAGGAGATCCTCATGGAGATGACCGGCTACGGGAAGACGGGCTCGATGGGAGACCCCATCCAGCAGCAGGGCCTGGAGATGCTGGTGAACATCGCCAACCAGACCAGGCAGGGAGCCACCAGCTACTCCCTCTCCACCCGCGACCTGGTGGAGCTCATCAACCTGCTCCCCCGCGTCGGCTGGTTCGACATGATGTTCCTCCTCTGCCAGAAGTTTGGCGACGAGGACCGGAAGCTCGTCATCGAGCGCATCCAGGACATCACCAAGAACGGGACCCATGCCGACCTCGCCACTCGAGCGGGGCTCACATGAACCACAAGGACCGGGTCGACATCGTGCGGAAGGTCCACAAGATCTTCTGCGGCCTCACGGGGAAGGAGATCACCCTCTTCGCCGCTGATCCTCCTGGTCGGACGGACACCGAGACCTACCTCTCCGTCCCCATCGAAGACCAGGAGGTGGACGTCATCCACAAGCATGAGTGGACGCACATCCTCTTCGGCACCGACCTCCATGCTCGAGCCCACTTCGTGAAGCTCTACCTCGAGGAGCGGAAGCTGACTGGGCTCTCCCCCACCTCCCTCCAAGAGGACTTCATCGACATGCTGGCGAACGCGATCGACGATGTTCGCGTGCACTCTCTCCACGAGATGGTGTACCCGGGCAGCGCCGAGAAGCTGAAGACTCGGTGGGAGCGGCTCCTCGCCAACGGGACGAAAGGCAACCTGACCATGAGGGTCATCGCCCTCGGCATCGGTGCGGCCGAGATCCCTGGCAGCAGCTGGGACCGCTTCGACCCCGTCATCTTGCGTGCGCTCGAGCTGGTGAAGCGTGCCAGCTACCCCACCGTGCTCGTGGCCACTCGCATCATCCTCGACCACGTCATCGGCCTCCTCGCAGATGAGGAGGTGCCACAAGAGCCTGGCGTGCCGCAGGCCGGCGGCGCGAAGAGGATGACGAAGAGGAAGATCTACAGCAACGAGCGAGCAGTCGTTCAGCTCGAGAAGGCAGCGCTTCAGTCTCGGGGAGCAGCCATGCTGTTCGACACCGAGTCCCCTCGAGCGCTCGACAGGGACACGGGGAAGACCAAGCACGTCGCACGCACTGCGATGGGTCTCGAGTCGGATGACGCACTCGCTCAGCTCATCAGCTTGGGCACGGAGGAAGTGCAGACGCTCATCCGCAAGCTCTCCTCCCGACTGCGAGAGATCCCTCCGGACCAAGACCTCCTGAAGGGGATGCACAGGACGAAGCTCGTTCACGTTCCTGCCCACGATGCTGAGGAGTTCAGGCTGAGCGAGAGGGACTCCAAGCTTGCCTCGGAGTTGCGCCGCATCTTCATCCGGCTCATCGACCAGCGCACCCGTGCGAGGGCCGAAGACGGATCTCACCTCGACCCCGAGCGCTACATCGAGTTCCTCCACGGTCAGGGCGACATGGAGTTCTTCCTCGAGGACCGCCCAGCCAAGGGCTTCGACCTCATCATCCTGCTCGACATGAGCGGCTCCATGCAGCAGCTCTGGATGACGGTGTCGAGGGCGGCGAAAGTGGCCGCGGTGGCCACCAAGTTCCCCTTCTCGAATGTGAAGGTCTGGGGCTTCTCTGGAGACAGCACCGGAGGGACGGTCATCATCGACTTCGAGGACCCGACCAAGGGCTACCTGCCGAAGAAGACCATCCCCGAGGCGTGGGGGCTCACTCCGCTCCACATCGCTGTCCCTGTCGCCGCACGGCAGCTGGCCCAGATGCCTGGGCGGATGAAGCACCTGCTCATCGTCTCGGACGGGAATCCGCAGACCATCGGGGCTCAGTCGAACATCGGCCTGCGCGAGCAGGTAAGACAAGACGTGGTCGATGCCGCTCGCCGGCGCATCCGAGTCAGTACCGTGCTGCTGGGCAACACCCTGCCGTCGTCAGAGGCGGACAGGATGCTGGGCCCGAAGCGCTGGGTTCGAGTAGGAGACAACCCGGAGGACCTCTTCTTCGAGATGACCGATCTCGTGAGGACCTCCTTCACCAACTACCTGAGGAGCTAAGGATGAAGTTCGAGATCAAGGACAACGAGTCGGCGATCATCTTCCGAGAGAACGGCATGGCAGAGGGCCAGTTCCCCGACCGGTCGAACCCTACCGAGATCAACACGGCGAGCAGGGCGGGAGCCATGGTGATGATGGCCATCAACAACAAGGAGCTTCACGCTGCGATGGAGAAGCACTACGAGATGATCCTTCAGCGCACTCGCGAGAAGCACGGGATCACCCATGGCTAGGGTCAAGAAGAAGCCCAAGAAGACGCTCTCGACGGCGCTCCGTACGGAGATGCTGCTGCGAGAGGAGCTCGAGCAGTACAAGAAGCGCTGCCAGATGCTGCGCAAGCTCCGGGACGTTCGCATCATCGAAGTGAGGGAGCCCAACGGGAACCTGTGTGCCGTCTATACTGTTCCCACCTCCTCGTACGAGAAGAAGGTCGACTACTTCAAGTCGATGAAGGACGAGCTGAAGATGCGCTTCAACCAGGACCTCACTGTGGAGGTCCCTGTGATCTGCGACACCATGATCAGCCTGGAGTCGGAGATCAACAGCCTGAACGACGTTGCGGAAGAGAGCGAGATGTAGCGATGAACGTCAACGAGGTTCTCCGGGATGCGCGGCTCAACGCGGAGCGCATCCTTCGGTTCTTGGGTGTCGAGTTCAACTACGAGTTTGGTCAGGACATGGACCTCGACGACTCCTTCAAGGAGGCGGCGAAGAGTCTCGCCCTCCAACTCGTAGAGCTCGACAACAAGGCAACACGAAAGAACCTCCCCGACCAGTGGATGTCAGCACCTTCACCGCCAACTGTGGAGAAGACCAGGGAAGAGCAAGTGGCAGAGGTGCGGGCTCGAGCGAATCAGCTCGGGTACCGCCTCGTGCTCCGACCACCACCGAAGTAGGAGGCCCGCAATGGCCCAGAAGAAGATCGCCCCCAAGAAGCCCGCCGTCGTCACCAAGAAGAAGTCGCCGGCCAAGATCGTCAAGAAGAAGTCGAAGCCCTCCACCGTCAAGCGCTACCAGGCGCGGGGCGAGAAGCGGGAGGCCTGGAAGAAGGCCCACCCGAAGATGGTCCCCGGCGAGATCGGGAAGGTCGCGCACCCCGCGGCCACCGACGCCGAGGTCGTGGCGGCCGTGAGCGAGGCCCCCTTCGCGGCGCAGCAGGAGCCGGAGAAGAAGGAGTGAAGCGGGTCGTCACGCTTCGCATCCTGGTCGAGGCCAGGAACGAGCGGGACGAGCAGATGCTGGAGGGCGCGTCGAATAGCGTCCTCCAGCAGGCTGCAAAGCAGTTCAGGACCTTCCACTACTCCGTGCTCGGCTCGGAGGTCGGCCACAACGTCCCGACGAAGGAAGAGTCGATGCGCCTCATCCCGCGCAAGATGCACTGGGGCATCATGAACTGCCCGATCTGCTCCGACAAGATGGTGCCCGCCAGCCGTCTCACCGAGGACTGGGCCCGGGTTGACTGCAAGATGTGCCTGAAGCGCAAGCCCAAGACCATGCAGACGGAGCTCTCGCTGTGAGGCGCTACGACGTCTGGGCCGGCAAGGGGGCGCATGAAGGAACGTGCGCCTCCTGCCATGCCGAAGTGCTCGTCATCAACTACGTCACCACGGTGCACGACACGGCCACATCGGCGCCCTACTGCTTCGTCTGTGGCTGCATCATGGACGGGAAGTACCTCGCGCCGAACCTCCTCCCCGTCATCTTCATCATCTCGTCGCTCTTCCAGGAGCTTCGGCTGCCGAAGAAGCCACCCAAGCCGAAGGGGCCGAAGCTCATGAAGAGGAACAAAGGAACGCCATGAAGACCTACCTCGGGGACAGCGTGTACGCCGAGGTCAGGCCGTACAACGTCATCCTCACCACTGAGAACGGAGCGGAGGCTTCCAACACGATCTACCTCGAGCCCGAGGTGTTGGAGGCCTTCCTCCGCTTCATCGAACGCGCCAAGAAAGAGACACATGCCGATCCCAGCACTCCTCTCTGACGAGGAGATCAGAGACATCTACGAGGGCGGTCACGCACAAGAGGCCATCGCCATCTACGGATGGGACCGCATCATCACCACCCTCGTCGCCTACAACGTCCTCCGGAAGCGCATCCAAGATCCGGGCGAGATGGACTGGAAGGTCTACAAGTCCTGCCCGCTGTGCAAGAGGCCAGGCCCCACCACTCAGCATCCGTGGAACTCTCCGGAGGCCATCGCTGCTGACGCCAAGTCTGCGGCCCTGGCCGCCGAGCGAGCAAAGGGGCTCGTGCCTGGTGTCGTGCCGGGCTCTTGGCTCGAGGAGACCATCGCAGAGCATCGAGAGTCTCCGCGGATCATCATGGTGTGCAAGCACTGCGGTCGTGACCAAGCCACCTGGGCGCGCACGGGAGACGGCGCCTGCTCCTACTGCTACGGCGAGAAGACGCCGGCGCCACCGAAGGAACCCTGATGGCCCAGAAGGCTTGCCGCTTCTGCGGGCTGAAGCACCCGGCGGGCAAGGACGGACAAGACGACGGTTGGCTGTACGAGTGCGTGAAGGCGCTCGGTGCCAAGGTGCAAGAGTTGGAGAGGAAGCTCGAGTACAAGGTGGACGCCCCCGAGGAGGAACAATGACCGAAGAGCTGATCATCAAGGATGTAAAGAAGTACCGCGACGAGCTCACCCGCGAGGGCTTCGTCGCCAAGAAGATGCACGAGGTCGACATCATCTCCGTCGAGACCAGCACGGGAGAGGTGAAGCAGCACGCTCTCTGGGTCTGCAACCAGATCCTCCACTTCGTCGAGGTGGGCCAGCCGGACCTCGTCATCATGTGGTACGGCTTCCTCCAGGGCGTGCTGTGGATGCTCGGAGAGCACAGCATCGAGGAGCTGCGCCAGGACAACGTGGCGTCGCCGAGATGAAGGACGGCGGGCTGGGGTGCTACGTCTGCGACAAGGCGACGCCGACGTACATGGTGCTCGACGAGGTCTGGCTCAAGGCCTTTCCGAACTACCGAGAGGTGCAGTCAGAGCTCCGAGCGAGGTGGCCCGGGAAGGAGAGAGAGCACAGGGAGAAGCGCTTCGTCTCCCTGTGCCTCTACTGCCTCGAGCAGCGTCTCGGTCGGTCTCTTCTGGCGACTGACTTCGATCTCGGGCTCCCCATCAACCAGGGAATCCTGTGGGGAGCTCTCATGGCATGGAGGAGACCGGCGTGAAGGGTTACCGCGTTGAGGTGACCCTTCCGAGAGAGTTCTCAGTCAAACTCGAGGCTCTTCGGAAGGATATGCAAGTCGTCACAAAGAAGAGAGTTACCAAGAGCACGGTGATTCTTCTCATCATCAAGAAGTTCTTGGAACGGGTGTCAGAGTGACGTTATAGACCTGTGGTAGTTTTCCCCACACACAGGAGTCCCTCATGCCTCGTGGACAGTACGACCGGACCAAGACCAAGACGCAGCGCGCCGCCGAGAAGAAGGCGGCCGGCAAGGCGGCCATGAAGTCGGCCCCTGCCGTTACCCCTCACGCCGTGAAGACGGCGGCCCCCTCGCCCCTGAAGAAGCCGTGGAAGGACGCCCCCGCCAACGTCCAGGTCGAGACGGCCTTCACGAAGGAGGAGAGCCCTTCGCAGTACGACCTCCGCAACGAGATGGACCGGGTCTCCACGATCCTCACCAACGTCTGCACCAACCACCTGACCCTGGGCAACTGCGGCAACCTGGAGCTGCTCGGCAAGTTCGAGAGCATGGCCGCGAGGACGCTCGACCACCTCGACCGGCTGCGTCAGCTCCTGCCGCACAGCGGCGGGCAGACGGAGGTCACGCTCACCGGCAGGGACGAGGTCACGGTCAGCCTCGACGCCATCCAGACCGGCGAGAAGGACCGCATCGCGGCCGAGGTGGCCCGCCGGCGCGCGTCGGAGCCCAAGGCTTCCGTGGCGCCGCCGACCTTCCTGCCGACTCCCCTGCCGGGAAACGGCGCAGCTCCGCCGACCTTCATGCCGCTCGCGGCACCCAGCGCCTAGCCTTTCCCCTACCCACAGACCCTCCATGCACGGACAATGGCTCCGTGCATGGCAAGGTGAAGTGGTTCAGTAGTGTCAAGGGCTTCGGCTTCGTTGTCCCCGACGGGGATGACAAGGATCTCTTCGTCCACCACTCGAACATCGAGATGGAGGGCTACCGGACCCTGACGCAGGGCGACACGGTGGAGTTCGAGGTGGTGACCGACGAGAAGGGCCGGCGTCAGGCAGGCCGCGTCAGGTCCCTCACGAAGACCCCCAAGCCGCGCAAGCCGCGGGCCCCTGGCATCGAGAAGTAGGCCGCCCCGTCTCCTTGGGCGGTCCGGAGAGCAGGCCCTCTAGAATCGAGCCCTGCTTCGTCTGGCGCACCAAAGCGGAAGGGCCAGCTCCCCCCGAGGAACCGGCCCTTCTTCTTAGCCCTTACCCGTTTGGGGCGTGCTAGGCGCCAGTGACGGCGTTGAGCGCCTGCGTGAGGGTCGAGTCGACCAGGGCCAGGCTGTTGAGCGCGATGGGCACCGCGCGCTCGGGCTGGAGCGAGACCTGCTCCTGGATGACCACGCCCTGGGCGTCCGTCGCGATGCTGTGCGAGGGCAGGTAGGTCTCCTCGAGGTAGATGGCCCCGAGGGTGGTCTCGTTGGAGTCCTTCATGTAGCAGAGGAGCCCGCACGGCTGCGAGAAGAGGTCCGAGGCCAGGTTCAGGTAGATGTTCTCGAACCCGGGCGGGATCTTCACGTTGTGCTGGTTCGCCACCGTGAGCGGGATCTTGGCGTCGACCCCGAACGACTTGATGGTCGTGGGCGCCAGGAGGTCCTGGTAGAAGGCGTACATCATCCGGAGCAGCGAGGGCCCGTTGTAGAGCACCCGGCTGAACCCGGCCTGCGCCTGCGTGCGGCCGGCGATGAAGTACGACCGCTCACTGCCGAGCTCCCAGAAGCGGGCGAAGCTCTTGTTGTGGGCGAGGTTGAAGTTCTGGACGACGCCGATGGGCAGAGCCCAGTTCGACGTGCCGCTGGACAGGTCGAGCCCTGCCGCCGCGCCGCCGCCGATGGACGAGAGGCGCGGGGGACCGGCGGCGATCATGGTGAACGCGCCGGAGGCAAACCTGCCCTCTCCAAGGGCCGACGCGTTGTCGACCTTCTGGGAGTAGGGATTCCAAGACGTGAGGCTGGACATGTGCGCTCCTCAGTAGCAGTGGACGTTCAACCCGCTCACACCATCAAGGTGAGGCGGATGTAGTTGCAGGGGTACGGAACGTCCAGGGTGACGTCGACGAGGATGGTGTCCGGGTTCGCCTTGTCCTGGACCAGGTTGTTGATGTTCGACCCGTTGATGACGCCGGTGTCCTCGAGGAACTTCAGGATGGCGTGCACCGTGGCGCCCAGCATGTCGAGCAGCTGGGGGTTGATGTTGCTGGTCCCGATGAACCGGCGAACACCGATGCGCAGGATCTTGGCCGCGAAGTCGACCACCTTGGTGATGGAGAGCTCGCGGGTCTCGACGCTGGTCAGGTCGGTCGACAGCTGGTGCCGGCAGAAGACGGAGCCACCCGGAACCTCCTGGACGAGGATGTAGGTGCCGCCACCGGCCATCACGTTCAGCTGGCGCTTGGTGAACTTCTCCGACCCCACCACGCCGGTCAGGCCGACGATGGGGAAGTTGGTGAAGCCTTGCTGCGGGGGCTGCGCCGCCACCATGCCCACGATGGCGCAGGAGGCGTAGTAGCCGGGCAGCGCCTTCTCGACGCCGCTCACCTGGAGCCGCACCGTCTCGGGGAAGACCTCGTAGACGCGGCGGTTCTTGTAGAGGGCGTTGGCCTCGGCGACCGTCTCGCTCATGAGCGAGTAGTCGTACAGCGCCGGGTTGGTGCCGGGGATGGTGAGCGAGGCGCCGCGCACCTTCAGCGAGTAGGCGCTGTTGACCACCGGGACGTTCAGGAAGACGTCCGAGTAGAAGGCGTCGGTGTTCTCGCCGGTGGCGAAGGTGGTCCGCAGGTTGACGAGCGAGCCGGAGACGCTCGACACGTTGTACCGGCGGAGCTCGCTGGCGACCGTCACCTCGACGTAGACGCCCTTCGAGAGGGCGAAGGCGAGAGCGGGGTTGACGCCGAGAGCCACGAGGCCCGAGGACGGGTTCGTGTCGAGCACCAGCTGGTTCGGAGAAGCCGTGCTGTTGGCCGCCGAGCCGGAGGCCGCGATGCCCGGGTTCTTGGTGGTCGGCATCTTCTTGTTGGGGAAGACGATGCGCTCGCCACCCTGCTCCGGGGCGCTCATGATCGAGCAGTGGGTCATCCACATGCCCTGGACGACTTCGTTCTGGGTGAGCGGGGCGATGGCGTAGACCTCTTCGGTCTCCAGCAGCGCGGCCGCGCGGGCCCAGGCGACCTCGGTGCCCTCCGGCGCCGCGGCAGTCACCTCGTCGATGCCGAGACCCTTCACCTCGAAGGTGGGGGCGTTCAGCATGGTGAGGAACATGCCCAGGGCGAGCGGGTTCTCCTCGGTCACCGGGTCGAGCACCGCCAGCAGGGTGTCGGTGTCGGAGACGCGGATGACGCCGGGCTGCGCCGAGGCAGCCGAGACGTCCTTGCGGAGCGCCTTGTACTGCACGTAGAGCGTGCCGGTGTCGTAGGCCTGGTCGAGCGGGTAGCCCTTGACCGAGTCGCGCAGGACCTCCGAGCCGATGTGGAGGACCAGCGAGTCGTCGAGGTAGGCGTCCGGGTAGGGGCGGCCCGTGCCGTTGGTGTTGCCCGCGGTCAGCCCGAGGATGTCCTCGGCCTTGCTGGAGCCGGTGTCGAGGACGGTCACCCGGCTCGCGATGCCCTTGAGGGGCGAGGTGAGCGTGATGAAGCCAGACGAGATGGTCGCCACCGTCGCGCCGACGGTCTTGTTGACCTCGGCGACGAGCTCCTCGAGGGAGAGGCTGGTGGCCAGCACCTGGTAGGTGTGGGGGTTCGAGTCGAACTGGAACGTCAGGTACTTGCCCGTCAGGCCAGTGTAGTTCGTGTCGCTGCCGACGTCAGCGACATCGGAGGCGAAGAGCAGCACCGAGCGGCAGGTGCTGTTGCCCCAGACCGTGATGCCCTGGAGGATGCCGGTCTTCGTCGAGGTCAGCGTGAGCTGCCCGCCGGCGTTGGTGGCGAGGACGCCGGGGATGTTGGTCCCGAGCGCAGCGACCACCGCATCCATGTCGGCGTAGGAGGCGGCCGTGAAGGTGAAGGTCCCCTCGGTCTCCACGCCGTCGATGGTGACGGTGTAGTGGAGCCCCAGGCCCTGGAGCGAGTAGGGGCCGGCGGGGGTGGCCACGGTGGCCACGGTGGCGGCGGTGGCAGCGGCGAAGGACACCGTGGTGCCGGTGACCGTGGCGGCCATCGCACCAGTGGCGAGACGCCAGTTGATGTCGTTGGCCACGAAGTAGCAGTACGTCGGCGCGAAGGGCGTCGAGTCGTACGCCGTCCCGACCTGCTGGGTGTCGTACACCTTGGTGGTGTAGTTGCCCTGGGCATCCGCGGACGAGAGCAGCGTGTTGATGGTCCCGACCTTGAAGCGGCTGGTCTCGACCTTCATCACCTCGCCGCTGGCGAGGCGCACGCCGTCCGCGATGACGAAGTCGCCGACCTTCAGGGGCACCGTCGGGCTGCCTCCAGAGAAGGTGACCGCAGCAGCCTTCGCCGCGGCGAAGACCTGGGTCTCGAGGTCGATGGCGCCGACCTGGGCCCGGTACGACGCGGCGACAGCCGCGGAGGCCGCACCGTAGTAGTACTCGCCCTGGAAGAACTCGACCCACGGCGTGATGGTGTCGTTGTTCAGGTCGTCCTGGCCGCGCAGGCCGGCACCCTCGACGCGCTCGGTGTAGTTGCCGTCGGTGGTGAGGAAGGCGACCTTGAGCGGGACGTTGGCGGTGCCCGGCCGGATGGTGACCGAGGAGAGCGCGCCGTAGGTGGGCGATGCGATCTGCACCCGGTCGTTGGGCGAGGCACCGACCACGGTGGCGACGATCTCACCGACCGCGGTGTTGATCTGGTCCGCGCACTGCTGAGAGGTGAGCACCCCAGTCCCGCCGGCGCCAGAGCCGACGAAGGTGATGGCGATGTCGCGGCTGTGGTCCGCGATGGCGGGGAGGTCGATGGCGAGGGTGAGCACCAGGCCGTTGAGGGCCTTGCCGGACACGCCAGAGAAGATGTCGGTCTGGATGGCCGCCTTGCTCGCCTTGTGCAGGGACGCCAGGAAGGCCGAACCGTGCGTCAGCGGCAGGTAGCTCAGGGAGCCGCCGTGCAGCAGGTACGGCCGGACGGTGTCCTCGAGGAAGTCGAGCTCCGCGATGTTGCCGCGGGGATCGGGGAAGGCGCTCTCGGAGATCGCCTTGGCGATCTGCGCGTACGAGCCCCACTTGGCCTTCGTGTTGATCGTGCCGTCCGAGTTGAGGACGTTCACGACCTCGAACGCCGTCCCCACGACGCAGGGAACAAGCGTCGGACGAAGCACGGTCGGAGAGGCCTTCCGAATCTGCTGGATGACCTCGACTCCGGGCCTCAGAAGCTCACCAGTCGCCATGTCAGGCTCCTTCTTCCTTCTTCACTTTACGGCCCTGTGATGGGGCCTGGGATCTCGTCAATGCGGACAGACTGCGTGCCTCTCAGGAGCTGTCCATTCATCCCTGCCCCGCGGATGACCGGCTGCACAGTCTCCGGGAGGCCTACCTCGGACCTTAGAGCGATGGACACCTGATTGAGAAGCGTTTTGTCTTCCGGCTGGGTGGTCCACGTCTGCTGGAAGAAGAACGGGACCGAGACGGAGACCATGATGATCTCCGTGGTGTCGGGCTGAACGATGGCGCCGGGCGGGCTCTCGCCGCCAACCTGGATGTCTTCCCCTACACGGTGCATCCCGACCTGCATGAGTGCCCGCTTCAAGGTCCTCACCGCGTAGGCGGCGATCCAGGCAAGGCGCTGTGCCTCGAGCCCCTCAGCCGAGAGACAGTTGAAGGTCATCACCGAAGAGAGGAGGTCAGTGTGCCGGCGTGCGCTCGTGGCGGGGTCGTAGTTGAGGGTGATGCGCCCTGTCCTTGCGTCGAGGAGCGGCCCCGCGAACTGATCGAGAGCGATGTTGGTGAAGGCGGCAGGGCCTCTCGCCACGACGATGGCCGGGCGCTTCTCCACCACCTCGAGAGCCACCGTGCCTTCGCCTTGGACGATGATGTCCGTGGTCTCGTAGTCGGACGACCACTGGTAGTTCCCCTTCTGGAAGCTCGCGAAGACGAGCTGGAGGAACTTGGTGAAGACGCGAGTGTACTGCGTGAGAGGATCCTCACCGACACCCTGGGGCTGCGGGGGCCCGGCCGGAACTCGGACGCTCATGCGCGCATGTACTTCTCTCGCTCTTCAGCGAGGCGCTTCACGTAGTGAGCAGACCCTACTGCGGCCGCGCCACCTGCTGCCGTGAGGATCATGTGGCGAGCCTCCTTGGGGAGGCTGTTCCATCCGGCACCGAAGAGCTTCCCTGCCAGCAAGTCTCCAACCATGAAGGTGCCCACTCCAGCGGCAGAGCCTGCCATCATGATGGCGGTGCTCTTCAAGAACTTCTTGGCCTGGTCCCGGTTCGCCTGTGCCCTCGGGGAGACCTCTCTCGAGATCTTCTCGAGCTCGTCGATGAAGGCGAGCTTCGTGATGGGGTGCAGGTTACCGGAGAGTTCCACTGGGGTGTCCGTAGGCGGAGAGGATGTCGGAGTAGCTCTTGCCGCTCTCGACGTTCTGGGGATTCGTGTAGTTGCGGTCGGCGACGGCCACCATCTCTCGCTCGTTGACGTTCACCGGGAGGTCGTACTCGATATCCCCTCTGGGGATCTCGTGAAGCTGGATCTCCTGCCGAACCACTGCGCGAAGCCTCTGGGTGCTGCGAACGCTGATGACTCTCCAGCGCCTGTTGTCTGCCTCGACCAGTATGTCCTTGGGGGACACAGGTGGGAAGGAGATCATCCTCGCGGAGGTGTCACTTGCCTGTTGCGGAGGCAGAGAGCTGTGCGTGACGTTCTTGGGGTTGGGGTCGAACTGGGCGAAGACTTCGATGGGCTGCATGTAGCCGCCCAACCACCCGGTGCCATAGCAGGGCCGGTGGTTCGACCTGGTGATGCGGCCCAGCGTGACGTCGAAGCAAGAGCATCTCGGCCCGAAGGTTCTCGAGATGAAGAGGTAACCCTTCCTCCCCACGAACTCGCGGAAGAGGACGTCCTCTTGGCGCTGGATCTCGGAGCCGATGAGGTCGGGAGCATCCTCGCCGGACGAAGTGGGGCCGAACTCCTTGGCCTCACCCGTCCGGCGATCCACGACCCGCAGCTTGTAGAAGTACTGCCGCCACTTGTGAAGGAGGTTCACCTTCACATCGCGGAAGAAGTACTGATCCACAAGCGGTCCGCCGATCTGCTCGTACGGACCCATTGGGCTGTCCCCGGCCCGAAGAACGAAGATCTCGTGCTCCAAGACATCGTGCCGATCCGCATCCGAGCGCGGACCAGGGACGTTGGCGATCTCCCAGAAGAGATCAACCCTGTCGAGGTCGAAGGAGCGAGTCCAGAACTTGGTTACCTCCAGCATCGCAGCTCCTTACAGCGGCAGCTCGCGCACCACCATGTAGTTGGACATGTTGCTGCCCGAGTACTCGGCGACGATGGAGTGCTGCCCGATCATGCCGGTGGTGTAGGTGGTGCCATCCCCCAACGCCTTGGCGGCCTGGGCGTTGGTAGAGCTGTCGTACATCCGCAGCCGGGCCGAGCTCAACTTGTTGGTCGAGATGTCGTAGATGCACTTGTCGAGCACCGCGTTCTCGTGGAGCATCCCGAGACACCGCGCGACCATCGCCTGCACGAGGTCGATCTGCCCATCGAAGTGACTGGAGAAGTTGTAGATCTGGGTGAGGTCTCGGCCGTCCCCTCCCTTGATGCTGACGACGGCAGCCGTGATGGCCGTTCCGGTGTCGCCGGTCGACGTGGTGATGTGGGAGTCGATCGTCTGGAGGTCGGCCGAGATGGTCAGTCCGACGGGAGTCCCGATGCGGTCGTAGGCCTGCTTCACGCTATTGCCTGCCGTGTTGCCGTGGCCGTCACCTCGAATCATCTCGATGGCGTTGACGATGGCGCCGAAGAGAGTACCCGCGTTGTAGGCATCTCCTGTCACGCCAACATCGGCGACGCGCTTCCCCTTCGTGCCGGCAGCGTAGACCACGGCGTCCGTCCAGACGTCGGAGACGACTTGGGACGTAGGCTGGTCGATGAAGTGGTCCTTGATGGAGATGGTGTCGGAGATGTAGCGCACCTCCTCCGTGGGGATGGAGGAGCCGCCATCGATCTCGAAGACGAGGTCCGGCGCCGCCGAGGTGGTGAAGCTGTAGTCGAAGTAGTACGTCCCGCCGCCCACCTCGAGGATGGGGGGAGACGTCACACCGACGAGGGTGTCCGCCCTCTTGAAGTAGTTGAACGTCGGAGTGAGGGCCGTGTCCGAGTGGCGGAAGCGGACGAAGTAGCGAGCGGTGAACGGGTAGGCGATGGCCATCTCTTACTCCGGGAGCTTCGTGGATGTGCTGTCGACGGCGTTCTTCCGCTTCTCAGCGTAGATGCCCTGCTTCATGGAGCGGCCGCCCTGCGTCTTCGATTCCTGAGGGGTCTCGACCTGGGTGGAGCCCGAAGGCTGGATGGAGGCGAGAGTGACGTAGGCGTCGGCCATGCAGCACCATGATAGAGGGCAAGGGGGACTGAGCATAGGAGGAGCTCAGGACAGGACTCGGAGGCTATCTACGGAGCCGGAGAATCGAACACCGATCCCGTGGAACCTGGCGCAGTAAGAACCTCCGTAGAGCCCCCACCAAGACGGGGGCGTAAAGAGGACTTCGGAACTGCCGAGGCCCACGACCAAACCGGGAGGCCAAGCCCGAACCGTGACCCAGACTCCATCAGGACGCAGGAGCTGGAGCTCAAGGCCGTTGGTGGCTTCCCAGTCGCCGCCACCAAGCATCTGGATCCCAGAGAAGGATCCCGGTGAGCGGATCTCGACGGACTGCTCCGTGCCTATCCCGGCACCATAAGAGTCGAACGCGAACGGGTTACTGTTTGGTGGATACGTCACAGAGGCCGTCACTTCAAAGAACGTGTCAGGCCGGGCAAACCACCAAACACTGCCGACGCCGCGCCAGATGGGGTTGGCAGGGACCACACCAGGGGCGCTGATGCAGTACACCCTTCCCGATGTGCCGGAGCTCCCTCCCACAACACCAACCGCGAAGATCTTAGATCTCGATTCATCGACCTCGAGGCCCGTGATGATGGCGGAGACAGAGCCGACCTCAACCCACTGCGCCGTGTTGTCGATGACGGTCCCGCTCGGTGACCAGAGCGGTTCGGTGATGTAGCTCGTGCCCCCGACCGAGCAGCGGAAGTACCTGCGGTACTGGGCGTAAGGCGACTCGGACGTAGGCGCCACGATGTCGTTCAAGGCGTAAACCTTGCTCGCGACCCAGGGCGAAGCCATCTTCCCGGTGAGCACGGTCTCGGAGATGACGCCGCCCTCGGGGGTCAGGGCGATGATGCCACCATCCCCCATCGCCACGAGGATGTTTCCCGTGGAGAGCACCTTCGCTTGGAAGAAGGATCCCCGACTCAGCACGGGGGTCGTCATCACCATGCGAATGGGGCTGGTAAGGCCCTCGACCCTGTAGACGTTGAAGCGGTCCAACATCGAGACGTAGATGTACCCGACGGAGGGAGAAGACATCACCGCAAGAAGCTTATTCACTCTTGCGGGCATCTTGTGGTCGGTCTGCGCGATAGGAGTGAGCCCGTTCTCCGTGAAGATGCGGAGCTTCTCCTGCGTCCCCTCGAGCGTTGCCACGAAGAGGACGCCGTTGCTCACCGAGACCGCGTGTACTGCCGCGATGCCTGTGATGGGAGTCCCCGATGATCCCCCGGCGATGGGCGCAACGTAGAGCGTGCCCTGGTTGGCGACTGCATCGGAGTAGAGAGCCGCGTAGAGGTAGGTCGGGCCGAGTGCAAGGTCCGCTGCCTGCGCCGGCCCAACGACGTCTCCAAGAGCTGCTCCCGCCACTTGGGCAGTGACGACTGTCGGGACGAGGCCAGAGCCACTGAACAGGCTGAGGGGGCCAAGACCGTCATCAGATCCGTACCGGTCGCCGTCGAGGAACTTGAGACTGCTACCGAGTACGGCGCCACGTACATAGTCACCAAGGCGAGTACCACGATTGCTCCCTTCGACGACGTAGAACTGGTCGGGCAGCGTCGGGTGCTTCAGGATCCCGGCAACCGGCCGGGTGCGGGTGTACGAGCCCGTCTCCAACATCGGCCTTGCATCGTTGCCGAGCTGGAGAACGGAGACATGCGTGTCATCGAAGGGAACGGCTGCGATGTCGACGGTGTTGCGGACGTAGTTGGAAAGAACGGGACGCTCCCCGCTCCACGTCACCCCGCCATCCAAGCTCTCCCGAAGGTAGACCTGTGGCAGTCTCGGGTTCCCGTACACCATCTCGAGCGTGGGCCCCTGCACGCCGCCGCGGTACAGGATGGATGGCTTCATCCCAACACCGAGACGGGTCGGCAGTGCAAGCGTGGCCCCAGTAGTCTCATCGAACCGCGCCACGTAGAGGTCCGTTCCACCAACATCGAAGACCGCGACGACCGCGTTCGACGACGGAACGTAGATCGTCGCTACGTTGTGGAACGAGGCTTGAGTGGCCCCAGCCACCTCGGTGAAGTCCCCACTCGTGTGGGGCTTCCACTGAAGGATCCTATCTACCCCGGACCCTTGCGTGGTCCAGGCGAGATGCATCACGCCGCTCTTGGAGAACGAGGAGAGGTACTCGACGTACCCCTCCTGCGTCACCTGGCTGATGGCGGAGACGGTCACTACTGCCTCAGGGCGGTCGTGTAGCGGCTGAAGCGGTGGCGGCGCTCTCCCTTGATCGTGTAGGTGAGAGAGACCTCACCGGCGAAGGTCGGGCTGGCGCCGGTGAAAGCGTTCACCAGCGTGACTTCAGTGCCGGAGACGAGAGTGGCGATCTTGTACGGTCCCTTGTTGGCGGTGCCTCCCGTGATGAGGAGGACACGCCCAACATCATCGGCCGTGAAGATGGAAGCAGCAGCCTGGAGGTGGTTGCCGCCGGCGACGGTCACCCCTGCGGTGAGGCTGGTGCCTCCCACGTCGGCAGGCCAGAACTTCACGACGCCCTTGATGTCCTGGCTCACATCACCCGACTGCTGCGGGTACATGTGCTCGGTGAAGAGGAGCCGTGCGACGTTGGTAGCGTCGATGCCCATGGTGACCGTGCGGTTCTCGACACAGCGCCTGCGGATCTCCCAGTTCTGGCCGGTCGCGCTGCGCCACTGCTTCTCGTTGACCACGATGGTCTTCAGGTCGTCCGAGATGCTGAGGATGCTCATCTCGGTGAGCCCCACCTGGTTGGAGCCGCTCATGAGGACGATGTAGTCCGGAACAGTTCCACCGGCGTTGATGCCCTCATGCACGGAGAAGGTGACCGCCGTGTCGGAGGAGACAGTGGCCGCGTTGCCAGCAGGAGAGGTCACAGTCACCTGCGTCGCGGAGACGTAGGAGGAGATGCGGAAGACGGCGTTGAGGTTCACCCCGCTGGCGATGACCAAGAAGCGGCCAACGTCGGAGGTCAGGAAGGGAGGATCTCCACCGCCAGCGGTAAAGGTGCTCGTTCCATTTGAGGTGCCGTTGGTTCCCTTCGGCCTGACCCGGAAGCCGAGGAACTTGTTGGCACCGGTGAGAGTGATGGTATCCCCCGCCGTGCCACCAAGGGCAGCCGTGCCATTGGCCCAGGCGTACTGCGGAGCTGCGCTCTGCTTTGCCTGGATGAAGTCCACGCGGTTGAAGCAGGCCGCAAGGAAGTTCGGTTGCGAGTCGACGGAGTCTGCCCGGCTGTAGTCCGTCAGGAACAGCCTCTTCCCGCTCGTGTCGAACATCTCGATGCTGTCGATCGAGGTCATCGCAGCCAAAGAGCCAGAGGTTCGACCAGTGGCGCCAAACTTCCACCACCGAGCGGTCCGTGCTGCCGAAGGAAGATCGGACAAGTCGAACACGATCTTCACGTCGTGAGATGTGTAGTACTGAGCGGAGAAGAGCGTGCGCTGACTAAAGTTCTCCTTGCCGTCGTTGCTGATGAAGGTGCCGTTGTTGGCGACATCAGGAGGAGTGGCCGTACCCGAATAGGAGAGCCTCTTCACCACGCTCCAAGTGGGCTTCACACACTGCCAATTCTGGTTGGTAGAGGTGACTCCAGGGGTATGACGAACCTGAGCCGTCGTTGTGGAGAGCAGCCGCTCCACGACGTACTGGTACGTGGGCACGGCAAGGCTCGGGATGCAAATGAGATCCTCTTCCGTCACGCTGTCGTGCACGGCAAAAGTGAGCCCGGTCGCGGCACCGGAGAATGACTTGGCGGTCTGGTCGAGGTTGCAAATGGTTGCCTGCGAGCCGTCTCCGTTGACGGAGACGATCCGGTAGGACCCTGCATCGGACCCGGAGGTGATCTTGAGGGCCTTCCCGGCGTGGCCTGTGAACTTGCCGACAGCAGAGACGAAGACGTTGACTCCGTAGGTCCCAGGGCTCGTTTCTCCATCTGCGCCAGAGGAGACCGAGGTTCCCAGGAAGTCGCCAGAGCTGACGGAGATCGTAGTGCTGCTGAGTGTTGCAGTGATGTTGGCGGTGCCGCTGGTCCTGATCGAAGACGATGCTGCCGGGGCACCGCCAGCGTTCGGCGCATTGTAGAGAATGCCGAGCAGCCCGCCGTTGGCCGCGAGAGGAGACAGCCACTGCGCGTATTGTGCGAGCGTACTGGCGCGTGCCCGAATGATGATGGAACCGATCTCCACATCAAGTCCCGCGTCGACCGTGTGGGCACAGCCAACAGCGTTGACGACGGTGCCCCCAATGAAGGAGGTAGGAATCGGGACGTTGGTTCTGTTGCCGGTCCCGTCGAGTGACCGAGCGATACAACCGTCCAGCAACTGGTCGCCTCCCGTGAGAGGAGACCCTGGGAGAGCCAGATGGGCAGGCTTCGACGGAGAGAAGTTGGGATTCGCAGCGGCGTAGGATTCTGCGTAACACTGAGCTACCCCAGCACCCATAACTGGCACAACATCCATCGCGAACTTGATGGGCTCCTCTTGCTCCGAGAGTAGCGTCTTGGCGACGTAGGCCTCGTACAGAAGGCCGGTGATGTCCTGGGTGTTGTCCTTTGCGTAGCCGGTGCACGCCGTGAAAGTGCAGTTCTCTGGGCCGATGGCTGCGCCAGCGCCGAGATCCCAGATCGTGTACTGGAGAGATCCGGCTGTGGCGGTGGCCAAGAGAGCCACGCCGTTGAACTTCTGGAGAGTCAGAAGAGTGTCGTTCGTCACAGCAGAGATGATGTAGACGCCCGCGTCGGCGCCACTCTCGACCCGGAGGTAGTAACGGCCCTTGTCGGCAGCGATGAAACTGAGGGACGAGAAACCAGAGCCGGTGAAGCTCCCGGCCCCAGACGCAGTGGCCCCGTCGTTCTTGGCGGTACCGAGTTGGCCAACACGGCCGATGAAGTCCGTGTTCTCCCCTCCGACCCCAGCCTGTCGAGTGAACTTGACCTTCACCCCAAAGACGAGGTCGTCAAGTGTCGTGTGCAGAGGCTTGGTGAGGCAGCCCGGGGAGCTCGTGGCGTCCGGAAGCGACCCACGCACGACTTCCCGAGCGACCCACGCCCCACCGACCCACTGATAGTGGGTGGCGCTCACGTGTGCGACAACAAGCCCAGGATAGGTCGCTCCAAGGTTGCGTTCCGGGCGATACCAGACGAATCCCCCATACCCATCCATGAAGTACAGCATGTTGGGGGTGCTGGTGAAGTATGGAGCCCCAGACCAGTACGATGGCATCTCGGAGACGTGGAACCCACCGACCTCGAAGCAGTCCGATTCTCTATTGAGGTGAACGAGGTGGCTGTAGGCCTGTTGGGCTATCTCCATCAGTGAGCAGTAGACTTGCCCATCGGGCATGAAGAGGAACTGTCTGACCTTGGGGATGTTGGTGTACGATGCGTCTGTGCCGTCCAGCATCAGTTTGCCGTCAGCTTCCGCGTATGTTCCCGTGGTGTTTAGTCCGAAATAGCGAGAGAACTGTGCGGAGAATGTGTCAGGGTTGAACTTAAACTGTCCTTGGTTGGTACCGACCCAGAGCTCGCGGAAGTAGGTGTTGGTGTTGACCGCCACCGAGTAGGCGATGGTCGGAGCCGTCGGGTTGAAGTTGGATCCAGGAACTTGAACGGCGAAGTCTGTGAGAGGCCGTTGTTCGACCAAGCCTGTGGAGACCACAAACTTGTTGAGGCGGCCCGCCGTGTCGGTGGAGTACCAGAAGACGTTGCCATTGAGGGGATCCACGCACGCGGAGGGCACGCTGCCGAGGTAGTACGGTGCGATGGTGGTCCCGTTCGTCATCGTCACGGTCTTGGTAAACCGCTGAGTGAGAGAGAGCGAGTCCAGGTACGACATCTTTCCCGCGTTCCATGCGGTGTCCGTCGACGTGAACAAGTAGATGCGGTCGCCGATGGAGTAGGTGCCCCCACTTCCCCCGGCGAAGGAGACGGCACCGCCGGCGAGGGTTGTGACCGTGACGTCGGTAGCGGAGTTCCTCGCCGAGATGAGGTATGTCCCGTTGTCCTGCGCGTTACCTGTGAGGGTGATGCAGCGGCCGATATCCTGCGCCGCGAACGCCCCAGTAGCAGAGGTGATGTGGCCGGCAACGGTCGAGGCAGCGTCTCCCGCCGTACCCGAGCGGAAGCGCGTCTTGTCGAGCACCAGACCGGAAGGAGCATAGCCTCCCGTGGTGCCGAGCGCGGCCCCAGTGAGGAACGTGTAGGACAGGTCGCGCTTGATGGCGAGCACGCCGTTCTTCGTATTGTCCGTAAGGTGGTAGATCGGGAAGTACGCGGTGCCGTCACTACCGATCTCGCACCCACACGCAGTTGAGGCATCAGGAAGAGTGAATGGCGTCGGAAGAGGGTCGTTCGGAGTACCGGTGGTGGTTGCAACTTCCCGCATCGTCTCCGGGCTCTTGTAGTTCCAATACCCGATGCTGGACGGGGCTCCGGCAGTGTACCTGTCGCCATGGGCGAGCCAGAGGCGCTGAGACACCTTGTCGAGACCCATCCCCGTGCAGATAGAGTATGCGGTAACTCCTCCACTCACGTTGTAGTGGAAGCCCCCTTCAGTGGCGATGGAGGGGTAGATGAGTCGATGCGAGGCACAGCCATTGTCCTCAGAACCGTAGTTGGCGGCGCTGTCAAAGCCCCCTGACCCCCACAACCAAGGCCGATGGGAGAACCAGTAGGATCCACGCTGCGCCTCGTTTGTCGGAGACGGAGATCCGCTCTTCTCGAAGTGAACCCTGAAAGCGAGTGAGTTCCTGCTCTCACCGGGGTCGAAGAAACCATCGACGTCGACACGCCCGACAGAGGCCCACATGACGGCGGTCTCATTGAAGAAGGCTGGACGCTGCGAAAGGCTGGCGGCGACTCCGACGGTAGAGGCCTGTGCGATAAACGGCTGTCCCGTCATCGTCTGGAGATACAGCCGGCCGTTGGTCCGATCGAGGTGTTGGACGAAGTACTGCCCTCGATCTGCGCCCGTCTCGATACGCAAGATTGATGTGAGATGCTGATGGGTGTGGCCTCCGCTGAAGTTGAGGCTAACCGTGCTCGTGACGAACGTGATGTAAGACAGCCCCACGGACGTGGTCACGGTGCATGCTGCTGCCGGGTGAAGGTAAGGAATACCGATCTGCTGAACCCCCAGGTCGGTCAGCGACACCATGTTGTTGTGACCCCAGTAGCTGTTGTAATTGAGAGTACGGTTCTGCGCATGGCCGATACCGATGCCAGAGAACACCGCCGGAATGGTGGCCTGTAGAACCGACACGGGGGTAGTTGTGGCAATCCTCATCCTGCCGATGTCGACGTTCGTCGCAATGTTGGCCTGAATGTTGTACGCCGGATACCCGTAGGTATTGTCGAGCCCAAGGAAACTGTGACGAACTGGGGAAGTCAGTACAGCTCCTGCGGCAAGCGCGGGATGTGACCTCCAGGGCCACATGAGCGGGTACAGGTTCGGGGCGGACGTGTTTGCGTTCCACCACCAGGTGGTGACCTCAGCGAGCTCTGCCTTGAATACCGTGTTGGCCTTCTCGAGGACCTCTCGAACACCGCCAAGCCCCGTACGTTCGATGCGAACCTGACTGAGAATCTCGCGCATGAGTTACACCGCCGCCTGGAGGGTGAGCCGATAGGAAACTTCGAGCGTCTGAATCGTCGTCTGGGTCTTGACCGGGTTGATCAGGGAGTAGCACATCACACCGGTCGCCCCGATAGTGATCCCCAGACCCGTCGACGCAAGGCCGACAGCTGCCAGCTGTCTGTTGGAGGCCGGAACGTTGAAGATCGTGCTGACCGTTTTGGTGATTGCGTTGCCGTCTACGGTTGGCGTAACCGCGGCGGTGATCTGCGCTTGACCAGAGTGGTCGAAGAGGGCGTAACGGGAGACGAGAGCAGGCTCTCCGACCGGACTGGTGAAGAGGGCGAGGCTGTTGGCATACAGCCTGTCTGCCCACGTGCGCCGACCGTAGTCGGTTTGAAGGTTCGGTTGGTGGATCTCCCAGGCAACCTCTCCGTCTGGGTTCCGACAGACGGCGTCGAAGAAGCCCTTGATGGAGCAACCGAATGAGGCGTTCGGAGGACCGCGCATGGCGGAAAGGATAAGCGCAGAGTCCTCAGGGGAGAGCTCATGGATTTCGATCATGGGTATCTCCACCGAGGAGGGGATCGTGTGTAAACCGCCAAGCTGCCAGCGTTGGTAGAAGAGAAGCTCAAGGCAAGACCCCCACCGACCCCAGCACCATACCCCACCTCACCGTAGGAGCCCTTGATCGGAGTTCTGGTGATGTAGCCAACAGGGAAGATGGGGGAAGGGATGGACCCCACGCCAGCAACCACCGTCTCTGGGAGATCTCCATCCTTGTTGAGGACGAGAGTGTCCGGGTAGGTGAGGTAGTAATTGTCGACCTCGCCGAGAGTGTCTCTGATGGTGTTGGAGCGCGCCGTGAGGGCAGGCACGCCCAGAGAGGTGAGAGGACGCACGAAGTAGCTTCGATAGCGGAGACGAGTCGAGAGGGCAAAGAAGTGCCGACCCAGCTGGCTCTCCAACACGTATGTTGAGTACCCGAGGAGTTGGACAACGCCGCCGATGAGGGAATACACCGAGTAGCCGTAGGCGTTCGACCCGCTGATGGTGATGCCGAAGCTGGGCTTCCCTGTGAAGGCGATCGTCACCGTTGAGTATGCGTCGCTCGGGGCGTCTTGATCACCCTTCTGGAAGGAGCGCAGCCGGCCCTCGTTTGCCCCTACCAAGACGGCGTCTCCATAGGCGCCCTTGATAGGGGTCCTGGTGATGTACCCAACCTGCTCGATCGGCTTCAGGCCGACTCCGGCACCAAGCCGCACTCCTTCACTCCACTGTCGAGGATGGAGCTTCACCACCGTCGAAGACTCAGTCAGGTACGGCATCGTCTGCGTAGCAGGTGGGTCTCCCACTCCTGCCGTCATCTTGTAGACCTTGCCGGAAGAGACGAAGGCTACGAGCAGCGTGTCCGTGGCGGCGTCATAGATGAGCTCTGGCTTCTCGGTGCCCCCGGGGTTGATGGCCCCCGTGGCGGCCGGACCGCCCGAAGTGATTTGCACTTCCGGACTGAAGAGTCCGAGCGTGTTCTCTCGTACGGCGTAGAGCGACCCGTCGCGCTCGTACGTCCACCACCTCGAGCCGCCGCCCATCTCCGCGGCACCCACGCTCTTCACGTTGTTGTAGGCCGTGAGGCGGAAGAAGTTCGAGTAGAGGGTGAGGCGGAAGTAGACGGAGCGGAGGTAGGGGCTGTACGTCCTCGCCACGTCGTGGATGGAGAGCTCGTCCACCATCCCCTGCCACCAGCCGTTGTCGACGAGGCGGTCGCTCTTGCCGATCTTCAAGAGCGCCGTCGCACCACCCGTGGGCGCAGGGACTGCGAGGGTGGGCGATTGGGTAGCCCCGTTCACGGTGCAAGAAGCCCAAGAGGAGAGCTTGTTGTCGATGAAGAGGTAGATGGTGTTCGCCGCCCGAAGCAGCGCGAGGGAGTAGTAGCGGCCAGACCTGACCGTGCCTGTTGCTGTCTTGAGTTCGACCAAGACCTTGGCGCCGTACTCGTGGCGGTAGATGATCTCTCCCGTGCTGGAGATGTAGAGCCCGTAGAGGATGTTGTCGGTGGCGCTCGAGCACTCGACCAAGCAGCGCAGGAGAGAGCCCGAGCTGTTCACCTGGTCGAGGATGGGCCAGACGATGAGCGTCATGTCCCCCAGCAGCCTGAAGGGGGCGGGAGAGATGGGGTAGGCGTAGGTGCTGGAGCCGTTGAACTGCCGGCCGTTGTTGACGCGAGAGGGGGCAACGGAAGGGGAAGCTACGATGGTCAGGTTCCGACCGTAGCTCCCCTCGTCGATGCCGTAGTCGGTCTCGTTTGCTTCGTCGAAGCCCCAGTAGCCTACGACGTTGGCATCGAGAGGGAGGCGAGTCGCCACGTGCTACCTCTCATTGTCTGCTCCTACGCCTGGCCCATCCCCATCGCCCTCGCGACCCGTCCCCGCATTGCCTGCATGCGCGTCTGCCTCGCGTCCACGTACGACTGCGGCTTCGGGCCGGGGATGGGAGAGGGTGTGACTGAAGTTCCCTTCGCCGCATCGGTGCGGCGAGCGACCTCAGCAGCCATGTCGCCGGGGGCCTGCTTGGCCTTCTTCACGGCGCTCGCCAGCGCCTTCGGGTCCGGCGCGGCGCCGGGGGCGGTGCCCGTCATGACGCGGGCCGCCATCGGGGTCGGGGCGGGCGCGGGAGCGCCACCCTTGGCGGGGAGCGCCTTCTGCGGAGCCGCCGCCGGGAGGGCCCTCTGGGCCGCCCCAGCTGCCGGAGCAGCGGCGGGAGCCGCCCGGGCAGCCACGTTGGCCTGCCGCATCGCCCCGCGGGCCTGCTGGCCCCAGGCACCCTTGCTGCTCAGGAGAGCCTTCTGGCCGAGGTGGGCTCCGCCGGCGAGGGCCGCGCCGCCGGCGGCGCCAGTGAGGGCGCTCCCCACCACGCTGGCGTTGGGGTCGTTCGAGACGGCTGCCCGGGCGCCGTTGAGCACCGCGCCGCCCGCCGCGCCGACGAGAGCCTTCTTGGCGACGCTGGTGCGGGCCATGGTGCGGAGAGCCTGACCCATCATCAGGTTGGCTTCCTTCGTCTTGGCCTGGGCGAGGTGGCGGCCAGCCGCGTCGGCGGCCTGGATGGCGGCCTGCTTCTTGGCCTTGCGCTTCTTGATGACGTGGTTGATGGCCGCCCCTGTGAGTGCCGCCGCGGTGCCGCCGGCGATCCCCTTGATGGCGTGCCCTGCGATGTCTCGCCGGTCGAAAGCCTTCTTCTCCTTGCTGAGGACCCTCTTGATGCTGTGACGGATGCGGTCGCCTGTGTTGAAGGCCACTTTGCCGTACACCTCCGCGATGTCCTTGGCGGCCTTCCCGACCGCTCCGCGATGGGCCATCGTCATCTGTGCCAGAGGGATTGCCGGGGCGGCCAGGTTGGCCACGAGAGCGCCCTTCGCGGCGCCCTTCAGCGCGCCCTTTACGCGGCTCTTCGTCTTCCCCTTCCCGTCCTTGCCGGGCTTCATCGCTCCGCGCAGCCCGCCAGCGCCGGCACCCACTGCCGTGGCAGCTCCGTGGAGTTCGGCCAGCGTGTAGGCCTTCTTCTCCTTCTCGTCGATGCCACCGAGGGCCTGTGCCAGCTGCATCTCTGGGGTCATGTCTTCTCCTAGAACAGCAGCTTGGCGAACTCGACGCCGACCTTGGCGCCGACGGCGGCCGCAGGAAGGGCCGCAGGAAGGGGATGCTTGGTGGAGAGAGTCGCAAGCTGACTCATTGGCTTGGCGAGGATGCGACGAGACTCGCTCACGAAGGTAGGCTTCTTCCCTTCCTTCTTGCGCTGCTTCTCGTCGTGCTCAGAGGAGGCCTGGATCCTCGAGAAGAGCCTCTGCTGCCCCGACTTGCCGCCGTCCTTGGGGGCTCTGTTGGCGGCGTACTGGGCCGCCACAAACGTCGCAGCACCGAGAGCGGCGCTCACCGCCATGGGGTTCGACTTGAGGACGCCGAGAGCCTTGGCGCTGAGACCAGCGAGACCGCCAGCTGCGGCGATCTTGGTGAGCTCGTCTCTGAAGGCGCGCACGGTCACGACGTTCATGGCTCCCAGCCTACCGGGTAGAGGAGGGTGTGGGAACTACGGCGTGTGGACGAGGACGTGGTGTCCGCTGGCCGCGTCGAAGTAGATGGCGACGGTCTTGGCGAGCGTGATGACGTTGGCCGTGATGTAGGCCTGGAGGTCTGCGACGTTGGCGAAGGTCTTGACGGTCATGTGGTGCTCCTACCCGCCGATGCGGGCAATGACTCCAGGGTTGCGGACAGCAGCGGCAGGCGTGCCTGTGATCGCAGAGCCCGGCAGCTTCAGCTTCGGCTTGACTGCGAAGTGCTGGGCGAGGTCCTTGTACACGCCCGCGCCGAAGGGCAGCTTCTTGGCGATCTTCATGAGCTCGTCGGCGAACGCCTTCTTCTCGATGAGCTTCAGCTTGTCGTAGTACATCGGGTCCTCCGTGAGGTGGTCCTCGGCGATCTCGGTGGCGATGCGAGGGTTGCTGGTGTGCTCGCTCTCCACCTTGCGGCCCTGTGCCAGCGCCTTGGGGGAGAAGTCCTTGGCCTTCTTCTTGTCCGCCAGGCCGCCACGGAGGACCTGCATCACCAGTCCCCGTAGAAGTTGTTGATGAAGCGGTACTCGGAATGGATGCCGCCGCCCCAGGCCGACTCGATGTTGTAGGCGACCTTGATCTTCATCTTCTTGTCCTCGTAGCTGTTCCGGAAGAGCTGGATCCAGGCTTGGAGGAAGGGCGTCTTGTCGTTCACGCCGACGGTGATGCCACCGTCAGAGAACTGGAGGTGGTTGCGGGTCTGGAGAAGACCCACCGACTCCAGCAGGGTGATGACTGTGGCGCGCAGCAGGAGGGAGCGAGAGGGGTAGTCGTTCAGGCCGAAGCGGGTGAAGGGCGGGGTGGTGTTGAAGTCGTCCACCGCGTCGATGATGGCCCAGGCGATCTGCCGGTTGGAGCTCTCCTCGCCGGCGATGAGCCGGTTGAGCTCCGGGTAGTCCCGCATGTAGGCCCGCACCAGCTGGATGAAGCTGTCGAGCTGCGTCTGCGATGCCGGAAGGTCCGCGAACTCGCTCGCGTTCCGGGCAGGCAGGACAGGGTCGATCTTGTTGCTGATGGGGTCCGACACGGCCTACCTCTTCTTGAACTTCTCCGCGGTGGACTGGAAGACCGGCTCCGGCTTCTTCTCTTCGGGCAGCAGGGCAACCTCGGCCACCTTGGGGTCGACGTAGACCTTCTCGACCTTCTCTTGGACGACCTGCTTCTCCACCACCTTGACGGGGGCCGTCTTGGCCGGCGGTGGGGGAGGGATGATGACCTTCGGGACCCAGCCACGAGGCAGAGACCCGAAGGAGATGGTGCCGGCTCGCGCGAGCTCCTGCTCCCTGTTCGGGATGAAGAAGTCGAGCTCCTGGAAGTCGAGGCTCCCGCCGCTGGGCGGGATCACCTTGGTGCGGAAGGCGAGAGGCTCCGCCGTGAGGTTGAAGACCCGCATGGTCTACTTCTTCTTCTTGGGGGCGCGGGCCACCGGGACCTCGGTGGTGGTGACGTCGCTCGGAGCGTCGGTGGTGGCCTCGGCGGCCTTGGCGGCCTCGTCGGCAGCAGCCTGCTCGGCCACCTGGACGGGGTCAGGCCAGGCCTGGCCGGCGATGGGGGTGACGGGGATGGAGAGGTCCTCGGGGAGCTTGGTGCCCTCCATGGAGGCCTGCTGGACCGGGGCCGGCTCGCCCTCGCGGGTCACGATGATGGCGTCGGCCTCGAGCAGGGTGTCGATCTGGTGCTTGGCGGCCGCGTACTGGCCCTCGTCCAGGCGGATGAAGGAGCCGCGCCGCACGTGGAAGGCGCCGATGACCGGCTCCTCCGTGAACTTCGGGTGGGTGCGCTGCTTGTCGCTCGGGGGACCACCGACGTAGGCGGGACGGATGATGTAGTCCATGAAACCTCCTGCTGCTGAAAGAGAAGAGGGGCGGGCGGTCTCCCGCCCGCCCCTCAAGCTACATGACTGCTCCGAAGGCGACCAGCTTTAGAACTGGTCGACCTGCGGGTAGGTCGTCCCGGCGTCGGCCAGGTTGTTGACCGGGTTCAGGTCGGACTCGTCCATCGGCAGGACGGCCGCGTAGCCGGAGTCCGGCGAGGCGCCGGGGACCACGCCACCACCGAAGAGCTCGAGCTTGGTGACCGCGGCGACGTTGCCGAAGCCCATCCCGATGTCTTCCCAGCTCTGCCAGGTGATGAGGTTGGCGATCTTGTCGATGTAGAACTTCGTCTGGTTCAGGATGTAGAACCGGCCGAAGAACTCGGGCGCCGTGAAGCAGTACACGTTGCCCTCGCGCAGGATGTTGGTCTTGATGGTCCGGATGATCTTCAGGCCCACCACGGTGTTGCTCTTCCAGCCCTCGGTCGCCGTCTCGGCAGCGATGTTCCAGACCTCGGTCATGGTCCAGGTCGAGAGGGTGTCGTAGTCCGGCTCCGTCATCAGGAGCCGCTCCGACCGGAGGAAGCGCCGGTGCAGGAGCTGCTTCAGCTTGACGAAGTCGTTCTTCTGGAGCGAGTACACCGTGAAGGTGTTCGCGTTGCCGGTGACGGCGCCGGCGCCCTTGATGACCGACGACACCACGGCGGTGCCGCCGTTGACCTTGTTGGAGGTCGCGGTGCCACCGTTGGCGGAGAGCTGCATCGCCTGGATGCAGGCCTCGACGAAGATCAGGAACTGGCGGTCTTCGATCGCCTGGATGTCCTTCACCGAGTTCTCCTCGATGATCTTGGTGATGGGCATCTCGTACGCCAGGAGCTCCTGCTCCGTCTTCTCGAACTTCTCCGAGGAGATGGTGAAGAAGGGGATCTCGAAGCGCGGGGCGCGGATGAACCGAGCCGTCGGCTGACCGCGGAAGGTCAGGCTGGTGGCCTTCGAGTTCGGCTCGATGTCCACGATCTTGACGAGCGTGTCGTGGTTCACCGAGCGCTGGAGCTCGCTCCGCTGGACGGGAGTGGGCGGGATGATCTTGCGGGCGAACGAGACCTCACGGAGGCGGTCCCGGATGTAGGTGCCTCCGAACTCGGCGATCTTGTCCTTGCCCTCGGTGGACCCGATCTTCTCGAAGAAGAGGTCGTTGAGGACCTTGGCTGGAACGGCAGTGGCGCTCATGGTTGTGTCTCCTGTGCTTTCTGTGTGAGCGCCGAACTACACCAGCGCGTTCCCGAAGTGGACGAAGCGGAGCTTCCCACCGTTGGCGGCGGGCAGCTTGGTCGCGTAGCCCACGACCAGGGTGGTGGCCGTCGCCGAGCCCTGCTCGACGAGACCGCGCCGGCCCAGGTGGGCACCGGAGGCGAGGCTGTTCACGATCAGCCCCTCGCCCAGGGTGATGCCCGAGGCGACCATGACCTGGGTCTCGGCCTCGTACATGCCGAGCATCAGGACGTTGACCTTGCCGATGGCCTGCGTGTCGTACCGACCGCGCTCGGTGTGCACCGGGAAGGTGAGGGGGCTGTACGACTGGACGCCCGTCGCGCCGCGCGCCAGCTGGTAGCTCGAGTTGATCTCGAGCCACTCGCCGTCGACGAGAGGGAGTGTGCCCGTGGGGGCGAGGATGGTGCTGTCCGCGATGGTGAAGTCGCGGCGGGTCAGGGTCTGGAGCTCGGTGATGAGCTCGAAGTTCGGTCCGGCCATGGTTGTCGTCTCCTATTCCTTCAAGGGGTAGCGTTGGATGCAGCGAATGGTACAGCTAGGCGGAGGCCAGGGCCGCGGCGAAGCCTGCCGCCGCGGAACCGCCGTCCTCGTCAGTCCCCATGCCCTCGACCTCGATGGTCCCTTCATCATGGACCGAGGCGAGCTTCATCTGGGGGGCCGACAGACCGACGGCCTGCCTGACGACCTCGAGGTCGTCACGCTGGAGCAGACCAGCCACCTTCTCCTGGAAGGAGGCCTCGGGCTCGAGGCCCTTCTCCTCCATCAGGTGAGCGATGGTCTCGGCCTGCGCCTTCTTCTCGAACTCCGCGACCTTCTCGCGGAGCCCCTGGTTCTCCTCCGAGAGAGTCCGGAGGTTCTCGGCCGCCAGCTTCATCATCTGGCTGACCTCGACGTTGCTGATCTTCCGCATGACGTTCTCCTTGCCTTTCTCGGTGGTGTTGTTACGAGGCCTTCTTGGCCTCGACGGCCGTCTTGAGCTTGCAGTGACGGCAGGTACCGTCCCCGTCGCACTTGCAGCCCTCCTCCGCGATCTTGCGGAGGTAGGCCTTCGCCGCTGCGATCTTCACGCCACCCTTGGAGGCGTTCCGCAGGTTCTGGTTGACCGTGTTGTCGGTCGAAGATGTGAGGGCCGGCTCCTTGAGCACCTGGGCCAGCTCCGCCTTGCGGGGAGCCTTGGCCTCGCGCTTGGTGGCGCCGACGGGAGCCTTGTTGCTGGCGATCATCTGCCGGCCCGCGTTGCTGGGGATGGGGGCCGACTTGTCGTCGAGGGTCTCGCCGCCACCGTGGAACTCGGCGGCCTTGATCTTCTCGAGGACGTAGTCGATGGCGCCGGCGGTCTTCTCCGGGACCACGATGGCTTCGCCGTTGGCCTGGGCGCGCATGGCGGCGATGCGCTCGAGCACACCCTGGCCCGCGGTCTTGAGGACGCCCTTGGCCGGGTAGGCCGCGGAGGGGCCGACCTTGCGGGTCTCGTCCGTCTCCATGGCGGTGGCGGCACCCGGGTTGTCCTTGGTGGCCTTCTCCTTGGAGCTCTGCGGGATCTGGGTCTTGGCCTTGGCCCCGGTGTAGGTCTGCTTGCCGGCGGTCACGCCCTTGGTCGGGAGGACCTCGCCGCCCTGGGGCTTCTCGCCGCCGAGCTCGATGGAGTCGCCGGCCAGCTTCTCGGCCACGAGGTCCAGAGCAGAGGCCAGCTTCTCGACGGAGTCGGGGTCGAAGGCGTCGAAGGAAGCCTTCTTCTCGGCCTCCTCTTCCTTCTCGGTCGGGATCTTCCCGCCGTGCTCGCGCTTCTCGTACTTCACGAGCTTCTCGACCTTCTTCTCGTCCTTCTCGTCCTTCTTCGACTCCTTGCCCTCGGCCGCGGCGAGCTTCACCCGAGCGGACTCGATGTGCTGCGCGATCATGTCCTGGAGCGGGAGGCGGCCTGCCAGCTTGGTGTGCATCTTCTTCTCCTTCAGCCCGCCGTGACGGGCGGCGGGGTTGTGATCTTCGTGCTCGACAGCGAATCCTTCATTGGCGACATCGCCGGTGACTCTCGTGGCATCGACGTCTGCCCCATCTTCATTGGCTTGGGGCGGGCCATGGCGGTGATGTTGGACGGCGTCGTCATGGCGATCTTCGAAAGCTCATCAGCGAATCCCCCCCACAATGCCAAGCTGTCTGCGTTCTTGGTCTTGTGGTTGGAGTCTGCTGTATGCACGTGCTCCCCTACTCCAGCTCTGCTTCGATGCCGCTCTCCGCGAGGATCTCGTAGGCCCGAGCCATGGCGAGCGTGTCCAGCGCGCTCGCCCGCTTCTCCCCTCCGAAGTGCTTGACGGCCTGGTGGACGGCGACGGTGCCGGCGGCGGCGGCGAGGCCCTTCCCCCAGTGCTTCTTGACCATGCCCGGAGCGGCCTTCACTGCGCGCCGCGCGGCGTGACCGATGCGGTCCTTGACCGACCGGCCCTTCTGAATCCGCTCGAGCCGAGCAGTGGCCCGGGCGCGGCGAGAGGGGGACTCCTGCGTGGCGTGCGACGCCAGCTCTTCGAGACGAGCCTTGTTCCGCTTCGATGCCTCGCCCGCGGCGTCTCCGATCGAAGAGGCAGAGGAGCCGCCCGCCGGAGCGGGGCTGCTGGCCGGCTTCGAGCCGGAGTCGTGAGGAGCCATGGTGCCGGCGGCACGCGCCGTCTGGGCTGCCTTGCGCCGCGCGTGCTTCCCGCGGGCGGCAGTCTTCTCGAGGAGGATCTCCTCGGCCAGGTCGTTGAGTTCGTCGTAGGTCATGGCGTTCTCTGAAGGGGTGGAGAGGGGAGGGGCCGTGAAGCCCCTCCCTCCCCGGGTGAGCTACTCGGCGCTCTCGTCGCTGTCGGCCAGCTCGTAGCCGTTCTCGGCCAGGATCTCGGCCGCGCGCTGCTCGACGGCGTCGGCGAGGACGTCGTACTTGGTGACCTCGGTCTCCTGCTCCTCGATGCCGGAGGCCTCGAGGATCTCGTTGGCGCGCTGCTCGGCCAGGGTCTCGAAGGCGGAGGCCTTCTTCTCCTTCTTGCCGAAGGCCTTCTTCGCCCCGGCCCCGGCGGCGCCGGTGGCGGCCACGGCGCCCGCGCGGGCGCCCCAGACCTTCTTGCGCTCGCCGACCGCGCCGAGGAACTTCTCCTTGGCGCCCTTGGCACCCTTGCCGCCGGCCAGCAGCTCGCCGCCGCGCTTGCCCGCCGCGCCGGCCTTGGAGCCGGCCGAGCGGACGTGCGCCATGACCTTGGAGCCGACGCCCTTGACGGCCGCCTTGGCCGCGTCGATGCGGGCGCCGGCGGTCTTCTCGATCTGCCGCAGCTCCTGCACGTAGGCGTGGGCCATGATGCGGCCCATCTGGTCGGCCTCGGCGACCTTCTCCTCGAGCTCCTCGTCGGAGGCGGTCTTCTCCTCCTCGGCGGGCTCCTCGACCTCCTCGGTCTCCTCCTCGCCCTCGGCGCTGGCCTCGAGCACCTCGGCGGCGACGGCCTCCAGGTCCTCCTCGGTCAGGCCCTCGAGGTCGATGGCGCCGTCCTCGGTCAGCTCCTCGGCGGCAGCCGCGGCGGCCAGCTTCTCCTGGTCGTCCTCCTGATTGGTCCCGTAGATCTCTGCGAGCGTCTTGTCCATGTGTTCTTCTCCTTCGATTCGTTGAACTTCGGCGATCAGTGTGGGCCGTCTACGAGGGGCTTCCGCACCCTCTAGGCCGACAGCTCCTCAGGGAGCCACGGAATGGCCACCGCGGAGGCACCATTGCCTCGGGTGGCGATCAGCAGGCTGCGGTTCGAGAGATGAGCGCTCATGACGTATGCGACCGTGTTGTGGTCGATGATCGGATTGGGGCTGGAAGTCTTGCTGAACATCGTGACCAGTTCATCTCCGAAGAAGTTCGACCTCAACTGCGAGTCACTCTGTACTGCCTCTCTTGCCTGCGACAGCTTCGTCAAGATGTTGCGGCGGTAGCCATTGTACGCCGCGCTGACCTTGTCCAGCATAGGATGGCCGATAGCCGTCCTGTGTGGGAAGAACTTCTTTCGTTCCTCCGAGGAGTTCGCCAACTTCATCAGCCTCGGAGAGAGGGCCGGCGCGAATGCGCTCCGCTCCAAGAGGTAGGGCATCACGATCGAGAGGGCCTCTCGAAGCCCAGGCAGCGCAGGGTCAACGCTGTCATCGAACTCTTCGGAAGGCTGGAAGACCTGCTTCTTGGCGTCCAGCTCATCCGCCAGCGGCATCTCTCCCATCCGCACCAAGACGATGCGCTGGAACTCATGCGGCTTGAGGATGATGCCTGCTGAAGTGGTGGCGCCGGTGCTGGTGGCGAGAGGGTACTCGGCCAAGGCGTCCAGAACCTCCTTGGGGAAGTCCTTCTCCTTGGCTTCGATCTCCGGCAGCTTCCGAGCCGTGAAGTTGTCCGAGGGGATCTTCTTCACGATGGAAGAGATCTTCTTCTCGGCTTCCTTCACTCCGAAGGCGGAGGCGAGCTTGTCTTGTTCGCAGGACTGCTGGGACTCGCAAGAAGCGCAGCACCGGCCGCATGGCCCTCGGCGCACAGCTGCTCCACCATCAGCTTGCTTGCGAAGCCTGCCAAGCTCGAGACGATCGCCAGTTGCTGAGTACAGCTCCGGTTCGGAGCCAGCCTCTCCTGCTCGAGAAGGTACTGCGCACACTTGACCAATACAGACATGGCTCCCCCGAGATGCCAGCTTCGCCATCGCCTTGGCGATCTTGTCTGCGCCGATGAACACGAACGAGATGTCGAAGAAGCGGGGGAGGGTGTTGTAGACGCAGATCTGGCGACCGTCCTCGAGAATCCTATTGGGCCCCCAGATGCCCTTCTTCTCCGGGCCTGGGCGCATGTGTTCGCAGTAGTCGTTGCGGGTCTTCGAGCGATTGCCGCAGATGGAGCAAACGTCGAAGGGCACCTTGCAGCCCATCGAGACGTCGGGGAAGTCACCGGCGTCGATGCGGTCGACGATGTGCCCGGCCCCCTCCATCTTGGCCTTCTCGCGGTCGAGCTTGATGACGAGCTCGACCTTCTTCATGCGGTCGTTCAGGGCCGAGACGACAGGGACCCCGAACGCTCGCTCGGGGTCCTTGTTCGCATGATGTGCGAACGCGTGGGAGTCGAGGAAGGTCTCGTACCCGTACTCCTTCCCCTTGTGCATCAGGGCTTCCCAGGGGAAGAAGTCGGAGTTCACGTTGGCGCCGTAGTACTCCCCGGCGCCAAGAGCGGTCACGAGGACGTAGCAGTTCTTCTTCCGGTCCTCTGGCTTCAGCGTCTTGATGAGCTTCTTGATCGGCTCGGCGGTGTCCCACGCTGGCCCCGGCACGCCGGCAGTCTTCTCCATGGCCCCACTGAAGAGCCCTTGAGCGAAGACGCCCTGCTCGGACTTGCCGAGGAAGTGGGACCGCTTGATCATCTACTTCTTGGCAAGAGAGTCGACCTGCTTGCTGAAGGCCGAGGTCTGCTTCTTGAGGGCCGCCGCGAGCTGCTTCGGATCCTTCCGCAGATCCTTGTCTCGGTCGATGTTCTGCATCAGACCCTTGTGCAGTTCTCCGACCGCACGGAGCTTGGCGTCACGAGAGACCTCGCCGGCGGTCGGGCCCTTGTGCACCTCGGGCTTGTCGTACTTGATCGACTCGCCCGGCCGGAACGGATTGACCACGTTCTTCCGCATGTCGATGATGTTCTTGATGGCCACGCCTTCGTTGCCCGAGACGTCGGCCACGCTCTTCAAGAGAGCGCCGCCCACCAGCGGGTCAGCGGTCATCTCCGGAGCGTAGCGGTGGATGGCGTCGAAGGACATCTGGAGACGATGCTTGTCCATGGCCTTCAAGTCGGGGTTGACCTTCATGATGGCCCGAAGGTTGCGGCTTTTGGAGAGTCCTCGCTTGGCCGAAGAGTAGAGGTCGCCGGCCAGGTCGTTGGCGATGCCCGCCGCGACTCCGGTACCTACGGCCAGCCCCCACTTCCCCCAGGCACCCATCTCCGCGATCTTGTCGAAGGTGTGCTCGGAGATGGCGTCGAGCTCGCGAGCCACCCAGGCCACGTCTTCGGGAGACTCCTGCTCCACCTGGACCAGCACCGCGGCCGTCTTCTGCATCAGGGCGGGGGCCGTCTCACCGGCGTACTGCACGAGGGCTTCCTTGGTCAGCATCACGAAACTCCTGGGGGGACTGGCGTGTCCCCGAGCATGGCCTTCTGGACGTTCGGATCGAACCCGGCCTTGTGCTGCCGGTAGCTGCCCACGGCGCCAACACCGCCGAGACCTGCGGTGATTGCGGTGCCGGGGTTCTTCACGGCCAGCTTCCCGGCCCCGGCTGCGGCACGCCCCAGCATCCCGGCGATGGCGCCGACGACTGCTTCCTTCTGCATCTTGGCGTCCAGCCGGCGAGCCGTGGCCGCCAGCTTAGCGAGCCGACGTGCCGCCACAGAACTTCTCCTTGATGAAGGAGTTCACCCGGCCCAGCTCGACCTCGACGTCGGTCAGCCCGCTCGCCACCTTCTGGATCTCGGAGTCGAGCGAGAGGTAGGCGCGGAAGGTGGTGACCAGCGGGTGGTTCTCGTTGAGGATCCGGTGGGCCACCTTCTCGAAGCCCTTCACCTGCTCCTGCATCTGGGCAGGGGAGGCCACCTTGTCCTTCAGGAGGCGCACCACGAAGGGCTGGAGAGCCGAGGAGATCTTCTCCTGCTCGACGCCGGGGATGCGGGAGGAGGCCACGACGTCCGCGAGCGAGCCGCCGTTCAGCATGTGGCGGCGCACGTGGTCGTAGTAGTCCTCCTGCGCCTCCTTCCACAGCGTGTCGAGCGTGGAGGCGGTGTGGGTGAGGTGGTCGCGCAGGGAGGTGAGGTCCTCCTTCACACTGACGATCTCCTCCACCACGGCGTCGCGGGTGTGGGCGACCTCGGCGGTCTTCTTCACCTGGAAGAGGTCGGCCAGGAGGTTGTCCGCCACGGTGCCCTCGATGGAGGCCCGCTTCTCGACGCTCGAGCTGTAGTCGGTGTCGACGGTGGGCGTCCGCAGGGGGCTTGCCTCTTCGCCGAGGCTGCCCAGGATGACGGTGGAGTCGGCGAGAGCGAACTGCGGGTAGCTCTCCTTCGCGCCGGCCGTCTTCGCCTTGTCGTGGAGGCCGAGGTAGGTCGCCTTGTTGGCGAACTCCACCACCCGACGCACCTGGTCGGCGTTGATGTCGGCGTGCTCGCTCGCGAGCTTGGCGATCCCCTCGTTCAGCGGGATGCCTTCGTCGAGGAACCGGTTCGCCGCCTGCTTCCCCATCAGCTCGAGAGCCTCGGGAGAGAGGGACGGCCGGTGCTTCCGGTCGCTGATGAGGTACGTCGTCAGGTCGTCTCGCATGAGGTATGCTCCGGATTCAGCGTAGATGGAGGGTCGCCACTTGGGAAGCACTTTCACCCAGCTCATGACCGTCCCCGAGGCCGCCGCGCGGCTCGGGTGCTCGAAGCGCTCCGTACACAACTACCTCAAGAAGGGCTTCTTGAGGAAGGAAGCAATCCGCAACCGAGCCGTCCTCGTGAAGTCCGAGGACGTGGAGCAGCTGGCTGAAGAGCTCGGCACGGACTTCCCTGTCGTGAATCGGCGCACCGTCTTCCAACTCAACAGGCGCATCACGCAACTCGAGGAAGAGATGCGGGTGATGAAGACCATGTGGGAGGCAATGGGCATCCAAGAGAAGCCCCTCAAGATGGATGACAAGGAAGCAGCCAGCCTCCACAGGGCCGTCATCGATTACCTGACCCTGCCCAAGTACCAATTGAAGGAACTCGACTCCTGGGCAGGCATCTTCAATCAGGTGGACGAGAAGGCCATCGAGCATTTGGCTGCCGTCACGGGGAGCGCACAGCCCTGGAAGCCACTCTTCGACCTCGTGACCCGGATGTCGGACTTCCTCTCACCGAAGAAGGTGAAGGACGACCTCTCCCTCCAGGCCCTCAAGGCCAAGATGGAGCAGGGCCGCAAGAAGGTCAGGGCGGCGGCCCTCTTCTGGATAGAGTCTGGGAAGGGCACCATCCCCCAGGCCCTCTTCCAGGCCCTGGATACCCCCCAGGACGAACTGCGCCGGGCCCTCACCGGCCGGTAGCACCAATTCCCTCCAGACCCTTGGCATAAGGATTTGCTGGTCAGTAATGACCTGTCTGCCACGACTATCGTGGCTGTTTTCCCTTGCAAGGGGAGGAGACGAGTCCACCATGAAGCAGACCCCGAAGAAAGGCATCGCTCTCGATGCCGCCGCAGCCACCGCCGCAGAAGCCGCCGGTGCCACGGCGATTCCGCACCCGCCGTTCGCGCAGACCCCCCCGCCGGCGCCGACGATGCCGGCTCCGACCATCGCCATGAAGGCCAAGAGCCGGGAGGCCGTGTTCCAGCACCTCCTCAACTTCCGCAAGGAGCTGCCGGAGGAGCTCCGCGCGGAGACGGCCAACGCGCTGTACAACTCCGGCAACCTCGCCATGGCGGACCTCATCTCCGAGGGCAAGCACGAGGACGGCGCCTGGAACACGTCCCGCCGCTTCGCGGCCACGAACATCAAGGTCTGGCACATCCCGGTGATGGTCGCTGTCGCCGTCGTCGGCGTGCTCGGCTACAACTGGCTGGCCGACCGCTACGGCTGGCCGGAGTTCAGGGTGATGAAGTAGCTCACCGCTGAACGTAGTGAGAACTGGGCCCCTGGAGTATGAGGGGCCCAGTTTCTTACCTATCAGTCGATCTCGGACGAAGCTCCCGTACGCGCAGACGGGTTGAGCACATCGTGCCGCGGCACGCGAAGCATCGAGACGAGGAAGCAAAGCAGCATGGAGTGGAAGGTATCGTCCGTGCGGTCGGGTGCGTGCTTGTATTCGATCTGCCGAGTCTGCTCGTTGTACTCGCTGAAGATGTTCAGCATGTCGGCGCCGAAGGGTTCCTTGAAGTGGCTCCAGTCGGGGAAGCGGAAGACGTTCCTTCGCTTGATGGCGTTGAACACATCGCTCATCACTTCGGTGCGGTGGACGAGGAACCTCTTGAGGGGATCCTCCCACTTCACCTTCTGGCCCGGCTGGCTGTACTGGTACTTCCAGATGCGGCCCTGCCCGAACTTGCGGGTGAGGTGGTCGTTGCGATCGAAGCCGCCGCCGTAGTCGGCTCCCACACACTCGACCTGCCAGTTCCGGATCAACTCCTCCACAATGCCCAACTGGATGGGCGGCTCGAGCTCCTGCCCCTCGAAGCGGTGGACGTAGAAGATGGTGAAGAAGCCGTTGATGTAGGTGCCCAAGGAGAGGACGGTGTACGTCCCTTCGCCGGTGCCCCAGTCGATGCCGCAGAAGATGGGCGAGGTCCCAGAGGCATCGTGCTTCACCTTCGCCAAGGTCTGCGGCGACATGTAGAAGCCCTGGATGCAGTTGTCGATGATGTCCTGCTGCATCAGGGGACGGGTGCCAGAGTCATACGAGAGCCCGAGCACCTCGTTGTAGAAGCGGCCGCGCGGGTACGTCTGGAACTTCACCAGGATGTCGTCCCACTTCAGCCACGGCACCATCAGCTGCGGGATGCGGAAGCCCTCGAAGGCTTTGTCTCCAAGGCCACCGTCCTGCGCCGGCCTGCGGATCTCCGGGTAGAGCGAGGCCCACTGGGCCATCGGGTGCGTGGGGTTGATGACCTCGTTGCACTTGTCGCAGACGAGGCCCTTCTTCCCGATGCTGTCTTCCGTGAGGATGTTCCAGTGCCAGCTCGAGGAGTCGCCCGGCGTGCCGTGTCTCTCGCAGGGAACCACCCATTCGTTCTGGGTGCTGAAGTCGTTCCAGTACTTCTCGATGGCGTTGTCGAGAGTCTTCGGCGTCCCTGAGTAGGTGAAGATCTTGTAGGGGGAGTGGGAGGCGCACTCCTCGATGATGGGGATGTTGTCGGTGTTGATGTCCTGGATCTCGTCGATCTCGATCATGTCCGCTGGGATGCCGCGGACTCGGTCGGCGTGGTGGTACGCGTAGCGCAGCGTCACCTTCGACCGGTTGATGAACTGCTTCTCGAAGACGTTGTCCGAGAGCTTGGTGGTGGTCCAGCTCTTCAGAACTTCGCTGGTCTCCATCGGCTCCTTGAGCCGGTCTCTGGAGAAGGTCTTGGTCTGCTGGTTGGTGGGCGAGACGTAGAGGACGTTGAAGGCGTTGATGACGCAGCAGTAGGAGAGCGTGCGGTTGCCCAGCAGCGTGCTCTTCTCCACTTGGCGGCCGCACTTGAAGAGGGTGCGCCTGGCTGGTGTGTCGTAGGGGAGGCGGAGGTACTCACGCCCATCGAAGCTGAAGTTGACGTGCTTCTGGCTTTCCTTGTCGGGGATGCGGACAGCGAACTCAGTGAACCGGGAGGGGGAGATGTTGATGAGATCGGCCCGTCTCTTGGCGAGCTCGTCCTGGTCGATGTACTCCTCGGGGATCGCCGGCTCGTAGTCCCACTCCTCGGGGATCTCCGGTTCGCCGTTCACCATCACGACGTTGCTGCTGTAGTTCCGCATGAACTCTTCTGCACTGAGGACTTGCATCACTCTCCCTGCTACCCTGTGGTCGTGCTGCCGCCGTCCCTATCTTGGCTCCCCAGTGTGACTGACTCTCTTGGGAGAGCCGCTGGAACGCCAGCATCCCTCGAGACTCACAAGAGCGTCAACGCACTAGTGTACTCGATACGCATCCATTTCGCGTCCACCCTTCCCCCAAAGAGCCGGATGCTGGCGTGGAACATCGTCTGCATGTACGCGGCCAAGAACGACTGCATCATGGTCGGTCGGCCCACCTTCTCTGCCCTCGACATGCGCTTCGACGTAGGAATGAAGCAGCGTTTGGGCAAAGAAAGGAACTCGGAGCCGTAGGCATAAGCTCTTAGAGGAATCACACATGACCTTTGCTGATGGAATCCTGATTGGACTCCTTCTTGGCACCATCAACGGAGCTCTCTGGGGATACCTGGATGGCTTGGCTGCCGGAAGGAAGAAGGCGTGACCTACGGGAAGGGTACCGGAGGAATCGACGAGGTCGGCTACGGAAGCTGGGCCGGTCCCATCATCTCCGTCGTAGCCGTCTTCAACGACAACACTCGAGGCTTGCTCCCTGCGGGAATCAAGGACTCGAAGCAGACCACCGAGAAGCAGCGCGCCGCCGCCTACCCCGTTCTCATCTCCGCCTGCGAGGACGTGGGCATGGGCTGGGCGTGGCCCTGGGAGATCGACACCCTGGGAGTCAGCTCGGCACTCCAGCTCTGTTACGCCCGGGCACTCGCAGAGCTGAAGGTGCCGCCCGCCACCCTCATCGTAGACGGCAGCAACCACGTCGGCAGGTACGGCGGCAAGCAGATCGTCGAGCCCAAGGCCGACGTGAACCACATCGAGGTCTCCGCGGCCAGCATGATCGCCAAGCACCTGAGAGACACGATGATGGTGGACTACGGGAAGCAGTTCCCCGAATACGGCTTCGAGAACCACAAGGGCTACGGGAGCCCAGACCACGAGAAGGCCATTCACACTTACGGCCTCCTCATCAACAAGCAGGACACCACCAAGTACCTCCACAGGTGGCGCTACTGCCGGAAGGTAATGGGAAGGAAGCCATGACAGATAAGCAGATGCCACCCGCCGAGATCGACGCCCTCGTCCAGAAGGTCTGGGACGAGTCGCAGGCCAAGATCAAGGAGAACATCGAGTACGCCATCCGCTCTGAGCTGACGACTCGGGCGCAGACCACGACTCGCAAGAACATGGACGCGCTGTTGGCTCCCCTCATCAAGAAGGTCGTCGAGGAGCGTGCGGACTTCATCAAGGCCGCCCTCGTGAAGCGAGGCGAAGAGGTCGTCGAGAGGGCGCTCGACCGCTTCGACCAGGCGTTCAGGTTTCAGATGCAGCAGTCCCTGGCACAGGCAGTCCGAGAGCCGTTCGATACCCTCGGGGTCAAGCTCTCCGACATGATGTTCCACATCGTCGAGGACGTCATCCAGGCGCGGGCCAGGGAGCAGGAGAAGAAGCGCGAGGCGGAGCGGTGGCGGAAGCGCCAGGCCGAAGAGGAGGGCAAGGCGCCATGAGCAACTGCGTGCAGCCCTGCCTCCTCTGCGACGCTCCAGTAGAGCTCGCGCAAGAGAACTGGGTCTCGAAGGAAGCGCCACTCGCCCTCTGCGAGGACTGCTGTGCCGCCGAGAAGGGAGGGCTTCTGAACTGGCCTCTCATCAAGATGATCTACATGATGCGCTGTCAGATCGGTGCGCTCTACCAGCGCACGGACAAGCTGGACGCGCATCTGAGAGAGGTCCTGAGGACGCAGCAAGAGATGGAGCAGGCGCTGCTCGGCAAAGTCCGAGCGGCGTAGGCGGGAGGGGCGGCGACCCCTCCCCCTTAGCCCTCGAGAGTCTTGTCAGTGACGAGGGCCGCAACCGGCACGAGGTGCGGGGACCTCATCACCTCGGCGGGAGTGGTGACCACCCGAGGCGCGTCGGAGAACTTCCTCCGAGCGTAGGCATTGGCGACGAGAGCGGAACAGATGAGAGCATCTGCCTCTTCCGGCTTTCGCCCCTTCCGCTTCCCACGGAAGGGGTTCAGGGTGTTGGCAAGCGCCGTCATGCTGAAGGGCTTCCCCTTCTGCGACTCGACGTAGGCGATGGCCTCACGCCGCTCCTTCGGGGTGACGTTCGGGCGCATCGCCACGATCTGCTGCTTCTTGGCGACCGATGCCAGGGAGACCGCCTTGGTGGTCTCTCCCATCCGAGCCTCCACCACCTGCCCGTCCCCAACGTACATGGCGGCATGGCCGAAGTCGGTCCCCTGCACGGCCTTCGAGATGGGCTTGTAGAAGTACTTCCCGAAGGTGCTCTGCATCTTCTCGCGGATGGGGGCCGTGAAGAGGATGTCTCCCGGCTTGAGGCTCTTCTTCAGCCTCTGGACGTTGGCAACGGCGCGCTGCTTGGCTGCCTCGACCTTCTCGGTCTCAGCGATCTTCTCCAGCTCATCGGCGAAGGAGGAAAGCCAAGCGCGCATGGGTCATGTCCCGCCGAGCGAGTAGTGCAGCTTCTCGCAGGCGACCTTCACGAGGTCCCTGTAGAAGTGCTTCTCGCCCAGGCCCTTCACCTGAACGAACCAGGCGCCCATGGTGTCACGGTCGTTGTGGAAGCCGACCTTGTCGACCCCGAACTCCGCCACCATGATCGACTTCAGCTTCAGCTCAAAGCCCGTCTTGAAGGGAGGCAGCGGCTTCTCGTCCCTCTTCGCCTGGTTGTACCCGGGCGGCCAGAAGTGGAGGATGACGTCGCCGTCCCTCTTGGCGAACTGCGCTTCGTAGCAGCCGGGGCTCCGCACCGGGGTGAAGCGAACGGGCTCGAACGGCATCGCGCCCTTGTCCGCTTCCTTGGTGATGATGGGGAGACCCGCCAGCCTCTCGGCGTCGAGATCCTTCGAGTCCTTGGACCCGGTCTTCCCTGTCGCTTCGTTACGTTCCACCCAGCCCATGTCGCCTCCTAGTTCTTGAGGTCTGACTTCTTGTCTTCCATGCCCGAGCCAGAGAAGTTACCTGCCGGGGCCAGCTTGAGCAAGGACGGAGGCGTGATCTGCGGGTGCTCCATGCGCCACTGCTCGAACTGCTTGAGGGTGTCCTTCAGCGCCATGTCGGAGGTGGCGAGGGCGTTGTGTGCCTCGATGACCACCTTGCCCAGCAGGTTGATGCTCTTCACCTTGTCGATGGGGACGCCCGGCTTCTCCCTCACCTCGAGGAGCGCCTCGTGAGCGATGCGCTGCACGTCCTCGATCATCTTCTTCGAGTCGATCTGCTGGTCGAGTCGGAGGTGGTAGAAGGACAGCTTCGGCGGCGCCGTGAGCAGGCTCATGTATCTCTCGTAGTAGGAGGTGCGGCTGAAGAGGAAGCGCCCCCACTCGTCGAAGGTCATGGACGGCACGTTCCAGAAGTAGTGCCGGTACATCGAGAGGCCCTCTTCCGTCAGGTGCCAGTTCTGCTTGGCGTTCACCAGCTTGCAGGTGAGCTTGAGGTCGAGACGGGAGAGCAGCAGCTGCTCCGCCACCAGCCGCTGGTCAGGGAAGCTGAGCAGGTCGAGCGCCTGGTTGAGCGCGTCGTTGGGGTGGAACATCTCGTAGACCTGCTGCTCGCGCAGGTACCGCACGCTGGGCCGGTGCGTGCGGTCGGCCGGGTTGAACCCCGCCGGCGCGGCGGGGATCTCGGCCTTCATGATGGGCAGCAGCGTGGGGTCTGCTGAGAGGAAGCCCCACTCCTCCAGCCGCCTCTGGATCATGGCGTCTGGGATGGTGCGGTCCTGGATGATGAGATACCGCAGGAAGTTGGCGGCTGGATGCTTAGAGGGCATGGGCCTTCCGAAGGTAGAGTGCTGCCTTCCAGAGCAACTTCGGGCTGTCCTTCATCGCCCCGATGACCCTGTTGCAGCGGTTGCAGAGAAGACCGCGGACCTTGCCAGTCTTGTGGTCGTGGTCGACCGCCAGGTTCTTCCAACCCTTCACCTGCTTACCACGACAGATCGCGCAGCGGTTCTTCTGCTTCTTCTTGAGCGCCTCGTACGCTTCCTTCGTGAGGCCGAAGCGATACCCCACCATGTAGACGCGACGAGCCGCCCGGTTCTTCTTGTTGTACTCCTTCTGGTAGGCCAGCTTCTGCTTCCGCGTCTTCTTGTAGTGGGCTCGCTGCTGCGCCTGGGTGCGTCGCTTGTTCCGACGCACCCATCGCTTGGTGTACTGCCGAGCGTTCTCTCTGGCTTCAGCGGTGACGGCGCCCATAGTGCACGGGGTGCTTCGATGGCATGTGTCCTCAGTCCTCTCGGGGGCCCGTCTCCGCCACGCTCTTCAGGCCGGAGATGACGTTCTCGATGTTCTTGATGCTGCGCTCCATCGGCCCTTCGGGCAGCTCGTTCATGCCGAGGTAGGAGAAGAGTAGCATCTCGGAGAGCTTCTCGCTGGTCTGCGCCAGCTCCGGGATGTAGTCGATGAAGGTCGACAGGTTCTCCGGGTTGATGAAGTTCAGGGCCAGCACGTTGTTGACCGAGCTCTGGTCCTGAAGCTCCGCCGCCTCCTTGATGAGGTCGACCCGAAGGTTCGGGATGTCGGCCATCAGCGCGGCCGCGGTCTTGGTGGCGCCCTGGTACCGCTCGCCGAGGGTGGTGATGGTCTTCAGCCCTGCCATCTTCACAGAGCCAGTACGACGTGCTTCCGCGACCTTCTTCTTCGCGACGAGGCCATCAACTCCAAGAAGACCAAGCATGCATTCAGCATCAACCGGGGAAAGATCATGGCGGAACTCCGTGGCCAGCTTGTCGAGGCCGCAGCCGCCCACCAGCTGGAAGGCGCCGTTGTAGAAGAGGGTAGCAGAGGTCTTCTCCTTCTTGGCCGCCTCGCCCACGTTCACCTGCACGGTGGGCTTCTCCTTCTTCTCGGCCGGCTTGCCCTCCTTCTTCTCGGGCTTCTTCTCGCCACCCGGCTTCTTCTCCCCGGGCTTGCCGGCAGCCGGCTTCTTGGCCGGAGGCTTGGGAGCGCCGTCGCTCTGGCCACCCTGGCCCTCCTGCATCGCCGGGTCCTCGCCCATGTCCTGGCCACCGCCCTGGAGCTGGGTCTGGTTGTTCAGGCGCATGAAGTTCCAGGTCTTCGGGAAGGCGTACTCCACATCGCTGATGCGCTGCGGTTGGGAGAGGCCGTCCGTGAAGGAGATCTGGAGGTGCTGGCCCATCATGTCGAGGGCGACCAGCGTCGGGGAGCCGTCGGGGCCGGACATGGCCGAGCGGATGGTGATGGGCTGGGTGCAGATGGCGTTGCCACCCTGCGTGGTGAAGAGAACGCCCTCACCCACCGGCTTGGACTCGCCCGGCAGGTTGGTGCTCTTGCCCACCATGTCGCCCACGATGGAGTCCTGGAGCGCGTAGGCGGAGCCGTTGGTGAAGAGGGCCAGCGGCTGCTTGGTGAAGTTGCCGTCCCAGGCGAGGGTGAAGGGGAAGACCCAGCCCATGAGCTGGTTCTCCATGGTGTCCATGACCTTGTACTCGCCGAAGGACTCGACGGGCTTCGCCACCTGCTCGAAGGCTTCCTCGAGCTCGATGGGCTCCGCCGTCATGGTCGCCGTCTGCCCAGGCACCATGGCCTGCGCGGCATCTGGGCCGATGGCCTCGGCGGCCTCCTCGCCCGGCACGGCTTCGCCGCGCAGGGTGACGGGATTCACCGCCCCGACGTTGGCGTGCTTCACCAGGAACTCCCCACCGGGGAGCTTCTGGAGGGTGACCACCGTCGGCTGGATCTGCTCGGCGATGTAGGCGAAGCGGTCGTTGGCGGAGGCGCGCTTGGTCTTGTCGAAGATCTCGACCAGGTCCCCAACCACGCCGGAACGCTTGAAGCCGGAACGGATGGTGGCGTCGGTGGCGACCTTCTCGATGAAGGCTGTGGCATCCCGCTCGGAGATGGTGGGGGCGATGGCGTGCAGCAGGCTTCGCGCCGACGCCATCTTCGTCTCACCGCCCTGGCCCATGCTGGAGCGCTGCGGGGGCATGAGCGGCTCGATGAGGCTGGGATCGCGGGGCACCGTCGCCGAGAGGTCGAAGGTCGAGGGATTGAAGAGGGTCTCGCGGACCCGCTCCTCGGTCAGCGGGAAGACGCTGTCGCCGTCGAGGAAGACCGAGAAGGGCTTCACCTGGCGCTCGATCCCGATGACCGGGATGCGGAGGTGTGGGATGCCCATGTCGCCGTGCTCGATGTCAGGGCGCTCGGTGCGGCTCGACACGTCAGCGTATCCGAAGGCGAAGCCGCGCGTAGGATCGGCGCGGTCGAGGTTCACGTTCAGGTCGTAGTCGGAGAGGTACGGGAGCTGCTTGAAGAGCTCGCTCGTCAACTCCTGCGGCCAGTTCTCCGCGGACTCCGAGAGGCGTGCGGCGAAGGCCGACGTCTTCTCGTGGCCCTCTTCCTTCTTCTCCGGGGTCTGGTCGAGATACAGGTCCATGTTGTCCTCTCCTACGATGCCTTCAGGTTCTTGGCTGCCTTGGCGGGCGGGGGCTCAGGCGGCGTGCCGGTGGTGATGCTACCGGGCGGATTCTGGATGTGCACATGCGTCGTGAGCCACTTGATGAGGTCCGAGGTCCCCAGCATCACCGGCTCTGGAGTACCGGCCCCTACAACGAGAGCCGGGCCGGGCCCAGACGTTGAGACCACCATCCCGCCGGCGGCCGCAACAGCCACAGCCCCGGTCTTGGAGATGATGTTCACGAGACCGCCCGTCATCTCGGCGACCAGCGTGCCGACGAGAGACGCCTTCTGCTTGGCGGTGAGCGTGATGTTCTGAGCATCCACCTTCACATCTCCCGTCACCTTCCAGGTGATGGCGCCCTTGGATGTCAGGTCCAAGTCTCCGGACTTCTTCCCCGTGACCGTGAGATTGGCGACTGCGCCCTTCTCTCCTGACGCACGGAGAACCAGACTCAGGATAGTGGCATCGTCACCCTTGTGGGAACCGATTTGGACCGTGGCCACATGTTCGGCATCCGTGGCCTTCTCCTTGGCGTTGATGGTGAAGGTCGTCTGCTTGTCCCCGTAGGAGTTGTCCTCCGGGATGCCGACCGTCCACTTCAGCTCTCCGCCCAACGTCTGGAGGGAGTAGTTGGCACAGAGGTCCTTGATCATGTTGTTGATCGGGAGGAAGAGACGCTGGGCCAGAGGCGTGGCCCCGATCTCTACCACACCGCCGCGGCGCAGGAGGATGTGGTTCTCGTCTCGGGTACCGAGGTAGATGTCCCCCGGGTTGAGGTCGAGTCGTCGGTTGCGGTGGCTGCGGTCCTTCCCAGGCAGGGACGTCCAGCCCACCACGAAAGGCATCCCACCATCCGACGGCTCCATGAGCCAGCAGAGGGACCCCACCTCGGGCATGCAGTAGACCCCCTCGCCGTTGTGGGGGTGCATGTAGGGGGATGACCAAGAGACCCAAGCCAGCGTCTTCTGCGTCAGCTCCGTCTGCACCACGAGGGTGTAGTTGGTAACGTTCACGTCGAGCACGCGCGCCCGCTGTACGGTGGCTGCATCGAGCTGCCGGCGGAAGAGTGACATGGCTAGTACACGTGCGGCTTCTTGGACTTCAGGTCAGCGGGTGGCCTACCAAACTCCGCACCATACGCCAGCCCGGGGATGGGATGGCTCCCGTGAATGTTGGACTTCTGGGCCATGGCGGCCGCACCACGAACCGTCGAGTGGAGGTTCTGGTAGTTGAGCCTGGCCATCCAGTCGGTGGTGATGTTGCGAGGGATCTCTCCGACGCCCTTGAGCACCGGCTCGTGGATGACGGGGGCTTCCTTCTCCCCCTTCGTCCTGTTGTGCTCCTCGACCACGGAGCGAGGAAGGATGTCCCCTGGCAGCCACTCCGAGTGGCCCGGGTCCTTCACCTTGGTCAGGTTGGTGATGTTGCGAACCGCCACCTCGATGTTCCTGCGTCGCACCCCGAGCCCCTTGAACAGCCCATCGTGGAGTTCATCGGTCAGGTAGTTCTGCACGGCGTGGATGCTCTTCGTCGACTCGAGGAGCCGGTGCGGGTTGACGAACCCACCAGAGAGCTTGTCGCCCCTCTTCACCTGCGACCCCACCTTGATGTCCTCGTTGATGAGGTGCCGGGGGATGTAGTGCTTCGTCTCCACCGGCTGGTCGTTGTGGTAGCTGGTGACGATGATGTCGGCGCCGCCGGCTGGGTCCTTGCGGACCGCGCTGACCTTGCCGGTCGCCATCGACACCGTGGCCTCATCCCGGATCCGCTTCGGCATCTCGAGGAGGTTGCGGAGACGGGTGATGGCGTCCATCGACTTGCCGGCCGCTGACCCGGCGACGCCGCCCGTGTGGAAGGCCCGCATCGAGAGCTGGGTCGACGGCTCTCCCATGGCCTGGCTGGCCAGGATGCCGATGTTGGTCCCGTTGCTGTGGAGAACTCCGGACTCATTCAGGCCGAAGCACTTCGCGCACATCCCATCTCCGTGAGCGCACTTCAACGCGCTGCGGACGGAGACCGTCTCGATCTTCGAGTTCTTGAGCCGAGAGAGCACGGCAGGCGTGAGAAGTTCTCCAGCCTTGATGTGGGTGCCGTCCTTCAGCTTGTAGGGAGCCGCCAAGTAGCGGTCGTGGATGTCCTCGTCGTTGACCTTCATGTGAACACCTTCCTTCGTCCCGCAGTCCGGAGAGACGATGAGGGTCGACATGGAGGCGTTGATGATGTCCTTGGTGATGGCGCCAGGGTCTGCTGTGCCGCGGCCCTTCTGGATCATGCCCTTGCGGGCGCCGTGCTGGTACATCCAGAAGTCCCCGATGTCGAGACCCTCTGCGAAGGAGCGCTTGAGCGGGTAGGGCACCACCTTGCCGGAGGAACTCTCCACCAGCATGGGGGCTGCGATCATCTGGCGAAGCTGGGAAGCATCACCTCGAGCACCGGAGAAGACCATCTGGGCAAGGCGGTGGTCTCCCTGCGTCGGCCCGCCGTGTAGGAGTTTCTGGGCTTCCTCGATCTCTCCCGTGGCTCCCTGGTAGATGCGGATGACGTCGGCGTCGTGGGCCTCTCCCTTGCTCGACAGCTCATGCACCTTCTTCTCGGCCCTGCCGATGATGGCGTCACGCTGGGGGATGGTCTTCAGATCCTTGAGGCCGATGGAGAAGCCCAGCTTGTAGGACCACTCGTTGCCGAGGTTCTTCAGGGAGTCGACGGTGTTGGCGTAGTGGTCCCGGTGCTTGTTGGCGATCTCCGGGGCCATCTTCTTCAGCTCTCTCTTCGAGAACTCGAACTCGCTGTTGTGGAGGACCTTCGAGTTCTGGGAGTAGCCACGAGGGAGGCGCGACTCGAGGAGTAGCCGGCCCAGCGTGGTGGGCTCCTTCATGCCCTTCAGGTGGACGACGTCCGTGACATCTGCATGGCCTTCGTCCACGGCCTTGTTGAGTTCGGTCGTGTTGGCGAACGTCTTGCCTGTCTTCTTGCCCCACTTCGAGAGGAGGTGGAGCCCCAGCAGGGCCTCGTTGGCCGGCAGGTACATCGCCCCGTAGTTGGTGGGGCTGAAGAGGTTGTTGGAAGGGAAGAGCTTCTTCGCTTCCTCCACGGCCTCTCTGGACATGGGGATGGTGCCGGCCATCGTGTCTCCGTCGAAGTCGGCGTTGAAGCCACCGCAGACCAGCGGGTGGATCTGGATGGCCTTGCCCTCCACCAGCTTCGGCTTGAAGGCCATGACTCCGAACTTGTGCAGCACCGGATCACGCTTCAAGAGCAGAGGACGATCCACCACGACCTTCTCCAGCGCGCGGAAGGCGATGGGGGTCATCTTCTTGATCTCGTCCTGCGCCGCCAGCGGGTGGAAGTTCCACTTCTGGAGCTGGGCCACGACGTAGGGCTTGTACATCTCCATCGCCGCGCCCTTGGGGAGACCGACCTCGTCGATGCCCAACTTCGGTTCAGGGACGATGGTCGAGCGGACAGAGAGGTTCTGCCGGCGCTTCACCAGCTTCGACTGGAAGTAGCCCTCCTTCGGCTGCTCCACTCCTGGCTTGCCGCCGATGATGTCGAGGATGCCCTTCAGGGCTCGGTCGCCGCTCTGGTCCGTGTCGTAGACCTCTCGATGAGTGCCCACCGCCTGGAGCGCCTTCATGGCGTCCCAGAGCTGGGTGCGGAGCGGCTGCTTGTGCTTGTCGTCGAAGTGGGCCGAGTCGAAGTTGCGGAGGTGCTCGTTGATGAGGCTGATGTTCTTGTAGTGCCCGTTGAGCGGGGAGTAGTTCACGTCGCCCGAGGGGGTGGCCGAGGCCGGACGGAACTTCGGAGGCACCACCGGAACGTAGTGCATCATGTAGGCGTCGTGGGGCTTGAGGTCCAAGTCCTTCAGCGCGAGCAGGTACTTGAGCTTCTTGTTGGCCCGGTCCAGCTCGTCGGCGCGCAGCCCTGGCAGGGCTCTCTTCAAGGCGTCGACTTCCTTGTGGACGTCGACCTTCTTGAGGGCCGCCTCGACGGCTGCGCCACCGGTCAGCCCTCCGATCGAGTGCTTCCCCGCCATGACGTCCTCGAACTCCTTCATCTTGAGGCCGAGGAGAACAGGCACAGGTCCGGGCTGGTTGCCGCCGCCACAGAAGATGGGGTTGGGTACCGGCTCGTCGAGCTTGATGTGGGACCACTTGTCGCCGTCGAGGCCACCGGTGAGCTGCTCATCGAAGAGGCCGCCCGGGACAGGCTTCAGGTCCTTGGAGCGGAGGGTCTTCGCTGCGTCCTTCAGTTCCCGGTTCCCGGTGAGGCGCAGGACTTCCTTGTTGGTGATGGGATGGATGCGGACGGAGGTCCCGTCCTTCGTCACGTTGACGCCAAGCCCACGGAGCAGGCCCTCGAACTTCCGGTAGCTGAAGGGGACAGTGGGGGGCGGCGGCTCGTGCCCGTTCTGGATCATGTTCCAGAAGAGCATGTCCTGGTTGTCGCTCTTGTAGGTCGACATCTCCCGGATGTTGTGCCGGGCGTTGTGGCCGAGCAGCGAGTACATCTCGAGAGCGCCGAAGCCCTGACCGCCGTGCTCGCCGCCCTTCACCGGCTGCTGGTCGGTGTCGACGGCGAGCTTCCGCCCGTTGACGTCCGTCCCTCCGCCTCGAGCCGAGACCTTCTTCTCCACCTGGTGCTTCAGCTTCAGGACGTACTGAGGACCGACCAGCACGGAGCCGAGGGCGCGGCGAGTATCGCTCGGGTCGTAGACAGTCTCCTCGTCCGTGATCCCGTGAGCCTTCAGCTCCTTCTCCAGCTTGGTGCGGTGGTCGGAGTGGGCGTCACCGAAGTTGTCGACGATGTAGGGCTTGCCCGTCTTCTCGGCGATCTTCCCTGCGGCAGTCTCCAGCATCTGGCCGGGGTTGATGCGGGAGGGGATGCCTGACGGATTGAGGAGGACGTGCAGCGACTCCCGCTCCCCCTTGGCGTTCTTCGTGAAGGGCATCTCGTGGTCAGGCAGGATCAGCGAGACGATGCCCTTGTTGCCGTGCCGGCCGGTGAGCTTGTCGCCGATGACGACGGGCTCGTCGGTGCGGACGTAGACGCGCACGCCGCGGCCCTGCGGGTCGTGCACCACCTTGGTGACGGTTCCCTCGTGGTCCTCGTCCCAGACCATCGACTTGTTCTTCACCGGCTTGAAGGCGCGCTTGTTGCCGTAGGCCGACATGAGCGACGCCTTCTTGGTGTCGTTCTTCCCGATGGCGGCGACGAGCACCTGGCCTGGCTTCACCTTGGTGCCGACCTTCACGACGCCGTTGTCCTCGAGGGCGTCGAGGTACGCCTTGGGCATGGCCTGCGACTCCGAGATGGCCCACGCCTGGTACTTCGCCTTGCCGATGTGGTCGTTGTCGGGGTCGATCTCGACGATCTTCTTGTGCAGGTGCTCGGAGGTCAGTTTCTTCGCCGCGCTCTCCGAGATGACGATGCCGTCCTCGAAGTTGTAGCCCTTGTACGGGATGTAGCCGACCCGCAGGTTGGTACCGATGGCGAGGCTGCCGTCCTTGGTGAAGTTGTTGTCGGCTACCACCTGGCCCTTGCGAACCTTGTCGCCGACCTTCACGGTCAGGTCCGAGTGCAGCATCCCCTTCGCATCGTTCAGGGGGAAGTTGTTGTAGAGGTGGACCTCATGCTTCTTGCCGTCGTCTCCAGCGATGTGAACGACGTCTCCCTTGATGGACGAGACCTTCCCCGCGGCGGGCGCACGGGAGGCGATGAAGTGCCCCAAGAGCTTCTCGAAGGTGTGCTCGGGATCGCCATGGTCCGTCTTCGACTGAACCAGCGGCACCTCTCGGTGCTTCAGGCCGATGGCCTGCTCCATCTGCTTGTCGGCCATCATGATGCGGTTGCCGTTGTCGGCCGACAGGAAGGGGACGAGGTTGGAGGCGTAGTTCCACATGCCCTTGGTGGAGGGCATGACGTAGCGCGAGTCCTTGAAGGGCTTGTTGACGATGTCGCCGCCAGAGGTCTTGGTGCGGACCGTGGCGGAGATGGGCTTGGGCTTGCCGTCGACCCAGGTCACCTGGTCCGGGAGCACGGCATCTGCCCCGTGGAAGTCGACGGCGTTCACCCAGGTGGACTTCCCTGTGTGAGTGTCGAAGACGGGGATCTCGAGGTCCTTCCCGTTCTTCCGGACGTGGGAAGCGAGGTGGAGGGTGATGCCGATCTTCTCGCCTTCCGGCGTGTGCATCGGGTCCAGGAAGCCGAAGTGGCTCTGGTTGATGGTCTGCATCCCCTCGGTGAGGGAGTTCTCGCTCTTGATGCCGCCGAAGTCCCGCGACATGAGCGTGGTCTTGCGGTGGGCTGAGAGCATCTGGATGGGGTTGGTCTGCTCGGACCGTTCCGCCACCGAGCCGCCCTTCGTGAAGAACTCGCCCACCGGGCGGCCGAAGAGGTTGGAGGCGACGATGTCTCGGACCGACTGCTTCTGGTCGATGGTCTGGCGAAGCCTGGGCCGGATGGTACGCGCGCCGGCGCGGAGGATCTTCTCGGGGATGAAGTCCTCGATGCTGGCAGTCTCCTTGAAGGCGAGGCTGTCGCGGTCGTCGGGCTGGTGCGTGCCGCGAGAGACACCGAGCAGCTTGTGCGCCGCCTGGAGCAGGGTCTTCCCGGTCACCGCCTCGTGCGCTTCCCCGAGCGTGAGCTTCGTGGTGTCGGGGCGGACGGAGAGCTGGTTGAAGAAGGAGTTGACGTGCTTGTGCAGGTCGTCGGGGGAGAGGTCAGCAGGTACAGGCTCCTCGGAGACCAGCTTCACGAGCTTGGCGAGAGAGCCATTGAACTTCTCGTCGGTCTTCGGCTTGTTGGCCTCGAAGAGTGCCTTGCCCCAGCTCTTCTCGATGTCGTCGTCCGCCACCCCGAGGCTCTTCATGATCGGGTAGAGCGGGATGTGGGAGTTGCCGTACTTCATCGACAGCTTGCGCTTCACGGGGTCGAGGTGGACCGAGAAGGGGCGACCACCCTTCGCCAGGTTGAACTCCGACTCGAGCTCACCGTTGTCCTGCACCCGGGCGTAGATGCCGCTCTTCAGGCGGAACAGGTGGTCGACCTGGTACTCGCTGCCGTTGACGATGTAGCTGTAGCGGTTGGTCAGCTTGGGGAGCCGGGCGAGGATGGAGCCCTTCGTCTCGTCGATCACCTTGCCCGTGGTGTTGTCCACGAGCTTCATGTCGGCCTTGATGGGGACGCCCCAGGTTCCGTCCTTGTCCTTCACCTCGGTCTGCGAAGAGACGTCGTCGGACTTGAGGTTGTCCTCGACGCGCAGGTTGGTGAGGTGGATGCTTTGCTTCCTGCCAGCGTACTTGCCGTCTGGGAAGTAGGACTTGATGGCTTCGAGCGTGTTCTTCTTGAGCGACTCGAAGGCCTGCTCAGGCTGGATGTTCTCGTCCAAGGGTCTGCCCTTCGCGAAAGGGAGCTGACGTAGCTCCAGAGTACGCTACCTCGACGCATGCGAGGTCTTCGCGGCCTCTAGTTGCTTCGAGGATAGCGGCCAAGCGTTCGATACGTCAAACGAAATGCCCAGAACTCTAGGGATAAGGAGTTGTCGGAGTAGATGTTAGTCTCTCACGCCCGAAAGGAGGTGCGATGCTTCCGACGCAGTCGTCGTTGTGGGAAGACGAGAAGCAGGACGCACTTCTCGGCAAGATGTTTCCCCCCAAGCAACCCACACCCAACCCCGTATCTGAAGAGGATTCTTCCTCATGCGTCTCTTCGTGTTTACGTTCTTCGGCCGAATCTTCAGCATGCTCATCCAGCGCGTCACGCAGGCGATCCTGAACCTCATCGCCTCGAGGCTGGGCATCCCGGCCTAGTATGGACCACCCCACCAAGACAGCGGCCTGCCCTCTCTACTTCCGTTCCAATGGAGGGCAGTTCACAGCGCTCGGTCTTCCTATCGTGGGAGGTCGTGCACTCCTCCAGGAGAACGAACAGGTGGAGGTGGATGCAGAAGGCAACCCGCTGTACCTCGAAGAGCATCGAGTCTTCCAAGAAATGCTGTGCGGACAGGCCTTCGATTGCTTGAGCTGTGAGCTCCTTCAGCAGTGGATCGCTGGAGAGGAAAGCAAAGGTTGGACCCCCAGCTGGGAGTGCTTCATCTGCCTCAATGAGTCCTGGAGGCACGAGAAGGACAACCCCAAAGTGGAGCGCAACATCGCAGGCTTCTACCACGCTGGCCGAGACCCGTCTCTGGACCCAGGTGACGAGGACTACGACCCAGACAAGCGCCTGCTCCCTGGCTGCATGTCTTGTGGTCGAGGCTCCTCACTCCTTCAACTCGTTCTACGGAGAGCACGCTGATGAGCAAGCCGAGTCGCAGGGTCTGGTTCCCTGCCCTACTCGCGGAGGCACATGGCTAACCCTCCGCCGTTCTACCCAAGGGCAGCAGGACAACCAGCACCCCTGCCTTCTGCCCCAGCACCGTACTACCCGCCTTCTGCTTACCTTCCGCCACCGCCGGCGCCGTGCCACCCTCCCCCACGGCCCGAGCTGTCCCGCCAGCCTGCTGTCGAGCAGCTGGAGTGTGACCACTGCGGCGGAGTCATCATGCCGGAAGAGCAGGCGGTCGAGCTCTACATCGGGATGAGCGGAATCAACCAGCAGACGGGGCTAGCCGCCGTCGTCGATGATCCTCGGTGCGCCGATGAGATGAACACCTTCCGCTTCCATGAAGGGCGCTGCATGGTCGAGTGGTACGCGGAGACCTACTGCCCCGACGAGTGGTACGAGACCATCAGCCAGCTGGCGATGGAGATGGCCCAGGAGTCCCTGGAAGAGATGGAGGAAGAGAAACAGGAGGAGGCCAGGCTCAAGCAGCGACTAGAGGATCCTAGCGCATGAGCCTCGGCGACCAGATCTGGAAGGAAGACATCATCGACCAGGGCGACTACATGAAGGACCAAGTGAAGGTCCTCAACGACCTCGTCCAACGAGCGAGCTACCAAGGAGCGCCTCCGGCCTTGGTAGCTCGACTCACCCGCCTTCGCGACCAGTCAGCAAGCCTCTACGACGACTTGATGGATCTGCTCCCCTGCTTCCCGCAGGAACCGAAGTGAGAGAGGAGTCGGAGGCTCTTCTCTTAGCCTTCAGTAGAAGACAATGCGCTGCGGGGCAACCTCCGAGGGGAGGAGCAGATCGACGCACTCACGAGTCGCGTGGTCAGCGCAGAGATGGAACTGAGGCTGCCCTCCCACGAACTCGACCAAGAAGGTGGCCGGCTCCAAGCACACCTCACAAGGCCGGGAGGCCTTGAGTGGAGTGATCGAGAGCTCCTGGTCAAGGCGGTACTCTCGGTGGCAGAGCTGCGCGTACTCCCTCGTCGAGTGCCCATCGAGGTGGTACTTCTGCTGCCACTTCCGACGCGACTCCTGCTGATCGAAGAGGCTCTTGCCGTAGTACTTCCCGTGCTTCTTGTTGAGCTCGTCGAGGGTGTACTCGTCCCAGCCCGCACAGTAGCCGGCCAGTACGACCAACCCGTCCCCCTGCTCGACGACGTAGTCCCAGACAGGGAGGTCCCCTTCTGACAGGGACCTCTCCCTGGCGTAGAACACTTCGGCCTTGGACACGCCCTACCTCTAGACGCCGACCGGAGACTGCCGCCTCTCGGGCTTCTGCTGCGGCAGCGGGCTCTGCACGGGATCGAGCGGCTTGGCCTGGGAACCCTGTTCGCTCTGGAGCATCCGGATGACGAGCGAGTAGAGCTGGGGGTTGGACATCTTCATCGTCTGGAGCGCGAGGCTCTTCTTCGCGCCGGAGGGGTCCTGCTTCTCCGTCTCCTGGATCGCGATCACGGCACGGCGAGCGAGGTAGAGGAGGTTCATCCCGCCACCCGTCTGGCCCTGCGTGATGGGGCTCTGCATCTCCTGCGGGACGCCCTCGGTCGGGGCCTGCTGGGCGTTTTCGGGGGAGACTGTGGCGTTCTCCGGCATCCCGGGAGCCGCCTGCTCCCCGCCCATCATCTCGCCCTGCTGGCCAGGCTGCCCACCCTCGGCACCCGGCTGTGCCCCGGGCTGGCCCCCAGGAGCGCCAGGCTGCCCGCCGGCTGCACCCTCTGCACCGGGCATCGCCATCCCCTTGGCCATCATCTCCTGCTGCACCTCGGCCTGGGCCTTCATCTGGATGGCCTGAGCCTCTGCCTGCACCTGAGCCTGCGCGATTGTCATCTTGCGCTGGTACTCGAGCTGGCGGTCCATCTCGATGTTCTTCCTCTGCTCCTCGACCGCTGGATCCTGGTCAGCCTCCTGGAGCAGGGTGACGTCGGAGATCTTCTGGGCCTGGTTGAGCTGGAAGAGGAAGGCGGTGCGCTGGAGGTCGTCCGCCATCTTGAAGCGCTTCATGTGGGCGCGCACGGGCTTCCAGCCCATGTAGTTGGCGATGCGCCGGATCACGAAGTTGTTGAGCATGTTCTCGTGGTCGACGCGGTAGCCGATGAAGGAGTTCTCCAGCATCCGCATGGAGACGTTGGAGCCGCTGTACTGGAGGCCGCCGAAGACGAACTCCCGCGGCACGCCCATACCGGCCACGATCTGGTCGGACCAGGCCTGCATCTCCTGGTGCAGCATGAGCGCCTTCCCGTCGCCGCCGATGGTCTCGTTGCCAATGGGCAGGGGCAGGATGGGGATGTAGTTGTTGTCGTACTTCCACTTCGCGATCTCGCCCTCGACCCGGCTCTTCCAGGAGTCGAGGTTGATCGTGGTGTAGGGGTCGGAGGTGTTGGACCCGGCCTGCGGGAAGAGGATGCGCAGCGGGACGATGTGCTCCTGCGCGATGGCCTCCTGCGCCTTGCGCAGCACCTGGAGGTAGAAGGTGTCCTTGAGGACGGGGAAGATGAGCGGCATCCCCCAGCCGTTGTCCTTCTGGCTGATGATGGGGCGCTTGAAGACGAAGATGTTCTCGTCGGCGAAGCGGACGAACTTGTTGCGCCGGAGCGCCTCGACGAAGACGTCGGGGATGGTGTCGAGCAGGGTCTTCTTGCCGAGCAGCAGGTCGTTGCGGACCTGGAGCGGGAGCTCGAAGGTGTAGATGGGGTCCGTGCCAGCGAAGCCAGGGTCGACGTGGACGTACTCCGGATTCCACCGCATGAGGCGGATGCGGCGCAGGTCCTTCTCGTAGAAGTCCTGCACCTTCGCCGGCGCCGTCGTCCCGCACTTGTCGCACTGGATGATGTAGTCCAGGTTGCGCCACTTGTAGACGGTCTTCTTGGCCTGCACCTTGTGCTTGCAGTGGCGGCACTGGAGCCACTTCGTGAAGGGGAAGTGGATGGTGGTGATGCAGATGCCGTAGGCGAAGTAGTCGATCCCCACTTCGATCTGGAAGGGCCGGTAGCGCAGGTGGCTGCCCAGCATCTCCTCCCACTTCTCCTTCACCTGCTGGTCCTTCTCGTCGATGATGATCTCGGTGATGGGGTACTCCGCCATCTTGTGCACGACCGAGTTGATGAGCGGGTTCGTCAGGTAGTAGAAGCGGCACCAGTGCAGCAGCTTCTTCTGGTCCGGCGGCAGGTAGGTCTGGCCGAGGTCGAAGAAGGGCGACGGGTAGCGGACGCCGCTGCGCCCCATGCCATCGGCCGTGCGGCCGCGCTGCCCGCTGAAGCGGGAGGTTCCACCGAAGCCGAGGCTGAGGTTGTCGTAGGCCATCAAGTGCTTTCAGGCGGTGGGGCCTGCACAGCGCCCGGCGCGTGGCTCTTCATCTTGTCGAACCGCTTCCCGACCTTCCCGCCAGCGTAGCTTGCGGCGAGCCCGGTAGCCAGAGCTGGAATGATCCCATGCTTCATGGTGATGAGGCCAGAGGCCGTGCCAGCGATGGCGCTGCCGAGGCGCTGACCTCTACCGCGCCCGCGCCCCTCGGGGTCCTTCTTCTTGAGCGCGGAGGCCCCTTCCATCCCTGCACCAGCAACCGTCAGCCCCTTCATGCCCCACCACTTGGACTTGTTCCAACTGTCCTTCATCATCGCCATGGGTTGGAGATGGTCCTTGAATGCGGCACCTGTTGCAGCCGGCTGGGCCTTGGCCCACTGAGCAGCGTTGCGCCCAGTCTGGACGATCTTGGTCCCGACATTGGCCAGGAAGCCGGCAGAGATCTTCTCCAACTCATCGGCGAAGCCGGCGTACTGGGCCTTCTTCACCAGCTTGCCCTTCTCCGTGTACTTCACCATGGAGGCGATCTTCATGCAGCACCGAGCCAGGACTTGAGCGAGGTGAGCTGGTCAGCCAGCTGGCGACGACGAAGGTTCATGTAGCGCGTCATGCCGTCACCTTCCCGCCGCTGTGGATGAAGGAGATGACCTTCTTGAGGTGGGCAACCCATGCGTCCACATCGTAGTGGCGCTTCATGAGGTTGCACATCTCGCAGCACGGAACGACGTTGCCAGCGTGGTAGCCCTGAGCACTGTCGATGCGATCGACCCCAACGCAGATCTTGTCCTTGGAGAAGTCGCCGCAGTAGGAACACCGCTTGGTGGTGATGTCTGCGAACTCTTCCTTGGTGAGCAGCATCTTCTGCTTGCGTGCCTTCGCCTGGGCCTTGAAGTGGCTCCAGCGCCCATCCAAGGTCTCGCCCTGCCACCTCTTCGAGTACGCCTTGATGTCGGTGACGTTGCTTTCGTAGTAGGCCCTGACCTGCTTCGAGATCTTCGCCTTGTTCTTCCGGTTGTAGACCTTCAAGTAGTGCTTGGCACACAGGCCCTTGGCCCGGTGCTTTCCAAGACACCCCTTCCTTGTGCATGTGCGCTCGGTCATCCGTTGCTCCCGAGCCATGTCTTCAAGGAAGTCAGTTGATCGGCGAGTTGCCTTCTCCTGACATTGAGGTAGTCACGGGCCATGAGAAGCTTGGCGACCTGAGTACCCTCTGGAGTCTCGTCGAGCGAGTCAGCCACGTCCGCCGTCTTCTTGCCCTTCACCGTATCCCAGAGCTTCTGAGTCGAGTCGGGGTCGAAGCGCAGCACGGTCTTCAGGTTGTGGCCCTTGCCCTGGGCCAGCAACTGCGTGTCGGGACGGCCACCCATCGTCCCTCCGGTCCACTTCTCCGTGCAGGTGTCGCAGATGCCGTCGTGGAAGAGCGCCGAGTCCTCGTTGCCACAGTCCTGGCAGACGTAGTGGGGCTGACTCACCTCGACCTGCACGAAGTCGAGAGGGGCAGGAGCGAAGAGGACGTCCTCGTTGTGGCACGCCGCGGCGATGTAGAGCTTCACCTCGTCGGAGAAGCCCCGCTTGTCCAGCGTGTCCATGATGTCGATTCCGGCATACAGCTGCTCGAGGCCCGGAGCCTGCATCAAGTCCCAGCGAGGCAGGTTGTTGTTGAGGACCTGGATGACCTTCTCGAAGACTTGCCAGCTCTCCCAAGGACCGGTGGAGACGTGGCAGGTCTTCACCGCCATCACCTTGGCCCGGACGATCTCTGAGATCTGGGACTTGAAGGCCCGGTGGATCTCCGCCCAGATGGTCTCGGCTTCCCAGCCGTGCCACGCCACCCCGAAGGTGCGGAGCAGGGCAAAGTCGAGGACCACCGGGTGGACGTCCTGGTGGAAGAAGAGCGTGCGGATGGTGACCGGGCTCGAGGCCTCTGGCTCCGCACTCCGCGCGGGCCCTTCCACCGGCGCCGTCGGCTTGGCGCCAGCCAGCAGGTCCGTGAGTCGCTCCTCAGGGGTCATGCGTGCCGAAGAGCCTTGCCTGCGAAGTTCTTCACAGCGCCGAAGCCCTTCTTGATCCCGGCACCCAGCTCTTTGTGGTCCTTGGCGAGGACGGAGCCGCCCAGTGTGGCGAGGCCGGCGGTCTCGTACTTCGCCGTGTTGCGCTCCTTCTTGTCCTGCTCGGTGCCCTTCGGCTTCTTCATCAGGTGCCGCACGCCAGGAACGGCGAGGATGCCGAGGCCGGCGAGGTCAGCCGCCGGGGAGATGAAAGCGATCTTCTCGAGCTCGTCCGCGAAGGCCGAGTACATGGCCTTCTTGGTCTTCCCGTGCCGCTTCTCCACCTTGCGGATCAGCTTGTCCGCGAGGTAGGCACCACCGAGGGTGGCCGCGACACCCGCACTTCCTGCGAGCCCCGCCTTGGCGGCGAACCTCCAATCGAATGCCATCTAAGCCTCCGAGGCCAGACGGGCCATGATGAGCTTGGTGTCGTCGGGCATCGAGGAGAAGATGGTGACCGGGTCCTTCTCGAAGGCCGTCACGATGTCGTCGGTGAAGTTGCCCTTGAGGACGCCGCTGGCGGCCGCCTCCTGGAGCTTCTCGGCGTCGACCGTGTAGCCGCCGCCCTCCCAGCCGAAGGCCGTCTTCTCGGAAGCAGTCGTGCCGCCGAAGGTGGCCAGCCAGGGGTCGGAGACCGCCCCGCCCCAGTGCCAGTTCAGGCCGGTGGTGACGTCGGCCTTGGAGAGCAGCGCGGCGAAGTGCTCCGGCTCGATCTCGGCCCGCTTCTCCTTCAGGGCGTCGTAGACCTCGTGGAACTCGGCGCCGCAGTTGGCCTTCCGGTTGGCGAGGTGGGCCTCGACGTCGGGGGCGTAGCTGGTGGAGCCGTAGCGGGCCATCAGCTCCGGCACCTCGAGGCCGATGGCCTCGGCCCGGGCAGCCACCTTCACGGCGAACTCGTGCCGCTCGGGAGGCTGGAAGTCCGGCCAGCTCTGCTTGAAGTAGTCGACGGCGGCCCGGATGTCCGAGTAGCTGTCGAGGGGGAACTTGTGGCCGAGAGCGTGGTGCTCGGCGGCTTGCTTCACGAAGCGGATCTCCGGCGTCTGGCCGGAGACGTCCACCGAAGCGTTCTTCGACATGCGACCGGCCACGATGCCGGCGCCCGCGGCGCCCGCGGCGAGCCCGGGGTTGGCCTTCACGGCCTCCACGGCCTTGGCCGCGTGCGGCTTGGCCCAGTCGACGGCCTTCTTGCCGTGAGCCGCGATCTGCTGCATCACGCCTGGGGCAGCAGCCGTCTTGGTGTTGAGGTTGGAGAGAGCCTCGCCCACCCGGCCTGAGGACGGCCCGCCGGCCTGGATGGACCGGAGGTTGGTGCGCTGTGCCCAGTCTGCCTCGTCGCCGGCGAAGGGCTGCTCCATCGGGTCGCGCTTGCGCTGGGGGTGCTTGCCAGTGCCGCGGGGCTCGTCCTTCTTGGGAGCCTCCTCCTCGTCCTCCTTCTTGACGGCAGACTTCTCGAGGGAGGCCTTCTTGTCCTTCACGGCCGCCTTCAGTCCCTTGGCCGCGAGCCATGCAGTCCCACCGAAGGCCGCACCGCGGCCGAGATGCCGCCCGTGCAAGTGCGCGTACAGCGCACCAGCCCCCGCCATGGCACCGAGGCCGTGCGTCTCGTTGAGCGTCTTCTGGGTCGAGGACTCGGCCTCCTTGTCGAGAAGGTCGAACTCCGCGGCGCGGGCCATGATGTTCGCGTAGGCCGCGTCCCGCGCTTCCTGCGGAAGGATGCCCGCCGTCTTCTCGAAGTAGACGAGGGAGAGGAGCGTGTTGCCGGGGTCCACGCATGCGAACTTGCGGAAGACCTGCCCGTCGTTGTGCATCACGAGGGCGTAGGCCTCGTCGCGAAGGACGTCACGCTCCTCGGCGTTGAGGATGTGAGCGGTCTTCACGACCTCCGGAAGCTCTTCAGCATCCGGGAACACGGACTTCAAGACCGAACCTGTCGGGTCGTCGTAGAAGTCGAACATCACCCCTGCGGTCTTCATCGTCGGGCTCCTTAAGGCACGCGGAGAGGGACTCGTCCGTGGTCCGAGTGTAGGCGTTGGGGCCCTTCTATGACAAGGAAACTCTCTTTGAGTCGGTGGGATAAGGCGTCTGACGTTGCGTAGTTACCCCAAAACCAGGAGGTGTCATGTCGTATCAGTTTGGTGGGCAGCCCGCCCAGCAGCCGAGGTGCTTCGGGGACGAGAGGTTCCACAACCCCAGCACCAGAGAGTGCCGAGGCTGCACGGTCATGTCGTCCTGCCGGGACACCATCGTCCGGGCCAGGAACTATCAGGCCGTCGCTCCGCCGCAACCGGTGGGCTATCAGCAGCCGGCCGGGTACCAGGTCCCGCCGCCGGCGGTCCAGGCTCCCCTGCAAGTCCAGCCGTACCAGCAGCCGCCCCAGCAGGTGCAGGTCAGGCAGCAGCCGCAGCAGACCGGGATCTTCCCGGCGCCGCCACAGTACGGCTACGGCTGGCTGACCGACCCGATGTACTACGCCATGGCGGCCTCCCCTCCGCCGATGATCCCGCAGCTCGGTGAAGAGTCCTTCATCGAGAGGCTCGGGAAGAACATCGCCATCGACGCCATGCGTAGCCTCACCTGGCAGCTCCACCTGGCCACTCGCCAGTGGATCTGGCCAGAGCCTTCTCCCGGTGCCGGAGAACCGATGGACGTCACGCCGATGTCTCCAGTGACGCCGCCCAAGTAGTCTGTACAGACGATGTCCTCCCTCTCTGCTAGAGTCCGCCACCATGGAACTTTCCTTCGTACCAAAAGAGCCTGGCAAGGCGTACCTGTCGAACAGCCTCTGGCTCCCGAAGAGCGGCATCAGGGAGGGGCCGGTTCAACGGGCGCTGGAGTTCACCATCTACAGTGAGGCGGAGCAGGCCAACATCCTGCTCCGTCTGTGGGAAGAGTCTTCGACCCACATCATCTGTCCGAGAGAGTTCCTCCCGGCGGCGCAGTACGCTCTCTACGACTTCCCGTTCGTCGACCTGCGCCCCAGCTTCCAGCGGGTCGAGTTCGAAGACCTCGTCGTCCCTCGGGATGAGGAGCAAGTAAGGGCCTGGGAAGCCTTCAAGCTGCACGACAACGGAATCCTCAACCTCGCCTGTGGTAAGGGGAAGACCAAGCTGTCGCTGAAGAAGGTTGCTCAGCGCGGCGTGCCCACCCTCGTAGTCGTTCCCGACACAGGCATCCTCGAGCAGTGGGTAGAGTCCATCTACGGCAACGAGGAGAAGGGGTTGAAGCCGGGGCTGAAGTTCGATGGCGAGATGGGGCTGGTACAGGGTGTGGTCTGCAAGTGGGCACACCCGATCACCTTAGCTCTCGTCACCACCCTCTACCGGCGCATCGAAGATGGAACGCTGCCAGAGGAGTTCTTCCGCTACTTCGGTCTCGTCATCTACGACGAGGTGCATCGCATCGGGGCGCCGAAGTTCTCCATCACGGCCAAGCCCTTCTACGGAGACCGCATCGGCCTCACCGCCACTGCGGAGCGAGAGGATGGGCTCGACCCGATCTACCGCTACAACATCGGGGAGCCCTTCTACTCCGACCTCACCCAGCGCATCATCCCGGACATCTACTTCCAGCAGACGCCTTCCACCATCGACTACGAGAAGGCGCGGTCGGCGAGCAACACGATCAACATCTCCGTCCTGCGTACCCTGCTGGCGAAGGACCTGACGGCCAACACCTTCAGGTACTGGCACATCAAGACGGCACTCGATGCCGGCAGGAAGATCATCGCGCTGTCTCACTCGAAGGTGCAGCTCAGGATCCTTCACGCGCTCTTCCCCGGGTCGGGCCTCATCGTCTCCGAGACCAAGAACCGGATGGACGTTCTACGGGACAACCAGCTCGTCTTCGCCATCGCCAAGCTGGGGAACGAGGGCATCGACGACGCGCGGCTCGACACCCTCATGCAGCTCACGCCGTACAAGTCGAAGAACGCGCTTCAGCAATCCTTCGGCCGCATCCAGAGGCCGCTCCCGGGCAAGAAGAAGCCGGTGGTGGTCATCTTCGAGGACTGGCTTGCGCCCCCACTGAAGAAGCTCTGCCAGTCCCTGAAGCACGAGCTGAAGACTTGGAACTACCCCTTCAGCACGGTTAAGCCCAACGACGCGCCTCGCCAGCTGCCGCCTGAGTTGGTTGAGGTCTACCGCAACACCATGATGGCACTAGCCAAGGAAGAGGACGACACAGATGAATGACGCGATGATGCAGAACATCCTCGACGACCTGACCAAGAATGGGGTCGACCCCGAGAAGCTCTGCGTCCTGACCTGCGCCACCGAGCAGTACTTCGGGGAGCTCGTCGAGTACGTGGACGACGGGGTGGCCCCGGTCCGGGTGAAGCTGAAGGACCCCCGCCGGATCCTCCGTCTCCAGAAGGTGGAGCCCGGGAACCTGCGCATCGACATCCTCCTGCTGGACATCGACCTCGTCAGCTCGGGAGTGATCACCTTCTGGCCGGTGGTCTTCTACAAGCTCTCGGACGTCTGCGAGGACTCGAGGCTCCGGATGATGGCGCTCTACGCTCGCTACTTCAAGGAGCAGGAGCAGAAGAGGGCCGCCGCGGCAGGCATCATCCTGCCCGAGCCGCAGACGCCTCCGGGTATCGGGCAGAGGGTGTAGGGGACCATGGGAGACTTCCCGTTCGTCATCCCCTACGCGCCACCGCGAGGGAAGAAGGGACGCGGCCGTCCTGCGAAGACCTTCGAGGCCAACTCCCCGATGGAGGAAGACCTCATCAAGGAGAACCCGCTCAAGCTCTACAACTTCCCCGGCCAGACCAACGAGGAGAAGCTCGAGCAGCTCTTCTCGATGTGGCACGACTGCCAGCGCTGCCCGCTGGGGCAGAACAAGCACGCCCTCGGCCACGAGGACATCGTCTTCTTCTCCGGGAATCCAGACGCCCACGTTCTCATCGTGGGGGAAGCTCCTGGCGAAGAGGAGATGCAAGCAGCCATCCCCTTCATCGGGAAGTCCGGGCAGCTCCTCAACATGCTGCTCGCCTCCGTCTCGGATGACCCGGAGACCCAGAAGCTCTGGGAGGACTACCACGATGGTAAGAGGAGCCGGGACACCACGGAGAAGTTCAACGCGCAGATCCTGGCGTGGAGAGAGAAGGAGTTCGCCATCACGAACGTCATCTCCTGCCAGCCTCCCGAGAACCGGCAGCCGAACCTCCCGGAGATGAAGGCCTGCTGGGAGCGCCTGCTGAACATCATCTACATCGTGGACCCGCTCCTCATCATCGCCTGCGGGAACACGGCGCTCATGGCCGTGACGCGGAAGCTCTCTGCCCAGATCACCAAGGCGCGCGGGCAGGTCTTCAGCACCACGTACTACGGCAAGTCGGCCGAGATCCACTACCCGGTCATGCCCATCCTGCACCCAAGCTACCTGGGCCGGATCGCCGACTTCAGCAACCCCGATGGCCTGTACCAGAAGACGAGGAGAGATCTTCGCACGGCGATGCGAATGGTTGACTTCCTGAGACTCCAATACTACGGCACCCCCATCCCCAAGCGCAGAGGTGGACGATGACAGAAGCAGTGAAGACTCCGCACGACCTGGCCCTCGCGGCCTTCAACGCGGCGGACGCGAAGTACACGGAGCTCGAAGAGAGCTGGCTGCTGGGAACGTTCTTCGAAGACCTCGCGGGGCTTCCCGTGGAGGAGCAGAAGACCCAGTACGCTGTCCTCGTGGGAATGGTGAAGAAGGCCCTCGAGGAGCGCAACGTGGCGCTGAAGACGGCGCAGGACGAGCTCCGCCAGAAGGTGACGCTGAACATCACCAAGCAGCGCGGGCCGGAGGGGGCAGGCACGGTGCTGACCGCGGGCCCCTTCAAGACCACCTCCGTTACCTTCCGAGCCTTCAACACGGACGACCTCGTTCGCCTGTGCAAGGAGAACGGCATCTACGAGCGGCTCCTCGACCTGAAGCAGCTCGGGAAGGACGGGAAGGAGGAGAAGCTCGTCCAGCAGGTGATGGAGGTCGACTACCCCGGCGTCTACGCCTGGCTCAAGGGCAACGGCTTCCAGAAGATCATCGACGTGGCCTACGACGAGAAGGAGGGGACTCCCCAGGTGAAGGGGCCCAAGGTCCTCGCCTTCCTCGGAGACAAGAAGGCGGAGAAGTAGATGGCCAAGAAGGTCGACCTCACCGACGAGCAGAAGAAGGGACACTTGAAGAATCCTTCGAGGTGTCCCTTCTGTCACTCTCCGGACATCGAAGGTCAGAGCGTCGAGGTAGACGGCTCCCACGCCAACCAGCGCGTCTCGTGCGTCTCGTGCGGGAGGCACTGGTACGACAACTACACCCTGACCAGCGTCGAAGCAGGAGACATAGATTAGTCATGAAGACGTACCCGTGCCCCTACTGCAAAGAGCCGGCCCCGAATCTGTTGAAGCACATCGCTGAGAAGTGCGAGGCGACGGAGCCAGTCCGGAAGGCCAAGTTGAAGGTGCACGCACATGAGCCCCAACTCGACAGGAAGAAGACATGAGCGAGGTCTTCAGACAGGACGTCAAGATCGTTGGCTCCCGAGAGGCAGTCAACAAGGACCACAACATCAGCTCGGGCGAGGCCTTCCAGGTCGAGCCGAGCGAGATCCCAAGGAGCATCATGGACGAGATCGCGAAGATTGCAGGAGACGGCAAGGCGCGGGTGACGGTGAGCTCCGACTTCGGCATCAAGGAGTACGGCAACGGCACCTCTGCCATGTGCAGCGTGTCCCTCACCTGCAACCAGGACGAGGTCAGCATCGACCGGGCCATTGGCATCGCTGGGGATTTGGCCCGTAGTTACGCCCTCGAGCAGCGCGCCCAGGCGGAAGTGTCGTTCAAGCAACTTCTCGAGCAGAAGGCTCAGGGAACGTACCGGTAGAAAAGAAACTACCCAATTGGGTGGAGCCGAGTACAGGAACTAGTGTACATACACTGTGTCACCAACCAATGGAGGTGACTCGTGTCCAAGACCATCATCATCGAGAGGTTCATTGAGAAGCGCGATGTGGACGCGGCCCTGTACCTCCTGGGCCGCATGCTCGATCTCGACCCGAGCCAGCTGCCAGACGGGCGCAAGCACCTGCTCGCCGGCATGAAGGATTCGCTCGAGCGCACGCACCACATCACGCCCCTGATCCGCAAGGCAGTCATCGCCAACTACAGGGAGGTCATTGGGTGATCACGGTTGCCGAGAAGTGCCGCATCGACTCCATCCAAGTCGGGGAGTTGCAGGTCAACGCCATCTCAGCACCGTCGGAGGCCTCCGGGCCGATGATGACGGTGAAGTACGCCCTGGCGAGTGCGGCAGACGGCCTGCGCTTCGGTGCAGGCCACATGAACAGCGACTGGAGTGAGAGAACTCTGCGCCTTCTGGGCGAGCTCCTGAAGAGCGCAGAGCTCGACATCGCCCAGACGGTCTTCGCCGGGGTGCCCACCACGGGCAGTACCGACACGGTCATCGAGCCACCAGCCGAAGGGGTGACCAGTCTGTAGTTCGAATCCACATTCGAAGGTGGCATAAGGGGGCTGACTTCCACACGAGGTCAGCCCCCAATGCTTTGATGGGTCCTTAGGAGGGACCGTGCACGACAACAACATCGAACACGCATTGCTTTCCAAGGTCATCGAGACGCGAGAGTTCCGCATCCTCGAGAAGGCGAAGATCGACGAGTCGTACTTCTTCACGCCAGAAGGGCAGGAGGTCTACCGCTTCATCAGAGACATCTACCACGCGACCGCAACCGCTGGCAGTGTTCCAAGCCGAGAGCTGGTTCAGCAGCAGTTCCGTTCCTTCCCCTTCTTCAACTCGAATGACGACGTCGCTGTCCTCACCGAGATCCTGCGCAAGGGGAAGATCGCTGTAGAGGTTCAGATGCTCGCCGAACGTCTGATGATGACGGTCGGCACGAACCCGCTGGAAGCTCTTGCAGATCTCCGAGCAGCAACTCCTGGCCTATCCGCGCTGGCGGATCAGAGCGAGGACTTCTCGATGGCGGCCGCCTACAACATGCTGAAGGCCCGCTACGAGATGGTGCAAGGCTCGAAGGGTGTCATCGGTATCCCTTACCCTTGGCAGCCGCTGAACGAAGCCACGCAGGGAATGAAGAGGCAGAACTTCATCGTGGTCTACGGCCGCCCCAAGTCGATGAAGACCTGGTGGGCCCTCAAGATCGCGGTGTCGGCCTACGTCGAGTCCCGGCGCAGGGTGCTCTTCTACTCCAGAGAGATGTCACATGATGAGATCCTGGGCCGCGCTGCATGCATCCTGGCCGAGGTCGACTACCACGAGTACCTCAACGGCCGGCTCCAGCCCCAGGTTCGGGACCACCTCTTCGGGGTTCTTGCAGACCTCGTCGAGGACGAGAAGTACGCCGGTGCCAACAACGGTGGTCGCAATCCGTTCTTCATCGTCACCACCGACCGCGATGCAGAAGATGGCGGTGGCGTCTCGTGGCTCCAGGCGAAGATCGAAGAGACCGAGCCCGACATCGCCTTCGTCGACGGCATGTACCTGATGAAGGATGACCGGACCAAGTCCCGCAGCATCGACTGGAAGAACATCTCCCACATCTCGCAGGACTTGAAGCTCACCGCCCGCCGCTTCGACATCCCTGTCGTGGGCATCACTCAGGCGAAGCGGTCCGCAGAGCAGTCGCACGGCGAGGACCTCACAGAGCTCGCCTTTGCCGACTCCATCGGCATGGACGCTGACTGCGTCTTCCGGGTCTCGAAGAAGTTCCACGTCGACCCGGTGCTGAAGAAGAAGGTGGTCGACCTCCTCATCACCGCTCCTGGCGTTCGAGAGTCAGGAGTCTTCGAAGGCATGGTCATCCGGGCAGACCCCGGCCACACCTTCGAGTTGCGCAAGGTCCTCACTGGGCTCGATGCCGACGAGAGGTCGAACTACGGAGAGGCACCCACTGGAGGATCTTCGACCCCGCGGCCAGTTGCCCGCTTCAGGTCGAGCTCCTTCCGCAACGATGGAACCCTGAAGGACCCCAAGGTTCCGTTGTGAGCAAGCAATGCGCGACAGGATCCTAGCGATCTTCCAGCGCCACCTTCCCAACAAGCTCAAGCCATCAGGGAGGGACAACTACACAACGACCTGCCCCTTCCACAAAGGAGGGGAGGAGAAGACCCCCTCGTTCTCGGTGAACGTGGAGAAGGGGGTCTTCCACTGCTTCACCTGCCACGAAGCAGGCTCGTTGAAGAAGCTGCTGAAGAAGGTTGGCCTCACGAGGGAGCAGATCGACTCCGCGACGCAGGGAGTCGCCGACATCCTCCAGAGGAACGTCGAGCAAGCAGAACGGAAGAAGAAGAACCTCTTCTCCATCAGCGACCCCTTCGAGGCCAAACCGATCCTCGAAGAGTCCATCCTTGGCATCTTCGACAACGAACCGACCACCCTCATCCAAGACGGCTTCGACCCGAGGCTGCTCAAGGAGATGGACATCGGCTTCGACTCGAGGGCGCAGAGAGTCACGTACCCACTGCGTGACCTCTACGGGAACCTTGCGGGCATCTCTGGCGGCGCCATCAGCAAGGGCGTGCAGCCAAAGTACAAGGTCTACCAAGGAGGCAAGACGGTGAACGGCAGGTTCCTCGTCGGGGACTTCGGGGAGGGCTTCGACGAGATGCATCCGAACTACGTTTGCGAGAACCACAACTTCCTGTGGAACTTCGACAACGTCTACCCACGCGTCGTGTCGGCGTCAGACCCGAAGGCTAGGGTGTTCATCGTCGAAGGCTTCAAGGCCTGCCTGTGGATGCAGATGGCAGGATTCTGGAACACGGTGGCGCTCATGGGCTCTTACATCTCAGAGATTCAGCAGCGCATGATCCACCGCTTCGGGTGTCCGATCGTTCTCTTCCTGGACAATGACCAGCCAGGCAGAGAGGCCACCCTCAACGTCGGCGAGCGTCTCTGGCTCCCGATGCGCAGCAAGGTACAAGTGATGCGGTACCCAGAGGCCGACGTCCTTGCAGCGGTGCAAGACGAGACCCAGAAGACGCAGCCAGACGACTACGAGCTGGACGCTCTCCGCACTCTCGCGGAGAACACCATTTCGTATTCAGAACACTTCCACCAGACGAGGAGATCCACGCAATGCCGATGACAACGCCGTTCCGCCGTTCGCTCCAGAACGACACCAAGAGGTCCGGAGGCAAGGGCCGCAAGGGGAACTTCTACGAGCAGCTGAAGCTCCCGACCACCTCCCCGACCCCGTTCATCCTCATCAAGTCCGAGTACGTCGACTCGAACCCGGCCCCCGAGGAGATCGAGATCGACCCCGCCACCGGGCGGCCGAAGGAGGTCAAGAAGGAGTACTACCGCTTCCTCGAGCACACCCGGCAGGTCATGAAGAACGGGACGGAGCGGTTCCCCAAGAGCATCTGCTCCGCGGGCACCAACCCTCACTCCCCGCAGCCCTGCGCCGGGTGCGCCGCCATCGACCAGGGTGACCGGTCCGTCTCGCCGGCGTCCTACCAGACGGTCATGGGGATCGTGCACCTCGCGCTGTACCACAAGCACCCGCTGCTCGACCGCCGCACTGGTGGCATCGTCATGAAGCAGGCCTACGGCAACCGCCCGGCCGAGCCCATGATGGTCGACAACGAGTGCGAGGGGCGCACCTGCAACTTCTGCCGCGTGCAGAGGGGCGAGCCGCCCATCAACGACCCGCAGAACCCGTGGCCCAACTACCGGCCGCAGGACATCCAGACGTTCTTCGGGAAGCGTCGGTACCTGAAGATGGGGAAGAACCACCTCCAGGCGCTCATCGGCTGGGATGCCACCATCTCCTCGCTGTGCGGCAACGACGGGTCGCAGCTCATCACGGACGGCTTCAAGTGCCCGAGCTGCCAGTCCATGGTCATCGACATGATCCAGGACACCCGGACCGACGAGCAGATCAAGGAGGCCGTCAGCCGGCCCTACCCGTGCCTCCGCTGCAACCGCCCCGTCTTCCTCGAGGAGGTCGTGGCCTGCGAGGTGTGCGAGGCGGCCAACCGGCAGCCGGCGCAGCACACGATGTTCAGCCGAGTGCTGTGGGGGATGCGTCAGGGCGAGCAGACCGCCAGCACGATGGTCCTCCACCGCCACGAGGCCATCCAGGAGTTCTTCTCTCGGGTCCCGCCGCAGCTGCTCGCGGGCAAGACCCCGGACGCTCTCCTCGCCGAGCTCGCGAAGCCGTACGACTTCGCCGCGCTCTTCGCCCCGAAGACCCTCTCCGAGCAGATGAAGGAGCTGGACCTCCAGGGCAACGGTCCTGCGCCGGCGCAGGGCTACCAGCAGGCTCCGGGTGGGTACCAGCAGGCTCCGATGCAGCAGATGGGCCCGCCCCCGGGCCAGGGCTACGCGCAGCCCGGGGCGTACCAGCAGGCTCCCTCACAGCAGCCGTACCCGCCGGTCGGTCCGCCTTCGGCGCCCGGCCCCGCGGCGCCGCAGCCGATGATGCAGCCCAACTTCGGGCGGCCGCCGGGGACGTAGCACCGATGCAGTGAACCCGAAGGGACGGTCCGCAAGGGCCGTCCCTTCTTCTCTTCCGAGGACACATGCCTCACGCCTTCGACCTCACCATTCCTGAGCCTCACTTCGTCGACACCGAGTATGAGGCGCGCCGGTGGATCGACCGCTACCTCATCTCCCACCGCGAGAACGGGGGACTGGGCCTCGACACCGAGACCTCTGGCCTCGACCGCCTCCGCGACTACGTCATCATCTGGTCGCTCTCGGACGGCAAGACTCGCATCTGCTTGGACCGGAAGTTCTTGGGCCTCTTCAAGGCGCCGATCCTCGAGAACCCTGAGGTCAACTTCGACCTCACCAACGTGAAGTTCGACATGCACATGCTCGCCAACTCGGGCATCGACATCGTCAACGCCGGGGATCTTCGCTGCACCCTCACCCAGAGCTGGCTCTACAACGAGAACAACGTCGGACGGCACGGCCTCAAGGAGTGCATGTTCGACCACTTCAACCGGCACGTCCCCACCTTCGAGGAGACCTTCGGCGAGATCCCCAAGGCGAAGAAGGGCGAGATCCGCAAGACCATTGGGCAGATCATCCGGGAGGTCGTCGAGGGACACAAGGGCATGGATGCCTTCGACCGAGCCATCGACTACGCGAGTCTTGATGCTTACGACTCCACCATCCTGCGCCACCACTTCGACGAGCTGCTGGACCGCACCAGCCTCCAGTGGGGCTCGCTGAAGGACTACTACTACCGCGTCGAGGTCCCCTTCGCGAAGGTGCTCTACAAGATGGAGCGTCGCGGCATCACGGTGGACAAGGGCTACCTGCTGTCCCTGAAGGGCCCGATGGAAACGCGGATGACCGCCATCGAGAGGGACTTCAACCATCTCGTGGGCGGCGTCTTCAACCCGAAGTCTCCGAAGCAGCTCCAGAAGCTCTTCTTCGATACCCTCAAGCTTCCGATCGTCTCGTACACCAAGGGCGGGAAGAGCGGGAACAAGCAGCCCTCCACGGACGCCGAGGCGCTCGAGGAGTGGGCTGGCCAGGGGAGCGAGTGGGCAGAGAAGCTCCTCATCTACCGGAGCATCGCCAAGATCTACGGCACCTACGTCGAGGGCCTCTCCAACTGGCTCGACCCGTACTGCCGCATCCACACCACCCTGAACCAGACGGGCACCGTCACCGGTCGCCTCTCTTCTTCTGAGCCGAACCTCCAGAACATCCCTCGCCCCGACGAGGATGAGTTCAAGATCCGTGAGGCGTTCATCCCCGGCGCCAACAAGAAGCTCCTGGTGGCCGACTACGAACAGCTCGAGATGCGCCTGCTGGCGCACTTCAGCAAGTCGAAGAAGATGCAGGACGCCATCAACAGCGGCATGGACATCCACAGCCTCACGACGGCCGAGATCGAGGGCATCCCGTACGATGATGTGGTGCGTGCCAAGAAGGCTCCGAAGGACCAGTACACGCAGGAGATCATCGAGCTGCTCCTCAAGCGCCAGAACAACAAGTCCACAGGCTTCGGCATCGTCTACGGCATCGGCGGTCCCAAGCTGGCACGCAAGCTCACGAGAGAGACCAAGAAGCTCGTGACTGAAGAAGAGGGCTGGGGTCTCATCAAGAAGTGGCTGGCCGTCTATCCCGACGTGGAGACCCACATCGCGGACGTGAAGAACGACATGGCCAGGTTCGGCCAAGTCATCACCATCACGGGTCGTCCTCGCCGCTTCGGTGACCTCAACAACATGAGCCGGCGCGACCGAGCTGCTGCTGAACGTCAGGGCGTCAACTCGGAGATTCAAGGCACCGCTGCCGAGGCCTGCAAGTACTCCATGATCGTGGCGGAGAACGACCGGGAGCTGAAGGAGCTCGACTGCCAGATGCTCCTCCAGATCCACGACGAGCTCATCTTCGAGGTCCCTGACGACCCGGAGATCGAGAGGCGCGCACTCAAGAGGGTCAACGAGATCATGTCGGACCCCTTCGGCACCCCACTGTCGGTCGGCCTTCCGGTGTCCGCGCACTGCGGCTACTCGTGGGCCGAAGCGAAGTAAACGAACGAGTGTACACATGACTCGCTCAGAGCTGGTCGCAGACATCGGGAAGAGGACGAAGCTCCCGAGGCGGATTGTCGCTGCCGTCATCGAGGTGCTTCCCGTCAGCATCATCGAGGCCATCAGGGCTGGGGAGTCTGTTACGCTCCCTGGCTTTGGTGCCTTCTACCCGGTCGACCTGAAGCCGAAGGAGCTGTTCGGGGAAGGCAAGAAGTCAGCCCTCCGTCGTAAGATTCGCTTTCGACAGAGCCGCAGCCTGAGGTGACACATGGAGAAGCTAGGCGTTGAGCTGGATGAAGAGAAGACCAAGACAGCGGGCAAGGACCAGCAGTGCCCCAAGTGTGGAAGGGCGCTGGACCCCAGACAGGAGATCCCGAAGTGTCGGGTCTGTGGCACCGAGCCATGGGAGAAGGTCCCGAAGCAGCCGTAACCAACCCCACCACAGGAGAGTAGATGCCTCCCAAGAAGAAGACGGCTGAGGAGAAGGCTGCGCCCAAGGCAAAGGGCAAGGCACCGAAGCAGAAGGAGCCAACCGCAAGCAGGGCCAGCCGTGCCGCGGACCTGCTCCAGTACGTGGGCGACAAGATGGACGGTCGCGCCGAGCTCTGCCTCGCCAGCGACTACACGCTGCCGTACTACACGAAGAGACTGCCGACCGGCATCCTCTCACTCGACATCAAGCTGGGAGGAGGGTGGCCCGCTGGGGCCATCTCCCAGATCATCGGCCCCAAGAACGCCGGCAAGGACTACCTCATCTGGCAGACCATCCGCCAGTTGCAGGGAATCCTGGGGAAGAAGCTCCACGTCCTCCTCGCCCAGACCGAGATGAGGGCCGACCGCACGCAGGCTCAGAAGGTGGGCTGCGCCGTGGCGCTCTCCGATAGAGACATCGAGACGCTCGACCGTGCCAACGTCGCCAACGGACGTCCTCCGTTCACGAAGGAGCACCGGGCCCAGCTCAAGCACTCCATCGGCGAGATCCACGAGGCTCACGGCTACGCGGTCGAGGACCTCTACGACATCATCCTCCGCGGCATCGAGAGCAGGGTGTACCACCTGGTCGTCATCAACTCCTTCGGCTCCATCATGTCGGGCGCCGAGGCGGAGTCGGAGTCGCTGCGGGAGAAGACCTACGCCGGCACGGCTGGGCCCAACACTCAGTTCCTCCACAAGCTGAACGCCCTCCTCACCATGCGGACCGAGGAGGGAGAGTCCCGAGACACCTGCGTTCTCGGCATCAACCAGATCCGGGACGACATCAAGAACCCCAACAAGGCCTACAAGTCCTCGGGCGGCAACGCGCTCGAGCACGCGAAGTTCGTGGACCTGTTCATCACCTCCGGCGCCGCCCACGGCAAGGAGATGATGTTCCCCAGCGCCATCGGCCAGCAGCAGGCGAAGGACGTCTGGGGCAAGGACGTCAACTGGGAGATCAAGAAGGGTAAGGCCGGCATCCACGAAGGGGAGAGGGGCCGGTACATCTACCAGTTCTTCAAGGAGCGCTCTCACCCCTCCGAGCCCATCATCCCCGTCAACAACGCCAACTTCTACCTCGACTACGCCACGGTGGGAGCGACGTACGGCATCGTGCAGGTGAGTGGCTCGTGGCACACGCTCGTCGGCCCGAACGGCGAGGAGCTGCTGAAGGCGAACAGCAAGGGCAAGTTCGCCATGATGTTGGAGGAGGACGTTCTCGCCAGAGCGGAGGCTGGCGACCCGAACAGCTACATGAACTACATCCGCACCGTCTGCCTTCAGAGGGCAGACATCAACGTCAACTACGCAACCATGTTCGAAGGAGAGGACTAACACCATGCCTGTCAACATCGTCATCGAGACGCGGGTCAAGGAGTTCATCAGAGCGAAGGGCGGCGACGACATGCGCTGCGACGGGTCCCTCATGGACGCCATCAACGCCGAAGTCGAGTGCCTGCTCGAGGACGCCATCACGCGCGCCAAGGGCAACGACCGCAAGACGGTCAGGCCGTCGGACCTCTAGAGAGATTGGGAAGAGCTGGGTGAGCGTACCGCTACCCGAGTCGGACTAACCCTCCAGAGACACACGGCCCAGCTCTTCCCTTTCACCATGGCCCGCACTATCCATCAGCGACGCAGCCAGAACCAGGAGCGTCGCACCGCCAAGGATCTCGGCGGCCGCGTACAGAAGGGCAGCGGGGCAACGGGGTTCGCCAAGGGCGACGTCCGTGCCGCGCTCGATGTCCGAGCCGAGTGCAAGACCACCTCGGCCAAGTCGTACTCCTTGAAGCTCGCCGAGTGGCGGAAGATCCAGGAGGAGGCACACCAGGGCGGGGAGTCTCCCGTCATGCAGATCGAGTTCCAGGGCGCCGCCGGCATGCACACCAAGCTGGCCGTCCTCGGCTGGTACGACTACCTCTCGCTGCGCAACATGCAGAGCGGGAGCAAGTCATGAGCCGCCCCGTCGTGCAGCTCCACACCATCGAGCAGTGGGTGCAGATCAGCCCAGAGATCCGGTCCCTCATCCTCCAGAGCTTGAAGGTGAAGGACCGGCTCTACCGCTACCTCCAGGGCAAGAAGAACAGGCCGCCCATCCCTGACGAGGGGAAGTGGGTGCCCTGCAACAAGTGCGACAAGAAGGGCTGGCTCCTCAAGACGCCACGCCACGCCGGGCTCCACCCCTCGCAGATCATCAACTCCTGCCTCCTCAAGATCTACTGGCAGATGGAGGGCAAGGAGGAGCACGAGAAGCACAACAACCGCCTGCTCCTCATCTTCGACCTGGGCCACGCCGTCCACGGCATGTTCCAGAACTACGGCTTGGATGGGGCCTGGGGCGCGCAGTACGTCCCAGAAGTCCGGATGACGGAAGGTTCCCACCCGCTCGCAACTGAGCTCATGATCGAGGGATCCGCCGACGCCGAGTGCATCATGATCGTCGACGACATCCCCAACGCACCCATCTACGAGGTGGGGGTCGTTCACGAGTACAAGACGATGAACAGCAACAACTTCGCCAAGCTCACCAGGCCCAAGCCAGAGCACAAGCAGCAGGCGACTGTCTACTCGGCGGTCCTCAACAGGCCCGTCGTCGTCTTCCTCTACCTCTCGAAGAACGACTCCAACCTCGCCGACTTCCCTGTCGAGTTCGACCCCGCGATCTGGGGTGGCATGGAATCCAAGGCCCGGGTACTCGTCGACCACTACAACCGGCAGCAGGAGCCGCCGGCGACGACGGGCTACGGCTGCGAAGAGTGTGGGTTCGCATTCTCCTGTGAGGCCTACAAAGCCTTCCAGGCTCAACGCACCAAGCGGAGGTGACATGCCCGGCATCCTTGGAAGACTCGATCTCCTTCCTCCTGAATCCTTCGAGACCATCGACGAGAGCATGACCCTCGCCGTGAAGGATGGTCTCGAGGCTGTATCGAAGAAGGGGATCATCCACGCTGGAAGGCCCCAGGGCGTGACTGGGGAGCTGCCCGCCGATCTGTCGTCGCTGGACGACACCGCTCTCGGCGACCTGCTGAACAGCCTGTCTCGGTGGTGCGGCTACCTCGACACCGAGCTCACCTTGGCCGCGGCCTACAAGAAGCAGGCTGAGGTGCATCTCGCCAAGACGATGGCCCGTGTGCGGCTGACCCTCAGGGTCGACAGCGACGGGAAGAAGCTGACCGACTCCGACAAGAACGATCAGGTCGAAGTCGACCCCCGTGTCGTCGAAGCCAGCTACCAGGAGCTCTACCACTTCACCGTCTGGTCCGTGGTGAGGGGCGAGAGGGACAAGGCCCAGAAGGACTGGGACACCATCTCTCGGCGCATCACGCAGCGAGGTCAGGAAGTGAACCGCAACCGACGTGACATCAACGTCTCCAACACTCCGGTACACGGGCGGGCGTTCGTGCGCCGGCCGCAGTAGGGGGAATCATGGGCGTGGTCAGCAACCGTGGGCAGGACCAGTTGTCGAAGATCATCGAGTGGGAGCTGGTCGGGTCGGATGCGCCCATCGACCCCCACCGCATCATGCGGGACCTCTCCGACTCCGATCTGGAGAGCGCCTGGGACAACCTCCAAGGCGCCCCTCCAGACACGAAGAAGTTCGTCTCCTACCAGGTGGTGGAGCTCGAGAAGATCTACCGCCAGGGCCTCATGCACGGAGACTGGAACTGCATTCAGGAGGGGAGCCGCGTCAGGCTCTCCTACTCCCCCAACAACCAGACCACCGCGTGGGCCAAGTCAGGCCCACAAAGGATGACAGCTTGAGCAACAAGGGTCTCATCATCGGGCTGGCAGGACAGGCTCGAGTCGGGAAAGACACCTTCGCCGACTACATCGTGAAGAACTACCGCTTCACTCGAGTCGGTTTGGCCGATCCGATGAAGCGGTTCTGCAAGGAGATCTTCTTCTTCTCCGACGAGCAGCTCTACGGCAGCAGCCGGGACGCCCCAGATCCTCGTTACCCAAGGCTCGAGAGGTGCCACGGCTGCCAGACCTGCGAGTTCCGCTGCGACCACTACATCGGTGAGACGCACCTCACGCCCCGCTACGCCCTCCAGACGCTGGGCACCGAGTGGGGACGGGACTGCTACCAGAGCGTCTGGATCGAGTACGGGGTTCGCATCGCCCAGGAGCTCATCAAGGGCTACTCGACCTACAGCGAGAAGGACGGCCTCAAGTTCACGGAGAAGGACGTCGGCGAGATCGGCGGCGCCGTCTTCTCCGACCTGCGCTTCAAGAACGAGTTCGAGGCGGTGAGGAAGGCTGGAGGCATCCTCATCCGCATCAAGCGCGAGGGCTACGAGGGAGCAGTGGGCATCTCCGGCCACGCCTCGGAGGCGGAGCAGAAGGAGGTCCCCGACTCCTACTTCGATCATGTCATCGAGAACCCTGCCGGCCTCCTCTACTACTACCCGGCCATCGACAGCTTGATGCGCAAGATCCGTCCCCAATGGCCATGGGAGAAGGTAGAGTCTGCGGGATGAAGCAGACCGTTTGGACCCTCGCCTCCGATGGCAAAGAACTCAGGCTCTACGAGGTCGACTCCCTGACCCGGCACGCTCAAGAGCTCATCACGCTCCAGAGCAAAGAGCCGATGACGGAAGAGGACGCCTTGCGGTACGTTGAAGCCAACTGGCCTGACAAGGGAGCCGTAAGAGCGGCTGCCGAAACCCTCGGATTGGGGATCAAGAGATGAAGGATTGGCTGAAGAAGTACTACGGCCCGCAGTATGTGCCCGTGCTCCGCCCCTCGCTCGTGCAGGAAGGGCGGAAGCACGCGCTCGTTCGTCTGACCTCGGTGGCGGGGATCACCTACGTCTTCGTCCAGATGAGCGGGCAGCACGGGGTCACCCCCACCAAAGTGGCCTTCGAAGGCATCCCCGGATACAAGGACCTCGAACGCCTGCGCCAGGAGCTCGCTACTCTCGATGCCTGAGCCTGTGAGATGCGAAGCGGCTACGTGCCGCGACAAGAAGCCAGCGGTCATTCAAGTGAGCGGAGTCGTGGAGGACCCCGCTGGTATCAAGATATCCAAGACACTCAACGTCTGTGCTGAGTGCGCCGGCCCCATCCTGAAGAAGGAGAAGCCGGTGATCATGGGGGCCAAGTGCCCACCCTGAAGATCGTCTACCCGGGCCTGCCGCCGACCTCAAATCATATCTACTTCCGCGGAACGCAGCTCACCGCGAAGGCCCGTGAGTTCGCCGAGAGCTTCGCCAAGTACTCGGCCCAGAACCACCTCCACGAGATCAGCAGGCTGAACCGAGACGGCCTCTACGCCGTCCACCTGCGCTTCTTCATGGAGCTCGTGAACCTGTCCTGGAACAACCCCGATGTCGCCCCATCAAGAAGGGCGAAAGATCGGTATAAGAGAATCGACCTGGACAACCGAATCAAGCTCTTGACCGACTGCGTGCGTGACGCCATCGACATCGACGACTCACGCTTCTTCGCAGGCAGCCAAGAGAAGCACCATGACCCCATCCCCGAGAACGCACGGGTGGAAGTCTACGTTCAAGAAGTCGACCCTACCGACTTCGGCATCTAGGAGAGCCCTCATGTGATCAACCCCTTCACTCTGCTGCCAGAGAGTGACGAGGAGACGAGGGAGCGTCAGAGAGGCACTGGGATCCTGGGGAACGGCATCAACGTTTCGTGCCGCCCCAACCCCTACGACCCCACGATCACGCAGGTGCAGCACCGGGCAGTCTGCCTCACGAGACCGTACCCGGCCTGCCCTACCTGCCTGCATTCGACGTTCACCTTAGTCTTCAAGTCGCAGCCTCTGGATCCCTACGAACAGCTAGCTTGCCCGCGCTGGCGGGCAGAGACAGACCGAATGAGAGGGTACCCTCCCGAGTACTACATGCCGGTGGAGAGAGCCCTCTGTTCCACGAAGCCCTACACGTTCTGCCCCAGCTGCCCCTCCTCCGAAGTCCTCATCGACATCGGCGCCAACAAGGTCAGTGCTGGATGGTATGGACGGTGGCGTCGCTTCACGACAAGAGAGGATGAAGATGTCGACGACTGACCGGCTCACTGTAGAAGACACCGCGAGGATGCGGGCCTTCAACGAGACCGAGCTGCTCGAGATGATCAAGAAGTGCGGCATCGGGAGGGTCCGAAGAGGGCTCCCCCGTGACGTCCTTGAGGGCATCCTCGCTGGGAGGGTTGCCGTCACTGCGGACCACATCTCCCAGACCACCGAGACGAGGTTCAGACTCCAGAAGCACATCGAGGAGAACTGGGCCCGAGCCAGGAGCCAGCTGCCCGGATGCGACGGGCACTGCACCACCTGGCCCTGCACCGAAGGACAGCACGCCGCCTGCTTCGGCGTGAACGAGGACCTCCTGTGAGAGCCGCTGTTGGGGAGTGCCTCGCCTGCACCAAGCTGGGGACCTGCCGAGAGACAAACCTCGAGCGAGTCCTCAGCGGCTACACCTGCATCCTGTTCAAAGCAGTCCCTGAGGCGGTCGACCGCGCCAGGGCATTCATGATGTCGAAGCACGGAGAGCGCGCTGCGATTCGCGGCATGCTCGACAACTCCACACCACTCGAAGGAGAAGACGATGTCTGAAGCCAACACCGAACTGTCGCCCACCCCGGGTATGACCGCGAGCCTGCGCAAGTCGCAGCTCGACAACGCCCGCTTCGTGGCCGTCCGCAACCTGGCCTACATGGTCTACAAGGGGCCGAACGACCAGCCGCTGATGACGTACCAGCAGACCCTCGAGGACCGCGAGCTGGTGAAGACCACCATCATCGCCCACGAGATCGCCAAGGGCCTCATCGTCGATGACCGCGGGGCTGCCCCGGCCGCGGCGCAGATGATGGGCGCCCCCACGCCCCAGATGGGGGGTGTCCAGGGCAACGGCGTGCCGCAGGCCGCGCCGCCGCAGTTCGCCCCCCAGGCCGGGCCGCCGCAGATGGCACCCGCCGCCGCCTACGCCGCGCCGCAGATGACGCCGCCGGCGCCCCCGTCGGCCCAGCAGGTGGCCCAGATGGGCACCCCGCAGCAGCAGGAGGCCCCGGCAGCCACCACGACCGGCCGCAAGCGCCGCGGCGCCGCGGGCGGGGCCCCCGCACCGGCCGGGCAGCCTCTGGCCGCGCCGCAGCAGCAGATGACCCCTGCGGCCGCGCCAGCGCCCGTCCAGGCGCCGCTGATGACCGCCCCCGGGGCGTACGTCCCCCAGGCGGCTCCGGCCATCCAGGCGCCCGCCCCGGCGCCGCAGTACGCCCCCACGGGCGGCGTGTCGAGCGTGGACCCGGCCGCCCTCCAGCGGCTGGAGGCCCTCGTGGTCGAGCTGGGTCGCGGGCTGACCGTCATCTCGGCTGACCTCGAGAAGCTGTCGCAGCGCGTCGTGACCATGGAGCGGAACGAGGCCATCACCGCCGGCCGGCTGCTCGCGGCGCTCCACCACATGTACGGCTCGGTCCCGAGCCTGGGACCGGTCCTGTCCGAGGCGAAGGTGACCAACATCACCGAGTTCACCCGCCACCTCGACAGGTACGCCGGAAACCCCCAGTAGGGGCGTCGGCAGCCATCAGCCCCCGGGAGGAAGTGAAGGCCGAAGAGGTCCCACTTCCTCCCATGGGTCGGCGCCCCAACACCGTCGCCCCAACCACGTACCTGTCCCTCACCGACGCTGACCTCCTCGCGATGACGGAGCCACAGCTCGTTGAGTTCGCAGACAGGATCCTCGGCATCGTCATCCCGCTGGGCACGAAGAAGTCGACCATCATCACGAGGATCATCAACTCCTCGGTGACCGTCAGGGATGGCAGATGAGAATCGCAGTCACGAAGCACGCCGTCGACCGCTTCCGAGAGAGGGTCGAAGGGGCGAAGGGGTTCCAAGAGGAGTCCATCCGTCGACAGGTCCGCAAGATCGTCGAGGATGGACTCCGTCTTGGAGTCGTGAAGGACCACCCCCTGGTTGCCAACAGGCGGGTGGTTCCCTTCAAGTCAGGCGAGACAGTTCTCTTCCTTTCCATCGGGCCCAACACCACCGACTACGAAGCCGAGATGGCCGTCATCGGAGTTCTCTTCGAGAAGGAAGTCTCGGAAGGGAAGGTGGGGTTGGGCATTCAGCTGGGGGACCTGTTCCCTGCGCTGCAAGGCATGAGGATCGGAGAGAGGAAGCCTCGCTTCATCGTCTTCGTGGGGCCGGTAGGGACCACGGTCGAGAAGTACCTGGTGGAGAACGAGAAGGAGTTGCGCTCCATCCTCAACACCAGGGCACCCAAGCACGACGAGGTCAGCCTGTATGGCCTCATCGACTGAGGGAGCATGAAGGCCTTCTGGAGAAGAGGTGGAGGAGAGGACCGCAACTACCACCTCTTCACTCGCACCGCCAAGAACAGCAACCTGGGTATGGTCTTCTCATCGCTCTGTTGGCGCGAGTGGATCAGCACCATCCAAGAAGGAAGACCGAAGCCCTACCCGCCAGAGGCAGAGCAGCAGTGCAAAGCCTGCCTCGCCGCCATTCCGAAGGGATGCAAGACGTGAGAGTTTACTGTGGTACCAAGTTCGAGAACACCAAGGCGGTCCACGAAGTGTACCTCGCCCTCAGGGAGGACGGGCACACCATCACCCACGACTGGACCGAAGAGAACGCAGAAGGTCTCCACGGCAAGTTCCTCGAGGCCTATCTCGAAGGCTGCGCCGAGAAGGACGTCGATGGGGTTCTCTCCTGCGACGCCTTCGTGCTGTTGAACTACGCCGGAATGGCTGGGGGCTTCACGGAGTTCGGAATGGCCCTGGCCGCAGGGAAGTTCATCGTCGTTCTCGACGGTAAGCATCCCGAGAAGCCGAAGAACATCTTCTATCATTTGCACTCAGTTCATCACGCAAAGGACTTGGAAGATGCTAGGAAGATGCTGCTCGCTCATGAGCTCTTCTTGCAGGACGAGGAAGAAGCCCCAGTAGCAACGTAGAACCGCACGGCCCGGATGGCCGTTCACTACCCCGAAGGAGAACTACACCATGGCAAAGAACACCACGAAGCCCTCGCTGAACCAGAAGATCCGCGCCGCCTCGAAGGACCTGAAGGCGCTCACCAAGGCCGTCGAGAAGAGCAGCAAGACGACCGACCGCCTCTCCGCCAAGGCCGTGAAGGTCGGCGAGAAGCTGGCGAAGCTCCAGGCCAAGGTCGCCCCCACGGCCTAGCCGAGAAGTAGCGGAATCACCCGGAGGCCCGCGCTAGTCTGAGGCGGGCCTCTTTCTTTCTTCTCGGGATGGAAGGTAACGATGTCCTCCACGAACGTGATTGCCTTGAAGTCCGGCGTCCTCCGACAGGAGGTCGTCAACATCACCATGACCATCGCCAAGAAGTGGTTGGCGACGAACTCACACAACCGCAACTTCAGCCAGAACCGGGTGGACACCTACGCCACCGACATGCTGGCCGACAAGTGGCACCTCACCCACCAGGGCCTCGCCTTCGACAACGCGGGAGTGCTGATGGATGGGCAGCACCGGCTCATGGCGGTCGTCCTCGCCCAGGAGGTGGCCGGCGAGGAGAAGAAGATCAGCATCCCCATGATGGTGACCTGGGGCGTCCGCAGGGAAGCCATGGTCGTCATCGATGGCATGCTGGTCCGGAAGATCGGGGACCAGCTCCACCTCTTCGACGGCCTGGAGAACGGCCGGCGCTACGAGGCCGGCTGCCGGGTCATCCGCTTCATCGAGAAGAGGGAGTACGGCGGCAAGCTGACCGTCGACATGGCTCGCGACATCATCTCGAGGCACAAGAGCGGTCTCGAGTGGGCCATCGGTGTCCTCACCCGTGAGCCCCTGGCGCGTGCCCCCATCATCGGCGCCATGGCCTACGCCTACCCCACTGCCCCAGAGGAAGTGAACAACTTCGCAATCCTCCTGCGCGACGGCACGGGGGATGGGTGGCACAAGGGGAGCCCGGCGTACACGCTGCGCGAGTGGCTCATCCGTACGGAGGCCGCCAACAACCGGGAGCGGAACGGCATCGTCGTGGTGGTCCTGCGCGCCCTCATGGCTCACCTGAAGAAGCAGACCCTCCTCGTCATCAAGCAGGAGGCCATGACCGGCGAGGTGGCCATCAACGAGACGTTCAAGTACTTCCACAAGGCCCACAATAAGAAGCAGCCGCAGGTGTAGGATCTGCGGGTAAGCAGTTGCGGACCCTTCGGCTTAGGTGGCTCAGCTGATGTGGAACCGCTTTGTTCAGGAGCCGTAGGGACTGTGCAGCGAGGGTCAACCGGAGAGGCTGCAACTACCTAAACCTCCGCTCGCCGGCACGACACACCTAAGAGGCAGAACGGGGAGGCACTCGGTCCTGAGTGCCTCCCCTCTTTCTTAGCCCTCAGACGTCGACCGCTCCAGCGAAGTCCGGCAAGCTCTTCAGCCAGGTGTAGAGCGAAGAGCGCACCCCGGCAGCGAGTGCGTCGTCGATGTTGGGCATGTCGACGCCCGTGACGCCGCGGTAGATGCCCCCTGTCACCGGGGACTTCTCTGCCTCCCGTGCGGCCGCGTCCGCGTGCACGTCGACGGCCAGAGTGACCTGCCCCGTCTTGGTGTCGAAGGCGAGGTGCACGATTCGAGCGTACGCCTCTGGGGCCGCGAGACCCACGGCGGTCCTATCAGCGGTGAGGTTGAGTTGCAGAGCCATGTGTTCTCCTACTTGGTCAGGTCGTTGATGCCCGGGTACTCGTAGATCTTCTCTTTCGCCACCCGCCAGGCCTGCTGGACGATCCAGGAAAGAGACCGGTCCTGCCGGTTGGCCTCCGCCTGCATCTCGTCGAGCATGTCTTCGGGGAAGTACAGCGACTGCTTGCGCTTGTCTGTTCCTGCCATGTGTTACCTCGGTCGAACGATGACAGCAGGCCGACGAAGTACACGACCCCTGTAGACGTTGTCTCCGTCCCACCAGCGCTCATCGAAGTCCTTCACGGACAAGGTGCGCCAGTTGCCTGAGACGTTCGGGTCCATGATGTTGACCCGGCCGCCGCTCTCGTTCACGAGAACGACGTAGTGCCCGCTCCCCTTCTTCGTCCAGCTCTGCACATCGCAGATGAGGGGGACGTCCTGCTCGAGGAGCTTGAAGGCGTCCGACAAGCTCTTGAACTCGACTTGCTTCGCTGTGAACCCCAACGCCCGCGCCGCCCCCACGATCTGGTAGAGCTCGGCCCCGTAGTGCGCTACTCCGATGGCCTTCGCCAGCAAGGCCTCTGGGACATCCTTACCATGGTGCAGCAGCACGGCGCGAAGGCAGGCCGCAGAGCAGGTCCGCTGCGTCTCCTGTTGGTGAGGTCTGACCTTGGCGAGTTTCAACATGATTGGTGGTCGCAGATAGTGGAGGTCCCAGGTCCCATTGGAAGGTTCCCGTTCGCCCCTAGTGGCTACTCATCCGGCCAGCACCAGTACATCCCGTGGGCGGGCTGCATCGTCTTGTGAATCACGCTGGTCTGGCGCTCCATCTGCCGACCACACGAGTCCTTGCGCTCCGGGTCCCCACTGATGAAGACCAGGTTGCAACCGGGCCATGCCGAGACCTGCTTCCAGACATCCTTGCCCTCGGCGTCCTTCTCCCAGCGACCCGCGTACTCGGCCACCTGATCCCACACGATGGTGACCAGCGCGTTGTGACGAACCGCCTTCGCATCCACGAAGATGATGCTGCTGCCAACCTCGAGCTTCCTGTCCATCTGCGACCTCCTTGTTACCCCGCAGGCCAATCCTGCGGGAGGCCGCTATCTCCACCGCACCCCGAGCTGGCCCTGTGCGGCAACGAATCCTTTGGCGCTGAAGGCGGCGCCAGCTGAACCATCCCACTGGAGCCCCCACGTCTCGAATGGAGGGAAGAGTAGAACCGGTCCCGCCCCCAGCTTGTCTGACGTAGCCACCACGGTGCCGCCAACTCCCCAGCGGAACGGTGTGGGCTCCTTCTCTCTCAATGCCACAGGCGCCTGTCCCTGCACAGCACTTGCCCAGAGCTTCCGGCCGGTCGGTGTGTCGCGCCAGCAGGAGCCCGTACCGATGAAGACGTGGTTGTTGTTCTTGGTCTCGTAGGTGACCTCGGAGATCTCGACGTGCCCCGTGTCGCCCTCCACCACCAAGATGTCCGGCTTCTTCCCATCCGGGCCCGCCACGGGACACTCCCGAGCCGGCGTGCCTGGCGCCGCGGGGAGGGTGGGGCTTGGGATGGTCCGCCACTCCACCACCGTGATGACCTTGGGCTTCTCGCCCAGCGCCTTCCAGAGCTTCGCCCGCTCCGCGGTGAAGTCGGCATCCTTGCTGGCGATGAGCTTCTCGGCCGCGGTGAGGTCCTTCTTCGACCTCTCAGCCTCCACGGTGAGGTTGGCCTTGAGCAGCTTCTCCCTCTCCTCCGCCTTGCCCAACGCGTCCTCTGCGGAACGGGCCCGGTTGAGCGCGGAGACGAAAAGGAAGATGGCCACCGCCAGCAGTATCACCGGCACCCACGGGATGAAGGGCTTGACCTTCTCGAAGGAGATCACCGGCTCCCCCAGAGCCAGGCCCCGAGGCCCATGAAGATGAGGCAGACCTCGAGGTGCGTGGCGGAGGGCACGCGGTCACGGAGGAAGAAGTCTCGGTAGATGACGAGGAGGGCGAGGCCGATGAGGATGAAGGGCCCCCAGGCGGGGCCGCCCTTGCTGCCGAAGAAGTGGCCGCAGAGGGTGCCCCAGAGCGCGGGCCACAGCATCCACCTCTCTGCACCACTCCTCATCGCGTCGGTGAGCGGCGGGTCGCCCCGGACGAGCGCGATGACCTCGACGATGAGCAGAGCGACGCCGAGGAACACCCAGGTCGCTTGGGTGTAGGTCATTCCCCAGAGGATGCGCGGAAGGTCTGCCATGTCAGTCCTTGGGCAAGACGGGGGCAGGAAGAGGAAGCTCTCCGGTGGTCTCCACGCCGGCGGCCGCCTTCTTGGCCAGCTTCACGGCACGCACCTTCTCGAACATCTCCTCGTCGGTGGGGTTGGTGTCCCCACCCTTCATGAGACCCATGAAGCCGGGAATGGCGGCGACCCCGAGGGTGAAGGCCCACTTCTTCCAGGGCCAGGTGATGGCCGCGTCGTAGCCGCCCTGCGGGATGATCTGGAGCAGCAGACCGGAGAGCCAGCCCAAGAAGGCACGAATGCTCTGCTTGTAGGGCTTGATGCCCTTCTGGAACTGCTTGTACGTCGCCTTGGCCTTCATACTTCCTCCTTATTAGCAGCCCGCGTTGAGGCCGCCGGGGCAGTGCGGGTTCGAGATGTTGTGCGAGAGGAGCCCATCGGACACGTAGGTCCTGGCCCCCGCCACGGTGATGGACACGGTCACGGCGGTGACCTTCTCATCCACGATCTGCTTCACCACCCCAGGCTGCGAGCCATCGAGGATCTCTCCGGGCTCGAGGTCGTAGGCCATGAGCCAACCACCACCCGAGAAGAAGCGATGGCTCGGGGTGACGCGAAGGATGCGCCCGTCCTCGAGCTCCACTCGAACGATGGGAAGCTTGTTGATGTTCACAGCCTTGATCGGGAAGGATCCCCAGACGTCGACTCCGGAGTCTGGCTTGGTCCAGACCTGGTCTCCCACCTTGAGGGTCTCGACCGCCACCACCCGATTGTCGGGCAGGAGGATTGGAGTGCCTGGCACCACACAGAGGCAGCAGTCCGTTACTGGGTCCGCGCCTGCGGCGGTGTCATTGACGGTGATGGTCGCGGTCGCCGTCTTGCCGTTGGCGTCGGTCACCTGGACGGTAGCGCCGGAGGGGAAGGACGCCGCAGTCGGCTGCCACGATACCGACCTGCTCGCCGTCGGGCTGGACGTGATCCAGTGGCCATTCGCACCACCTGTGGGGGTGGAGAGAGTGAATGGACCAGTCCCTCCCACGATGGAGAGGAACGCGGTCTCTCCGTCGTTCTGCCAGACGGTCTGCGCAGCAGGAGTCAGGTAGACGTCAGGGAGTGGCGTCGGCAAGCCGGCGCCGCCCGGGATCATGTAGAGCGTCGAGTCCGTCGTGGTGGTGACGAACCAGTAGGTGCTGGAGCCCCCGAAGGCGTTGTAGATGGTGATGCGGGCAGCCGGTACGGTGCCCGCTCCCATGGTGGGGAGGCACATGGTTGCCGTGATGCCGGTTGCGTTCACCGCATCCGATGAGGTGAGCGACGCGAAGAGCCGATCTGAGATCGAGTGGAAGGACTTGAGAAGCACCGCACTGACCGTGCCGTTCGTCCCTCCGGTGTCCTTGTACTGGGTCGGGTACGTGCTGCGGTCCCAGGCCCGGTCCATCGTGTACCACTCGACCGTGGCGTGCCGCATCGCCTCGAGGTTGTCCGAGTTCGAGGAAGGCTGCAACGTGAGCAGGAGAGCACCCGCCTTGAGGGTGGTGTCCCAGACCTGCTTCGTGGCCGTCAGCTTGGTGATGTTGGGGCAGCCCCCCATGACCTGAGCCGAGATGTTGCCGCGCCAGAAGTACTGGACGCCGGCCGACCCAACCGTCCCGTACCTGGCGATCCTTCTCCAGATCCGTTCGATGAGCTCCATGGACGTGTACTGGGAGCCGTTTTCGTAGAGGGTGAATCCGTCCTTGGTGACGTCCATGACGGGCACGCTCGCGGCCACATCATTGGCGACACGGAAGAGCGGAGAGGTGTCAGTCTTCGGACCATCCTTTGGTGCCACGCGGACGGGCCCGTCCCCCACCGTGTTGGCCCGGAGAGTCAGCGGGGAGACCCCAATCGTGGCTTGGTTGGCCGTGAGGGTGTGCCCCGTCTCCCAAGACGTCCACAGCCCTCCAGGATCGGTCGTCACCCAGCCGGTGGAGTAGTTGATACCGGTGATCACGCCATGGTCATCTGCGTTAAGGGTGTCAGTGACAGTGTCCCCCGTCCGGAACTTGGCGACATCGGTCAGGCTCATCTGGAAAGACTCGACAGTGAACGCGATGACCACTCCGCTCACGCTCTGCGCCGGCACGTAGCCGCTCTCGATCACGGGGACCGTGAGCTTCGCAGAGAGGATCGCCTCTCCTGTAGCTGGGGCCGCTCCCGCGGCTCCGACGCGCAACCCCCTAGTGAGGATTGCGCTTCCGTCCACGAGACTCACGGTGCCGTTGGCGTTGGTGACCGTGGCCGAGGAAGAAGAGATCGACTGGGTCACTGCCAAGGTTCCGGAAACCGTCGTAGACACCGCGCCAATGGCCACCAAGGTGGCGTTGGTCCCAAGGTAGACACCAACGTTGGAGACTCCCACGTACGTGTTGGCGGACCCGGTGCCCACGGTCGTGGAGGTTGTCCCGAAGAGGCTAAGCGTTCCCGCATAGCCCTCGACCACCGGAGTGGAGACCTTGGTGGTGCCGATGAGCGTCGACGCTTGGGCGCTTCCCGTGACCGTGATGCTTGCTCCGGAGATCGACAACGTCACCGCCAGGGTGCCGAGGACCACCGTCGAGGTACTCGCGCCTCCGAGGCTCACCGTAGTGGCGTTGGTGCCGAGGTACACGGTGATGGACCCATCTCCGACGCGAGTGCTGGTCGCTCCGAAGAGGCTGAGCGTCCCCTGTCCGCCGTAGATGGCCACCTCTCCACCGACTCCGGTGGAGAGGTTTGCCATCGAGACGAGATCACCCGTGATCGAGTCGAAGCAGTCGACGGCGAAGATGGTGCTGCTGGGAGAGACGAAGAGCTCCCCAACCTTGGGGTCGGAGACCGGGAGGGTGAGGTTCTTGAGGATGACCTTCTGGGAGTCGGACGAGGTGAGGAGCGGACTGCTCCCGTTCCTCGCCAGAGAGATTGAAGGGTTCTCCCCCCGAATCATGATGGGATACCCCGCGGTAACCCATCCACCGACTGGGCTCGCTTGGTCGTAGGTGACGACGATCTCCGTCACGTCGACAGCGCGCAGCGCGCAGTAGTAGATCGCCGTCTGGATGTCGGGGAGCATCGCGTAGGCCCCGCCCACGGTCACATGCTCCGTGACTTCTCCGGCGATGCGTAGGTCGTGCGTGATGGCGCCGCTGACCACCTTGGCGATAGGGATGCCGGTGCCGGGCAGCAAAGTGCCGGCGGATGTCGCAAGAGTCGCGGCACCAGAGGTTGTGAGGATGATGTAGCCGGTGTAGCTGCCCAGCCCTGTGAGCGTCGAACTCACGTCGTTACGGAACCCGTTCTTCCGGATCACCATCCCGGAGACCGTAAGAGTGCCCACGGTGAGCGACATCGTCCCCTTGGTGACGATGACATCGTTGTGGGGGAACCCTTGCGCGAGGATGTTCAAGGCAGGGTTGTTCATCCCCTCGCCGTGCGCTCGGGAACGTGGGGAGGAGGGAACGGCTGCCCACACCACAGTGCCAATGGCGGAGGGAGCCATCGGGGGTGAGACTACGAGCTTTGGAGCGTCGATGGTGGGGCCCGTCCAGAGGTAGAGCCCGCCGAAGTTCTCGGTGTTGCCTCGCGTGCCGTTGAGGCTGACGATCGGTTGGACCTCATTGGCCCCGGAAAGTCCCGCATCGGTGAGCTCTGCCTTCGACAGCGGAGCCAGGCTCAGCCCGTTCCCGATGACGGCCTCCACCTTCCAGCGAATGCCGTTGTTGGCCCACGGGAGCTTCGTGGTGTTGGCGTCGGGACGGATCTCTACGTAGTCGCCCACTCGCGCGGCGCCGAAACCGCCGGAGCGGTAGACGACTCGACCACCGAGGATCTCATCGATCTGGTAGGGGCCTGCCTTCACCAAGCTGAGCCCGAAGACATTCCCGGGACCGGCTGCGGAGGTGGCATTGGCGTAGGGAGCGGCCCCAGTGAGCTCGGACAAGAACGCGGCCTTCACCACACCGACCGCCTGGTGTGGGGACGGGTAATAGCCCGAAGCGGCGGTCAGGTAGAAGAAGGGAGCGATCGCGGCCTTGACGAGAGTGACCCCTGCACGCAAGGAGCCCAGGCCATTGGAGACGCCGAGCCCGACGTATGGAGCGTTCGGTGTGATCGAAACGAGAGAGTAGTTGCCGGAGGTGTCATCGATGGAGGTGACCGTCCCCCACTCCACGAACTGCGGGGTCGTCCTGTTCCCGTCCGACAGCAGGACGTCCAGGTTCGCTGAGAGGCGAGCCAGTGCGCGAACGAAGCTCTCAGAGTTGAGACTCTCGCCGGGGACGGGCATCACTGCGCCGAAGAGGTTGTTGATCCTGCCCTCTCCAGCGCCTGCCACATCACCAGCGTAGGTACGCAGTGCTCCCAGCCTCAGGTCGAATCCGAGGGCAAGAGCCACGCTCGGGGTGCCCGTCACCTCGACGCTGCCGACCCTCGACAGGGTTCGGACGTGCACCACGCCCCCTTCGTCGTAAGCGTAGCCCTTGCTGGAGATCACGGCATTGATGGCCGTGACGACCGTCTGCGCCGAGGGATTCGCCGTCAGCGTGACAGTGAAGGGCGTGCCGTCAACCAGGAGCGTGAGGTCCCCACCCGTCGCGAGAGGGAAGTATGGCGCAGACGACACACCGTCTGGGTCGTGGCGATGCACAGACCCCCGCAGCATCGGGTAGTCAGGGAATCGGAGAGCGGTACCGGCAAGCTGCGGCCGCCTGTAGAAGTCCATCGACATGGTTCACTCCTAGAAACGGATCTGCCAGAAGATTTCGAGCTGCATGTTCTCGGTCTTGGCCACTGGCTCAAAGCTCTTGTAAGCCACGGGAGCGACGGCGCCCATGTCGGTAGTCCCTCGGAGCCTGGTCCCGAAACCATTGGCGGGGGTGCCGGCGGGGTCGCCGTTCGTAAAGAGCCCAAGCTCTGAGACAAGAACAGTTCCGGGAATGATGGTGATCTCGGTCTCGGCGAAGGTCCGCTGGTACTCGACAGTGGTACGAACTGGATAGGCTGGGAAGGACACCCCGGTGATCTCCGCCAGGAAGAGGGAGGTGTCGTATGCGATGGGGGTCTGCAAGGAGAGAACGCCCGGCTCCTCTGTCTTCGCCCCGATGCCGACTCCGATGAAGGCGACGGCATCCGTCCGAATGGTACTCGAGGGAGACGCGAGGTCGAGGCTGATTCGCTGGGTCAGGAACTCGCGCCCGGTGTTGGTCCAGACGTTGTGCCCTTCGCGCTCGGTGATCTTCTTGCCCCGTTCACGCAGGACCAGCTTCACCCAGCCCTTCACCTCGACAACGCTCTTCTCCGAGCCCCAGCTGCGCTCAGTGGTGCCGGCCCGGACAATACCGGCGTCGCTGACTCGAACTGCGTCGCTGATCTTCATGCTCATCGTCTCCTGAGAAGGGACCAAGCGGTCGTCCCACCGTCGACCATCCCACCAGAGAGTACAACAACATCATCCCCTCCGCTGGCAGTGATAGAGGCGATTGGGTAGACCCCGAGGCCGTAACCGTTGTCGATCTGGGTGATGTCGTAGAGGCGAATGAAGTCCCCGATCTGCGCGCCCATGCTGAGCGCTTCATGTGCCGGGATGGTGATCGTCCCAGTAGCGTCGGAGTCAATGAGGTTGGGGGACCGAAGGTAGATGTCCACTTGGTCGTTGATGTTGCCGTTCAGGATGAAGTCGAAGCCAAGGGGTCCCTGAGGACGGTTCTTCTTCTTCAGCCGGACGGTGTAGGTATTCGCCGGAAGGACTGGAAGGTAATTGTTCCACCCCGCGTCGGCGACGAAGATCTCCGCGAAGCCGGCAGGAGACACGATCTCGAGGTAGTCCCCCGGGTCGGCCATCAACCGAAGGTCGTCATTGCAAGAGTACGAGGAGCCGTCCGAGATAATGGACCACGAGCTCTCCGAGGGGGAGGGGAGCAGGCTGGGGCGAATGATGGTGTAGGGGACGTTCCCTTCTGGGCTGAATCCTGTCTCTCCGATGACGGTCACGACCATGTTCTGCACGTCTGTGATGAGGAGCCGGCCCCCGCAAGTGAAGAGCCAATCCCCCGGCATGACCCCGTCCAGGATGTTTCCTGTCTCGGAGAACGATGCGGTTCGTGTAGGGGAGCTCGAGATGTCGGTGATGACATCTCCCGCGTCGATGACGAAGCCGTGGGGGTCTGCGGTGATTGCCCCGTACCGCGTCGTCCCCATGACTCCGCTGGCATCTACGTTCCGGAGGCGCCAGCAGAAGCCAGAACGGATGACCTCGCTCACCTTCCTGGCGACGATGAAGGGTTGGTCGATGCCCGGCGTAAGCGCCTTCCCCGTCGTATCGATCGTCACCCCCACGCCCTCAGTCACTACCGTAATGGGGTAGGTCCCAGCATTTGGGCCACCGGAGAAGATGACGTAGTCGCCGACCTTGATGAGCTCGCCCGGCATGACCGTGGAGACGATGTCTCCCGAGAAGTTGACGGTACCAGTCACCTGGTCGACGTCTACAACGATGGCGTCCTTCCCAGAGCGTCGCAGCTTGAATACACCATCGTCCCAACGAACCAGACTGTGGCCCGAGAAGTCTCTCTGGTCGAACATGAAGGGAGTGCCGAGACCTGTTCCAACGTCGTCGACAAGTCCGGCGATGCCGCCACGACGGAGCACCATTCCAATGGAGTCCGAGATAGAAACGTCGTCTCCGAGCTGCGTCACCTCCAAAAGGACAAAGGCCACGTAGGAGGGAGTGATGCGGCGGAGGAAGGAAGAGACGAGAGTGATCTCTTCGATGTTGAAGAGGTTGTCGTTGGCTCGCAGCCTGAATGAGTGGAACTTCTGAAGCTGCGAGATACCGGAAGCCTGACCCTTGAGCGGGTCGGTCAAGTAGTCGCTGACCCCAACGCCCTTCGCGAGCGGGGCGAAGGCTTCGACGACATCGTCGACAGCATAGGTGACCCCAGTCGCAGGATTGACCTCGACCCCTGAGAGGTCTGAGGACTGGTGGTCGATGGGGTAGGTGTAGACGCGCTGAATGCCGGAAGGGACGCCGGCATCGTCCACGTCTTCGATGAGGAGTCTCCCGAGGACGGACACACCAGACGCGTCCGTACGGTAGTTGCTCTCCATCGACCGGACAACACCGCGGTGCTCTGCGAAGGGAAGGCCGAGAAGGATCTGGGCGCCGAGCCGTACCTTCTCGATGGTGGAGCCTCGGGTGTAGGCGAACATCAGTCCGGCCACTGCCTGACGGTAGGAGACTCGAGTCGTGATCTTGTCGAGGTCCTCCTTCCGAAGCCCCACCATGATGCCGAAGTTCGATTCGATGGCATCCGAGTTGTCGAAGTAGCTGACCTCGGCCCAGAAGCGGTCCGGCGCCGGCTTCGCCGCGGTGAACCCGCCGGGGAGGAGTCGAAGGTACTTGCCGCCAGACCTGCGCGTAACGACGACTCTCTCCGTAGTCACTGGAACAAGCAGCTCCGGAATCGGTGTCGAGAGCAGGAGCTTGTCCTCGGACACGACCTCCACGACGATGTAGGGCAAGTTCAGGCTGATGGCGGTGGGGATAGACACCCTATCCCCAGGCGCCACCTGCCGAGAGAGGAAGCCGGCGCCCTCCACCTCTAGCGTCGAAGTTCCTGTACGGAACGGGACGGTGTCATCGAAGGCTGTGGTGCCGTCGGTGAGGTAGTCGTTCCCTTCCACCAGCATCACGGGACGCCGTGGAAGTTCGAACTCGGCGTTACCCTTCTTCTGGTAGACCTTGCCGTTCTTCTCGACGAGCGTCGGCTGCGCCACCCACTCCTGGAGAACGGGAATGGAAAGGACGGTATCGTCCACAGGGATCTTGCTGTTCCTGATGACGGCTCTCGGGGAGACAAAGACGCGGCCTACCGGAGTGACAAACCCCGTCGACAGGTCGATCTCGGTGTTCCAGAACTGCTGCGCGAAGAGGCCGCTCTTCACGAAGGAATACAGGTTCGCCGCATCCCCAGTGAAGCTCACCGCCCCGACGGGAGAGACCTTAACGGTGCCGACGCCCATGGCGTTGAGCGTGTCTGCGATGACGGAGTCTGGGACGGTGTAGCCCTCTCCTGCGGCCAGCACCTCGGTCGTCAGTACGAAGGCGAGTCGGCGCCCATGCACACCGATGACTTGCGCAGAGAACTGAGCGACGCCGCCCCTACCCCCCAACCTGACGTCGAAGAGAAGAAGGTCACCAGAGGTCACCCCCTCCGCCTCGAAGTCGACAGAAGGAGACACGAGAGTGTGTGGCACTCTCCAGTTCAGGTTCGACCTTCCAGTAACGACCTCGGCATCGTCCGTCGTGACGATGAACGTTGGAACGGGCTGTCGGATGTCGAGCATCGACCGCAGGACAGGGTAGGCCCGACCGCCGATCGTGACGAGCCGGCCCTTGGCGAGGCTGGCGATGGCTGAAGAACCTACGAGCTGCGGTACGGTAAAGCTTGCCGACAAGGCGCTTGGGAGAGGGGCGAACTTGATGCCCACCGGCCGGAAGATGATCACCTGGTCTGTGGGCTGGGAAGAGCTCGGAGGAGCGCGGTCCACTTCGATGAAGATGCCGGTGGAGGCGGTGATGCGGTAGAAGCCGACGTTGACGCCTGTCGCGATGTACGCCACGTCCCCAACGCGAACGTCCCCGATGGCCCCGGCGATGCTGTAGATGTCGGAAAGCTGGTCCACCGTTGGCGGGTAGATCGACATCTTCAGCGCGTACTGGGAATCGGGCGGAGCTTGTAGCGCCCATGTCCTCGACTGGAACGGGAACTGCGGGGAGAACACCGAAGAGGTCGTTGGGACGCGGTCAGCGACTGCGGAGGGGATGCTCCCGTTGATCCGGTAGCCGGTCGCCCCGGCGTTCGTCCCCATGGTTCGGTACTCCCCAACGTTCGAGGAGGAGCGGCTGTAGAGGATGTCGAGGAAGGGAGGGACATCTGCGAGAACAGACCCCTCGACGACGATGAGCTCGTTGGAAGAGAAGATGACGGCCTTTGCCTCCCTGCCCAGCAGCTGCGTCGAGCCGCCCTGCCCCGCCTCTTCGTTCCCAAGGAAGACAGTCATGCCGGCCGGGTCGAGCTCGAGGCGCGGCTCATAGGCCAGCCACCGACGCTGCATCTTCTCCTGGATGTCCCTGATGCTCTTGTTGAAGTCGAACTGGTAGAGCTTCAGGAGCTCGGCACCGCAGATCTGAATGAGGGCCGACCAGAGCGTTTCGAAGATCTGCCGGTCTTCCACCTGCTGCCACACGTCGCGCAGGTAGCTCCAGATGAACTTGCCGTCCGGGACGATGGCTCGGCCGTCCGGGACGAGGATGGCGCGCACCGAGACTCGCGCCTGCGCCTTGCTCTCGAAGTTGCCAGAGGTGACGGTGAGCTCGATGATGTACTCGCCCACGAGGTCCGGAGAGAACCAGACGGAGGCCCAATCTTCCGTGATCTGTCTGAAGGGCTCGTAGGGAGTCTTTGAGCCGATCGGGGACGCAACGATGGCCCAGGAGTAGGTAAGGTCGGAGGCTGTGGGGTTGATGCTGCCCGAGCCATCAAGGCGCACCGTCCCTCCCAGCACAGCCACGGAAGGCGTACCGACTACGACAGCTGTCGGCCTCTCCACCAAGGGCGAGATGGTTCCGAATCCTCCTGAGTTGAAGGTCGCCATCGGTTACCCGTCGATGAACTGCAAGAGGTAGGCAGACCGTCCACCGTAGTGATACGGGGCGGGGTCTGTCGGAAAGAGCTGCTCGACCTTGACGTCGTAGCCGGTTGGGCCGCCGAAGCGGAAGAAGTCCCACCGGCTCTGGCCAGACTCGTCCGAGGAGATGTGGCCGAAGGTAATGCCAGAAGTTCCGGAGACGGTAGGAAGGTCGAACCCCTCGCTCCAAGGAATCACGATCTGAGGCGAAGAGACCACGCTCCCCACCCAGACCTCGATCGTGTCGTAGGGCTTGTAGTGGATGCGGTAGGTCTGCTTTTCCATCCAGTCGAATGGAGTTGAGAACTTCCTCCCCAACCGCGTCTGATTCACGAGGTCGTCAATCGAGCCGCTTCCCGGGATGACTCCGACGTACCGCCCCGCAGCACCGCTGTCGACGAAGACGAACGTCAAGAGGCTCTGTCCGAAGTGCATCGTCACACCGATGCCAGTGGACGACATCGTCGCCAGGTCCGTCCCATGGCTGTCGGAGTAGTGCTCGACCTTCACAGAGAACTCGGCCCATGCGCCGCAGTAAGGGTCCATGTCGATGGGGGCGGAGTAGTGCACCCCACTGAAGGGAACACCGAAGTTCGTCTTGTGGAGAACGAGCCCTGCCTCTGCGGTGTTGCCCGCGGTGGCGCCGAGGACGAAGGGAGACGGGGGAAGCCCGGCGTCCGAGGCAGCATCGAAGGACGACGCCGTCGTGTAGAGGTTCGAGAAGACCAGGTCGAACCTTCCCGACGAGCTGACGGTGAGGATGTGCCCCATCCTTGCGGCAGCGGTCCCTGCGGAGGCGGGCCACGTCGTCGTGCTGATGGGGATGCTGAGAGCCAAGCTGCCGTCCACGTACAGACGGACCCTATCCCGTGCCTTGTCCACCGTGAGGCGGATGACTCGAAGAGATTGGAAGTCGATGACGTACCGGCCGATGTAGGAAGAGTCGGAGCTCTGACCACCGTCGATCGCAATACCGAGGCTGTAGACTCCGGTACCTTCTCGCAGCATAGCCACACGGAAGATGTGTGTGCCGTCATCGAGCTCTATGCCGGCGCCGAAGACGTTGCCGTCGTAGGTGGAGGGAAGGCCGGCGCAGAACACCTCGAGAGAGGACTCCGCGGCACTGGCGAGAAGCGGCTCGTCTCTCTCGTAGCGCGCGTACCCCAAGCCCTCTTTCGTCACCCTCAACGACTGGGAGGCGGCACGGTTGCCTGGCTGGTACCCGAACGCCCTCGATGTGGTGACTCCCGACGATACGAAGTCCCACCCTTCCGGCTCCTTCTTGGAGGAGGCTCTGTAGGAGGTAGGGCTCGACACCGCGTAAGCGACTTCGTGTGCAGTGCGCGGGTCCCCGTTGTCGATGGCCACGCGGAAGTCCGGGTAGACTCCCCAGTCCTCAACGTAGAGCGTGCTCGCAACTGCGGCCCCATTCCCAATGAAGAGGGAGACGGAATCCTCGGCCACCCCGGCGTACACCGACCCGAAGTTGCCGACAGGAAGGCGCAGTGCACGACTCATGGGGAAGTAGCTACCGGCGCTCAACCACACTTCGATTGTCGGTGCATGCGCCGGCGACTCCGGGGGAATGAATCCTGTGGGCGCCACCACGATCCAGATATCAATTGGCGTCCCGTCAGGGATGCTCACCCAGTCGAACGCGATGAAGTGCTCGTAGTACCGGGCCTGCTGGAACGCTTGCAGTGGACCGACGAGCCAGATGCCAGGCGACCCACCGCCCTGGAAGAAGACATCGACTCCGGAGATGTACTGGTTGTGTCGAAGCCCGACGTAGGGGCTGGCGATGTTGGGCTTGTAGAACCAGTCAGGCTGCGAGAGAGGCCACGCCGTCTTACGGAGACGAACGTGGCCCATGACGCTGGCGTCGGCCGGTGTCGCCTGCTTGACTTCGTATACGCTCTGACCGAAAGGGTTCCCGCTAGTTCGGGCCATCGTGAGAGCGCTCGAGGTCTCGGTCACGACGCAGACGCCGGGGACCTCTGGCGAGAGCCCCTCCATGGAACGAAAGGAGACCTCGGTCCCGTAGGAGATGAGGGCTTCATCCGTCTCTGGAAGGTCGGTAGGGTGGCGCCGAACATCGGAGGTGCCAACGTGTAGGAGCGTACCCCCGATGGCTACGCGAGCAGCCGGAGGCACGGAACGAAGGCCGAAATGGTAAGGGCCACCAGGCCACACGGCATCCTGGCTCTTCCCTGGCACTGTGTTCACGAGACGAAGGGGCACTAGAAGTCCCTGAAGTTCAAGGTGGAATGAGTATAGACTTCGGGACACAGCGGGGGAAGGAACATGAACTTCAAGCCGATGGACCCAGAAGAGATCCGGCGAATCCTCGAGGAGACGGACGCGTCAGGTGCCAAGGTCCACCAAGACATCCTCACTCCTCTCATCGCGAAGGAGGAGGCTGTCTTCCAGCGTGCCTCCTGCCCGAACTGTAGAGGCCCCTCTCACGAGGCCTTTGTCGATCCCTCTCGCCCCTTCATCGCCGGCTCCGCCCTCCCCCACCGTCTCCTGCGCTGCGTAGAGTGCAAGACGGAGTACGACGCCTACACGGGGATGGCCACCCGGGTCACTTCCTCACGAGCTTGATGCGCTCCCCGTAGGGCTCCGTCGTCTTCAGTGAGATGTCCGCTCCCGGGACGAAGAACGTGACTCGAGAGGACCCATCGTAAGGGACCGCCGATCTCGTTCCTCCAATCTCGTTTTGCGACATCTCCATCCACATCCTCCGACTCCAGTCGTGCATGATGGTCACGACCGCCGAGGGGGTCAGGAGGTTCCCTCCCCGATTGGCGATGAGGTCCTGCACCACCGAGACGTCGAGGGGAGTCTCCACAGGGAGGCTCTCGATGTAGGAGATGATGTCCTTCGCGATGACGTCCGGAGATGATCCTCCGAGGTACGTCGCATCGTAAGAGGCGTAGGACGGGAGGAAGTGCCTGGCGAGCATGTTCGCCGCGGTGACTCGATCCTCGACGGAGCCGATGAAGGTTTGGACGCTCTCCACGACTGTCGACATGTCGTAGGTGATCTGGAGCGAAGCTCCTGGGACCGAGAGCGCGTTGTCCAACCTGTCTGCGCTGAAGGGAGGGATGATGCGGAGCGGCAGCTCGAGCTTCCCTTCTTCCTTGGTCGAATAGGTCAGAGTCCGGTCGTCGACGATGTGCTTGTAGCCGTTGGAGACGAAGGTCCCCTCCCTCGGCACGAGGTAGGAGTTGGCAGGAATGTTCGCCGCCAGGCTTGGGGAGAGGGAGATCACCTCGGTGTCGAAGTAGTAGAGAGAACTCTCCTTCTTCTCCGACATCTCCATCGCACCCACCCGCCGAACATCCTTCCGGTAGACGCGGTAGGGGTTGTTGATGCCGGCTCCGAAGGCCGTATCGACGGTGACGGTGGAAGTGAGAATGTCGGACCCGATCGAGACGATGGTCCGAAGCGTGGGCAGGTCCTGGTAGAAGCGTGCCAGCCGGACGCCAACAACCTCTGTACCCGTCCCACTCTGGGCACCGCTCCGGGCCTCTGGGGCCGACGCAGGTGCGTCAGTGACGACAACACAGGCCCTGGAGTCGGCTCCGAAGGGACTCGGGAAGAAAGCGGTACGTTCAACCACAGCCATGTTGACGTTACCGGAAACGACACTCTTGATTCGGAACGATCCTGCGAGGTACACGCGATGCGTACTCGCGTGTGTGCAGTAGAGAGAGACGTAGCGATTGATGTGCTGGGAGAAATCGATCCCGGGCGCGCCGATACGGTCCTCCATGCCCCCCATGCCGGGCCCGAACCCATACCCGAAGGAGACGCTCGAAGCGTGGGCGAGAATCTCCGGAGTCGAAGTAGTCAGCGGCCGGTCGAGCACCAACGTGTACGAATCCGGCACGTCGATGATGCGGTAGAGGCCAGCATCCGGACCGTCCACAATGGAGAACAGCAAGCCGCCCAGCGAGGGATCAAACGCCGGAGCCGATGCAGGACGAGTCACCTTCGGGCTGTCGACCTCCGTGATGACGCCCACCAGGTCGGAGTAATCGTTGACGGCGAAGAAGGGCTTCTCTTCATACAACTCCAGCAGGTCACCCGGACGAACCCCCATAGAGAAGACGCTGGGCTTGTCCGTGAGGGAGAAGGCCGCCGTCGTCCCGCTGTCCGCCAAGGGGTTGCCTGGCAGCACGTCTCTGGGGAAGCTGAACACATCGACATCTGCGGCTTCCCGGGCCGGGAGGATGTTCTGCTCTTCGTAGCGGAAGGGGTCGGGACGGTAGGAGAGGATGTCTCCCGTGACGGCCTTGAAGTCGTAGGTCGTAGGAGTAGGGGACTCTGCGGTGCTTTGCTCGAAGAGGGTTGGCTGCTGGAAGTAGGAGCGAAGGACTCCCTTGGCAGGGGTGCCCACCTCGTAGTCCGTGGTGAGGAGGGTGTCGAGTGCAGCCGCTGTCGTGCCTGGAGGCGAACCGCCCAGCAAGCCGATGGACTCGTTCATCCAGTCTGGGAGCTGGTTCCAGAAGACGTCTCGGAACAGGAACTCGAACACCGCGCTGCCATCGACCAGACCGCGCAGGAACGGGATGCCGGGGAAGCTCACCGGGTTGGCCGCCAAGAAGTCGATGACGGTACGGAAGGTGTCCGAAGGGAACTCCCCGTGGATGCGAACGAAGGTGAGCCAGTGCGGGACGTAGTTAGGCGCCGGAGGGTAGTAACGGAACTTCACGACCTCCTTGATCAAGTACCCGCCCTTGTTCGGCCCGCTCAGAAGGTTGAGTACCCCACCGACCTCGAAGGTCACTGGGGGCTTGGCTTCCGTGGCGTCGATGTCCTCGACCAAGGCAAGGAACCACGAGCACGAGTCATAGGCGGAGGCGGGGATGAGCATCTCCGTCATCGTGAATGCGGTGTTGTCCGTGCAGAAGGTCTTGTAGTGCCCGCCGTTGAGCGGCTCGCTTCCCGTGGAGTACCTGCGGTCACCTATGGAAGAAGGGGCCAGGGCCACATTCGTCGTGGTGAAGATCGTGTCGAGCTTGGGGAGAACGATCCCGCCACTCTGGTAACTGCGCCCCTTGGTGCTGGCCGAGGTGAAGTCGCTTACAGACCGAACCGCCACAGGAAGCGCAGGAGGCACCGTGACTCCGGTAGCCTTCTTCGAGGAGTCGAGGAGCATGACCTCCTTGATGCGGATGAGAGGCTTCTGCACCGGCTCGAGCGGCGTGAAGATCTCGTACTTGAGTCCTGCGACAGTTGCGGTAGCTCGACGGTCCACCAGAACACCACGACCACCGAGGACGCTGTCGAAGCCGGTGATCTTGAAGTCCCCCACATCCGGGCCAGAAGTGATGCGAACGGTGTCACCAACGCGAACACCGTAGTTGACGGTGTTCGTGGCGAAGGAGAAGAGCAGCGATCCGATCTGCGTGGTGAGATCGTTGGCCGGCAAGTCGGAGAAGGGGAGCTTCGGGATCTTGGGGCTGAAGAGATCGACCTTTACGGTGCGGGAGATTCGATACCGCGCCTTGTCTGCCGTCCGCTCGACGTTGGTGGTGAGGAGGAGCCTCGAGCTGGGGCCGGATCCAGTGATGTCGGCGATGGTGTAGGTGCCAGCAGCGTCACCCGACTCGATGTAGAGAACATCCCCAGGCAAGACGCCCGCCACCGCGAAGTCCTTGAAGGTGTTCCCGTCCTCCCCCGCATCCATCACCCAGTTGGTGGGCACCGAGTTCGCGGTGGACAGCGTCGTGTACTCCATGATCGGAGAGGCATCGACGACTGGAGACAGTACCGACTTCGCCACTACGTCGGCGGAGGGCCGCACATAGATGTCGGTGTGCCCGTAGACGTGCACCGTCCGGTCCGGGGCCTCGACGGTGATCGCTCCGATGCCGGGGATCGAAGTGATGGAGATCGTGCCCTTCCTTGCGCAACCTCCCTCAGCAGAGAGGGGCGTAGTGATTCCCGTCGGGAGGGAACCAGACCACCTCACCAAGAAGCTGCACTGGTATGCCCCAGAGCCGCCGATGCCATCGAGTACCGTCTCCTCGATGGTGAGCTCCACGAACCTGTCCTTCTGCAAGATCCCAGAGGGCCAGGAAGTCTTGTTGAGGTAGACGTAGAGCGTGTCGCCCGCGACCGGAGCTGACTCTGCTCCGTCGTCCACGGTGCGCGCCTGCACCAGGGCCATGTTCTCGTAGAGCGTGACTCTTCCCGTGAGCCAGGTGTGGCCCTTGGTGTGCCCCACCAAGATGTCCCGCTGCATCTCTGCGTCTTGCGCGCCGATGACCTGGACGGCGCGAAGCTGGCCCGGGAAGGCGTCACGCAGGCGAGGAACGGCGCCTCGGCGGTTGAGCAGCGACCTCTCGTTCAGCGCCTCACGGGACTGAGAGACGAAGGCGTCCGTAGAGATCTTGTCGGCCCCGCTCTGGAAGACTTGAAGGTTCGTAACCTTCACGACCCCGAAGAGCCCATCGACGTTGACGATGGATCCTGCGGCGACGTTGTACGCCGTGCCCTCCTTCTCGGCCTTCACCGGGATGTCAGCGTAGTAGAGAGCGCCGTCCCGGTTGAACACCATCTCTTCTGCGGTGATGGATGTGGAGGCAGTCGGGAAGAACCCGAGGCCGCCGGCCGTGGCGAAGCGGACGGTGACTTCGATGGGAACGTTGGCGGGGTTGGAGTAGTAGGCTCGAACGGTCCCGCCGGCGAGGGCTCCTTGGGCACGCTGGTCGTAGAAGTTGGCCACCAATGCATCGGCGTCATCGTCCGAGAGCACCGTTGGATCCTTCAGAGACTGGTTCCTGCGAACGGTCAGGATCTCCCGCTTGAGCGGCTCGAGGAAAGTGATGAGCGGCTTCACGAAGAGATCGCGAATGGCGCTCGGGTCGCCGGCGTAGATGTCGGGGTACTCCTGACGGAAGCGGTCCGAGAGGAACTTGTCGATGTCCGTCTCGAAGGGGTCCGTCCCCAAGTACCTCATCAGGGGATCGACGAAGGTCGTCTGCGCCGGAGATCCGGCCGAGACGTCGATGCCGGGGATCAGCGCCTGAAGGCGGTCCTCTACGAAGGTCTTCAGTTCGGCCTGTGCCATGCGTTACCCCAAGGAGAGCTGTGCGGCCGTTCCGGCCATGCTGATGAGCGAGACGTCCGCGAAGAGAGTCGAGGACTCCCTGTTGAAGTTGACGCCGACGAGGCTGCTGCTCATGAGCCTCTCCTCCATCGGCAAGTAGGGGGCGTTGGCCTGGAGCTTCATCAGCTCCATCTTCGTGCGGTCGATGCAGAGCGCCAGATCAGCCGCAACGCTCTGGTGCCCCGCATCGGTGGTCTTGCCAATGAGGCTGCGGGCTCCGCCCCCACTGTTGGGCGAGAAGATGTCGGTCCCCGGAGAGGAGAAGAAGAGAAGCAGCCACGCCTGAACCAGCCGGTCGATGCCGGAGATGAACTTGATGGGACGAATCACACCAAGGTTCAAGGCTGCCTTGTCGACCGACGGCGAGATCTGGGCGTAAGCCTTGATCGAGGTCAGCACCTGCCCTACCTGGGTCTCAGGAATACGCACGATGAGATTGGTGGCAGACTGGATGATGAACTCTTTCGCCAAGATTCCGTTGACCTCGACCTCGGTGGTCTGTGCGAGATTCTTGCCCTGTACGAGAAGGGAAGGCGGGTAGAACCCGCGCACCGGAGCGACGGACTGGATGGGCAGTACCGCCCTGGCTGTGACGACGCGGAGGTCCTTCATACTGCGGTCTCCGATCCGAAGTACTCCTTGGCCACAGAGACGAGCTTGTCGACCTGGTCCTTGAGCTGCTTGAGCTCATCGTAGCGAGAGATGCGAACGCCCTGCGCCCCCATAGGGTCGACGATGGGACGAGCCTCTCCGGACTTCAAGAACTTCACCTGCTGCTGGATGACGTGGTCGAGAGTGATGGCGGCAGAGGCGCGATTGGCTTCTACGGAGCGCACGAAGGCAAACGCCGAGTGGAGAATCTCCCTGACGTCTCTGTCAGTAGCGCTGCTCACTGGACCTCGAGAGAGTCGTCGGTGGCGTAGGGGACATTCGACTGCTCTTCACTGTTGCCTTGGGGCCAAGTGAGGTCGTTCTGAGCCACCTCAGTAGCGGAAGACAAGAGCTCCCCAGAGAAGGAAGCAGTCTGCCAATCGAGAGAGAAGACCTCCACGAACCTTCCCTGGAGAAGGAAGGACTGAGCTCTGTCGAACTTCCTCTCCGTCAGCGTGGACATGATCCCCTCTGCGATTGCCCTCTCCGCCGAGACATCCGAGGAGAGGGGGCTGCTTGAGAGGACAGTCTGCAAGGACTCGAGAGTATCTACAAGAACTTGTAGTGCCTTGATCGCGTCGTTCCGCCGCGCCGGTGTTGGGGAGCTGTAGAGGGACGCGATGGTTGAATCCATCCGATCCACGCTTCCCCCCTTGGCCCATGCGCCGGAGAAGGCATCGAGCGCGAGCTGAAGGGACTGCCACATCTTGACGAGCCCGCTCTCGACGGCGATGGGGCCCTCGAAGACGGGCAGGACATCCTCGAGAAGCACGGTGCTTCCTGTGGCAGAAGAGACCTTCGACGTTCCAGTAGAAGCTGTGAGTACATCCCCGCGACTCACCAAAGAAGGTGCCGGCGGAGCTATCGCTTTACCGAGGTAGGTTCCGACGAGAGAGACTTCCGCAGAGTATGCCGGCGCCGGTGGCACGCTGGCGAAGATGCCGGGAGCAACGATGCTCGCGGTCTGGCCCGGCGCCAACGGGACGCGAGCCACGAGGTGCGCGTTCTCCGAAGAGAAGAAGGAGACACCAAAACAGCCATTCAAGTAGGCCGCCATGTCCGACGCAGTTCGGACCCCATCGTCGGATCCTTCTGGCAGCCCCAAGAGCGTCCGGGCCGAGTTCGTCCATACAGTAGGGCTACCGCTCGTAGACCCGGAGTGCGGCACCGAGATGGTATCGGTCAACCGGAAAGGGGACATCGTAAGGGAGCTGATTCCAACACTGTCCAGGAGAATGATGGCACCTGGAATGTTCTGCGGTACCACTCGAGCGACCACATACGCGGACGCTTGCGCGTTGATTGCCGCTACGACATCTCCAGGAGTCTTAAAGAACCAAGAACTTGTGTCGTTGATAACGACTCGGAAGGTCGTACCTCCCCCCATATCGAAGAAGAGCCCTCCCTGAGGTGGGATGTTATAGCCCGGCGAGGCGGGGCTCCGCATCGACGGCGTAGAGTCCAACGCGTAGGTCAGGGAGTAGATGGGGAACACCCCAGCCACTGGGCCTACCGTATACTGGAACACCGTACCGAACGGGACAGACCACGGCTCAGGCGTGGAAGAGATCTGCTCAAACGACGAAGCAGCAGAAGCTCCCGACAAAGAGTAACCATAAGGCAAGCTCTTCGTGGTGCTGACCTTGGGGTCGAAGATCCCTGGAGGCGTTCCCAGCAATCGAAGAGCCGTCCGCGCCGCGCTCAACCGAACAGCGTATTCTCTGGAGCCGGCCGCCGTAGGGTCTGCCTCGAGGTCAGTGATGATGCTCTCGACGTCCTTCCGCACTCTGAAGGCCGCGTTGATGCCCAGTGTCCCGGCAAGGCTTGAGATCGAGAACTCTCTCACTCCACGCATCAGGTATTTGAGCCTCGCAGCTACCTGAGAATGCAGCGCCGTCACCGTCGCATACTCTGAGGGGAGCGTTGCGGCAGCTTCTACGCTTGGGCGTACGAGGCTTGACGTCCCCTGACGACGAACGTTCTTCGAGAGTTGCTTGTCGAGGAACTCTTTCGCAGCAGAGTCGAAGCCCTGGAAGGCGCCCTCAGTGGAAAGGATCTGTCCTTGCGTCTCGATCTGGAGGAGGGAGGTCTTGGCTCGCTCAAGTGCCTTCAGTTCCCGGAGTGCGAAGCTCTGGTTGCCGAGGTCGCGGACGGTCTGCATCAGCGCCAGCGCCGTAAGGCGCTCAACGTCGACGAGCCTGAACAGCGCGTTCCTGGCGAGGTGGGCAAAGTAGAGGACGGTGCGCGGGTTGAACACGAAGTTCAGCGCCACCGAATCCATGACGGCGGCAGCCTCCACCTGGACCGAGGGCGTGCCTCGAGTCTTGTCCTCAACGAGATTCCGTTGGAGGAGGGTGGAGATCTGCTCCTGTACCGTCAAGAGGGCCATCAGAGGTCGAGGTCTTCTTCGTCGGCGAGGTACTTCAGGTTGAGCGCTTCGTAGATCTGCTTCGGGGAGGGCGCGCGGTCAGCCAACTCGATCTTCAGCACCTGGTCCCGAGAGAGCGCCTTGGCCCAGTTGCGGATGTTCGAGGGAGACATGTCGAGGTAGAAGCACACGTTCTCGAAGCTGTTGAAGACCTCGCTCTCCTTGAAGAGCCAGGCTTGGGCGCTCTCGGCCAGCTTGAGCTGCATGAGCTTCGAGGAGTCTCGGTAGGAGACCCAATCGAAGACCGCCCGGATGACGACCTTCACCCAGAGGGTCCGAATGCCGGCGTGCCGCTCCGTCGAGGGATACAGCTTCCCCCGCTCGATGAGGCCGAAGACGAAGTTGGTCAGGGTGTAACGGTGATGGTCAGCGGAGTCGTGATCAGCGCCGGCGGGTCGGGCACTCTTCGCGGGTAGAACCCCTGGCGTGCAGACGCGGAGATCTGCGCCGTTCCGACGGCCCCTCCGGTCACTTCCACTCCTGCGCTCCCGATTACCGCGGGGGCGATGGTCGAGTCTGAGTTGAGGTACGCCAGCCATAGCTCGGTCGCTCCGTTGGTGAGGACCTCGTAGTTTGAGAGTACGAGGGACACCGGGACCGTGATGGTTTGCCCCACCTGCACCGTGATGGCGTTCGCCGGTGCCAGAGTAGGATCCCACGTCAGAGACGCCGGTTGAGGGTGAAGTAGATCGATGAGGTTTGCGGAAGAGCGGGTGGGAACCGTGAAGTTCCAGATAAGCTCTTCTCCGGAGAAGGAAACCTTGAACTCCCCTCCCCGGATGAGGTCGAGAGTAACGAAGCCCTCATCGTTGGAGTGCGCGATGAGGTCGGACTGCGCAACGAGCTGGGAAGCGAACACTCGAGGAAGGGCGTTCTCGGTGTCGCCCCGCTGCGTGAAGACGAGAGTGACCCCGGAGAGTGGCTGGCCGGAGAAGCCGACGAGCCGTCCCGTGCAGCGACAGAGCAGTGGGTCTGTCGCCACCGGAAGCGTCAGCAAGGTCCCCGTGACCGTGTAGGCCCCGTTGCCGAGAACGGTGATGGCCACGGGCCCACCGAAGATGACTTCCCTCTTGTAGAGGCGCAGCTCGTAGACGCCGTCCGGAATGTCGAAGCCTGCGATGCCGGCGGAGTTGGTTGTTGCTCGCGCGACAAGTGCCAGGCCCGTGGCAGGGTCCACGATGGAAACGACGGCGCCGGCGATGGGGGTTGGAGAGGTTCCGTCCGAGGTCACCAGGATGTTCACGGTCGACATTAGAGGGACCTCTTCGTGAGCATCGGGGGCACCGTCTGGACCGTGAACATGTCAGGCGCCGCTGTGATGGCCTGCATGATGTCGAAAGCCGGTGTCGACGGGACGACGATGTCCCTCACGACCCCCGTGCCTTCGATGGCGACTCTCACCCTCGAACCCTGCACGAGAGGGATGGCCAAGAATCCCGAGTCGTCGGTCTTGTAGACGAGCATGGTTCCGACGAACACCAAGCCGCCTGCGGAAGCGTCCAGTCCTGCGACGAGCAGCGCACCGGGCCGTACCATGCCGTCCACGCCAACGAAGCGCATCGTCCCCACGGAGATGGGGGCGGTGGAGACGCGCTGCGTGCCGTAGACCCACTTGAAGTAGGGGGAGAAGGGTGCTGCTCCGTTGGCCGAGTACCGCCAGCGGTAGCGACGGTTCGGAGTACCTTGCGCGTCGACGAACGAGTAGGCGTACGTCGCCGGCATCAGCATGATGTGCGGCTGGAGCGGGGAAGCCGGGACCGTGGCCGTACGGGCCTGCCAAGTGGCCGACTCATCGTCCGAAGACTGGATCTCGATGGTAGAGTAACCCTGGGCCAAACGAGAGTCCGCGTCGCCAACGACGACGAGGACCCCGTAGCCGGCGAGTTCGATGGGGCCGGGCGGGTTCGACGTCCCCTGGATGACGACCGTCTGTGGCCCAGGCACCACAGTCATCGTGTATGGCGGGAAGGATCCCCAGCTCGTCTTCGTGAGGACGAGGGTGATGGAGCCCGCCGGCATGCCTAGCGCAGCGTGCCCAGTGATGTCCGTCAGGACGGCAGCCAGCAGAGAGCCGCTCTGCCACGCCTGCACGAGGACGCCCTCGAGCGGAGCGGCCGCAGCATCCTGCGCTACGACGGTGACGAGGTTCGCCCCGGTGCCAGTGATGGGCGGCGGCAGCCCGGCGTAGGTCTCCTCGCCGATGACCATCTCGTCCGAGGCATGGACGTATTCGACGAGGAACGAGCCTGGCGGGATGGTGTTGGTGGCCAGCTCGAGCTGGTAGCGAGACTCGACGGTGCTGGCGTCCGGGTACTCGATGAGGAAGCGACGACAGTCCGAAGTCTCGAGCGCTGCCCACTGCTGCGTCACGAAGTTCCAGTAGTTCGTGACGTCGTTGCGGAAGCGAATGTATACGGCGAAGTTGCCAAGCCCCTTCACATCTCGGATCGTCGCAATCATGTCCCCACCCCTTGCGCGGTCGCGAAGTGCGAGGACCGGAGGATCGTGTCAGGAAGTCCCGACATCCCCATGGAATGTTCGTACTGTACCGCAGGAGCGCCTTGGTAGAAGGGAATAGAAAGCTCCCTCCTTACCTTGTCCTCCAATTGCCCACGAAGACCTACAAGGCCCTCACTCGAGAGGTGGTCGGTGAATACGTAGGCCTTGTAGCCGGCGTTCGGGTCGCCCTTGTAGTAGTCGGAGGTCTTCGAGTAGTCGAGAGCGTAGGCGTGCAGCCGATCCCCGCTCTTGGCCGTGTACGTCCAGACGCCGGGCGACGTCTCGATGGCCTCGTCGTAGTAGGGCGTGCCGGGGTAGGTGGTGATGATGGTGGCGTCGAAGTCGTCCACCTTCATGTCGAGCAACCACTGCTGGGTCTCGGCGATGGTCTCGGCCGTCTCGCCGGCGTGGCCGATGGACATCAGGGCCTTCACCTTCAGCCCGTGGCGCCTGGCGATCTCGAGGCAGCGGGTGTTGTCCTCGACGGTGGCCTGCTTCCGGATGTTCTCCAGGATCCTCGGCGACCCCGACTCGAAGCCCACCAGGATCCACTTGAAGCCTGCGGCCACCATGGAGGCGGCCTGCTCGTCGGTGAAGAGCTCCGCCTTGATGAAGCCGCGGAGCTGGAACTTCGTCTTCCTCGACTCCGCCAGCGCCTCGATGGAGCGCATGAGGGTCGGCATGCTCTTCGCGACGTTGAGCTCGTCGTCGTAGAACATGAACCCCTTGTAGCCGTGCTGGTCGTGCAGGTGGGTCATCTCTCCGATGATGTCCGGCACCGTCCGCACCCTCGAGCGGCGCAGCATCGGGGAGGCCCGGCCGCCGCAGAAGGCACACTGGAAGGGGCAGCCCAGCTGGCCGATGAGGCTCGTCGCCCGAACGCCGTCGATGGTGTAGTGGTAGCTGTCGAGGTCGACGAGGTGGCGGGCCGGGGCGTAGGCCGCCAGGTCTTGCTCGTTGATCCAGAGCGGGCTCTTCGGGTCGTCTGCATCGACGTGGCCGCAGCCCTTCTCGATGGCCTCGAAGATGGCCTTCTCACCATCCCCGGTCACGACAACATCGAAGTCCTCGAGGAGCTGCTCCCAGGCCTTGGTGCCGCGGCCGGCGCGGTGGGCCTTGTGCTCGTTCTTGAAGGCTGCATGGGTCAGGGTTGGGTGCGGGCCGCCGAGGATGGCCTTGGAGCCGTGAGAGCGAACCAGCCGAGAGAGCTCCGTGACGTAGGGCATCTGCGGCGTCGTTGCCGTGATGCCGACCCACGCCGGCCGGCTGTTGTGCAGGTAGTCGCTGAGGGCGTCTTGGTAGTTGGCGACGCCCGAGAGGTCGATGACGTCCACCGGCACCTTAGCGGCCTCGAGCGCCGAAGCGATCTTCAAGATGCCCAAGCTGACGAAGACTCGGGCATCCAACAGGAACGCCGAAGGTGGGATGACGAGAGCACCCTTCATGCAGCCGCCTTCCTCAAGGAGGAGATGATCTTGAGCAGTTGCTTCACCCGCGCCTTCCTCGTGAACTTCTTCGAGAAGGCCTTGCACCGAGTCGTGACTTCCTTCTGGAGGGAGTCGTCGGTGAGGGCGCGCACCATCTCGTCGACCCACACATCTCGCTGGTCGCCGGGCCTGCCAGGGATGACCATGGCCGTGTCCCCGTAGACCTCGCCGAATGCGTCGACATCGCTGATGATGGGAATGGCGCCGGCAGCGCAGGCATCGAGGACGGAGACGCCGAACCCCTCGGTGAAGACCACAGGGTCACAGGGATACGCCAGGACTCGAGAGCTCTCCAGGGCAGCGACCATCTGCTGGTTGGTGACTGACCCGTGCAAGAAGACCCCGTTCTCTCCCGCCGCCCCCATCTTGTAGAAGAACGACCCCGCGTACCTGGCGCGCATCCCCTGCTGATGGACCGCCGGGTTGCCGGGGTTCCACTCACCAGCCATCTGCTGGTACCACGGCATGAAGCGATAGTACACGTGCAGGGTGGCTTCGGGAACTCTTGCTCTTACCCGAGGGAAGAGCTCGCAGAGCCAGTGCAGTCCGCGGTCAGGGGAAGAGCAGTAGGTGATGCTCTTCCCGCGATCCTTCTCTTCCCCGGTGAAGTAGTCCTCGTTGCTGAGGCAGTTGCCCCAGACGTCCGTCTTCGCCGGGTCGATGCAGGGCGTGACCGAGAGGATGTGCTTCCGGTGAGTGTCTGAAGGGAACAAGAAGAGATCGACGTTCTTCTCGAACCCCTCTCCTGCGTAGGGGAAGTCGTTGAGCTGTTGCTCGCAGATCCGAAGCACGGTTGGAGGGAAGACGCGAAGGTAGTCCGGCTCGCTCCAAGCCAAGGCCACATCGTAGGAAGCCGGGTCGGGAACGTTCATGTCGTTCCCGTCGTGAGTGAACGGGTAGTAGTGGATGAGACCTTCCACGTGTTCCTTCTCCCACCACCCAAAGGCGTCGACGGTATGCCCCGCCTCGGCCAACGCCCTCACCGTGTTGAAGTAGAAGCTCTCCGAACCGGTCAGCCCGTGACTGGCAATGTCGTGCGCCTTGTAGGGGCCTCGCGCGGCAGAGCAGAAGCGGCCGTAGATGAGTGCGATCTTCATGGCACGAACCTGTGGATGGGGTTCACCTTCACGGCCTCGATCACTTCATCGAACTGCTTGCGCCAGTCGAGGGCGAGGCTGCTCCATGTGAGCTTCTCGGCGGTCTCTCTTCCCAGCTTGACGTGCAGTTGCCTCTCTTCTTCGTCGGTGAGCAGTTCCACCACTGCGTCCACGAAGTCCTTGTTGTACTCCTCGTCCAGAGGAGGGCTAAGAAGGAAGCCCGAGTACACGTTCTCCGAGAGAGCCGCCAGGTTGGTGGTCACGGGGACCGCACCAGCAGCCTGTGCCTCGAGTGCCGAGATGCAGTAGGTCTCGGTGAACCATGTGGGGTAGGCCCAGACCTTGGCCCGAAGCCATGCCTGCGCGAGTTCCTGCTGGTTCACCCTCCCCATGGCGTTCACTCCCGGGGTCTCCTTCATCTTCTTCTCGATGCGGTCGATCTGGGCCAGCTCGTCTGGGCTGTTCCGGGCTGCGGCCCTCCACACGTTGAAGCCGTAGTAGACGTCGAGCTCAACGTCGGGGACCTTCTCCTTGATGCGGGGGAAGAGGTCCAGCAGGAGCTCGAGGCCGCGGTTGCCAGAGGAGGTGTAGATGAGCTTGTTCTCCTTGGCGTGGTCGGCATGAGGGAAGCGCTCGATGAGGATGCCGTTCCTCGACACCACCACCTTCTCTGGATCGAGGAAGGGGTAGACGCTGAGGAAGTACTCCTTGTGCCACTTGGAGAGGCAGAAGATCCTGTCGTAGGTGAGCAGGGCCTCGTGCACCTGCGCGCTTGGCGCTCCCACATGGATGTCGTGGACCCAGAGGAACCTCGCCTTGGCGGTCACCTGGAGACTCGGAAGAACCGTGGGCTGCCGCGAGCTGATGAAGACATCGCAGGTGAGTGTCCCAGGCTGGGCTCGAGAGAAGTGCAGATACTCCACTTCGTCGTAGATGCCCTCCATCCCGGGGCAGTCGCTATAGACGCGAACTCGATGGCCCATCTGGGCGTAGGCCTTCGCCATCTCCACGCACGCCAGCTCAGACCCTCCAGTGCCCTCGCGGTAGGGGCTGTTGGCGTTCCACCATTCCCACGCCGGCCCTGTGTAGAAGACGATGTCGTGTCCGCCTTTCTCAAGAGAGAGCTCGAAGACAGCCTCGGCGAAGAGAGTCCCCTGCCCAGGTACGTCCGGCATGGGGATCGGCATCTCGTGGCAGGACTTGACGTGCAGGTGCTTCGCCAAGGTCTTGGCGAGCGACTTCACGGTGAAGGCCTGGATGTGCTGTCGAGGGGCGTTCCACGCGGAAGCGTACTGGTGCGGCTGCCCTTGGAACCAGTGCCCCTTCGGCGTCGAGAGGAGGAGCGTCCCACCGGGCTTCAAGACGCTCTTGATGTCCTTGATGAGCTTGTCGGGGTCCGCTGAGTGCTCGATGACCTCTGTGCAGATGACGACATCGTACTTCTCTGGCACAGCCTTCCGCAGCTCTTCGATGAAGCCGAGGATGTAAGTGGTGTCGAGCCCCTCGCTCCTGGCGTTCCTCTTGGCGATCTCCAGGTAGGCCTGGCTGAAGTCGAGGCCGACCACCGAATGGCCCATGCGAGCGATCCGGTTCGAGATCCATCCGTCCTGGCAGCCGATGTCGAGGACCCTCAGCCGCGGCTTCCCATCGAAGAACGACATGACCGAGCTGTAGCGCGGGTACTGGGACCAATTGCTCGGAACGTACGCGTTGAAGGGGATGGCCTCTTCCACCTTGTGCCAGTCGTTGTACTGCGCCTGCATCTTGGTGGGCGAGGTGGCGAACTCGAGGATCTCGTCGGTGAGCTTCTTCGCCTTCTCGAGCGCCTCGCTCCCTTCGGTGACGTAGGGAAGGGACTCCAAGAAAGCCTTCGCCTTCACGACCTCATCGTAGCGAAGAAGCTCCTTCCAGATCTGGAGCCCCAACGTGGCGATGACTCCTGAAGGTAGGTTGGGAGGGGCGTCGATGGAGGCCCCATCGAGAGAGATCGACTGAGCCGTTGGCTGCTTCTCCTGTTGCGGATTCTTCGCCAGGTAGTCGTCGTAGAGCTTCTTGTTGAACTGGAGATTGGCGTCTTCGGGCATCGCCTCGAGCCCTGCCTCGCAAGACTTCGAAGCGTCCAGGACCCTGCCCACGTTGTTGAGCGCGACGTTGTAGTAGGTGTGCGGGTGGTAGCTGCGATCCAGCGGGTTGTACATGATGGCCGAGTGCGGGTTTCCCAAGGCCAGTCCGGCCTCCGTGAACGCGATGCACTTGGCCCAGTCGTTCTTCTTGTAGGCCAGCCGAGCGAGCGCGAAGTACGAGTCGGGGTTACTCGGAAAGTCGTAGCTCGCAGAGGAGTAGGACCGGAAGGCTGCCTCGATGTCTCCCTTCACCTCGTAGAGTTGACCCACGAGGATGCGCGCCACCGTGCGCTCCTCGTCCCAACCAGAGAGGCGAAGGTACTGCTCGAAGTAGCCGATGGCCTCATCGACATTCATGAACTTCGCTTCGTTGCCCAAGTAGAAGAGCGTCCTGGCATCGAAGGTCTTGCTGTCCTTCTCCTTCTCGTACTGCTTCCTCAGCACCTTGTAGTTGCGGTGCGCGACCGGAGGGGCGTGGTGCTCTTCCCTGCGGTGAGAGATGACGACGGAGTCGTAGTTCTTATGGTTGGAGCCCAGGATCGGGATGCAGACCTCGTGGATAGGATTCACCCACTTGCTGGCCCCCTTCCGAATGATCCGCTCGCGCCACAGCTGGCAGATCGGCTTGCCCTCTGGCGAGAACGCGTAGTCGTAGCGGAACCAGGCACACCCCTTATCCATCCCCTCGAGCTCCTTCAGGATGGAGGGAATGTTCTCGGCTCCCTGCACGACATCGTCCGAGTCGACCCAGAAGACGAAGTCGCTGGTCGCCTTCTCGAACGAGAGGTTCCTGGCGCCGGCGAAGTCAGCGAGGATCCACTTCCCCGTGTATGGGGGTGGGGCTCCGGTATCCTCGTTATCGAGGAGGAAGCTGTCGGGGTTCGTCTCGGGATTGAAGTCGAAGATCTTGGCGCCGTGCTTCTTCGCCACTTCCTTCGTTCCATCCACAGAGCCGGTGTCGACGATGATGATCTCGTCGACGTACTTCTCTACAGAGGCCAAGCAGGCGTCGAGCTTATCCTCGACGTCGCGCACGATCATGCACAGCGAGACGGTCATGTAGCCCTTTCGATCAAGTACGGGCGAGAGCCAAGGACCGTCATGCTACTAAGTACAGACGATGGATGCCACTACTACGCGAACGACACGAACTGAATCGTGAGGTAGGCGCGGTTGGTCGGAGTCCCCGGGATGAGCAGAGTCACGAAGGTCGGGCTCTGGGTGACGAGGACAGGGTTGAGGGTGTTGTACCCCCAGAGCGTGGCACCAGTAGGCACGCAAGGTGCCATCACGCGAGCGATGATGAACGGGTTACCTGCTCGAGGCCCGTCCCTGAAGTTGAGGGTGATGAGAGGGTTGAGCGTGTACCCCGTCTGCCCTGCCATCACGGTGAAGGAACCGCCGGCATCTGAGCAGGAGACTCCCGTCACGCCGTAGTTGCCGGGAGACGACGCCCCAGAGCCCCAACGGGAGAGCGAGAAGCTCGCGGGAGTAAGAGGCGTGCCGCCGAGCTCGATGCGCGGGACCATGACGACGCCGCGGCCGCCACCCTCTCGCACCTCGAAGAGCGGCAGGCCGCCGGCGGCGTCTGCCACCTGGAAGTAGACGCCGCCGGAGGCTGCTCCCGACCCGATGAGTCGAACAGGGCCGATGGTGGCGTTGAGATCGATCTCTCCGCCCACACCGCCAGGCCCGGTACCACCGTCCCAGTAGGCCTGGTTCAGCGTCTTCGGTCCACCACCGCCCGCGCCAGCGGGGCCCGTGGCCCCTGTCACTCCCTGCGGACCCGCAGGACCTGTGGCCCCTGTGATGGCAGCGCCAGTGGGGCCAGCAGGACCTATCGGGCCTGTCGCCCCAGTGACACCTTGCGGTCCGATGGCGCCGGTGATGGCAGCACCGGTAGGTCCGGGTGAGCCCTGCGGGCCTGTGGCTCCCGTCACGCCAGTTGCACCTCGAGCCCCGGTGACACCAGTCGCTCCGGTTGCCCCCGCCGGCCCAGTGGGCCCGGTGACCCCAGTCACTCCCTGCGGGCCTGCGGGGCCCGTCGCACCGGTGATGGCCGCGCCTGTCGGGCCAGCTGGCCCGATGGAACCTGTGGGGCCAGCGGCACCAGCCGGACCAGTGGCCCCGGTGATTGCCGATCCGGTCGGACCAGCTGGTCCGATGGACCCAGTGGGACCCGCAGCGCCTGCCGGGCCCGTGGCACCTGTGACCCCCGCACCTGTCGGACCGGCAGGCCCTGCCGGCCCCGTTGCCCCGGTGACTCCCTGCGCGCCGGTCGGACCGGCAGCACCCGCGGGACCAGTGGCGCCGGTGAGGGCAGACCCCGTCGGGCCGGGAGCGCCGGCAGGGCCAGTCGCCCCAGTCACGCCGGCAGAGCCGGTCGGACCAGCGGGCCCCGTCGCGCCGGCGGCACCAGAGGGGCCCTGAGGACCCGTCGGCCCGGGGCTGCCCTGCACGCCATCCGCGCCGGTGATCGCAGCACCTGTCGGGCCCGCCGGCCCCTGAGGTCCGGTAGCACCGGTCACCCCTGTGGCGCCGCGCGCCCCCGTGGGGCCGGTGCCGCCGGTGATGGCCGCCCCAGTCGGGCCTTGGGGACCAACCGGACCTGTCGCTCCCGTCACTCCTTGCGCCCCTGCCGGACCAGTCGCTCCCGTCGAGCCAGGCCCGCCAGCCGGGCCCGTCGGGCCGGTGGCGCCCGTCACGCCCTGCGGGCCAGCCGCACCGGTCGGGCCGGGGACACCGGGCGAGCCTTGTGGACCGGCCGAGGGGCTGCCGGGACCCATCGGGCCCGTCACGCCTGTGGCTCCCTGCGGCCCTTGAGCGCCCGTCGGTCCCTGTGCCCCCGTGATGGCTGCGCCCGTCGCCCCAGCAGGGCCCACAGGCCCTGTGGCACCCGTCACGCCCTGCGGCCCCTGCGCCCCGGTGATGGCAGCCCCTGTCGGCCCCTGAGGCCCCAGCGGCCCGGTGGCACCCGTGGTTCCCTGCGGACCGACGGCCCCCGTGGGGCCGGTAGCACCGGTGATGCCTGTGGCGCCGCGGGCGCCGGTAGGTCCGGTGGCCCCGGTCACTCCCTGAGCTCCCTGAGGCCCAGTCGCGCCAGTGACGCCCTGAGGGCCCTGAGGTCCGGTGGCGCCCGTCACTCCGTCGACGCCATGATCCCCGGTCGGCCCGACTGCACCCGTCGGCCCCACCGCGCCAGTGATCGCGGCCCCTGTCGCGCCTGCTGGCCCTGTGGGGCCGGTAGCCCCAGTGACACCCTGCGGACCGGCCGGGCCGGTCGCACCAGGAGAACCTTGTGGGCCCGCCGAAGGACTGCCCGGGCCCATCGGACCGGTGGCACCGGTAGCGCCACGAGCCCCTGTCGGGCCTTGCGCTCCAGTGATGGCCGCTCCGGTTGGTCCCTGTGCTCCTTGTGGGCCGGTGGGGCCCGTCGCGCCAGTCGCTCCCTGCGAGCCCGCAGGCCCAGTCGCTCCCGTAGAGCCGGCCGGGCCTGCCGCCCCAGTCACCCCCGTGGCGCCGCGGGCCCCGGTGGGGCCCAGCGCGCCGGTGATGGCGGCACCGGTGGGGCCTTGCGGGCCTGCCGGCCCGGTGACCCCGGTGACTCCCTGAGGCCCGGTCAAACCCTGGCTGCCCGTCGGGCCCTGAAGACCTGTCGGCCCAGCTGGGCCCTGAGGCCCCGTCGCTCCCGTCACACCCTGAGGCCCTGGCTGGCCAGAGACCGCCGTCGAGAGCTGACCAATGTGCGGCCGCTGGTCGACGATGAGGGAGATGTCGCTCGCCCCCTGTGCGACCACGATGCCCGCCAAGCGACACGCCAGCGTCTCGAGGAAGGACGGAGACAGTGGATTGTTGAGGGCGAGGTCGAAGTTGTCGAAGGTCTCCTGTCCGTAGACCAGGAAGAACTCGGTGCCGACGTCGTTGACGTTGACGAAGAGGAGGTCGCGCTTGAAGAGATTCGCAGGAATCGGAGCGAGCGTTCCGGTTCCGTTGTCGTAGAGGCTGGTGTCGATGGAGCTCTGGCCGGCAACCGTCGTCCACCCTCCGGCGCCGTCCCGGTACATCGCCGTGAAGTTGGCGATGGACGCTGGCGCAGAGATCTTCTCCAGCAGCGCCAGGTAGTACTCGGACGCCGAGACGTCGAGCTGAAGAGAGGTGGCGGCGTGCTTCGTGACGTCGCCGCCCGTGTAGTTCATCGGGCCGATCACCTCGAGCAGGTACGCTTGGAGGGAGGCCAGGTTGTTCGGGATGTAGACCGGGTAGTTCGTGAGGAAGTAGACGGTCGTCGCGTTCGCCACCGCCTCGGCCAACACGATGACGTTGCGCGGGTTCGGTTCCGTCACCGCCAACGAGACCACCCCGGCCTGGTCGACAACGACGTGGCGCTCCACGCCCGCGGGGACTGTCAGCGTCGTGGCACCCCACGTCACGGCCACCATCGTGGTGCCGACGACGACGAAGCCCTTGCCCGCAGAGATGTCCAGGTTCCGCCCTGCGCCGCGAGTGACGGCGCCTCCTTGGTACAGCGCCGTCTGCCGGTTGGAGGTGGCGAACTCGGAGAGCGGGAAGTCCTGTGTGGCCGAGCCCAGGAAGAGCTCGCCCCAGACCGTCGTGCCAGAAGCCAAAGAAGAGAACGACCCGTGCAGAGAGCCGTTGGCCGGGTTGAGCATCTTGGCGCGATCAGCCCGCCCGCCGTACTCGACCGATCCAGAGGCCGACTCGATGAAGATGTCCGTCGTGACGGCGTCGCCGATGACGCAGCCGGCTCCAATGATCGAGGAGCCGGTCCCGTTCGCTCCGATGTGCAGGGCGTTGACTGCATCGGAGATGGTGCACGCGTTGAGTCGGACCTTGCCACCGTTGTCGACGAAGACGGCGTCCGTTGCTCCCGAACAACGGAACGCGCACACATCCATGGTGATGGTGGCGGCGCCGTCTGCGACAAAGCCCTTGATGACAGAGCTTGGAGGGCCCGCCATGTACGAGCACGAGAGCAGCGTTGCGTTGCCGGCGCCGGAGGCTCGGATGAACTCTTGGATCGGCGAGCCGGCGTACTGGTTCACCACCTCGTGCGCATGAAGCGTGCCGTACGATGACGGGTGGACCCAGATGCCGTAGTACCCCTTCTTGATGACCAGGTGGTAGAGGAGGCCTGGAGAGAAGCCCGGGGAGGTGTAGTCGATGGCGGCGAACCCGACACCTGTGGGCCCGACCAGAGACGCGTGGGACAGCGTGCCGTTGGCAGAGAGCGAGATGAAGTGATTGTTGTTGTCGCTCGTCTCAAGAACGACGGAGGTCCAAGTGCCGACCCCCTTCACCGTGACGTAGGCAGGAATGGTGAAAGGCGCTTCGGTGTAGACCCCGGGGCCGACCTCGACGACGTAGAGGTTGGTCGAAGAAGCGTCGAGGATGGAGTCGACCGCGGCCTTCACGGAGGTGAACGGCGCCCCCGCCTTCGCGACCATGAGCACCTTGGGGTCCGATGCACCGACCCCCGTGGCGCCCCGTGGTCCCGTGACGCCGGCCGGACCCATTGGCCCAGTCGCGCCATCCAGTCCGATGTACCCCGGGGGACCGGTCGGACCTTGTGGCCCAGTGGGGCCGACGCTGCCACCGCCGACTCCGGGGTCGTTGATGATCTCCTTCGCCAGAGGATCCCATCGCAGGTAATGGTTCGGCGCCCCGGTGGGGACGTTGAGCAAGTCCTGGATGAACTTCGGGATTCGGAGTGCCACCGGTGCGTACCTCTGGAGACGGGCCGTTTACAGTCTACGGGGCGAGCACTCCGCTGCGTAGAGCAAAGTTGCCACGCTACTTCTTGGTCTTCTCGAACATCCCCAGAATACGCTGGGCAGCACCTCTGGCGGTGCGCTTTGCTTCCGTGGCCTGTTCGACAGACTTCTTCACGATGGCGAAGGAGGCGGTGGCCGAATACTGCTCCTCGGTCGGCTCCTTGAGGGGAATGTCGAGGCCCTTGATGGCGGTCGCAGTGATGACGACCTCCCTGAGCCGGCGCTTCGTCTCTTCCCGAGCCTTACGCTCGGCCCTCCACCGCTGGAAGAACATCGGCTACCTCTGCTTGGTGAAGTTCGCGATCTGGACTTCGAGCTCCTTCACCTTTGTCCGGTTGGCCTTGGCCGCGCGGATGAGCTGGTCCATGGACTCCATGGCGAGCTTCAGCTTGGGATCGGACTCCAGCTCAGGGGGCTGGAGGTGCAAAGCAGATGACTGCTTTCGTCCGTAGTGCATGACTCATCCTCTCAACGTCCCCCGTTGTGCCTCATGTAGCTGACGCCTGTGTTCTGGAGCACAGAGAGCATGTCGCCGACTCGCTCGAGGGCGATGTTGGTCTCCTTCGAGAGCTCGGCGTGCTCCTTGATCATCTCCATGAGCTTGTCGGCAATCTCCTTCGAGTCCTCGACCCGGCGGGAGTGCGTCTCGTTGATCCGCTCGTTGGCCGCCTTCAAGTCCTTCTGGAGGTCCTTGGCGTGGCTCCACATGAACTTCAGCGCCACGAAGGGCGAGAGCATGACGAGCCCGAGGAGCCCGTAGGACTTGATGATGAGCTGGAAGAGTTCCTCCACGATTACGCTCCCCTCAAGTACGCATCGAGGTCTGCCTCTGCGATCGCGCTGGCGGGAGCAACTGCATCTGTGGCGGCCCCCTGTCCTGCGCGACGGGCCTTCAGAACGTCCTCGAGGACGACCACCTCTTCGTCGATGCGCTTCAGCTCCTGGTCCACGTAGTCGTCGGTGGCCTTTTGGAGACGAGTCAGTCGCTCTATCTTCGTCATGGATCTGTCCCGAGGTAGGGCTTCATCTTGTTCCAGATCGAAGAGCGCAGCTTCGCCACCTTGGAGTTGTCCATCTTCAGCTTCTTGGCGATGGCCCCAGGCTTGAGCTGCGCCTTCCCGTTCAGCCCCAGCGTGTGCTCGTGGACGAGCCGCTCCTGTGGGGTGAGCTGCGGAATGATGAGGTGCGCCACCTCGACCTCCCGCGGGTCGACGGTGCTGTTGGAGAGGAGGTCGTCCTCATGCCCCTTCTCGATGAGGCCCTTGCGCTGGTCGGTGTTGATGCGCTTGATGTCTTTCAAGGAGAGCACGCCCAGCTTCGGGTGCTTCTCCTTGATGGCGAAGTCGAGGATGGTCTTGTCGTCCGGCTCGTACCCCAGACGCTCACCCAGCTCTCCCTTGAACGCCTTGTATGCGCCGATGTTGCGCGAGACGTTCTCGGGGATGTACGCGAAGTTCTTGTTGGCCTCGATCCACCGCCCGGCCTTCTTCAGGTTGGTGGTGAGGTGCGTGTTGAGCGCGGCGCCCTTGGAGGGGTCGAAGGTCTGAAGCCCCTTCAAGAACCACTTGTGGTGCTCCTGCTCGAGCGCCGCGGTGGGGATCTCCGCCCTCTTGTAGAGGTTGATGCGCGAGTTGATGAGGGGCGCGAAGGACTTCAGGAGAGGCTCGAGGAGGTGAGGCTTCTGGCCCCCATCCTTCCACGTCTTCCAGAGTTCGAGCTCCTTCGGCTGCTTCGCCCGGAGGTCCAGCTTCTTCTGCTCTGGAGAAGCCGCAGGGGAAGCCACGGGCGCCTGCTTCTTGGCGGCCGCGAGCTTCCCCAGGACCCAGTCCAGGTCCGGACTTGTGTCCGAGACCTCGATCATGGCGCTAGGCGCTGCCGCCAGAGAGGCTGCTCGCGACGGCCGGAGTGCTCTTCCCCTTCTTCAGGGTCGGAGACGGGATGGCGGCCACCTTCAGCAGCTCGGGGTAGCGCCGCTGCGCCTCGGTGAGGAGGGAGCTGGCGTTCTTCTCGAACCAGGCGTCGATGCGCGGGGTGATCGAGTAGGCCGGCTCCATCGAGGCAGTCTTCACGGCAGGAGCCTGTCCGGCGTCCGACTCGAGCGCCGGAGTCTCCAGCACGTTCGGCTGGAGGCCGGGAGAGTTGGTGGAGGCCACGCCTGCCTGCGTGAAGAGCTTCTTCGCCTTGGCGCGCTCCTTCTCACGGGAGGTGGTGGCGTAGCCGAAGAGCTTCTTCAGAGTCGCCTGAGTGTCCACGCGGGAGTCCAGGGTTGTGTGGAACCGGTCGAGCTCTTCGCGGTCCCGCTGGGAGGCCATGTTCTCGGGGACGCTGGGCACGTGCGCCGACTGGTAGGGGGCGTCGGTGTCGTAGCGACCAGCGGTCTTCTTGAGGCGGAGCTTCATGGTGGTCTCCTAGATCTTGGTGGCGAGACGGTGGATGGAGGGACCAGACTTCAGACCGCGAGCCTGGGTCTTCCCCGTCTGCTGGCCGTAGTGCAGCTGCTTCGCAGGGGATTGCACGGTGGGGACGAGGGCAGCCTTCTTCTCTTGACCGGCAGCCTTCCGTTCCTTGAGCCGCTTGCGCGCGTACTCCGCCGCTCCGAGAGCGCCGCCAGCCACGGTGCCCCACCACATCTTGCCGTGAGCCGACTTCTTCGCGGCCTCGGTGATCGCGGCGTGTGGGCCGTGTGCCACGTATCCGGCGAGGCGACCGATGCCCAAGCCCCCGGCGGTGTAGCCGGCCAGGTTCTTGCCCTGCTCGACCGCTCCCTTGTCGTTCTTCTTGCCCCGCTTGATGCCGGTCACTCTCCGCATCTGCGGGAGTTCGGGGTTCGAGACGCCGCTGACGAATGCCATCTTCGGCATCCCCTCGTAACGCGCGAGCACGGCAAGGGCCTTCGTGAGACCCGCGGTCTCCATCGGCTGCGCTGGGGCTGCCAGTCGCTGGACGGATTCATGCGAGAGACCAGCGAGGCTCACCTCGCTGATCTTCTGGAGCTCGTCCAGGAACGCGCCGTGGAGGACCTCTCGGTACACGAGACCTCCGGTGCTACTGCTGGCCCTGCTGCTTGCGGACCATCCGACCGAGCTTGTGGTCTTCCTTGGCCTGCCGCGCCACGAGGGCGCCGGCGCCGCCGGCCGCGAGGAGGCCCAACCGCTTGGAGGCCGTCGAGGAGAGAGCCATCTTCACGAGGGCCTTGGCCGCCGTCTCGGCGGTCTCGACCAGCTCGGGGGCCACGGTGAAGTTCTCGGGGAGGCCTGTGACCTCGGCCTCGTTCTCCAGCAGCTTCTCGATGCCGATGGGCTTGCGGCCGATGCGGGACTCGCCGGCCTTCTTGACCTTGTCCACCGCGTCACGGCCCTTGGGGTCGAGCTTGTAGGGGGTCTCGCGGCCCTTGTACTCCTTCATCTTCGACATCACTTCGTCGGCCCGCTCCTTCGAGTTCTGCCCGAACTGGGAAGACTTCGAGCCCTTGGTGCCGACGACGCTGCCCTTGCCTGCGAGCGCGAGCTGCTTGCCTTCGGGGCGACCGAGGTCGTGAGCCATGCCACGGTAAGTGGCCCACTTCAGCCGCGCATCCCCATGGATCTTGGCCGGGCTCATGTTCATGATCCGTGCGAGGTTCTTCGCCACGTTCTTCGACTTGGCGATCTTGTGAAACTCGTCCTGGAAGGCCAGCTGCTGGATGTCGTTCAGGTCCATGCGAAGTCTCCTCTTCTGGGCACGTTACACCAGGCCCCGTGGGTTGGGAACGCTAACCTCTGAGGCCTCTCTTGCTCAGGGAGGTGTAGTAGTCCATCACCCTGCCCCGCTTGTCCTGGCGCACGTCGTACTTCGCCTGGATCTCCGTGGGCTGCCCGGTTGAGTTGATGCGGGTGAGCTTGGTGGCGTAGTCCTTCACCAGCCCGGCCAGCGGGACCTTGCTTTCCACGATCTGCTGGTGGACCGCCGTGCTGTGGAAGCCCACCGTCGGGACGTAGGGAGGACCGACACCCCCAGGAGCCTGCACCGTCTTGGCCTCCACCGAGCCGTTGGTGAAGACGTCGAACTCGAGGTCATCCGACCCGAGGATCTCTTCCTTCGTGGCGATGGGGCGGTAGGTGTACTGCTGGATGAAGTCCTCGACGTCCCCTCGCAGCTCCTTCACCTTGCCGTAGAGGTAGGCAAGAGCGTTGGCCGAGCGCTCCACGCTGTGCTTCATCTTGTCGGCGTAGTTGAGCTCTGCGCTTTCGACTGTGGTGGTCGAGGAGTCGAGCTTGTACTTCCCGTCCTCCTCGACGGCTGCCGGCGCATCTGGCGAGGAAGAGGTGTCTCCAACGGTCGCCTTGAACTCGTCGATGATGGAGTTGCAGCCGAAGAAGGGCTGGTAGATCTCCTGACCCACGAGCTCGTTGGAGTACTTCGGCGAGAACCAGGACCTGGGGCGAAGGATGAGCTCGATGGGCTGCGCCACCGGCAGCTCCTGGTCCTGCACCCAAGAGACCTTCACCTGGTCGAAAGCGAGACCTCCATCGACCTTGCTCCGAGTGGGCTTCACCACGATGATGGAGGCGACCTTCCCCTTGCCGTAGAGGCCGGGCATCCCTCTCTTGATGCGGCAGTTGGTCGGGATGTAGACCCTCCCAGACTTGGTGGTGCCATCTGGTGGGATCTGGTCGTCTGACTCCTCGACCTCTACCAAGTTGCCGCCCTTGGCGTCCGCCTTGGCCACGGGTGGAGGAGGTGGCGTGTTCCCTTGTGTGGTGCAGCCGACGAGGAAGTCCAGCCTCTTCTTCTTGTCGGCCCCCGCCGGCATGGCGTTGATCTTGGCGAGAGACAAGTCCTCCTCGTAGGTATGGGAGGTGGTGCGGAGACCTCTGATGAGGTTCAGGTACTCATCGTCGGAACCGTTGTGGTGCCTGACGTGGTGCAGCGAGAAGGAAGACGTCCCTCCATCCTGCCCCACGGAGTGGCTCAACGTTCCGATCATGCCAAGCAGGTGCACAGGAGCGCCGAGCGCGTCCGCGTTGTCGAGCGCCTCCGTGAGGTTCATGGCCGGGGGCGAGTACGGTCCTCGAATCACGAGAGCAGGGAACCCGCAGACGAGGCCAGGATTGAACCGGCCGCCGAGGGAGGCTGAGCGCTGGGCGAACCGGTACTTGTAGAAGAGGTACAGCGCCGTCCGTTGACCCCAGGACAGTACATCCCCGTAACCCGCCGCTTCCGTCGCGGGCCTCTGCCCTTCCGCCGACGTCGCCGCCGTGTTCGGCAGCCACTCTTCGCGAGGCACGATCCCTGTGTGGTACTCATGCGGCATCAACTCCCGGTAGCCCAAGCTACCCTTCACGCCCATCAATCCTGTGTCCTTGAATGAAGTGGGGTTCGGGGCAAGCACCTTGTCCGCGAGCAACTTGTCGGGCCCCACCAGCGTGTTGCTCATCCACACCAGCGTGCGTGTCACCTCTCCGAGGAAGTTCCTGTCGTACTGGAGCTGAGTGTATTGCTCCGGGAAGACGACGTTGCATACCGGTGGTGGAGCGAACCAGCAGTCGGGCCGGATGATCTGTGAACCGAGCCGCTCGGTCCTCGCCGTGGAGTAGGTGACCGAGTACGCATGGTCCTGGCTCTTCGTGATGAGTTCCAGGGCAGACTTCAACGGCTCCAGTATGGCCTTGAGCTCCGCATCCAGGCTCTGCCCCGTCTCAGGCAACCCGGCCACCGACATGCCCGGCTTGATCCCCTTCATGGTGGCATCGAGCTTCTGAGACGCCGCATCCAAGAAGCTCGTCACCTGCCGCGCTTCCTTCCCGATCTCTCCGCTTGTCAGCTTCGAAAGCTTCTTCTTGGCTCCGGCGATTAGCGAGGAGAATGCCGAGAGGTAGTTCTTCCAGTCCCCGGAAGCCTCGGTGGTCCCAACGAAGAGTCCCATGTCCTGGATGACGCCGGAGATGGTGACTTTGGCGCTCCCGCCCTCCGAGGTCTTCAGAAGAGAAGAGGTACCCGTGTTCGTCTTCGACCCTCCCTCCCCAACCGCCGGCGAGTACTTCGCGGCAGGGTTGGGGACCACCTCGTAGTAGATGTACTGGAAGAGCAGCTTCATCACGTCGCGGAACGTGACCTGTTGCCCCATGTTCGAGAGCCCGCTACGCACCCACTCGTCGAAGACCTTGCCCTTGAGCAGCCTGTAGGCGGTGTTGTCATCTTCCTCGGCGGTGATCTGCTGGAGCAGCTTGCAGCGCAGCTCGGCCACCGTGAAGAAGTCGTTCACCCCGCGCTCGTGCCCCGGCACCCCACCAATGGCCTCGAGCATGCGGATGATGCCACCGGCCAGGCCATCGACCGTCGCCAACCCAGGCGTGCGAGGGGTCTGCCTGAGCCACTGGACCAACTTCTCCGGCATCTGGTTGACGATGTCGTCCACAAGGCCGGCGTTGGACCCTGACAGCGCCGCCGAGTGGGTGGCCCAGTTGCCGCCGGGCCCGTACTCGATGGCGGTCAGGTGGGCAGAGTCCCAGTAGGAGGAGAAGTCGATGCACTGGAGCACCAAGCCACGGCTCTGCGGCGTCTGCTGCATCGACTGGGCAACGATCTCTCCGCAGAAGAGCAGTCTGTAGTCCCGCAGCGTGCGGCTGACCGACCGACCACTCTTCGTCTCCGTCACCCTCTCGTCGAGGTAGAAGAGGTGCACCATTGTGCGCGGTCGGAGGTAGAGCCCGGCATCTGTAGGAACGACCTGAAGAGCTGCCGCTGCCGGCGAGTTCATCCCGATCGAGACTTGAGCCGCGACGATGGGAATCTCGACGCCCTCGAGGAAGAGCCGGAGGCGAAGTGGTTTGCCGATGGCGGACAGGGGCTACTCCGGGTAGGAGTTGCTGGCAGATCGCTTGAGGGCGCCGCCGTAGTTGTCATTCCAGTTGAAGACCGAGCCAGTCATGTCTGGGGCCGCGGGCTGAACCCCTCGACGAGCGAACACAGCGATGGCGGTAGCAGCGTTCACAGCAACCAGGGCTGCACGGGCCACCTTCACGATCTTGCCGAGCGTCTCGGTAACACCGGAGCCCGGGATGATTCCATTCTCCAAGAAGAAGTCAGCGGCTTGCTTGGACGCGCGCTGACTCTCACCGTACTGAACGGCCAAGCTCCCGCTATCGAGAGAGTCGAAGCGAAGCTCCGAGGATCCGTAATGAGAGCTGAAGCCCACGTACTCGGCATCGTTCTCGGAGAAGGTGGTGTAGGTGACGATCTTCGCAGTCTGAAGCCCCGACTCCTTCACCGCCACGGGCTCGTCGTAGGCGAACATCCCAGCGAAACCATCAGGCACCTTGATGACTTCGCCTTCCCAGACCTGGGACGCGGTACTCAAGACGGAACGAGTAGTCTGCTGAACGGCACGCCATGCGGCCGCAAGCGTACTGGGCGCTGCTGCGGCAACTGCCCCTTCGAGGGTCATCGCCGTCGTCGTCTCTCCGTCGGGGCCTACCACGACCCGAACCCCAGACTCGAAGGCCCAGTCGATGGGGTTCTTCGGACGGTCCGAAGCGAAGGTCGCGTCATTGACGGGGAAGCTGGGGGTGTCGCTGCCGGCGACGTAGGGGTCCCCCAGGTTGGAGAAGCTCTCGTAGTAGGTGACGAAGAGCTGGAACTGGAACTGGACGAAGTGCCTCTCCTGCGAGTTCTTTGTGGCGCTCGAAGAGAGGATGTAGCCCCCGACCAGGGTGTTGTCGAAGGCGAGGTAGACGCGAGCATCGTTCTCGACGCACTTCGTGCCACGAAGGAAGTTGTCGTAGTTGGCCCACCACTCGGCTTCCCAGTTGAAGTCGAAGGTGTTGAGCAAGATGCCCTGGCAGTTCAAGATGCGCGGCCTCTCCCCGTAAAGGAAGATGTAAGGCTCGCCGAAGGTTTCGAGGACCTGCACCTTCTCGTTGCGCTCTTCTGCAATGTTCTGAAGGAGGAAGTTCGAGTAGGTCTCGTTGGCGACGTAGGTCTTGTCTCCGACCGTGACCTGGAGAGGATTGGTCCCGTCCTTGAGGCGACTACCGGCGTCGATGATCTTCTGGTTGATCCCGTCCCCAGACACTACGCGAATCGACGCGAAGGTCTCCTCCCGCAGAGTGATGCCATTCGTAGGCCTTCGCACGTTGGCCATCCCTCGAGCGGCCCACGACGTACTCTGGTTTGCCTTCGTGAAGCGCTCGGGGGGAACTCCGACCTTCATCAGGGCGGGGCCGTTGACCTTCGCTGGCGTCGACGGCTTGGCCTTCGCCGTGGCCTTCGTTGCGGCGCTAGCAGCCATGGGAACTCCTCATCGCTGCACCCCGAACATCAGGAAGATCTCGCGAACGCTTCTCACCACTCGGCGGTCCGGGGAAGTCGTACCACTCGAGAGACCATAAGCGTAGTCCTGCGACTCGCCGATGAGGACGTCGTCAATGTTGGGGTCGTTGATGAGGGTCACGCGAACGACCTTCCCATCGACAACCATATCCTGTTCGATGATCTCTCTCATTTCATCCCTATCTTCTTCTTGACGTCATCCAAGGTCAGCCCGGGGGTGTTCTTCTCCTTGCCGTAGTTGGCGCGTAGAGAGTTGACGGTCTCGTTTGCGTCGCCTTGGATGTTGAGACCGATCGCTTGGGCCGCCACGACAGTCATCAAGGCCACCGACTTGTCGGAGTTCGCAGAGATGTCTTTCAGTACCTTGACCATCTCGCGACCAGTCTCCGCCGCACCCTCCTTTGCGCCGTAGCTTCCAGCAAGGCCGGAGGCAGCACGAGAGCCGGCGAGCTTCGAGATCATGGAGGGAGTGAGGTTGACGCCGTTCTCCGCGGCCCCTGGGGCTGCGTTGAGGACTTCTCCAGGGCTCATCCCCCGCTGAACAAGCTGATCCATCGTGACTTGCGAGCCTTCGAGACCGGAGAGGTTCTTCTCGACTCCAGCCGCGCTTTGGATGGCGGCAGCGGCGGCAGGGCCCAGGGCCTTGAGCAGCTTCTTCTTCCCCTCGTCATCTGCCCCTTGGTAGCTGGCGATGGTCTTCTGAAGAGCGCCCTTCCACCCCTTCGCTGTCTTGTCGTTCCAGTCCGCGCTGTAGGCGCTCGCGGCAGTAGAGAGGGCTCCGGCAATGCCCGCTTCCGGAGACCCCTTCTCCCCTTCCTTCAGAGCGCCGATTCCTTCGCGGAGACCCTTCGCGACATCTCCCATCTTGTTCTCGCCGATCCACTTGTCTCCAAGGGCACCAGCGGCGTGGAACATAGAGATGCCCTTCTCCGCCTTCGTGAAGCCGCTGTCCAACGTGAGTTGATAGAGCTGGTCAGCCTCCTGCGAACTGACGGCCACTCCGATCTTGGACAGCGCCAGAGCACGATCCTCCCCGTTGTCGTTGCCGTGGAGGATGGCCTCGATCTGGTCCTTCTTTGTCTTGCTCTGAAGCATCCCAAGGGCGATGGACCGAACGTTGGCGCTCCCACGAACGATGGCCCGGCTGTCCCCCGAGAGGTTGCCCAGCTCGGACTCGGCATCCTTCCGGAGGGAATCGATGTCTCGGGTCTTGATGTACTTCGAGACAGCGCTCCCTCCGGCGGCCTCGCGCGCACTGACCTTCATGACGTTCTGCTCGGTGGAGTGGAGAGCGCCGCTCAGGAAGTCGTTCATGAGGCCGCCCTTCTCCGTCCGGTGGGACACCCCAGTCCGCACGAAGCGGCCTCCTGCGGTGTCCCCCAGGTCGGCCCCGAGGTCAGCCATCGACTTCCCAGTGAGGCTTTCGATGCCCTTGGTGTCTCCGCTCAGGAGCATGCCTTCGAGGTCGGCCACTCCGTCGTCACCATTGGAGGTAACGCCGTAGCCCTTCTCGCGCATCGAGGCAGCGATGACCTTGGCCATCCCCTCCCGAGTCATCTGCGACCTCACATCATGGTCAGCCTCGTTGAACCCCCCGCCCGTGTCCTTGTTGATCTTGACCTTCAGCATACGAAGATCTTCCGCGGAGGCCTTGCCTGCGGCGGTGACGAGACGCCCGGAGTCTGCGAGGTCGTTGATCTTGGCGAGAAGGGACCCGCCGGCCCCGACCAGACCGGCTGCCTGCTTGTTCTGTCCGAACGAGGTGAGTCCGGACGTGCCAGAGGCCGCTCCCCAGCCACGCACAGTGTTGGCGAAGCCGCTCTCCCCGAAGCTGCTGCCGATGTCGGAGCCCGGCTTGAGGCCGTGGGCCGCGGCGAACATGTCCCGCATCTCCTTGCCGCCCGCTCCGGACATGCCCTGCTGGAGCGCCTTCGCTCCTTCTTTCGAGAGCGCGACGACGTGGCGACCAACCAAGTCGTCGATGAAGTTGTCGTACATCTTGCCGATGGAGGAGTAGACGTCCGCACCCGCCTTCTCGGCGCGACCGAACGTGGCGTTGTGCATCTTGGTCTTGAGCCTCTTCCACATGATCTCGGGGTCGGTGCTCTCCCGGATCTGCATCTCGCGGCTGCGGACGCCCTTGAAGCTCTCCATGTCGACGCCCTGGTTGCCCTTGCCCATGGACGTCATCAGCGAGACGTCGGACTCCGACATCTGGCCGCCGGAGTACTGCTGGAGGAGAAGGCTTGCCGCCTCCTGTCCCTTCCCCCCGACGAGGCCCTGCATGAACTTCGGAAGGTCGACCTGTCCTGCGAACTGGCCTCCGAGGTTCTTGGCGTTGGCCGCGAAGCTGATCTTGTCGTTGTCTGACAGGCTGCCCGCACGGGCCTTGAGCTGGTCGACGGTGATCTCACCGCGGTTCAGCTTCTTGATCAGCTCCTCGTCGAGCTTCACCTTGCCGTCTTTGCCCCTCGTCATCGCGCCAGCCATGATGAGGCGGCCGGGGGCTGTCTGCGAAAGGTTGGCCATGAAGCCGTACATCTTCTGTGATGCCGCGCCGACAGCTTCCGCGCCCTGAAGCCCCGTGACGTCGGTGAGCGTGTCCTGGTCGAGGAAGCCTGCCTCGAGCGCGCCCTGGATCCCCTGCGCCATGTTGGTGACGCCCTGAGCACCCGAAGCACCTCGAGCCCCGAACTGGCGAGCGATCTGCGCTCCGCCCTGCTGCATGCCCATCGTCTGGCCCATCGTCATCCCGGTCATGCCGGAGGTGAACTGGGCGTTGAGGGTGTTGCGGAGCTGGGACGTCTTCCCCGACATCCCGATCTGCCGGTTGTGCTCGAAGAACTGAGAAGCCTCCTCCATCGTGGTGCCCATCATCTTCGACATGTCGCGGAGGGTGGTGACCGTCTCCTTGAATCGCCGGTTGAACTCGGCTGCGTCCTTCACCCCGCTCATCACACCAGCCCGACGCATCGTGGGCAGCAGACGAGTGAGCTCCTCCACGGAGGTGAGCATGTCCGGGATGTGGGCCATGCTGCGGATGGAGCTGCCGATGTCGCTGGAGTCTTGGCGGGTGAAGCCCTGGCCGGTGCGTGACGCAGGATTGTTGAACTGGAAGCCGCCGAGCTGGTTGGCGATCTGAGCTTGCTGCTGGCCGCCACCGACGAAGGACCCGACGGTGTGAGCAGCCAGCATCGCGCCAGCAAGGGGGAGAGCGGCGGCGCCCATGCCGCCCATCACGCCGCGCATACCGAAGCCGCCTGCCGCCTTCATCCCGCCCATGAACCCGGAGATGGGGTCGAGGCCGGGGATCATCATGCCCATGCCGATGCCGCCGAGAGTGGCTGCGGCCCCCATGCCCGACATCATGTGCCCGGCGACGTTGTTGCCCGAACCGTAGCCCGGACCGAACGCTCCACCGTTGGCGTAGCTGAAGGAAGGAGGCGGGGGACGCACGCCAGGGAAGGAAGGGCCCGCCGGCTGGAAGCCGCTCTGGATCCCCGTGCCCCGGTAGGCCCCAATGGACATGGCAGGGTTCGAGATCCCCACCGTCTGCGCGTAGTAGTTCTGCTGGGCGAAGTTCTGGCCCTGAGCAGAGAACATCGCGGCTACGTCGTTACTGGAGAGCATGCCCCTCCCTCAGGGCCGATGGGCTTCTGGTCAAGGTAGCACCCTGACCCCGGCAACTCCAAGAACTTCAAGGCAATCTGGGGCCGAGTGTAGGCATAAGGCTGTGAGCCAAAGCGCTCACGAAGAGCCCGATTCCCAACCCCTACGCTGAGGTGAAACATGTTCCCAGTTCTGGCAGTCGCCGCCGCCGGCGCCGCGGGCTACGCGATGGTGAAGGCGGGCGTGATGGCCATCATCGCGATAAAGCTGCTGGCCGCTAAGCAGAGATCGGACCACGCACACGCGCGTGAGGTCGTGGATGTGAACCCTGTCTTCGAGAAAGGACTTTCGAAACGCCTGCGTGAACCCTTCAACGAACCCGAGCCTGTGACGGAGAACAAGGCTCTCGAGATGGGAGTCGGCAACCTCAGTGAGGTGCCTGTCCCAAAGGATCTGCTGCCGGCGAAGTACCAGAACTTGGACGAGTTCTGGTACGTGAGCCGCAAGGACGACATCGTCCTCTGGTACTTCCTGCTTCGCATGCAGGCCCGTCACGAGCACGGACAAGTCGGCGCCCTGCTGCGCACCTTGTCGGAGAGGAGCGGCATCCCGTACGAGAAGATTGAGCGCAGGCTGTTCTGCGTCGACGACATCGACCAGTGCCTGGAAGCCGTAGTACTGACCATCCAAGACACGTCAAGAAGCAGGTACGCTTCTCCCATCCTTTCGGACGCCTTGAGGCAGGCGAAAGCAGCGTAACCAAAACCGCCAGAGGTTCGGCAGAAGGGCTCTACCCGCACACACGCGTCTATCTCGTGTCGGGTAGAGCCCGGGCCGAGTAGGGGAAAGGTCCCGGATTCCTTAGCTCTCCCACCTTCCCGCAGGTCTTTCTTTGCAGGGGTAGGGGTGGGGCGTATAACGAATCTCACCGTCGATTCGGACTGCAAGCCGACCGATGGAGAACTCGTAGCACTGAATCGGGGACTACGTGGCGCACGCACTTCTCGCCCACCGCTTCTTCTCCTCCTAACACTCAACGTGTACCTACTGGCCCCGAGCCTGTGGGATACCTATTGCCTCTGGAGCGCACATGAACGTCAAGGACCAGCTGCTCGCCAAGTACAAGGAAGTCCGCACGCCTTGGGGCCCCATCGGTGAGCCGGTCTATCGTCGGACCTACAGCCAGGTGAAGGTCGACGGTCGCAAGGAGAACTGGCACGAGACGGTCATCCGCACCGTCATCGGCAACGTGATGCTGGCCGCGAGGTCACAGCCGGCCAGCGCAGCAGGCATCATCCACGACGAGCAGTATCTGGAGCAGCTCGTCGCCGCAGGACTCATCGAGAAGGGGGAGGTGGAGCAGCTCATCGAGCTGCTTCTTCAGTTTGGGGGCCTCCCTGCCGGACGTCACCTCAACGCCAGCGGCGTCAAGGGACGAGAGTTCCTCTTCAACTGCCACGCAGCTGGCTGGGATCCGAAGGTGCCGTGGGATCACTTCGGCTTTACCTTCGACTCGCTGATGCAGGGCGGCGGAGTGGGCAGCAACTACTCCAACCGCTACATGGACACGATGCCCAAGCTGGAGACGGGCATCGACCTCCACATCGTCTGCCAGCCCGACCACCCGAACCTCGAGGAGTTCTACCACCTCATCACGCCGGTGGTGCATGACGACCGCCCGAACCACGGGAAGGTCTTCGTCGTGCCCGACACGCGTGAGGGTTGGGTCCAGGCTCAAGACCTCATCATGCAGCACGCCTGGACGGCGACTGGGACCTTCTCTCGCGAGGCGAAGCTGGTCCTCGACGTCTCCCAGATCCGCCCCCGCGGCGCTCCGCTCAAGACCTCTGGTGGCATCGCCTGCGGCCCCGGGCCGCTCGTCTCGATGCTCTCGGACTTCACCAAGCACCTGAACTCCTGCTTCGACCGCAAGCTCACCAGCGTCGATGCGATGATCCTCGACCACACGTCGTCTGCCTGCGTGGTCGCCGGCGGGAAGCGTCGCTCCTCCCGCATGTCCGTGAAGAACTGGATGGACAAGGACATCTTCGAGTTCATCAACTGCAAGCGCGAGGACGGGTCGCACTGGACCACCAACATCTCGGTGGAGACCGACGACGAGTTCGAGAGGGCCTACAACGAGGGCTACCAGCACGCCCGTGACGTGGCTCGCGCCATCGTCCTCGGCTGCCGCAGCAACGGCGAGCCCGGCTTCTGGAACCGCTCGCTGGCGATGAAGGGGGAGCGGGACCCGTCGCTGATGTTCTGCCCGAACCCCTGTGGCGAGATCGGTCTCCAGATGTGGGAGAACTGCAACCTCGGCCACATCAACATGCAGGCGTTCGCCATGAAGTCTCCGGCGCAGATGGAGGAAGGGTTCCGCCTGATGACCCGCTGGCTCATGCGGGCCACCTTCGGCGACATCCCGAACCCGCGGCAGCGTGAGGTGGTGGACCGGAACCGTCGCATCGGCGTCGGCTTCTTCGGCTACCACGGCTTCCTCGCCCTGCGCGGCATCAAGTACAGCGCCTCGCACAGCTCCCCCGAAGTGAAGCGTGCGCTGAAGAGGGGCAAGGATCGAGTGGCCCACGAGGCCTACCGCTACTCGCAGATCCTCGGCATCCCAGTTCCGGTGAAGACGACGACCATCGCCCCCACCGGCACCCTCACCGCCCTCACCGGCACCAGCGCCGGCGACCAAGCGGTCTACGCGCCCTGGTTCATCCGCCGGGTGCGCTACAGCGACATGGACCCCGAGCTCGCCATCAAGAAGCTCGAGGGGTACACGACGTACACGGACCCCGACGCCCGCAACACCACCATCGTCGACTTCTACTGCGAGGACCCGCTGGTCTCCAAGGTCGTGGCCGAGGGCATGGATCCCACCATCATCGAGGCGCAGGACGACATCCCGTTCGAGGATTCGCTCCGCGTCCAAGCCATGCTCCAAGACGTGTGGGCGGACAACGCCATCTCCCACACCGTGAACCTCCCTCCCCACATGATGCCCACGGAGGAGGAGATGGAGCACACGCTGATGCAGTACCACGGTCAGCTGAAGGGGACGACCATCTTCCCCGACAAGAGCCGCCGCAACGCCCCGCTCGAGCGCATCACGAAGGAACAGTTTGACGCATGGGGCGGTCGCAAGGAGGTCACGATGGTCGAAGTGGAATGCAAAGGCGGGTGCCCGGTCGGGTAGTTGGGGGAAAGCTACCCACTGCTCCCGTAGTCGTGGATGATGGGCGCATGCCCCGCATCCTGCTGGTCGACGACAATGACCTCATCCGGTCGATGCTGAAGTCGATCCTCGTTGAGGAAGGCTACGACGTCGACTTGGCCAGTGATGGACTCGACGCCATCAGCGCGGTGAGAGAGGTTCAACCGGACCTCATCATCACCGACTTCTACATGACGAAGATGCACGGCGACGAGTTCGTCAAAGCTGTTCGCGAAGGGCCAGGCCACATCACCAGCATCCCCATCATCGGGCTGGCCGGCACCACAGGGTCTGAGAAGAAGCTTCGAGCAGCAGGCGTGGACGAGTACATGTCCAAGCCCTTCATGAAGCGACAACTCCTCGACGCCATCCGCACCCTTCTCCAGAAGAAGTGAGGCCGAGCCCACTGCAAGATGGGCTCGGCCTCAGGGGCTGGTCGCGGCCGGGGACGGTCCGCTCTGCCCTACCTCTTCGCGCCTGCCACTGAGTGCGGCTGCGGAGGCGAGTAGTTGGGAGCCACCTGGAGAGGCGGCGCCTGGTTCGGCTGCACCGTGGGACCGAGCTTCGCCTTGATCTCGCGGTCCCACTCCTTCAGGTCCAACACGATCCTCTTGCAGGCGGTGTTGCAGTCCTCGCAGAGGTCCATGTAGCTGACCTTCTCAGCACCGAAGGTCAGGGACAGCACGGGTGTCGTTCCCTTGTCGGCGGACGGTGCCCTGAGTTCGATGCGCTTGCACCGGTCGCACTGCACTTGAACGACTTCGCAACGAGCCATCAGTTCTTACCTTTCGCCAAGAAGACCATGAACGTCTTGATGAGGGCCCTCTCCGGTTTGATGAGAGCACCTGCGCCCGGAGAGTTCAGGGTAGCCATGTAGTCGGAGAAGCGATCCAGCTCCGCATCCATCAGAGGCAGGAGCTCCTCCTTGCTCTTCCCCTCATACTCCGGGGCCAGCGTGAGAAGTGGGTTCGCCAAGGAATCCTCGAGGTGGGTGCCACCGTCAGAGCGGCAGGTCAAGATTGGAAGTTCTCACGGCATAAGTGAGGATGTCAAGGAACTGATGTACACCTTCAGCACGAGGAACTCATGAACTTCGAGCAGCGCAGCGCAGCTTGGGAGGGCGAGAAGAGAACCTTCCACCAGCTTCACTCCCGCACCGGCACCCGAGTCTGGGAGCTGGAGGTAATCGGGAACTCCGTACGCACCACGTGGGGCCTGTCGGGCGGCAAGATGCAGACCGTCACCGAGCACTTCGCGGGCGTGAACGTCGGCAAGGCGAACGCCCTCACCCCCTCCGCTTACGCTTTGGATCGGGCCAGAGAGATGTGCAGGAAGAAGAACTGGGAGGGCTATCGCGAGGTCGCCCTCAAGCACAACGGGGGCTACTTCCTCGACCCCGTCGTCGAGTCGAAGGTCAACTTCGACAACCTTCCCCTGTCGCTCAGCTTCTACAAGCCCGACAACTCGATGGGGGCTGGCATCGAGAAGAAGGCTCGAGCAGGCCAATGCTGGTACACGCGCAAGCGCAATGGCATGGCGACCATCCTCTGCAACAACAGCGATGGAGAGTTGCAGATCTACTCGCGCCGGATGCTCCGTCAGCACGACGACGAGACCAACACCGAGTTCACCTGGGACGATCGCTTCCCGCACCTCATCGCAGCCATCGAGCCCCACATCCCTCCGCGCACCATCCTGCTCGGGGAGCTTGTGGTCGAGGACGAGACCCGCTTCAAGGGCGAGAACGCCAAGGAGCGGTTCGACCTCGCCCAGAGCTACATCAAGAGCCTCACCCCGAAGGCCGTCGCCGAGATGGAGCAGAGCGGGCTGTGGCCCTTCTTCTACTGCTGGGACATCCCGTTCCTCGGTGGCGTGGACCTCGTCAGCACGCAACCCATGCGTGAGCGGGTCATCCACATCGACACGCTCGAGGAGCGCGCCAACTGCAAGCACGTTGAGGCGCTCGTTCGTCTTAGCTTCCCTTCGCCAGAGGAGGCCGTCGAGTTCGCGAAGAAGTACAACTGGGAGGGCTTCGTCGTCATCGACCCAGACGCTCCGGGCTACGGCGACAAGTCGTACAACTTCAAGGGGAAGCCGGACCGTCCCGGCACCGCCTGCGCCAAGCTGAAGCCGACCTTCGAGGACGACTTCATCGCCATCTGGGACCCGGACAAGGGCTACGGAGAGCGGTCGCAGAAGGGTTCCCGCGCCGGCGGCATCAAGAGCGTCGGGCTCTACCAGTACAACACGAAGGGTGAGCTGGTCTTCATCGCGAACTGCAACTCCGGGCTCACGAAGGAGATGCTCGCCACCCTCACCGACCCGAAGCTGTGGCCGCAGGTCTGGCGGGTCGAGTACAAGGGGCGCAGGTACGTCACCGACGGCGACGACACCAACGCTCTCGACTTCCCGGCCATCGACCCGGACAACTACATCCGCACCGACAAGCTGCCCAACGAGTGCACCAACGAAAGGCTGTAGAATGCCGAACATGAGGGCGAGGTACCCGCACCAAGAGGAGGCGATCACTGCCGCCATCTCTGCCTTGCGGCAGCACAAGAGAGCCACGGTCGTGATGGCTTGCGGCAGCGGTAAGACGGCAGTGGGTGCCGGTGTGGCCTTTGATCTCCACTGTCGCACGGTGGTGTTGCTCGTACCGACCCTGGCACTCATCCGTCAGACCAGGGATGAGTGGCAGACCCAGTACCCAGATGCCTTCGAGTACCTGTGCGTCTGTTCGGACGAGTCCGCAGTGGAGGACGACTCCCCCTCCGCCGTTGCGGGGTTGCCGGTCACTACCGATGCGGTCGTCATTCGTCGATTCTTGAGAGGACACGGAGCCAAGCTTCGCCTAGTCATCTCGACCTACATGTCGGCCAAGCGTATCGCGCAGGCAGGCGTGTCGCTGGACCTCATCATCTTCGACGAAGCGCACAAGACCACGGGGAAGCAGGGAAAGCCCTATGCTCTTCTCGTCTCGGAAGAGAACGTCGAATCGAAGCATCGCCTCTTCCTGACGGCCACGCCGAGGCACTACAAGCCTGGGCGGATTCAAGGAACCGAAGAGACGCTGGTCTACTCGATGCACGAGCAAGAGACGTACGGCCCCATTGCGTACACGTTGCCGTTCATCGAGGCCGTCCGGCGCGGCATCATTGTCGACTACCGCGTCATCATCTGCGTCCTCACCAACAAGGATCTCGAGGCCGAGTTCCCTAATGGAGTAGGAAGAAAGAGGAACAGTCAGGTAGCACATCTTGCCATCAAGAAGGCTATGGCGCGGTACCCAATCACCAAGGCTATCTCCTTCCATAGCTCGGTCGTCGAAGCTAAGTCTTTCTGCAACGAGGAGATCCCTGGGGTCCGACTTCTCCACGTCAACGGGAAGATGGACACCGAAGATCGCCACGCCCGCATCACCGAGTTCGCAACGTCAACGAAGGCTGTCATCTCCAACGCTCGATGCTTGACCGAGGGAGTCGACATCCCTGCCACGGACCTCGTCGTGTTCACCTCTCCGCGCAGGAGCCTGGTTGATGTCATCCAGGCTACCGGGCGGGCAATGCGGAAGTCTCCAGGAAAGACCCTCGGTTTCGTCCTCATTCCGATCTTGGTCGAGGACGAGGAGGTTCTCGAAGACGCCCTACAGAACAGCAAGTACAGCTACCTGTGGGAGGTTCTCCGAGCGCTGCAAGAGAGTGATGACGTTCTTGCCGACATCGTCACGGAGTTGGTCGTAAGTGCTGACGCCGAGACGGAGACCGCGAGAACTCGCCGCCGTATGAAGTTGGACATCTTCGGGTCAGTCAACGAGAGCTCCTTCGAGGTGGCCATCGTTCGACGCTTGGGGCGCTTGGACGATGAGATGTTGGGACAGTTCGAGGAGTACGTTCGTGAGACTGCCCAGGTGCTGGTTCCAGAGACCTCTCACCCCAGGCTTCACCGTTGGGTCTCCAGGGTCCGGCACCACAAGAAGCTGGGGCTCCTCCCGACAACGCTGATCTCTCGCCTTGACGCTCTTGGCTTCAACTGGGAGGTCACCAAGGAGGATGCGAAGGAGTACTACAGGTACCGCGCAAGGCGCCTCAACTTGAAGCGGTTGGCCGAGTTCATGGCGGTGGTCGAGAGCACCGGCAGGGCTCCTTCCACCGGTACGGATCTTGGGGCCTGGGGGTCCAAGATCCGCCAGGCGGCCAAGAAGGGCGGGGTCGACACTAAGACGCTCGAGCAGCTCAACGCCGTTGGGTTCTTCGCCGTCCCCAAGGGGCCAGATGGGTTTCAGCGTAAGCAAATGGAGGTTCTGAGGGAGTTTGCAAAGACCGGAGATGTCACTGGAAAGCTCCCGAAGAACATTGCTATCTGGCTCCGCCGCATGCACCTCCAGGCGAGTAAGGGAGGGTTGGAGATCAGCGTCAAGAGTGAGATCGAGTCGATCATGGGGTACAGCCTCGACCTCGACAGGAGAACTCTCAAGCTCAAGGCCAGGGTCGAAGAGATCCTCAAGTACATCAAGAAGTACGGGAAGGACCCGACTACCAACCGCAACCATGGCGGAATCCACGCCACCGTCAGAGACCTCAAGCGAGGAGATCTCAAGCTTCCGAAGGATCTCCATGATCGACTCACTGAGGCCGGGTTCGTCTGGCACCCGAGCCTGCACGCGGTGCCGCTTGCGGACAACAAGGCCTTGATCAGGATGCTTCGGAACAAGGTTCCTATCGGCAACATCTGTGCTCGGTTCCACTGCAAGAAGCAGGAGGTCTTTGACCTTCTCGTCAAGCTCGCTGTGGATGCTCATCCGGAGCAGACCAAGGAGACCACAACGTGAACATCACCATCATCGAGACCTCCTGGGGGTGACATGATCGTCGCCGTCACAGGTCACCGGCCGCCGAAGCTCTACTGGACACGGAACGCCAAGGTGGCGTAGAGTACGAAGATGGCCAAGCCCATTCCCCACAAGCTCTGGGACCGCATTGTCCAGACGTACTCGAGGGAGAGAAGCATCCGGAAGACTGCGGACGTACTCGATCTCAGCAAGTCAGGGGTTGAGTACGTCCTACGTTCCCGCGGAGTGGAGAGACTTCCACGCAACCGGGTGGGGTGTGAGAACTCCATCACCAAGGCCATCGAAGCAAACCCTGACGACCCTCGGGCTCGGGTAAGGAACAAGGACCTTCTTCGCACTCTGTACGTCGAGCAGCAGAAGTCTACGACGGAGATCGGGAAGATCTTGGGAGTCGACGCGAAGACTGTCAGCGTGGGGTTGAAGGTCTGCGGCATCTCAGCTCGAAAGGGGAGTGCCGCGCTTCGAGGACGTCCTCGACCTAACTCCAGAGGGTCGAAGCACCGAGACTGGAAAGGGGGAGTGAGTGGGTGGCGGAAGCGTTGCCGCAAGCTCCTCAACCCAGTATTCGTACGCCCCGTCATGGAGCGCGACGGCTTTCGGTGTAAGTGGTGCAACGGCCTAAAGAAGCTGACGGTCCATCACCACAAGCGCAGCTTCATGTCCATCGTCAACAAAGTACGTCGGCGCCTCCGCGGTCAGCCGGAGGAGGCCATCATCACTGGGATCGTGCTCGAACATCGGCTCGAAGACGGTGTGACGGTCTGCAAGAAGTGCCACGACGCCCACCACAAGGAGCATGGCAAATGATTGTGGCAGTTTCTGGTCATAGGCCCCCCAAACTCGGAGGCTACTACACTCCGAACCCCATCTACCTGAACGTGAGGGAGGTGCTTCGGACCGCCTTCCGCGCGCAGGATGATGTGGCCACCGCCGCGGGGGATGAGCTGATGATCCTCACCGGCATGGCGCTCGGTGTGGACCAGTGGGCGGCGGAGATCTGCCTCGAGGAGGGAATCAAGTGGACTGCTGTCGTGCCCTTCCATGGGTGGGACAGTCGTTGGCCTGATGCCTCGAGGCGGCACTACCAGCGTCTCCTCAACGAGGCAGACAGCGTCCACGTCGTCACCGACACCCACGAGTACCGCGCCAACCTCCTCTACCGTCGCAACGCCTGGATGGTGGACAACGCCTCTCTCGTCCTCGCCGTCTGGAACGGGTCGACGGGAGGGACCGCCAACTGCATCGAGTACGCTCGCCGCAAGAGGGTTCGGACCGAAGTCCTTCCTGTGCCTCTCGAGATCTGGGACCAGGCTCGCGCGATCGAACAAGAAGAGCAGCGACGTCGTACCGGTAGGGGCCCGCAGCTCCTGATGAACATCTTCGGACCCATGACGGCCTCGCCCGCAGATGAAGCCCGAATGAGGGAGCAGCAGGAGGCCAGTCGGCGGTCCATGCTGAATGCGATGCAGGTGCCGAGAGAGTTCTTGCAAGAAGCTCAGCAGACACGACTGCTCGACGGGGGCCGCGAAGCCGAGGCTGCTCGCCAGCGGAACCTCCGTGCAGCGATGAACGTCAACAACGACATCTTCTACGAGATGTACACCGCCGCAGGGGAGGAGCCTCCAACCCTTCCTCCTTCTCTTGGAGACGCTGTCGCTCAGAGCATGCAGGACTTCCTTGGTCAGCAGAACTCCGCCACGACCCGGGCCGCCATGGAGACTCAAGCCCGCGCGGCGCTACAGGACATCGCCAACCGAGGCCTCATCTCTAACGTGGGGGAGGTCCGAGTGGAGGCCAACATCCAGCTCCCTCGGGCCGCCAACTTCGTCGCCATGGACTTCGCAGTGGGGTCAGACGAGACGGCGCTTCGTCGAATGTATCCGGCGCTTCCTGAGCGTGGGCTGATTCGTGACCTCCGAGTCACGGAAGAGGCTGTCGCACAGGAGCCCACACAGAAGGAGATCATCACACCCGAGAAGCGGTTCCTACCCGGCCGCATCATCGACATCGAGGACTAGGTGAACGAATGCCTTCCAACGTTGTGCCTCCTGGCCTCAGAATGAAGCCACGCCAGGGGGTGCCCATGGGAGCGCAGGTCTTTGGCTGCGGTCACGCAAGCCAGTTGTTCAAGGTCGAGTTCCTTGCTGGAGCCCCTCAGGTCCACCTGCACTTCCTGACGGATGACGACGAGTACGCGAGGGACGGAGAGGGACGCATCGAGTTCGTCTGCCACAGCTGTGGCGAGTCGATGCTCCTTATCTACGACGAGAGCGGCAGCCGTCGCCGCTACCTCGCCGTCCGCAACAAGTTCCGGGACAAGCACTCGAAGTGCCTGAACCGCAACTACGACAAGAACTGCCCCGACTACAGAAGCTCCTCCACGATCTTGGACCAGCGTCGCCTCCTCCAGGATCCCAAGGCAAAGAGCGTCAGGGCCCCGTAGTCCAATCCCCAACCAGGCAGATCGAGCCCGATGGGACCGCAAGGTTCTGTCGGGCTCTTCTGTTACATCCCAACCATGGCAGACGAAGGATACAGAGGCTGGCTGTTGCAGGTCATCACCCAGCCGCCGAAGTCGGACAGGTTCAGCAAGCTGGCCCAGCACCTGAGCTTCGGCGGAGGTGGCGCCGGGCTCTCGGAGAAGGCCTGGGAAGTCGTCAACCAGCTCTTCGGCTTCGAGTACATGGGCTCTGCCGAGTACGAGTTCGGAGCCCCCAGAGCGGCGTTCGAGGAGATCGTCAACCTCGCCCAGGACAAGAAGCTCATCACAGGCAAGATCATCGTCGAGGCCAAGGACATCGAGCTCAACAAGTGGTCGAGGGGAAACTCCAACTACGACCCCACAGTAAAGAAGCGCGGGCAGGAGAGCTCTCTGCCGAAGCCGAAGGACACCCCGGTCTACTTCATCTGCCGGGAGGGCGATGCGGACCAGGTGGCCAAGCTCATCGTCCTCGTGGCCCGCGGCAAGCAGCGGTGCAAGGAGTTCCCGCAAGGGAAGTACATCTTCGACCCCGTCACCGACTACGACAAGAAGAAGATCGGCTGGCTCAGCGTCGGCAAGGACGAGCCGTGGATCGGGGTCACTGACAAGGAGATCTTCGACAACATCGTCGGAGCCTTCGGAGCGAGGGAGCCATGAAGTTCCGCAAGAAGCCGGTTGTGATCGAAGCCATCACCTTCGACGAGCTCGTGGCCTACGGGGTCTCGGTAAGCCGAGGCCTCATTGGTGGGTATCCGTGGTCCTTCGTCTACAACGGCCACCCCATCACGCACGAGAACGACGACTGCTACCTGATCACCACGTTGGAAGGCACCATGAAGATGCAGCGCGGTGACATGCTCATCACGGGCGTGAAGGGCGAGATCTACCCCTGCAAGGGCGACATCTTCGCCGCCACCTACGAGCCAGCGCCATGAAGGAGACCTTCAAGGTCCGCGTCACCGCCGACGGCTCAGTTGAAGGCATCTACCACGACGGCATCGCCGAAGCCGTTGGTGGGAAGGTGGACACCGTGAAGCGCGCCTCCCATGTCGAGTACGAGGAGCTCTACGGCGTGTCGGGCTGGACGGTTCGTTCTGCCCTCGAGCCTGGCCTCGCCATCCGGCTCATCATCAAGGACTGCGCCTTCCGTCAAGTCGTTGCCTACGAGGGCCAGCTCGCCGTCTTCACCTCTCGAGAGGCTGCCCTCGATGCCGAGGTTCACTTCTTCTGGGAGCTGCTCGGCTGGGAGAAGAACCCCTGCCCCACTCACCAGCAGGTCGGCTGCATGACCTGTCGCTACGGCGAGCCGCCGGCTGCCTGCCCCGTCAACTGCCAAGGCATCGACCTCGGCGACGGCAACTGGTCCGGCTGCTCTTGCCGCGAGGGCAAGCTCGCCAACGGTCAGCCGTGGCCGGAAGGCTGGCAGTGTGACTGCCCGCAGCACACGGGCCCCAACCCCTGCGCCGAGGTCTATCTTGGCCGCTAAGCATCGACCCAAGTGCACTCGTCGCAGCTTCTGCACCCTGCTCGACGAGAAGCTGAACCCCGAGGCCAACCACGGCAAGGGGCTCACCGAGTTCATCCTCACCAACATCCGGAACAGCAAGCTCATCCGTCTGGGCGTCGTGTACAAGACGAAGGAGTCGGACAGAGGAGTGATGGTGACGTTCTGCCCGTGGTGCGGGACCAACCTGCTCGAGCTCTTCCACTTGGCCGGCTCCATCAAGCCGAAGGGCCCGACGGTCGACCCGGAGCACGCACCATGACCGACAAGGGACAAGTCTCCTGCAAGAAGCACGGACGCAAGGAGATCGACATCGAGTCCGACACCTACTTCTGCCCGGAGTGCCAGAAGGCAGAGGAGGCGAAGAAGGAACGCGCTCTCGTCCTCGTTCCCATAGGGGGAGACTCCTTCCTCATCCACGGCGTCGGGTACGGAGTCGAGGGAGACCTCGATGCCGGACTGGGCCGCGACGAAGCAGGACCCACTGGCCTCGCTCCCGAGGAGCCGGGCTTCTGGGTCTGGGAGGGCACGCCGCAGTGGACGGACGGCCGAACCTTCGAGGGCATCGACGAAGGGGCGGAGCCCATCTACGAGAAGCACGGAGCGTGGCGCCGCCCGACTCCGCAGGAGCTGACTCACATCTGCGCCGGCGACTTGAAGGGCCTCTGGGGCCCTCCGAGATGGCCGCCGCCACCCATGACCGAGGACGAGAAGGCCTCGAAGCTGTTTGGAGGAATCGAATGACAATCAGAGAACTCTGGGAGTCCCTCATCGTTGGAGGAACCTCCCTTGGCACACAGACACGCTACAAGGTGGTCGGGACATCGACACCCCCGCCAGGCGCGGTGAGCGTCTTTGCCGGAGACGACGGTACCCCGTTCGTCAGGCCCATCGCCTCGCTGGTCACGCTGGAGTGCTGGGAGGCTCCTGTGAACTCCGAGGGGGATCCCATCAGCGCCCTTCAAGGGCCCTACTTGATGTTGAGCTGCTTCTCGTTCGACATCGAGAAGTCGGAGTGCGACATCGACTTCGGTGCTGAGAACTGGCTCGGCATTGCCGAGAACGGCCACTCCGTGACCAACGCCGACTCGCGCTTTGTCACCATGGCGCAAGAACACCACATGCTCAGAACGGCCAGGAGGGAAGCATGACCGAGAAGCTGATCGACTTGCTTGAGGTGCGAGGGAAGGCGGGCTACGCCGCCATCTACCTCCAGAGCCTCGAGGACCAGAGAACGCTGCGGGAGATCCGCCAGGCGGCGGACGTCCTGAAGCGCAAGATGTTCTTCTGGACCATCAACAAGGGCATCATCGAGGACTCCAGGCGCACCACGGCTCCCCTCCAGGGAACCGGGATGCCCACCACAGCCCTGGAGAAGATCAAGGACCTGCCACAGGACTCCATCCTGGTCCTTCGCCAGTTCCACCACTTCCTCCCGGACCTCAACGTGCAGGCGCTGCTCCTGGACGTCATCCCCGAGATGAAGCTGACGAGGAAGATGATCATCATCCTCTCGCCAGTCGTCGTCCTGCCGCCGGAGGTCGAGAAGGAGATCACGCTGCTCGAGGCTCCGCTCCCGGACGAGGAGAGCCTCACCGCGGTGCTGGACGGCATCTTCGAGGCTTCCGGCATCGCCGCCGACAAGCGTCCCGATGCAGATCGCAAGAAGCTCCTCATCGACGCTGCCAAGGGGCTCACCACGCAGGAAGCCGAGAACGCCTTCACGCTGTCCATCATCGAGCCCCGGAAGCAGGGGAAGCGGAAGCTCGAGGACCTGTGGGACCCGGCCATCGTCATCCGGGAGAAGTGCTTCGCGCTCCGCAAGAGCCAGCTGCTCGAGTACATCCGCGATGTCCCGGCGGGCCTCGAGGTCATCGGCGGCATGGAGGAGCTGAAGGACTGGGTGCGGCCGCTCCAGCGCGCCTTCACGAAGGAGGCGCTCGACTTCGGCCTGGCGTACCCCAAGGGCGTTCTGCTGGTCGGTCCTCCTGGCACCGGCAAGTCGCTCTTCTCGAAGGTGGCCGCGGCCGCGCTGGGCAAGCCGCTGCTGAAGCTCGACATGGGCAAGCTCTACCAGTCCCTCGTCGGCTCCTCCGAGGCCAACATCCGCATGGCCATTCGCCTCGCGGAAGCGATGTCCCCCTGCGTCCTCTGGCTCGACGAGATCGAGAAGGGGGCCGCAGGTGCCTCAGGTGGTCACGGTGACTCTGGCGTCTCGGCACGCGTGCTCGGCACGCTGCTCACCTGGATGCAGGAGAAGACCAGCCCGGTCTTCGTGGTAGCCACCGCCAACGATGTGACGATGCTGCCCCCGGAGCTCCTCCGCAAGGGCCGCTTCGACGAGATGTTCTCCATCGACCTTCCGACCAAGAAGGAGCGGAGGGAGATCCTCATGATTCACATCAAGCGCCGCAACCGGGAAGCGCTCTACCAGCACGTCGGTGGCACTCCCGCCAAGATCGACCTCGACCACTTCGCCGGCGAGACCAGCAAGGACTTCACCGGCGCAGAGATCGACGGAGCTATCGAGCAGGCCATGCGGGTCGCCTACCACAACAACAGGGACCTCAACTCCGTGGACCTCCAGGAGGCCTTCGATTCCACGCAGCCGATCGCCAAGACGATGCTGGAGAGGCTCCAGCTCCTCCGCAACTGGTGCGCTGCGCGCACCCGCCCCGCCAACCGCAAGGAGGTCTCCGTCCAGGCCCAGATGGGCGTCGCTGGTCGTCGCATCGACGCCTGATGTCGTACCCTCGCAGTAGGTTGATGTCTCACGAAAGGAGAATGCAGTGTCCCACTACGTTCGTTTGAACATCCAGGCGCAGCAGAAGTTCGAGGCTGAGCTGGTGGCAGCGCTGGTCCAGCACTTCGGTGAGGGCAAGGTCGAGTCCCATGGGGACAAGAAGGTGGACCTCCTCAACTACGCTGGGCAGAAGGCGAACCTCAAGGCCAACATCGTGGTCCGCAAGGCGGCGCAGGGCGAGAAGCTCGGCCGCTACGTGGCGTCCAACGACCTGGGCTACGAGCGCAACAAGGAGGGCGGGTACGACGTCCACGTCGACATGGATGGCTTCCCGCAGGAGCACCAGAATCTCGTCGCGCAGTACTACGCCGAGAAGGTGTCCACTGGCCAGCTCCAGGCCAAGGGCTACCAGGTGCAGCGCCAGGTCCTGAAGACCGGCGAGATCGAGCTCACGGCGCAGCGCTACGGGTAGAGCCATGCCGAGAAGGCGAGTGATCGACCAGATCGCCGACCTCTCGCACCGGCTCTACGAGGAGAGGGTCCGGCCCTTCGAAGAGGAGGTGCCGGCTCCTCTCCCCTCACGCCAGAGGAGGAAGATCAACATGCCACGCCGCAGTGTCAGGACTGGCAGGGACACCACCAACAGCGACCCTGCCAAGAGAGAGTACGGGGAGCCGGTCTACACCTGGGCCTTTGCATCGAGCCAGCCCAGGGGCGGCTTCATCGTGAACTACGAGACGCGCCTCGAGGAAGACGGAACCCTGCGCTGCAACTGCATGGGTTGGGTCTTCCAGCGCAAGGACAAGGAGACCGGGCTGCCCAAGCCCCGGCACTGCAAGCACCTCGACCTCATCCAGAGCGAGGTGGCCGGGATCATGCGGCGCTTCCGCGCCGGTGAGGAGCTCGAGAAGATGGACGCCGGAGCCCCCGCGCAGACCGGCCCGCGCCGGCGCCTGGCTTCCGACGAAGACGTTCAGGCAGCGCAGCGCAACGACACCCGCATTCGGCATGGCCGAGTGATCACGCTGTAAGGAGGAAGCATGGCAACGTTGAAGGAGATCAAGGTCACCATCGCCAAGGACGGAACGGTCAAGGCCGAGCCGACCCGCGGCTTCGTGGGCAACGCCTGCCTCGCGGAGACCAAGTCCCTCGAGGACGCTCTCGGCAAGGTGGAGAAGCGCGACATGAAGCCCGAGGGCAGCCAGAAGATCGAGTCGCACGACCACTCGCACACCGGGGGGTAGGGTGCCCAACCCTCCTGTGTCCGTCCGGCAGGAGAGCGGCATCACCCGCGTTCTCTTTGATACCGGTACGCTGTTTCATCTCTACATCGGTCGCTGGACCGCGAACAAGAAGATGAACGAGAGCGACCTCCTCATCGACGAGGTCGACAAGAGTGCCTTCTACATCGGGCACAAGAAGCTCCTGCCGCGTCAGGCACAAGAGCGTCTCCAGTTCATCGAGGGGCATGCGCGGAGGTTCCTCGACAACCGCTCCGTCCCGTTCCCAATCGGGAATGCGAAGTACGTCTCCTACCACGCGCTGCGCGAGGTACTGCGGAGACTCCAGGAGTTCAAGGCGCAGTGGGATGTCGCCGTGGACGACCTCATCGCGGGCTACCCTCGCTTCAAGGAGGAGCAGCTCGAGAAGCTCACCCAGCAGGCACGCAACATCGCGGAGAAGGAGGCCAACAAGGTCGCCCCCTACGCGTACGCAGCGAAGGTGAAGGAGCTCGACATCTGGGTGAAGCAGCAGGAGGCCATCAACCGCACCCTGTACCCGGACGTCTCGCACCTGCGCAGCCGCTACAACTTCGAGTGGCGCATGTTCAAGATGACGCCGCTCGAGGGCGTGGAGTCGATGTCCACCCTGGATGCTGAGACGCTGCTCGCTGAGCAGAACAGGGTGCGACGGGACCTCAACCACTGGGTGAGCGAAGTCTCCGTCATGATGCATCAGCAGCTCGGAGAGGCAGCCTCGCAGGCCAAGAGGTTGCTCGAGACCAACGGCAAGCTGAACCCCAAGAACCTCCGGCCTCTCTTCGAGGCCTTCGAGACCTTCTCGGCGGTCAACTTCTCGGGGACCTCAACCTTCGAGGACACGATTAAGTCCATCCGCGCCCGGTTCTTGAAGCAGGGCGGGAATGGAGAGACCGACTGGCAGCTCACCGCGGAGCAGGTGAATCACTCCACGGACGAGGTTCGCAGTCTCCTTGCCGCGATGTCCGAACTGGCGGTGGATGAGACTGCGAAGCAGGCTGGCATTCGGTCGGTGCGTGCGGGCCAGTTCGGCCGCGTCATCGACATCGAGTAGATGCTGGAGGGGGCCCGCAAGGGCCCCCTCCTTCCTTACCTCTCAGGCCTCGCCGGGCTGGGGCCACTCGGAGCGGCGCATCCAGTTGTAGAGGAAGGTCAGCTGGGTCTTGTCGTGCTGGACGATGTCCAGGTAGAAGTCCCGCTGCTGCTCCTTGATCGCCACCAGGAGATCCTTCGGCGGGATGGCGTTGATGGCGGCCCGGGTGTTGGGACCGATCCAGCCGTCCACCTTCACCGCCTGGCCGCAGGCGATGCAGGCGCGCTGGGCGATGGCAGAGGCAGCACCGGGCCCGCCGTTGATGGCGATGTCGGCGAGCTTCGTCGCCACTATCTGGCTGTTCACCTCGTCGAGGCCGAGCGGCTGCCAGTAGTTGGCCTTGAAGATGGTGTAGACGTCCGACATCGGGATGTTCTTCAGGTCCTCCACCGTCGCGCCGGGCTTGTAGCGCCGGTACTCCGCGATGGTGACGCCGTAGCAGGTGGGGCCGCCATGGTCCTCCTCCACGTTGCAGTACGGGCCCAGGACCGGGTCCACCTCGTGCTTCAGGATGACGGGGAGAGCGATGTCGAAGCTGCTCATGCGAACTCCGTGGCGCCGTCGGGGATCGAGGCCTCCCCGGGCTGGTTGATGGTCTTCTCCACCTGGGCCTTCGTGGCCTCCTCCTGCACTGCGGCCGCGTGCGCTTCCCGCACCTTCTGCTGGTTCTCGCGGTCCTTCTTGATCTCCTCCTCGGCCTCCTTGAGGAAGGCGACCTGCTCCTCGCCGGTGACGCCGAGCTTCACGAGCGCCTTGGTGATGGCGCGGAAGTTGGAGTCCATGGCGTCGGCGATGACCTGGTCGTTGTTCTGGAGGCTGCCCAGCTCTCCAGCGAGACGCTGAATGGCCTGCATGCAGGCCATCTCGAGGCGCTTCAGCTTGGCCTCGATGGGGAGGCGCTCGTAGTCCTCCTCCTGGATCTTCATGTGCGCCTGCTCGACCGTCAGCCCCTTGGCCATGTGGCGCTGCATCCGGTCGATGTAGATCTTCCGGCGCTTCTCTTCGATCTTGGTGGGCTTCCTCTCGACAGTCTCCGAGGGGACCTCGATGGTCCCGGGGCTGCCGACCTCCACCTCTGCCGTCTCTTCGCTCACGTTGCCTCCTGGTTCTTGTGGGACTTCTTGGTCTTCTTCTCTGGCTCGGCCTTCGGGGTAGCTGTCTTCTGCGCGAGCTCGGTGTTGGTGATGCGGGTGATCTCTTGGTTGAGCTGCTCGATCTCGGCATCGAGAGTGTCGGCGATGACTGCTTCGAACATCTCCTGCGGGACAGCGAGCCTGTCGTCGTTGAGGAGCACCCTCTCGGCCTTCGCCGGCCCGGAGGGGATGAAGTTGTTGTCGATGTGCTCGACGAGCATCTGGAGAACCGCCTTGCGGTTTCGTGCGGCGACCAGTCGCTCATGGAGTTCGGTGAAAGTGGCCATGCAAAGATCCTCAGTTCAGTGGCAGAAGGTGGTGTGAGATTCGCGCAGTCGCGCGAGAGGCGGCGAGTCCGCCGGACCACCGTGGTGACGGGGCACCTTGCGCCAGAAGGCGGTGGCCGTGATTGTTTCCTTAGCCCTCATCGTGGAGCGTTGAACGCCTTCACCGTCTGCTTCGCCTGGAGGCCCTTCTCCCTCTGGCGCACGGCACGGGTCACCGCAGCGAATCCCTGAGCTGCGGTGGTGAGCGAGGCAGCCTTCACCAGCTTCGACTTCTTGACGGACTTGATGTGCTTGCAGTCCCCGCCCTTGACCGAGTGGATGTACTGCCAGTCCCCGCAGTTGCAGCCCCAGCGACCGCTGTGGAGGTCCTTCACGATGTACGTCTTGCCGGAGTCCTTCGACTTGATGCGGGCCAGCTCGTCCTTCGAGGAGACGTAGCCGCCGAAGTTCTTCACGTACTTCTTCAGCTTCGGGTCGGCCTGCTCGGCGCCGAGGATGGCCTTCCTGAAGTTGGTGCTCTTCAGGTTCTTCACGAAGCCATCCCAGTTCGGCTTCTCAGCCGAGAAGTGGGACTCGGCCTTGACCTCGGCCTTCCCCTGGGGGTTGAGCTTGAAGGCCAGCTTCAGCATCATCGAGTGGAAGGCGAGCTTGTTCATGACGAGAGTGTAGGCGGCAGCTACGACAGGAGGAAAGCCTTCATTCGCTTCGTGAGGTCGGCGCCGGCAGAGATGTCGGTGAGGAGCCGGTGCAGCGGGTAGATGTGCATCCCCTTCAGTTTCCTCGCCACGAGCTCTCCCTTGGCCCGCTCGAGCGCCACGTAGCGGGGATCGGTCTTGTGGTACTTCAGGTAGATGTCGGCGTTGGAGCCGAGCTTCCTGAAGAGGTTGGCGATGTAGGTGGCGAGGACGTCCATGCGGACGTTGCCCCCGGTCATGTCGGTGAGCTTCTCGGCGTTGATCATCCTCTTGCAGTTCGGGCACATCGCGATGCCGGCCTTCACCGAATCCTGCGGGATGATGGAACGGCAACCCTCGTTCGACTTCGGGTCGGAGTTGAGACACCACCAGCAGAGGGCGTCGCCGTCCCCGTTGAGCGCCTTGCCGCTCTCCCACACCTGGCACATGTAGGCGCAGGGCCTGTGGTTGGTCCGGTCGGAGAGGAAGTTGATCTCGATCTTCCACCTCGCCCTGGCCTTGCCAGCGATGAGGTCGACGACCTCAGGGTCCTCCTTCGTCGTGGCGGCCCGCTCGAGCTGCTCCTTGCTGGCCTGGCGGGTCTCCTCGGTGACCTCAAACCGGCTCCCTGGCGGCGCCGCGCCGGCGGGCAGGTGGAGCTTGTTCCCCAACGTCTTGAAGGTCTCAGCCATCTACCGTCTCCTCGGCTTCTCGCCGCCGGCCGTCTTGGTGGCACCGCGGCCGCCCTCGGTGGGCTTGTTCATCTCCTGGTACACGTGCGGCAGGGGCATCTCCTCCACGAGGTACGGGCGACCCGTCTCCTCGTCGACATCGTTCCGCGTCACCCGGAGCCGCACCTTGAGGTTGGGAGGCGGCGCCAGGAGCTTCGCCGGCGCACCAGGCGCCCGCGCAGGCCCCGCATCTCCCAAGGGCGCCTCTTCGTCCGGGTCAGGCGCTCGCAGGGCCGCAGCGGGCCGCGCGGCGCGCGGGCGGGGCATCGGCGCATCGAGGGTCGGGCGGGCCTGGGCGAGGACTTCAATGGCGTCCCGGACCCCGGACTTGATCTCGGACATCGAGCCGGACAACTGGACGTGCCAGCCGAAGGCCATCTTCCCGTTCTTCCTCAGGTATCGGCGGCAAACGTGGAAGGACACCTTGGAGGACTCGAAGGCCTCCAGCAGCCCGTCCACGATCTGGAGCCAAGGTGCCTCCTGACCGGGCACCTGCCGGCACAGGACCTCGAGGGAGGACCGCTTGCCGCTCCGCGTCAAGGCGGAGTCCACCGGCTGGATGAGGCCGGTACCCAAAAGGGCCGACCGGAGGTTCAGCTCCTCGTGGGTGGCGTTGCTCACTCGAGACCTCCGTCGACCAGCTGGAGCCGCGGCGCCGCGGCTTGCGCCTCGCTCAGCATCCCCTTGAGCTCGGTCAGGGTCCGCTCCATCGCGTGGATGGACAGGTCCAGGCTCCCCAGCACCGCGTCCGTCCCGCTCCACGTTGGCAGCGGCGTCAGCTGGCTGGGCGAGTCCCTCACCTCCAGCACCCTCTGGCGGATCGTCTCCCGGGCCTTGTAGAAGGCCGCCAAGTCGAGGGTCTTCTCCTCGACTTCCCGCTTCAACGTTGGCAGGTCCCATTCCATCACACCGCCTGCGCGGTGACCTGAATGGCCACGGGCTTGTCGTCGATGTAGAGCGGCGTGGCCTCCACAATAGTCTCGCCCACGAACGAGTCATGGGTCTTGCGCCAGAGGCGCCGGCCAGGGGCGAACCACGAGCCATCCACGTCTTGGTACCGGAAGAAGTAGCGACCATGCCGGTCCATCACGCACTCGATGAAGGGCGACTTGCGAGGGATAGGCACCTCCATCCCTTCGAGCTCGATGTAGACCGTCGCCGGCCAGCGGATGCGCTCAAGGTCGAGGTAGGTCTCCTTGATCTTGTGCTCGCGCTCCACCACGACGGCGAACTCCTCGGCCAGCTTCGCCATCTGGACCTTGGTGGCGTCCTTGAGGGCGCCCTCGTTCACCAGGTCGGAGGCGCCGGGCTCGAGCAGACCGAACTGCTCCATCAGCGCTGCGGTGTGCTTGTCGATGAGGCCGCTTCCGAGAACCTTCTTGACGATCTCGCTCATGGTCAGTCCAGGGTGATGCGAAGAGAGAGCTTCACGCTCTCGAGGTCGGTGGCGTCGACGGCGACGAGGATGATGACGTCGGCAGGGATCTCGGCATGCTTGAAGACGGGGACGCCGTAGATGTCGTCCACCGAGTCCTCCTCTCCCAGCTCGAGCCAGTCCCTAAGGGCAGGGAAGTCGGAGACGAGGAATCCCTTCGCCACCAGCTTGCGCGCGGAGAGCAGGCGCCAGGCCTTGAAGAGCGCCTCGTACCCACTCATGGAGCCGTACTTGAGCTCGAAGTTGAGGAGCTCGTTGTTCCTCATGGCGCCGTAGAGGTCGACGGCATCGGCCGGGATCTCCTCTGTCGTCTCCTCTTCTGGCGCGTCAGACTTCGGCACCAAGCGATCGAAGAGGAGCGGCTTCCCCACCTCGACGATGACTCGCTGCACACCGCCCAGGGCGAAGATGTGGCTGATCTCCGTGAGGATGTCGTTGCGCGTCTTGGGCAACGGCTTCGAGTCGCGCACCAGCACGAGCTCGGCCTTCTCGTCACCGAGACTGGGGGGTCTTGCCGTTGCCATTCGCCTTCTCCTTCAGCCCGGTGAAGTGGTCGACCACGATCTGCGTCACGTTCTTGTTCTTGGCAACGGCGTAGTCCTTCGCCCACTCCAAGAGGTCGGAGGGGATCCGCATGTTGACGCGCACGCGGCGCGGCTTGTCCGAAGTCCGTGACACCTATGCCTCCGCTGTCTTGGCCTTCTGCTCCCTGACCAGCTTGGCGAACGCCTCGAGGAAGTCTTCGGGAGCCTGCGCCATGAGCCCAGCGATGAAGGCGTCGTACTCCTTCAACAGGAGCGGGGTGGACATGGGACGAAGCGTGGAGAGGTAGACGGACCGCACGTTCGCGGCGTTGTTCTCCAGCCCTCTGGTCGGATCCTCAGCCAATGGGTGGCTCCTCTCCTGCCGGCGGCGACTCGATGCCGTCCATGCTGCCGTCGTCCGGCTGGGGGCCCGGGGCGAGGCCACGCTCCTCGAGCATGACCCCGACCTGGGCGATGACGAGATTCCAGTCGCCGTCGTAGGTGACCGCCTTCTTGTCGATGAAGACGTCGGCGGCCGGCTTGGTCGAACCGGTCCAGACCTCCATCGGCGGGAAGCCCTGCGCCTGGAGCTCCTGCTCGAGCTGCTCCTTCAGGCGCTGCTTCTCGGTGTCAGGCATGGGCGTGAACCGCTCGGTCCACACCGTGATGTGGTGCCCCTGCGAGAGCAGGAAGTTGACGGCCTCCAGGGCGCCATCGACGGCGACCTCCTGGCCGTCCCCCATGTCCTGCATCAGGACTTCGTCGTATCCGATGACGACCCAGGCCATGGCTACTTCCCCTGACAAGCGATTGAGCTGTTGGCGACGTTCACGCACTCCCGCAGCTTGCGGATGGCCATCGTCTGGTCGGCGCTGGGCGGGGTGTTGTTGACGATCACCCTCGCCAGCTCCTTGGCCTTGTCGCGGATCAGCTTGTAGGCCACGACGTCGACCTCGGTGGGCGTGTGGTAGCTGAACCAGTTCTCGATCTCTTCGGTTCCGATGGACATGTGCTTCTCCTTGAGTTGTGGTGCTACCGGTCGACGACGATCTCGAACATGAGCCGGCCAGAGATGACATAGCCGACAGGGATCGAGAGAGTCACGCTCTCCTCGTGCCCCACCGTCCACTTGTCCCCGTCGACGTAGATGGGCTCCAGCGAGGCAGGGATGGCGATGTCGAGCATCTTGCCGCTGTCCTTGAAGAGCGAGATGACTCCGTCGGCAGGCAGGCCGTCGGTGCGGAGGATGATCTCCGTGATGACGTAGGGGAAGTCCTGCCCCGGGATCATGAGCAGGTCGACTCCATCGCTGCTGGAGAACGCCTTGAAGACCTTCTTGACCGAGCCGAAGTAGACGTCCGTCATGAGATCCCCTTCCCGCAGTGCGGGCACGTGGGCCGCCGGGCCGCGATGCTGCTCCAGAAGATGCGAGCCGCGTCGTCCGGGTTGTAGCCCTCCCCGTAGGTCACCACTCCATCCATGGAGACGGACACGAGTGCGGTGCCTCCCTTGTGGATGGTGATCAGATTGTCTTGCGGGCCCCGCACCTTGAGCACCGGCCCCTTCAGCGTGTCGGTCATGGCTACCCCTGGATGTACTTGACCTTGAGGGTGAGGAACGTCTCACCGGTCGGCTCGTAGTTGAGGATGGCTCCGTCCTTCGGGTCCTTCACCGCTCGCGACTTCCTCTCCACGCCGTGCTGCACGCTGAGGATGTCGCACTTCACGCCGTCCACCTGGTGGACGACCTCCTCGATGCCGTTCTGCGTCTCGTACCCGATGACCACGGTCACCGAGTTGACCTTGAACTTGCCCTGAGGGTTCGCCATCAGTTCTTCTCCACCTTCTCGATGTGGATGCGGTACCCGCCAGCCTTCCCCGAGAGGTACAGGCAGCCCGCCCCACAGGCACCACCGACCAGGAAGACGATGACGAAGATGGTCAGCAGCCCCTTCTCCGCGTCGCGGAACATGCTGGCGTCCATCAGCGCCTCATCTTCACGTTGCCCTCGGCGTCCACCGACTCGACCGCGTGCTGCGAAGGACGGCTGGTGTAGATGCCCACTTCGACACCGTCGGGCACCACCGCGAGGATGTCCGTCACGTCCATCAGGAAGAACTCCTTGGTGGAGCCGTCCGGCCAGCACTCGCCGGTCTCGATGGGGACGTGGTGCTTCATGAAGCCGCGGTAGACGATGCGGTCGCCCTCGACGACCCCGATCTTGTCGAGGTGGTCGTGCGGGCCGAGGCGGATGACGAGCCCCGCCTGCTCCGTCACCTTCTCGGCCTTCGTCTCCGAGGGTGGCAGGAAGATGCCCGAGTCGAGCGACATCTTCCTGGCGTCGGAGAGAACGAGGACCCAGCCGCGGCGCGGGATGAGCTTCGTCTCGCTGGCGATCTTCGCCGTCATCTACTTCACCTTCCGCCCGAGCTTGGCGAAGACGCCATCGCGCAGCCAGTCGTTGGCCAGGCCCTGCGGCGTGGACACCTTGCTGAAGCCCATCGGCTTGCCGTCGAGGACGTGGACCCGGTTGTCGCCCACCACGGCGAGCTGGGTGATCTGCGTCCCCTGCTCGTCGACGTAGGTGATGAGGGCGATGTCAACGCCCTTGGCGGCGAGGACGGTCCTCGGTGCTGACCTCGACTGCTCCTGATCGATCAGGCTCTCCATTGGATCTGCCATCGGTTGCTCCTTGCGGCACGGGTGTGAGTGGGATGAGAGGAGGCTGCTTCCCCGTAGTGCAGCCGCACTTGCGCTTCACGACCTGGTTCACGACATCGACTTGGTACTCGACCGTCTTCTTGCACACCGGGCAGTTCAGCCCGATGAAGTTCATCTGCGGGAAGATCCCTTCCCCAAGCCCGAGGGAGCGGAAGAGGAGATCCATCTTGTGCTCGAGGCGGAGGACGGCCTCTGACAGCTCTGCGAGTGCGCTCATGTTGCCCTCGTGACCTTCAGCACCTGCGCGCCGCTGCCGCCGGCGGTGAGGTGGATGGTGCTGCCGTTCTCCAGCCGAAGCTCGTGGACGAAGACGCGGTTCCCGACCTCCTCGACCAGAGCGTCCTTCACCTTGTGCGTCTTGAGCAGGGCCTCGACCAACTCACCCGACTGCGGAATCTCGTCGGGGAGCCCGGCACCGTGGATGGCCCGGTAGAGCTCTACGGTGGTGAGGTGGATCTGTTCCTTCTGCTCCTGCGCGATGCTGGTGATGGTCACGTCTCCTGTCACGTTGATCTTCCCACCACAGTGGCGGGGGCAGGACGCCAGCCCATCCTCGTCCGCCATCTGGGCGAGAAGGTGACTCGTCTCCGGCGCGATGGTCACGTCGAAGCGGGAGTAGCAGGAGTTGCAGATGGTGATGAGGAACATGGTCAGATCGACGGAACGTCGTCCTCCGACTCCGGGGTTCCCTGCTCCACGTACGGGTCCTCTGGCTCTTCCTCTGGCGCCACTTCAGGCTCCTCCTGGCCAGGCTCGAAGTCGCCACCGAACTCCTCGGCACCCTCCGGCAGTGGCTCGGGTTCAGGAGCCGGCGCGGCCTGCTTCGTCTGGCCGTTCTCGTAGACCTCTTTGAGCAGCACCTGCATCGACTCCTCGGGAACCGGGATCCGGAAGGAGGAGCCATCGTCCTTCCTGAAGTCGAGGTAGTTGATCATCGCGCCCTTCTCCTCGAAGGACACTCCCTGCGAGAAGCCCGTCAGCTCGACTCTCATCACTTCTTCCCCTTGGCGGCCGCCTTGGCGGCCAGCTTCTTCTTGAAGTCTTCTGGAAGCTCGAGCATCTCTTGCGCCTTGTTTCTGAGGAACGAAACCGGATGCGCCTGGAAGGTGAGCATGCCCTTGTCGACCTCCCTCTTCATCACGGCCTTCATCTCCGCATCCTTCGAGTCCTGCTGGCCCTTCGTGAACGGGAAGACGCTCTCGGTGTACTCCTTGAAGATCTCTGCGACGTGACTCTCCTTCGTCGCAAGGTCAGCGAGTCCTTGTGCGAGGATCCGCACCTGGAACACCTGAGCTTCCTGCCGCCTGAGCCAGACAGACAAGAAGAGCGCTTCCTTCAAGCTCCCCGCCTTGGGAGGGCGATTCGTCTTCTCGTAGAGGACGTTCGCCCTAGCCCACCCCTCAGCGGTGTTTAGCCATTTCCCAAGGAGTCCGGGTTGAGGAGCTTCCTCACCCTGATGTCGAACCAGCTGTAGTTGATGCCGAGGTCGGCCACGACGTAGGCGCTCTTCTTGAGGAGCATCTTCAGCTTCTTCTCGAAGAGCTCGTCGTCCACGTCTCCATCAGCCTTGCGGTACTCGGGCAGCGCCCGACCGTTGATGGAGACGACCGTGCAGGTGAGCTGGCACATGCCGAACTTCTCCAGCACGTACTGGTCGCTCTGCCCGGTGTCGTGCTTGGAGATGTACCGCTTGATGTAGAGGTTGTCGTCCGGGGTCATCGAGCGGTAGGTGACATCGAACTTGCCCGGGACGATCTGGACCACCTGCTGAACCTCGTCCCGCATGATGAGGTCCTCGAGCTTCATGGGCTCGCAGCGATCCTCGATCTCCTTGCGGCGCTTCTTGTTGTTGAGGACCTTCTCGGCCTCGTTGCGGCCGTCGAAGTCGAAGGCATCGAAGAGGCTCTCCTCGACCTTCTTCTCTTCGGCCTTCTTCTCCTCGACCTTGGCGGTGGCAGCCTGCGCCACCTGAGCGGCCGCGAGGTCCTGGAGCTGCTGCGCGGTCTCTGGCGAGAGGAGCGGCGAGCCGGGAGGCCGCGGCGTCACGCCTTCCCCTGGCGCGCGAGTGACGGGGCGCTGACCCACCGGGATGGCGACCTTGGGAGCGATGCCGACCGGGTCGCCACCCTTCAGCGAGGAGACCCCGCCCTTGCGTGCCTCGGCGATCTGGGACCTGTACTTCGCCTCCTGATCCGGGTCGAGCTCCTTGCCACCGAAGACCACAGGCCCTTCGTTCTCTGCCATCACTCTTCTCCTTCGGGCGGTATCAAGCCGCCCTTTCTGAAGTCGGTGCGGGTGTCGATGCGCCTTCGGATCTCGACGTCCTGTCCCTTGGAGTCCTTGCCGATGCGGACCGGGGGGATGTAGCTGGTGGTGGGCAGCGGCACGCGGGGATCCTGCGGCTCCTGCGGAAGGCCGCCCTCCCACTTCCCGTTGCACTTCTTGCAGGTGAAGTGAGCGACGCCCTGAATCCTGCGAGCCGTCCACTCTCCGCCCACGTGGCAGTGGGGGCAGGTCGGGCCGGCAGGCTGCACCTGCCCAGGAATGATGAGCGGGTTGCGGCCACCGTCGTTGAAGAAGTCCGCCATGTGTACAGACGATGTACCCCCGTCGATGGGAAGAGTCAACGGGGAAGAGCAGAGAGGCGCTTCACGACCACCTTGGCCCCCACCGCTCGAGCGTAGCGCTCCAACGTGGTGACGGAAGGCGGCCCTTGGATGGCGTTCTCGATGTTCCAGATCTGCTGCCGGCTGACGCCCATGCGAGCGGCTGCCTCGACCGCAGTCATCCTGCTAACCCGGATCGCCACCAGAACCTGAACGAGCGCTGGCACAGGCGAGGCCTCGTGCGACGCGGACGTTGATGGCGAACTTCTCGATCTCTTCTGCGAGGACGTGCTTCGCAAGGGAGAGCCCGACGTCTGCGAGTTCTTTGTTGAAGCCGAGGAGGAGGTCGAACTCATGGACGAACCCACCGATGCCGGGCTTGGGCGTGATGCTGACGAAGAGGAGCCCTGAGCTCGAAGGAAGCCGCTCGAAGCGACGTTCCCACTCAGCGACTTGGAGGGCGATGGACGTGCTGACGTATGGAACCTCGCTCATGTGGCACGGAACCATACCTCGTGGATGTACGTCAACTTGTTAGTGTACTTCGGTACAAGGGGGAGCTGGCCCAAGACACCCTCCCCAAGCGACAACGAAAGTGGTTAGACTCCTCCCATGGCCATCTTCATTCTTGAAGACCGAGTCCGCACAGGCGTTCCCAAGATCGACCAGGCGCATGAGCAGCTGCTGGCCGGTCTAGAGAAACTCGTCGATGCGGTGCGTAGAGACGTGGCACACAAGCACGTCGTCGAGTACCTCGACCTGATGGGCTACCTCGTCACCGAGCACTTCCAGGACGAGGAAGCCGCCATGCGAAGGACCGGCTACCCACTCATCCTCGCGCACCTGATACAGCACCAGCAGATGGCGGCCACGTTCAACAAGCTGGCCGACGAGTACAGGGTCGAGGGAGACAACAAGCCCCTCATCGTCAGGATGGGCAACTTCATGTCCGCCTGGATGGCCGACCACATGTACCGGTACGACCTGCACATGGCACAGTGGTTCCAGAACCCCGCCAACTCCGTCGCAGCGAATCAGCTCCGGGTTGAGGCATAAGGGAGTAGAGGGCTCAGCTTCGCCCTTCGCCCAAAACCTGGGTGCTGACGGTCGGTGCGGCGCAATCTCTCACCGATCTTCCGACCGCCAGTAGTGCCAGGTTCTGAGCCGCTACCACACCACGTCATCCTCGTTCGCCGGCGCTTCCGTGCCCCGTAGGCCCGAAGGCATTGTCAGGGTTCTTCGGAGCCCTTCCGGGTACTGCTAGGTGCAGCGTCAGGCTCACGAGGATCATAGCACCAAGGAGAGACAGCAACACTGGAGCTGCGATGAAGAAGAAACCGCTGAAGCTAGAGGCCGCGCTCAAACTCATACGAGACAACCTCTACTACGTCGTGCAGTCGAAGGAGTTGGGTGGCATCTGGCGAACCTGGCCACACCTCCCTCCGGTCAAAGGGCAAGACGAGGCCTACGACATCGTCCGCAACATGCGAGAGCAGTACCCCGAGCACCAGTGGCGCGTCCTGAAGAAGGACGAAGCCGATCTGTACACACAAGGCCTGAAGGCTGGCCGCTATGCGGCGAGGCACCCACAGGCCTAGAGAGGAATCACAATGTCACTCCTGCGGCGCCCGAAGGACGGCAGTGAGAACTGGACGTTCGGCGGTCGCAAGCACGAAGGGGAAACTGTCGAGCAGGTTGCGACGAATGATCCGGGCTACATACGCTGGGCCTGGAAGGAGGCAACCTGTCTCGACGACCCCGCCTACTATCAGTACCTCGAAGAGGTCGCAGACTCTTTCGGGATTGACCTGCAAGTCGAGAAGAGCAACATCAAGTTCAGGAAGGGCCCACACATCTCTACCCAGAAGAAGGGCAACAGGTGAGTAGATGGATGCATCCGATCAGGCAGTGAGTACTCTGCTCATGGAGTGGAAGAGGAAGCCGGATCTTCTCGTCACCCTTGAGATGTTGAAGCTGGCGCTGAAGCCGCTCGTCGACCTCGAGATCAATCAGTACAACTTCCGGGCGCGCGGCGTCCGGGAGAGCGATATCCGGGAAGCCGCCAACAAGCTTCTCGTCGATGCCCTCGAGTCCTACGACGAAACGAAGGGAAGCCTCAGCAGCTGGGTTCGCTCCACGCTCAAGGCACTCGACGGCGACGTAGAGCGTCTTCAGGCCAAGTACGACCCCAAGCGGTCGTCGAAGACGAGATGACCCCAGTACAAGAGGTCCACCTCAACTCCCAGCAGAAGATTCACGCGATGCTGGAAGAGTACGGTACCGACAAGAGCATCCTCGAGGTCAGGCACCTCGAGGCCATCGACCGCATCCTCGATGCCGAATCTGCCATCGTGGCGGACGACCTGGCGAAGCGCGCGGAGAGCAAGGTGTTCACTTCCCTGCTCTCCCTGTGGGGGAAGGGGAAGATCCGAGGGAAGGTGACCGCAGAGTCCCTCGAGAAGCAGGCCAAGGCGGCCGAGTACTGGGCTTCGGTGCAGGAGAAGAAGCTGGCCGACGCCACGACGGAGAAGGAGCGCACCCGCGCGCAGAAGTACGCCGACAAGCAGAAAGAGAAGGTGGAGCGCCTCCGTGGTGAGGCTCGCCTTCTTCGTGCAGCACGAGAGCGCCCGGTCGCGGCAGCTCCCGAAGCCGTGAAGCCAAAGAAGACGAAGAGGCTCACGGCAAAACCACTCAAGCGCAAGCGCACATAGGCCCTTACCCCACATGAAGAACGCAGACCTCGGATTCAGCTCCGCTCAGATGCGGCAGCTGAAGAAGTTGCACGAGAACATCAACACGCAGATCCGCGTGGCCAAGAAGCTCCTCGACAACAAGCACGAGATGGCCGGCACCCTCCACAAGGTCATCCCGGAGGGCGAGAGCGACAACGTCACCATCGAGCACGTCGAAGCCAAGGTGGACGACCGTAAGCTCATGCTCGAGAACCTGGCCGCCACGGTGAATGGGCGTCCGGACCGCGTCTGCCCTCCCGGCCGCTACACCCGGCTCCACGTCCTGGTGAACAACGTCTGGGAGATCATGATGACGGATGCTCCCTACGAGCTCCACTCCAGCCGGCCCCTGATGGACAACGCCCGCGGCCGCGTCCTCATCGCGGGTCTCGGCCTTGGCGCCAGCCTCATCCCCGTCCTCCGCAAGAAGAGCGTGAAGATGGTCGTGGTGGTGGAGAAGAGCCAGGAGGTCATCGACCTCGTCCTCCCACACATCCGCAAGGTGCTCGCCGAGGAGGAGAACAACAAGCTCGCGGTGAGCTGCCACGATGCTTTCACCTGGACCCCGAGCTGCATCTGGGAGCCCCAGCCCTACCGGAAGTTCGACTGCATCTGGCTCGACATCTGGCCCCGCATCTCTTCCGAGAACCTCCCGGAGATCACGAAGCTCAAGCGCCTCTACGGGAAGTGGCTCAACAAGAAGGCCAAGAAGCACTGGATGGGCGCCTGGGAGGAGACGTACCTCCGCAAGGAAGAAGCGCGGTCTCGAGCAGTCGAGAAAGCCATCTGGGGCACGGTCGGCGGGAAGATGTCCATGAAGAACAAGAAGGTCACCAACGACAAGGGAGAGGAAATCCGACTGTGAAGGTCAAGCGTAACTACGTTCAGCACAACGGCATGAAGGTGCTCGTTGCTGAGTCGTTCCAGAAGCAGGCCGAGAGCCTCTGGGCGGCCATCGGCAACGGAAGCGCCAGCCCCATCGACATCATCGCTCAGGGGCTTCAGGTCGCGTACCGAGACGGCTTCCTGAGCCCCGAGCCCCGCAAGTGAGCTCCACCAAGCGCGGCAAGAGCAGGGACCGGCGCTTGGGAAGGATCCGACGCCCAGGAGTCGTGCAACTCTCGGAGAGGGGCGTCGAGGTGGTGTCTCCCTTCGTGCCGTGGGCCCTCATCTCCATGCAAGAGCTTGGCGACCTCTACAAGGAGATCAAGCGACTTGAGAGTCTTCTTCGACGTAACGGCATCTCCTACAAGTGAGGACCTCCAGTGATCAAGTACGATGACATCACCTTCGACCAAGCTATGCGTTTCTGGTCGAAGGTGAAGAAGGGTCCTGACGAGAACGGCCCCAACACCTGCTGGCGATGGACTGCTGGACTCTTCGCTGATGGTTACCCGAAGGTGAAGGTCAACGGCGTCACCTACCGGGCCAGCCACGTTGCCTTCGTTCTCCAGAACGGTCCTCTCGAGGAGGGCGAGCAGGTCCTGCACCACTGCGACCAGCCCCTCTGCCTGCGAGGTAGTCATCTCTTCGCAGGAAGTCACCTGGAGAACATGCAGGACAAGGTGAGGAAGGGCCGCCACATCCATGGGACGCAGCACGTCAACAACAAGCTCACCCCAACCCAGGTCGTCTCCATCAGGGCCGAGGTAGCGGCGGGGCAGACCTTGGCGGTCACGGCTCGCAAGTTCGAAGTGTCCGAGAAGCTCATCTGGAACATTGTCAACAGAAAGACCTGGAAGCACATCCCATGAGTTCAACGAAGAGAGGCCGTTCTAGGCAGCGGCATGACACGTACCCCACGCCGGCCTGGTGCGTGGCTCGGCTTCTCAAGGCCGTCCATCTGCCCGGCGGGCAGTGGCTCGAACCCTGTGCCGGCAACGGCGCCATCATCAAGGCCGTCAATGCGAACCTCAAGATTCCGGTCTACTGGACGGCGTGCGAGCTCCGCACCGGGCCCATCCCGATGCTGAACCTCATCAGGCCGAGAATCGGCAAGATCATCACAGGCAACTTCTTCGACTGCCCTCCGGACAAGTTCCGCGGATTCTCGGTGGCCATCACCAACCCGCCCTTCATCCTGGCCCAGGAGTTCATCGACAGGTGCCTCCCGATGGCGAACCACACCCTCATGCTGCTGCGCCTCAACTTCGTGGCCAGCGAGAAGAGGGCGGAGTTCATGCGCAACACGAGGCCCGACATCTACGTCCTGCCCAACCGGCCATCCTTCGTGGGCGGGGGGAAGACGGACAGCATCGAGTACGCCTGGTTCCACTGGTTCAACGGCTGCACCGGGAAGCTGCGCGTCCTCGAGTCCACCAGCAAGGTGGAGAGGAGAGGGAAGTGATGGTCCCCGGTTGGGAGTGCGGCAAGTGCTCCCAAGGCAACCCCGAGCTTCGCACCCGCTGTCGTAAGTGTGGGCGCAAGAAGATCGGCGGAGAGAAGTCTGTCCAGGTCAAGAAAGGCACTGGGCACAGAACCAAGCAGCAGAGGCTGTTGAGCAGTAAGAAGCGCAAGACCACCCACAAGAAAGAGAACTGAACATGGCCGAGCCCCAGACGCAGAAGCGCGACCTCAACCTGGCCGAGGGCTTCTACGCCTTCTTCCAGGACAACACGACCGGCGTCATCAAGGTCTACTGCGGGAACACCGTCGTCACCCCCACCGCGCAGGAGACCCCGGTCCGCTACGATCCGAACAGCGGCGACTACATCCCCTGCATCCTCGAGGAGTCGAAGCGGAAGTCCATCGACGCCCGCGAGGGGCAGTACGTCGTCCTCAAGAATCCAGAGAAGGACGGCAAGAAGCCCGAGACCGGCACCGTGCAGAAGGGTGCCTCGCTCGAGAGCGGCCGCTCCATCATCATCCCCGGGCCGGTGAAGTTCGCCCTGTGGCCAGGTCAGACGGCCGAGATCATCGACGGCCACCAGCTCCGGTCCAACCAGTACCTCCTCGTCCGCGTCTACAACGAGGAGCTCGCCAAGAAGAACTGGAGCGAGGGCGTCATGCAGGGCGCCGGCGCCGAGGCGGCCGCCACCAAGGCTCCGCCAGAGCTGAACATCGGCAAGCTGCTCATCATCAAGGGCGCCGACGTCAGCTTCTACATCCCGCCGACCGGCATCGAGGTCATCCCCAACGACGACACCGACGCCGCGGACGAGTACGTCCGTGACGCCCTGACGCTCGAGCGCCTCGACTACGCCATCCTGGTCGACGAAGACGGCAACAAGCGCTACGAGAAGGGCCCCTCCGTGGTCTTCCCCGAGCCGACCGAGAAGTTCGTCGAGGTCACGGAGACCGTGAAGGGCCAGAGCATCCAGGTGCGGAAGTTCCGCGCCATCGAGCTCACGCCCATCAAGGGCATCCACATCAAGGTCATCGCCGACTACGACGACGATCTCCCCGAGAACGCCCACAAGGACTCCGTCCCCGTGCACCACAAGGCTGGCGAGGAGCTCTTCCTCACCGGCAAGGACACCGCCATCTACTACCCGCGCGAGGAGCACAGCGCGATCAAGTACGATGGCAAGGTCACGGCGTTCGCCACCGCGGTCCCTGCCGGCGAGGCGCGCTACGTGATGGACCGCCTGAACGGCAAGATCACCAAGGTGGAAGGCCCGGCGATGCTCCTGCCCGACCCCCGCACCCAGGTCATCGTCCGCCGCGTCCTCTCGGACAAGCAGTGCATGAACTGGTACCCGGGCAACGCGGAGGCCCTGGCCTACAACCAGAAGCTGCGCCAGGTGCTGGCTCAGGCCCCCGCCACGGTCGGCGCGCCCCGCGAGGGCGATGTCGAGCGCGGCATGAAGGGCGCCCGGCTGTCCGCCGACCAGATGCGCAAGAGCCTGGGCGACCAGGAGATGCAGTCGCGTGGCCTCGTCACCTCGGCGATGAACTACGCCTCCACGCAGTCCTTCATGGAGTCGTCGGCGGCCTCGAAGGACCAGGGGCTGGCGGGTGACGAGTTCTCCCGCAACACCAGCTACACGCCGCCGCGCACCGTCACCCTCGACACGAAGTACATGGGGGCGCCGGCCATCGACGTCTGGACGGGCTACGCCGTCCTGGTGGTCAGCAAGACGGGCTCGCGCAAGGTGGTCGTCGGTCCCAAGACCATCCTGCTCGACTACGACGAGTCCCTCGAGGTCCTCCAGTTCTCGACGGGCAAGCCGAAGACGACGGACAACCTCGAGCGCTCTGTCTACCTGCGCGTCGAGAACAATAAGGTGGCCGACATCGTCCGAGTCGAGACGAGCGACCACGTCGAGGTGGAGCTGCGGCTGTCGTACCTGGTCAACTTCCGTGGAGACGAGAATCAGTGGTTCTCGGTCGAGAACTACGTGAAGTTCCTCTGCGACCACGTCCGCTCGGTGCTGAAGGGCGCGGTCAAGAAGGTGAAGATCGAGGACTTCTACGCCAACTCGACCGACTTCGTCCGCGACACCCTGCTGGGCAAGTCGCGAGAGGGTGAGCGCGATGGGATGGACTTCTCCGAGAACGACATGGTCGTCACCGATGTGGAGGTGCTCGGTACCATCATCGTCGACCAGGGTCTCCGCGAGCTCCTGGAGCGGTCGCAGCACGAGGTGGTCAAGACCAACGTGGAGGTGTCCAACCTCCGCCGCGGCCTCGAGGTCGACACCCTCCGGCACGAGGTGAAGCGCAAGTCGCTGGAGCTCATCGCCGACACCAGCAAGAAGGAGGACGCCATCCAGCGGGAGCTGGCGGAGAGCAAGCTCGTCGTCGCTCTCGCCGTCATCGGCAACAAGCTGCGGGAGGCCGAAGAGCAGAAGGAGCTCGATGAGCAGATCGCCATCGTCGAGAAGGGTCGCGTCGACACCCGCACCGAGCGGGAGAAGGTGGTGGCGGAGGCCAAGCTGGCCGAGGCCAAGGCCCAGCAGGAGCTGAAGCTCCAGGCCCTGGTGGCAGAGACGCAGGCCGTGGTGGCGCGCTTCGAGGCGACCACGGAGGGCTTCTCGGAGGCGCTGCTGGCGCTCAGCAACAACGAGACCATGGTCAAGGTCGCGGAGGCCTGGAACATCCAGCGGGCCATCGGTGGCGAGTCCGTCGCGGACGCCATCCAGAAGATCTTCAACGGCACGCCCCTGGGCGAGCTGGCGAAGAAGCTGACCAACGGGGCACCGAAGACGCCGAGGACTCTTGGCGAGCCCCCTCGCGTGTAGTACGCTTTCCTCCTCCGCAGCAAACCGCATAGGACGAAGCGAGTAGACAAACCCTGAGGCCGGACTGGGCATAGCGCCTGGTCCGGCCTCTATCCTTTTGGAGCACTACCTTGAGCTACGCAGAGAAGACCAGCGTCACGGTCGAGAAGAGCAAGGCGGAGGTCGAGCGAATCCTTACCCGCTACGGAGCCAGCCAGTTCGTGTCCGGCTGGGATCAGGGCCACAAGCAGGCCATGGTGCAGTTCGACATGAAGAACCGCCGCATCCGGTTCGTGCTGAAGATGCCGGAGAGCGAGCAGTTCCGTGTCTACCAGCGCAAGAACGGCTGGGGAGGCACAAACCCCAAGGAGCGGACGGACAAGCAGATCGAGGGGTTCGTGGACCAGGAGATGCGCCGGCGCTGGCGTGCCTTGGCTCTCGTCGTGAAGGCGAAGCTCGAGGCCGTGGAGTCCGGCATCTCGGAGTTCGAGGAAGAGTTCCTCGCGCACATCGTCACTGGCAGCGGTCAGACCATCGGCGACCTGGTGCGCCCCAAGCTCGATGGCATCGCCAACTCCGGCAAGCTGGGGAACCTGCTTCTGCCGGCCAAGGGTGATTCGTGATCATCTTCATCGACATCGACGGGACCGTCGCCGACGCTTCCGCCAGGCTCCCCTTCGTCACGGGGCCTGGCAAGAAGAACTGGGAGGCCTTCCACGACCCCGGGCTCGTGGTTGCGGACCCTCCCATCGAGAGCGCCAGAGATGCGCTGCACGAGATCTTCAGCTGCCGAGAGATCTACACTCCCATCATGATGACTGGTCGCCCGGCCAGACTGCGCGGTGTCACGGAGAAGTGGCTCTTCACTCACTTCGGCATCGACACGACCCCTGCGATCGGCTGTCTCGATGCTACGCCTCTCCTCATGCGCGCGGACAAGGACTACAGCAGCTCCCGCGACTACAAGAAGCGGCAGCTCTCCGAGACGCTCGAGTGCTACCCGAACGACATCGTCATGTTCATCGACGACGACCTTCGGAACAAGGAGATGTACCTGGAGTTCGGACTCTTCATCCACGCCCCTGAATGCTGGAAGGTGGTGCACTTCTGATGGGTGACTTCGGAGAGCCCCTGGACGTCACTGGGCACTGCAACGCCTGGCTCCACATTGGAGACAACTTCGGGGACAACCACGCCACCATGCGCTGCCAACTGCCCCCGGGGCATGAAGGGCCTCACAAAGAGGAATGGAACGGCCAAGTGAGTGGCGACACGCGGTGCGTGACCTGGACCGGGAACGACAAGAAAGAGGGAGAGGGCTAGATGGCCAAGAAGAAGATGACCGAGAAGCAGGAGATAGAGCGGGCCGAGAACATTCAGACCGCTCTCTACGCTGCCGCCGAGGCAGGGAAGGTGAACAAGCTCCTCGTCTACGTGCCGTACTACCGGGACCAGGATGAGAAGAAGAAGACTCGCAGGCCGGAGCTGATGGTGCTGGCCGACGCCATGACCGACCGAGCCGTGGACTTGCTACTGGAGGCCTTCGACGGCCACCTCGACGGCAAGAAGCTCAAGAAGCCGAAGAAAGCCCCGAAGTGAGTGCCTCCAGGGAGGTCATACTCACGGCCCGCGTCACTGCGGCCAAGGACATCGCCAAGGCCAACTGCGATTGCTGGGAGGGGTGCAACGACCGCGAAGGGAAGCTGCCCTGTGTCCACGACATCCTCTTCGAGGGCGTGAAGCTCTGGGCCAAGAAGTTCAGGACCGTAGAGAAGGCGAGCTACAAGTGAGCTGCGAACTCCTCGAGAATCTGTCGTACGTCATGCCGGGGTGGGGTTGCTGCGTCTGCCACGACTACAACGGGGCGCAGCGCACCGAGTGCCGGACCTGCACCCACCAGTACTGCGGTCCCCGCTACGAGATCGTGAAGCGAGAGAAGATGAAGAACGCACTCGGCCAGGAGGTCATGGCCATCACCGAGATCCGGAGACTCGATGGACCCTAATGCCAACCTGAAGGAACAACTGGAGCTGGCCGAGTGCATCAACCTCTGTCAGGACCGTGGCGAGAAATGCAGCCAGGTGGACGCGGCTCGCCTGGCTGAGCTGGTCGTGGAGCTGAACGAGTGGTTCCTCAAGGGAGGGTTCCTCCCAACCTCATGGAGAAGAACATGATCACCAAGGAAGGGAAGCTCGAGGTCTTCGAGAACTTCCGCAGAGACATTCGGCTGCCCAAGTACCAGCCCAAGAAGCCGGAGGTCGACACCCTGAAGCACTCCGACTACCAGGTCCAGAAGTCGGACAACCAGAGCCCCGGTGTCTTCTTCAGCAGCAACTCGACGGCCATCACCACGCAGTGGACCTCCGGCAACATCGTCATGATGACGAACCCGGTGAGCGGCATGACCGTCGCCGAGCGCAACGACCAGTCGGAAGGGAAGGTCCCGTTCTGGGACCGCATCCTCTCCCGGCGCCCCAAGCCCCCGACGTACGGGCCGCCGATGACCATCCAGGAGTTCTTCAAGTCCATCAAGAACTCCGTGGAGGAGCTGAAGACCGTCCGTTCCCGCGCCGACGGCTACGAGAGGGCCATCAAGGCCGCTCTCGAGAACGGGCAGACTGCCCTCGTCGAGAGGCTCACCGCGGGCCTGCACTCCGCCAAGTTCGAGGCACAGCTGGAGGCCATCGGGCTGACGAAGTATCTCGAGGAGGCCTCCGTGGTGCGGTTCGCCAAGAGGAGCCTCGAGAAGGTCGACCTCACCTGGATGGTGAACTTCACCCGCATCATCCCGGCGCCCATCATCGAGAAGAAGAAGCTGGCCGACGATCTCCTCATCTTCGACAACTACGCCATCATGCACTACGACCCCGAGGGCACGGGGAAGGCAGACACCAAGGAGGAGATCGAGCGGAAGAAGGACCCCATCCTCTTCGGTCTCATCGAGGGGCGCCGGCGGCTCTACTTCATCGGCGACTGGGAGGATGAGTTCTGCACCCTCACCCTCGACGACATCGCCGACTGCATCGGGGACGAGGCCATCAAGAACCTCGCCGCCGACACGGTGAAGTGATGGCCGGCGCCAACACCAGCAGGACCGGGCAGGGGAAGCTGATGTCGTCCCACGCCATCCACTGCAAGGTCCCGGAGGACGAGTACAAGGAGTTCCGCAGGTGGTGCATCGAGCACGGCACCACCCCCACCTCCCACCTCAGGGAGATGGTCCTCGAGCACAACCAGACGAGGAGGCCGAAGTGAGCTTCCTCCCGCACTCCGAGCGGCTCCGGCGGGCAGTCGCAGATGCCAGCCGGGCCGCGTCGGCAGCCAACCAGGCATCGTGGCGAGCGCGCAAGAAGCTCGACGAGGTCCTGGAAGTCGCACAGGCCATGCAGAGAGGCGGCCTGACGGAGCCCATCAGGCTGTTCGTCCTCGCGGAAGCTACCCGTCAGCAGGCCCAGGCCATGCACCACGAAGGCAGGGCCTGGAACGTCATGAACGACATCAGCTCCCTCGCAGAACTCATCGGAGCCAAGGAGAAGTAGATGGCCATCGAAGAAGACATCATCAAGGCAGTGAACGCGAACCTGACCGCTGAGGTCAGCGGCCGCCTCAAGATCCGCCTCCAGCAGGCCGAGGACCTCGAGCGGCGCAACCTTCTCATCGAGGCGGAACTCAAGGACGTCAAGTCCAAGCTCCAGATGAGCGAGAAGCAGCTCCACGAGGTGGTGGATCTGGGCAACGACATCAAGAAGCTCGAGTCGGCCCGGGACCAGGCCAGGGCGGCCGCGGTCGACAAGCAGATCGTCGATCTGAAGATCCAGCACTGCACGGAGAGGGTGAACGACATGAAGGAACTGGTGAAGGCGGTCTTCGCCAACAACCAGTACAAGTACATGCTCCAGGAGAACGGCACGGGAGTGGTCACGGCCAACCCCAACACCTACCCGGCCACGATCCCGACCACCCGTACGGTGACCGCCACGGGAGAGGGCGCCCCTCCGCCGGCGCCGGGCCAGCCGTGAACTGGTTCAAGAAGAAGTGGCGCATCTGGCGGATGCGCTGCCCCTACTGCAATCAGTCGATGAAGAAGGGGTTCACTGGCCTCTTCCTCAACCCGTCCTTCGGCTGCCCCGACAAGCACTACGCCGAGGAGGTCGTCGCCTTCGCCGGCGTCATCGTCTACGACGTGGGCCTCCCGAAAGAGGAGAGCAAGTGAAGCAAGAAGACCTGACCCTCGGCATGGTGGTCTATCTGGCCAGGGTGATGGATATCGGCCACCGTGAGGTCAATGACCAGATCGTGGTCGAGAAGTACACGGTCACCAAGGCTGGCAAGACGTTCTTCGAGCTGAAGAGCGACCGCAGCCGTATCTCTGGCGCCTATCGGAACATGGGCAACACCCTGTCCAAGCTCGAGCTCAGCCCCGCGGCTGCCGTCGACAACTGCGAGAAGAGGAAGCTCGAGGCGAAGAGGATCAACGAGGACCGTTACGCCAGCAAGGTGATGGAACTCGAGGGGCACATGGACCTGCTCCGGGAGTGGAGGAACAAGCATGGGCTCTGACACTGAAGCTCACTTCGAGGTCGACAAGGTCCTGAGGGAGACGGACAAGGCGATCCTCGTGAACATCGAAGGCGAGGAAACGTGGATTCCGAAGTCGGTCATCCTCGACCAGTCGGAGGTCTACTCTGAAGAGAACGGCAACGGGACGCTCATCGTGAAGTACTGGTGGGCCGAGAAAGAGGGACTCATCTGAGCGACGTCACATCGAAGCAGAACATCAAGGAGCACATCGAGGAGCTGGACGTAGCCATGGGGAAGTTCGGCTACGACATCGCCCTCGACTTCATCAACGACTTCGAGGAGGAGGCCCTCAAGCTCTCTGAGAAGCTCACAGGCCCGACGCTCGGCCGGGCGATGTACCACATCGGGTTCATCGTCGGCTTCGCGGATGGGCGCGAGCAGACGGTGGCAGAGCTCTTCGATGAGCTGGACCTGCCCTGATGGCCGGCGGACGAAAGGAGTGGCCCCGGTGCATCAAGCCGGGGTGCAACATGCGGGTGATGAAGGAGGGCAAGACGTGCCTGCGGTGTGCACCTACCCCGAAGCGGGTGCACCCACCGGCGTCTGAAGAGACGAAGAGGAAGATCCAGGAGAAGCGCACTCGAAGAAGCCGCTCCGCGGGTACCCTCAGCGGCTTCGAGGGCTTCTAGACCCGGCGGGG